TGCTAATTTCACTCCGGCGCTTACAACATAGGCACTTGCTGACCCAGTAAAGTTTGCAGGTTCAGCAGATACGTGAACTACACCGAAGCCTTTGATTCTTTCTTCGATGCCTGCTAGTTGTTCTTTTGTAGTATCAGTACGTTTTGCTGCGAACACAGCTTGCTCGCCACAGCCGCCAATGAACAGTGTTGCTGCTAAGATTGTTGTTGTTAATAGTTTCATGTGTTATCTCCGTCAAAATATTTAACATCACTTTTATTAAAAGGTTTATTATCGTCGCCTTTGACCAAAGAAACTAGTCGGGCGATCTCGTCTTTAACCTTGAGTTTGGTTTTCTTAAGAAAGTTTACTCGCATATCACCTTCATAGTTTTCACTTGCAAGCTCAATTTGACTATCAAGTCTTTTGTGTTTTGTTTTAAGAACTTCAATTCTATCTTTCATTGTAGTCATCTTCTTCTCCTCCTAAGCACTTTCTGTCTTCAGGTTCAATTGGATTATCGTAATAATCGTGCGTTCCTGCTCTGTACCTTGCTTTCTTTTCGCTGACTAGAACACAACTCATATATGCCATCCATCCCATGCCCGCAAGAAAAATCAAACTGAATATAGTTTGTATTACTTCAATCATCGGATAGCTCTGCCGTTGTGTTATAAAGACCTTTCATACTTTCGATAACTGCAATAATCTCTTCGACTTCGTCAGCATCATCTTTAGTATCAATTTCTATTTCAATTTTAATTTTCATAATAATATTATACTGTATATAGGATCAATAGTCAACCATTTTATTTGGCGTATCACCCCTTTGCTCCCTCAAATTCACCTTTTCCAAACTAAGTTTATCCTTCAAACTCAATACATATGCACTCGCAGCAAGTATAGCAATACCTGTTGTTTCATAAAGTATAAATTCAGGCTCAGTTCCTTTAGTTGTTAATACAATCATTCTAGTCAGTGCTGTGATTGCAATAATGATAGGTAGTGTGACTGGTATTCTATGATCTTTATAAAATGCACCAACCATACCTAATATTTCTGCGTAAATAAACAATAGGAATAAGTCGGCCAATGCCATCTTTCCGCTTGTTGTGAACATATGCAAAATATCAAACCCAGCTGCCCATACTGTACCTGCTACAATAAACAATAGCAATGCTTTTTCCATATGCATAATAATTCTATGGACAGAGTTCTTATATTTTCTACTGAATGACATTACTCTATTACCTCGTCGCCCACATATTCAGTCCAATCGGTGTACTTGGATCTGTCTTTGAGGTCGTGTAAACTGTGGCACCAAACACCTGTGTTTGTTCCTTTGAATGATTTATCATCTAGTTTGAGTGTTGTATTGTAGTTAAACAATTTGATATTCGGAAGTCGAACAGCAATCATAGGGATAAATTTATTGTAGTCAGTCCAGCCGTTATCGTGAAACCATTCGTGATTAGCATAGGAGCTGTCGAAATCAAGTGTGACCCATACATCAGCGTCTAACAGTTGCGTAATAATGTAATCCCATTCTGCCCACGAGTTCGAATCATCTTGTGGCTGAAATGAGTCAGCACATCCTAAGTACACATGATCAATTTTGTTGTTTAGACATCTTGCTAAAATCTCCTTAACATTTTGTCTACCAATAACAAACAACGTTTTTTTGCCATACAGAGGAGTATGCTCAACTTCAGTACCAATAAAGAACTTTGGATCGTCTCCAAAGTTGGTCCTACCTTCTACTGTTGCCATGTTAAATATGTCCTGTTCTTGTCTATGCTTGTTGTTCTGTTGTTAAATGCAGTACCGGCTTCTGTAGTAGGATACTCGGCGCCCCACATATCGTCAACGTTAATGATATTCTTTTGTACTAATAAGTTTGCCTTAACCATACTGTTATAAAACGTTTTTGTTCTCGGACTAGGAAAATCCGTTCTAATCGATTTCCATAGAAACGGAGCAAAGTCTACATCACCGTGCTTCTCTGCACACATTAAATAGTGACCATTGTTATTAAGTATGTCGGCAGTAAAATACTTTATATGACTCGACAAGTCGACAACTACATCATACTGATCAGATAGATTATGTTCTCGCCTAGCACCTTTATCATCCCACCAGTCAGAGTATGCTTTACCTGTTACTGTAACATTACGTAATCTGCTTTTGTTATTGTACTCTAACACTTCATATATTACTCTTGCTAAGAAGCCTGTGCCTATCATTAGCAATGACCTATTACCTAATTTACCAATTATGTCTGCAATGTTTACAGCACATGCCACAGGCTCTAGTATATATTTAGGCATTGCCGCTGGAACAACAACAAATTCTCCGTCTCTAACATTATAGTAGTCTGCAAATGCAGGCTCTCCTCTAGTGGCTACAATGTCGCCTACCTTTGCAGTACTTACATTTTTGCCAACAGACATAACTTCGCCTAGCCCTTCATGCCCGTGCATGTTATCAGGCAACATGTTCATGTCACCATTAAACATGGCTACGTCACTACTGCATATACCTGTGTATATAGACTTAACTACTATTTGGTCTTCGGTGTGTTCAGGTTTATCCCACTCGATATGAGATATTGTCTTATCGCTGTTCACTTTAATTAAATTACATTTCATTTTCGTGGTACCTTTCTAGCTGACTATGTATCCATAGATCCATATCAATGTGGTCTTGGTAACTATCTTTCTCTGAACGTGCTATCATTCTTCCGTATGCGTCATTAGGGCATAACCCAAACCGCCATTCGTATGTGCTGTCTTCTGTGTATACTTTTACACTCTGATCATCAATGCCAGTCTTCCATCCTGCTTTTATTGTAACAGGCACATTGTTCCAAGTCCAATGCTCTTCGGCATAGTCACACACATCATATACACCTTCTGCATTTACATTACCGTAGTTTGTTGATAATAATTCTTCTAGTTCCCACTGTCTTGTTTTAGTATGGCTCACAAAAGACATCTCTGTTAACGGAACAATTTTACTTAGGTTACAATATAAGTGTGGGAACAAATCTAAAGCCACTCCACCCCATGCAAGTTTTTTATTTGTGAACCAACTACCCGGACTAGGAACACGATTTGCATTCAACCATGATACTTCAATCTTGGTTGGTCTTATACTCTTATTCAACAGATCGTCTAGTGCGCCGTATGATGTTCGATATAGATTATTTTTACACATGATGTACTTTGTATCAGTGTATCTATTCTGCAGGCGTGTTAATGCTTCCACACTGGGTAAACCAGGCTTTTCAATAAACACAGTTTTGCAATACATACCAACTTTTTCGGCAATAGGAAGGTGTGTAAAATTAGGCGTACAAATAACAGCAACATCAAATTCTCCACGAACATCGTCGACGTTGTTATAATTTGCTGTAACAACTTGCTGATCCACAGTTGTGACTGTGTACCCTAACTGAGTTAACTCAGGTAAGTAAACGTTAGACCCTATACCCCCTAGACCAACAAGTAATGCTCTCATAGTTCTCCTACTAGCTCTCCGAGTGCCTCTTCTTGAATAGCATCAAACTCTCCTTCGACTTGTTGCTCTACTTCCTCATCGAAGAACATACTAGCAGCACTAGTCTTAAATGCAGTATCATGATCTTTGTGTTTGTTATTGCTAACGTCATTTAGGAATTCATGCGCATCATCTAACAATTGGTGAGGATTGTCGCTTTGGAATAACTCTTCAACAAACGTGTTAAACATCAGTAAGTTTCTAGGAGTGTATAAACTCTCTTGATTGAGTTTCTTACCCTTCTTCTGCCAGCTTCTCCAATCCAACTTGTAGTTTTCAAACTCAATAGTTGCTAGACTATTTGCTTCCTGTACTGCTCTAATATGCATGTAAACATTGTGTGCCATCAGCATACCATACGTAAAACTATCCCAAGAAGTTTTACCTTCTTTGTTGATCTTGTTTAACATACCGGGAGCATACCAATTAACATCACCAGTTACAAGCCTACTACCAATCTCACTCTCCCACGGGAAAGGATTAGCAGACAAGTTACCAGGACTAAAGTGTGAGTTCGCTTTATTGTCGAAGCACTTCTCCATTATGTAACTCATTTGTTCACTGGTAATTTTATTACGTGTGTATACTAATCCATTAGCACTACTGATATATGGACTAGCACAATCAAAACTAACTGTGATGTTTGGATTAACATGCTCTCTGAGTTGTCGTTGCACACTTGTAAGCATAACTGCCCACTCTAGTTTACTTGTACCCAAGAAGTGAATCCAATCTCGATCCTGTAGTTTTTCATCATCACGTAAAGTAATGATACGTTTCAGTGCCATGTGCATGTCACGGATATTATTACCACCCATGCCCCAGCCTTCTGTGTCGTAGTCCTTAACTTTTTGATACCATTCTTCTGCATCTTCCCAATAGGTTCCTTGCAGTACATTCAAGAACTTTGTCTTGCCTTGTCTATGATCCATAAACCAATCTAAGTTGTATGCAGTACACTTCAAGCACTCATCAAAGTTCTGTAGTCCAGTCTTCTCTCTAAAGCCCGGCTTACATGCCCAGCTAGGAACATCAAACGTCATACTCCAGTCTGCTGTGTGTTCTAGCCAGTTAAGGATCTTGCCCCTAACTTTGTCAGCATCGCCTTTGTATCCAACATCGCCAGGCTTCTCAAAGAAGTTTTCCCAGTCAAACTTAATAACACCTTTACCAATCTGGAAACCACCTGAATCCCCTACGATAGTTGTGTTAGCTCTGTCTCTATGTTGTATGATGTGTTCCATTACCTTACTCTTCTCTATGTCCAAGTAAGCATGTCCAGCACTATACAACCCTTTGTTATAGTAGTAGTAACCCTTCTCTTTGTCCAAGAAGTTCATGCCCTCAAAGCCATGTTCGAAGCCTTTGGGTACTCGACCGTCCGGAATATATCCATCCACACTGTTGCATCTGCCTAGTAGCTCTGTCATAAAGCCACTAATAGCTGGGAGGAAAGTTGCGTAATCGCTATGCTTGGAGGATAGATCTCTCATCTTAACTCCTAGCCGGTAGTAAGTATGTGTAGTTGCCTAAGCCACTGTCTACAGTTAGTTGAAGTAAGCCTTGATTATTAAAGCTCATACTAACATTTGAGCTATCACCTAATCGAAGAATCTTTAATACAACTTCAAGAGGCCAATTCCATTCTGTAGTGATGTCTCCACTAACATTGTTATCAATAAGAATCTTAGTTCGGTTGCTACCCAATGTGCCTACGTAGAAATATAATGCACCGTTCTCAGTTTTTGGCATAAAGTTTGCTTCATAAGAACCTAATACTCCAGTGAAGTAGCCCAAATCTTGTAGCATCTTCTTAGTAGGAGAAATAGTTACATCAAATGCTGCACCTTTAAACTTAATGTCTTTTAACTGCTGATTGATAACATCAGCTAACATAAATCTGTAATGAGCATCCGTACCTTCTGTAGTCTTAAATTCTACTTCAACAGGTACTTCTTCATCGTTTCGAGTTTGCTTTAGTACTTGTATAGTTGCACTCTCATCGTCAAAGCCAGGATACTGTAAGTAACCCTTCAGTACGTTCATAGTACTTAGACCCACAGTTGAACCTGCAAAGTCTACAACAGGGTTAGCTGTCTCGCCCTTAAAGATAACTGTTTTGTCTGCGTCTACAGTTTCTACTACAGTTTCTGATGTAGTACCTTTGATCTTTACCATTTCGAATATACCCAGGTCGTGAGTGTGTCTCACAACATCTTTCAGCACATCTTTAATATAATTGTTACTCATAGTTTCCTCCAAATAGAACTAGTTGTGTGTATTGTATATGATATATTTAGAAAAGTCAAGCTGATTCCGAGTCTTTTCTTCGATTTCTTTTTTCAAAATATAATCTCATGTATGTTTTTCTTGCTATTGCTACTACTGTGAATATGATTGTAAAGAAAATGGTTGTTAATAGCACAGACATTTCGTATGTTCTTGCAATAACAATCAGTCCCATGTTTAACGGAAAGTTAATTAATAATGCAATGCCAGTGTCTGCTACTGCCTCTTTAAACGCCGCAAATTTAGAATTCAAAGAATGCCTCCAGTGTTTCACTTTCGTTAGCTCTATTAAGATCCCATCCCATAATGCCGATCACATTACCAATCTTCTTATCTAGTACAGCCTTTTCCATAGCCTCTTCATCGAACGGCAAATCTTTAAACCATTGAGGCAACTGAAGTTCGTCTGTAGGATATGCTATGCTGGCATAGTTCATTGCATTATTCTTCAAGCGGCAAACGACTACCTTAGCACCATCCATAATTGATGTGCTATAGTTATCGCTGTTCGCAAATTTTAGATTGTTGTAATTAATACTAGCACGTACATGTCCTGGTATCATTTTGTTTTCTTTTTCTTCCTTTAACGCATTTAACTTATACAAACGTTCATGCCCACCTGGGCCTTTGATTTGTTTGTTATACTTTTTTGTGTATGTAGTCAAATTGTTCACACGCTTAGGCATACCTTTACGCCAAGGATCCATTGAGCGAAACTCCTTCTTGAACTCTTTGATTTTTAAGATAACATCATCTTCGGTAAAGCCTTCTAATGCATCATCGAGGATCTCTTCTAGGAAGTCTTGTACGAACTCAGGCGTGTCTGAACGCTTAATGTCCATACCCATGATCTTTAGTTTGCCGCCTTCTGGCTGCCAGCCTTCTAAGTCTAGCACCTTAATAGCATAACGCTTCTTAGTAATAAACACACCTGACTTTCCAACTACTTCTCTACCTGCCTTCATTACAGCGCCAGCTGACAGCGGAACATTAAATGTATCGTGTAACCATTGTGGGAAAGTATCACTAACAGTATCTGAAACATGGTCGTACAATTTAATAGCACCTTCCATATCTAGCGTTTGTCCTTCTGGCAACGCCGGAACAGCACTAAAATACACAGAGTCAGTATCACCGTATATCATACAGTCTCCTGTGTGATCATACTTACCTGTGAACAGTTCGTTTGTTTTCGCCCCCATATGTTTCGTGATTGCTCTGCCAGTGAGCGTTGTACTTTGCCCAATGCGCTTATCGTAAAACCTACAACCCGGATTAAGAATAGCACCATACAAACTGTTCAAGTTAATCTTCTTAACCAACTGTCTTTTATCCCAAAATGCAATCTGCTCAGGGTCAGTGGCTTCTTTCTTCTTTGCTTGCAGTTCTTGCCGCTCTGCATACCAACGCTCTAGTAGTCCTGGCACAATGCCTTGGAAGTCTGTTCTAAAGATAGTACCGTTAGCACTAATGTTCCAAGGTTGCCCAGAGTTAAAAATTAAATTATACACGTCAGCGCCTGTAGTTTCTACGCTACCACCAGTCTCCATATCCAATATTAGAGGCTTGTTTATGTCCTTATCCATCACAAGCTCATATTCGTTGCTTCCGAACTTGCCTAACCATGCGTCAGCAAATGAGCTTTTCTCAAGTTTCATTTTACTATCAATTTCTTCGTCAGTATAGACAGGCTTGAGCTGACCTACTATAGTCTCCGGAGCCATGTTAAGTGCTCTAAACACACTAGGATACAGTGAATTCAAATCCATACTGCCAATCCATTTGTGGAAACCTTTCTTAGGGAATGCAACATACGCACCAGCTGCTTGTGTACTTTCACCCGGATCGCTACGCCTTCTGTCAGGGACTACATATCCACGCCGGTGTGCTTCGTTAATGATTGCTTGCTCTGTGGTTGCTACAGCACCCATCGTAGTAAACAGCAATACAGTGTTATCGTGAGCGATAGTATTTGCTAAGTCGATGAACTGTAATTTTTTATCTAACTTGTCCAGCAACATAACGTCTTGGATATTATATTCAATGAACTTAGCATAGTCATGATTATAAAGACGATCTAATGATCCTTCGTATGCAACTTTCTTTTCGCCTACTTCGATCTCGCCGATAAAGTCTAGTCTGTAACTGTGTCGCTCTTCATAATTGAACTTTCTATACAATTGCATATAGTCCAAATGCACACGCCCTACTAGGTCATAGCTCTGTCGTTCCTCACCGAAGTTATCATACGTCCTATCTTTTGGAAGTTGATCAAATAAGCACAGTTTTCGAGTTTCTGCCTTGCCTAGTACTTTGATAATACGATTAACAGTATACGGAATATCATATCCTTCACTGTTCCATCCACTTAGAATGTCTGCATCATCTATCAATTGCAAAAAGACTTTAAGCATTTCGGCTTCGTCTTTGAACAACAACACTTCTTTATACTGACTGCCAATGGCTTGGGCTTGCTCCCAAGTAAGTGTCTTAGGTGGGACTGTTAAACACACCATTGCGTCCATCCACTGCAAGTAAACACCGATAGCTGTGATAGGCATGAATGCTTCTTCGGGTGAACTAAAACCTCTTACTGGGTCAAAGTCCACCTCAATATCAAACATACATGTATGTAGCTTTGGCGGCTCTACTCCGTTATAATGTAATGCAAGTGTCTTGTTCAGAGGCTTAATATCAGTCTCGAATAGTTTTCCACTTTTTCTAGCAATAGCTACATTCTTTCTGAAATCTTTGAAGTTTTTGCATGATACTTCAGTGACTTTGTCACCATACACGCTTTGTGATTTGCCCTTAGGATCTGGGTAATAAAAATTGTACACCGGCTTATGCTCAGTGATAATTCGCTTGCCGTCAACACGCTCTGACACATGTATGACATCGCGACTCTTGTCATGATGTGCATCAACATAACTCATTGTTTCTCCTTCTTCAATGCGCCACTTGTGGCTGGCGCAATACCCGCATAAATAATTAGCTTGTTAAAGCGTTCTGCCAACAGTTTCTAGGATAGTCTCTAGTTGATCAAACTTGTCTGACTCTTCACCAAAACTCGCTTTGTGTGCAATCTTAATTGCTTTGTTAAGCACACCGGGTTTTAGGTCCATTTCTTCTGCAATAGCCTTTACTGTTTCTCTGAGTCCAGTCTGCAACAAATCAACCTCTGCCAGTACCTGCTCACCTTCCTGAATGAGCCGCTTTAACCTAGCTTGCTCTTCGCCGTTAAAACTTCTGTTAAATGCCATATAGCCTCCTGTGAATGTATTTACGTTAACATAGTGTAGTATAGCATCTTTTGTGGAGCAGTCAAGTGATAAATACAATTATATACTGTAGGAGTACAACATGACAGAAGAAGTAAAACCAACGACACACCATCCTGCAGATTCAAATGGAGATGGTAAAGTGTCTAAACAAGAAGAAACAATGTTCCTCGAGTTCAAACGTAAAGAGCTAGAAGATGCAGATGCGATGCGAGATGCCCAGCGTAAGATGGCTTGGTTCTCATTGTTCGGTATGTTATTATACCCTTTCGCAGTAGTTGTCGCCAGCCTAGCAGGTTTAAGTGAAGCACAAGCAACGCTTGGATCAATGGCACCAACATACTTTGTAGCCGTTGCGGGTATTGTAGCCGCATTCTTTGGCGCTCAAGCGTTTAGCAAAGGTAAGTAGTTATATGTTCACCAAACACTTCACCCGACTCGTATCAAGAGAGCAACTTGACAACGATGATGTAGAGCTTTTCTACGACATCGTGCAGAGTGTTGTCTCAACAAAAGTAGTAACAGCATATGACACAGACAAAGATGAAGTGTCTGTGGATGTAATAGCATATGAAGACTCAGACGAGGACGGTGATTTGTTTGTGTACGAAATAGTCTTATCAGAAGAGATAGCTCCATCAGAAGGCGATGAGATAGCCGGCTTGATATTTGATGAGTTTGATAGCGAGAGTATCACATTCGAGGCAAGTATCGAGATATAGTATGGCATTAGATCGCCTTGGCATACCTTTCCATCCTGCAGAATACGATCCTGATTTCCCAAGGGTAAAGTGCAAAGTTTGCAACCTAATGAATAGTTGCACACACGGTCAACAAGAGATGGTACCATGGTACCCTAGACTCCCTATATTATTAGACGGCGGCATGATAACTTCCGTACCAGAAAACAACAGGTACTTTCATGAGTACACCTTGTGGAGTATAGAAAAAATTGCTAATGCTAATATTATAAATCACAAACTGATAATAGAAGATTTTATACACCCAGAGCTTCTTGCTGACTTGCTGGATTCATGGCCAAATGAAATGCCAGAAGATGAGGATGTTCCAGGCAGGTTCTTTCACAGCAATGATATTTCTGCTTATAGACAACTAGAAGAAACTGTGTTCGGAAACTGGTACATACAATGTGCATTGGTAGATAAGTTTGATCTACATATAGAATATAAAAGCACACAGTTTTGGTTATGGAAGGACACAGATGTGTTCAGCATTAATGATGTGCATGTAGACTACACTGATTTTGAAATGACGTTTGGATTGTATTTACCTGGTAACAACAAGATCGCCAATTACGGAACTCAATTTTGGAAACCGTTGATAGATGTATCCGAAATATGGGATAAAGATATGAGTATCAACAGAGAGGACTGCGTACTAACTGAGCAAGCTCCTTTTACTAACGGCACTTGCTACTTTATGCCTAGGTCTATCCATAGTTGGCATAGTAGTCCTATAATAGATAAGCCAATGGACAGGAAACATGTTTACGGATTTTATAAAACAGTTTGATCATATAGCAGAAAGAGTGAAAGCCACAACTTTATCTACAGAGCCGTGGGATCATCTGTATGTTCGTAATATTTTTGAGGAAGATTTTTATGAAGAGATGATTAAATTTCCTCAGTGGCAAGAAACACAGTTATGTCTGGATGCAAATGCACAAGAGCTTGGCCGGCAAACGACTATATTCAATACAGAAAATAATGTGTATCGAAATAATTTAGAAGAGTTTAATGACAAAACTAACATGTTATTTCATTTGTTAACAGATAAGTTTTCTGAGACAGAATATCGGGATGACTATGTCACATGTACTTCGAATTTTTGGGAAGACACAAATGCGTTGGTCATTCAGGATATACATACTGATGCATTCTTTGACACACGTTTTTCATTAAGTGGGCAGTTTTATCTACCACCTTTAAACGACCAGTCACAAATAGATTACGGTACTTCGTTATACAAATATATAGGTGACGATATATCTAAGCACTCTCAACAGAATGAGGGACTGCTACACCCATCCTTAGTTTTCGAAGAGCATGAGTGTTATTATGAGAATTCGCTAACAGTGCCTTTCGAATCGAATAGTGCGTTGTTCACAATCAACAAAGCGAATACATGGCATCGAGCACCCAGGAATATAAAGCCCAGCGACATACGTAAAAGTATGATGTTTCGTTGGAAAGTTTAGTTTATGCTTTTAGTACGACAACGTACTAATTGATGTATATCCCAAGTTGTTTAATGCACCGATAACTTGGTTAGCATAATACGTAGCATTACTTGCAGCAATAACATCAGTCTCTACAGATATTGTAGCAGTCATATCACTAAGCCCTGCAGTCCCATTGTAGTTCCCTGTGCCGTTAATCACAGCACTAACATACTCTTTGTAACCGGAATAAGTTCCGGGACCAGTGTTTATCTGGAACAACACACCTCTAAAGTAGGCACTTCCGTTTGTGGATAGTGCAGAGTTCACGTCACTGCGTAGAGCAGCAATATCTGTATTGTGTTGAGTAGTAGGAAGCGTTGGATAGTTTTGTACAGCACCGTACGGTGAGTTCTCATCTGAGAATACTAAGTTAATAACTTGCGTAATGTTAGCATTACTGCCCATAGTATTCATTTGATCCCAAACTTTCTCGTCGGGCTTTTCAAAGAATGTTACGTTTTCATCGTAGATATCACCATCATTATTATAGAATGGTAGCAATGCATTTTTAAGTACATTAGTCTTCATTGTTTGCATAGGAGTTAGTGACGTATTCATACTGCCGCTTGTATCGAAGAATATATTAATTTCAGTGTTTGTGTCAATAGTAACTTCTGCTTCTTCTTCTTCGGTCTCATCGCATGGGCAAGTTGCATCACTGTCACCAGCAATACCGTTGTCTGATACTCTTCTCCAATTGGTCCCGTCAAATACAACAATAGTCGGTCCAAACGGATCGTTTACACAAAAAACAAATGTACCTGCACTTATGTTTATAGTAGGTAGTTCTACAACACGATATGTAGGCATCATAGGTAAACCACTATCTGTGACTACAAAACCTTGATCCACAATAGCACCAGTTCTGCTAGTAATAGAACCCAAGTCACTTCTGATCTCGTCACTACCCACAATCAAGTCATAGTCTGTGAACTGTTCAAACGACACACTTCTAACTAAGCCTGTGGTGAGATGTCCCGTGTTCCGCTGGTATGTTAAGCCAGGCGTTCCATGAAATGCGCCACTATTGTTAAATTGTATTTCTGTATTGCTACCGCCAGGAGAGATATTAAAATTAGCAAAAGTTAAATTACCTTGGCCATCTGTAGTTAATATTTGATCAGCGGTGCCATCTGCTGTAGGGAAACTGTATGCATTAGTTACTGATAGTGATCCTGCACTAATAGTGTTACCTTCAATAACGTTCGGAGAACCGTTAGGTCTAATACTACCTATGACATTGCCGTGCAAGTCGCCAACAAAGCCGCCTGCTACTAATGTTTCAGTGCCTAGTGTCCACTCACCTTCTGACTCGTCCCACAAGAAAGTAACATTAGGCTCATCGCCTCTGTTCATTTCTATGCCACCATCACTAACATTGTCAGCACCAGAGAAGTCGCTGTTTAGAACAACAATGTTGTCCTCAACTTCTAACACGTTTGTGCTGATTGTAGTTTGATTGCCTGTAACAGTTAGATTGCCTGTTACTGTGAGGTCTTGCGTTGTGGCATTACTGCCAGCTACTATTAAGTCGTTCCACGTTACTACACCATTTGATATTTCGGCAATTTTGATAGCAGCATTAGTGCTATCTAGCCATATATCACCTGCTGTAACATTTGCGTCAATAGGTGTGGATGTTGAGCCAAAGACTTTACCACCGCGTTTACCAAACTGAAAGTTTGAATTGGTGGTTCCTTTGGCATTCATGTAAACTGCCATATGTAATATACTCCGATCTGCTAATAAAGCAGTCTAGGGCAGTATGCCCTAGCTCTAAGTTATATTACTATTTATCTTTTATTGATCGAAGGTGACTCGATTTACAAACGTTTCTTTGCACTTACTGTAATCAGACACTTCGTGGCTTTTAACGAATGCTGAGAACTCCATTTTTGTGCCTACTGAAAAGTCTTCAACTGTGTTTTTGTGAAAACGTGACATATCCAAGAAACACTTTACAATGTTTTCATCCTCTGTCAGCACGGCAACTAGCACACTGTGGCTCCGGGCAATGTATCTACTCATTGCTATAGTGCCGTTGAAGTGCCCACGCTTGCCTAGTTCTCCCTCAAAATCAGCTGTCTTGCGCAAACTACGCTCTTTATCAGACCATACATCGTGCTTGATGTTGTTACGGTACATGTTGGGCAAGCTAGGGGCTACAGCGAGCCTATCGTCCCTACCGTTGACATTGATATCTTCGGCTTTGATTAGGTCAACAATTTTCTGCTCAAAGTCGCTGAGGTTGCGCTGAATAGCCTTAAATATCAATCCCTGAAAGTAATCGATAATTTCGCTGGCTTTTTCATTGTGAGCATCAGTCACTTGCAAATCTCTATTACCACGCAAACACTCGAGCAGAATATGGAAGTTTGCTTCTTCGCCTTCTTCCTTTTCTCGAGACTTCACATAGCGAAATCCTTGATGTTCGTCAACTGCCACACAAAGGCTAAGAATTTCCTTAGCATCATACACTGATCTTTTTGAATCCTTCATAGTATAATCCTTAGTCTAACCGTGAGCGTGAAAACAGTTTAACTTCTGGTAGATACTTGTTAACAGTATCCACATAAGCATCAGTACCAGCCATCTTAGCACTCATGTCTTGAGTATAGCTACCGCTTGGGTTCCATAACTTGTACCCGCCTTCGTAACTTTTATCAAAGCCCTGAGCAATAAAACTCTTGCCTACTCTGGTGTTGCCTTTTTCGTAACAGGACACCCATGCAAATCCACAGTTACCTGGATGCTCGCCGTGAGCCTTAATATAGTTGTCTGTGGCTTGCGCCGCATTAAGAAGTGCTTCGTTGTGAATTTGTTCTGTTAACATATTTTCTACCCTTTGCTTAATTATGTATACAATTATACCGGAAAAAGTGGCGCAAGTCAACCTTTTTAGGCAGACTCGACCACAGAAACTCTTTCGTCATATTCCATCATGCTAACTTGAAATGGAACAAAACCTGTGTCGCCTTGGCGAACGTTGTCACTACACTCAGTGACTTCGATAGTGTATCCATCGCACAGATAAATCTCACGTCCCAGCTCTGGTTCAAAACGATGAATTGGACCTTTCTCAATAACCTTACCAACTAGGAAACTGTCCTCACGACCTTCCATTGGCTTAAAATCAAACGCTTTGATTACGTCACCAACTTTAGCCGTCTCTGCAAATTTCAACATATCTTCTACCCTTTTGCTTAATTATGTATACTATTATACTGGTTTTTGGGGAGAAGTCAAGTTTTGGAAACGCTGTAAGTCGTTGATTTTGTTAGGTTTTTAAAATAATTTCCAGAAATTCCGGCATGTTTTTAAGTGCTTGATTACACTAGAGTTTTTTCTGTATGTAAATCAAGCACTTAGTTAAAATAGGCAAATATCTGGGTGAGTTTGGATGCTAAACGCTGGAGATTGGGTACGTATTATATTGTGATTCAATTCGTGTAACTGACTCATCAGCCATCGGGTACGTTGGATTGTATTGGTGTTGTTGGTGGGAGGAGGTTGTTCCTCCTTTCCATCTAAGCAAAAGCAACCACCATCAGTGCCCAGCTGTACTGACTGCCCCGTTTCAGGAATTATGCACGTTGAATTAGGATCAGAGAATCTACCTGTAGATAAGTCTGCATAACTCATGATAGTTCCGTACCCACCGTACGTACCAGCATAGTTCGGATTGTCTGATTGTAAGTCAAACCCGGGAAGATTATATCCATAGGAGTGTTCGAACAGCCCGGGCGTATCAGTGTCATTCCATTCGTGTGCCGCACCAAGTAAGTGTCCTACTTCGTGTGCAAATGTTTCGTTCGCACGTTGATAGTAACGTGTACTCGCAGTTGATTTAAATTGACTGTTATGGTAGCACTGTGTGATCCCCCGTGTTTTATCCAAGCCCCGACTAGCATCTAAACTGGCTACCCCACATGCAATAGCATCGCTGGGTTTTGCTTTAAACAAGAATGCCATATCTGCATTGGCATCACGTTGCCAGTTATCTAATCCTTGAAACTCGTAACGTCCATTAAAGAATGCCGCATACTGCCTATACAAATCGCCTGGCTGTACGTCAACAATTTTGATGTCAGCTACACGTAACAAAGTGTACACACCTGATATCATGTATATATGGTTAGCGTCAAAAAATTGTTTGTCCACAAACTCTTCTATGGTCATCCCGTCGAGTTGCTCATCGCTGATGTTGGAATCAAAAACTACTAGCATATCAATAACAGCTCTGCCTGCATCGGCTGTGACAGGCTGGTAAGGGAAGTTTACATCCGACTTTTGCAGTATACCATCGCATGTCATGTAGTTGTATCTGGTGTCAATTCCTGCAGAGAAATCTGTTGGGCATTCGTCTGGCTTCGCCATTTGTATAAAGCATGATTGATCAATGTGTACAACTCGATCAGTATAAGTTCCGCCCTCACCGTCAGCAAAGTCCTGTAACCTATCCTCAGACAATAAGTGATTTATACTGTCCTTGTGCTGGTCAAATTCTTCCTGTGTAACAGTATTTGCGCAGTACGATTCTCCTATAGGAGTTCCTTCTTCTGGCTCTTCGCTGGCTCCGCAATCTGTAGATTCTGATTCTACAATCTCTGTGTACACACCTCCAATGCCGTTAGCGAAGTCCTGTACTTTATCATGCTGTCTTAGTTGCGTAAGAATAGCAAGGAGAGTGTTAAACACTGTTTGTGTTTTGTTTGCGCAGTATGCACTGCCAATTGGAGTGCCGTATTGGGGAGGATCTTCGTAGCCGCATGCCTCTGAATTCTCAGTCTGCGTTTCCGTTGATCCGCCTAGCCCATCGGCAATTACTTCTATAAGAGTTGTATCGGAACAGCGTTGTTCGAGTACTGTGCCTTGTGAGGGGTTATTGGGAGTTGTTGCTACTACTGTGGGAGGCGTAGCTTCTTCAGTAGAACTTGAGCCTCCACAGCTAGATAGAATCAGAATGGTTGAGATTAAAATTGCGTGTTTCATTATGGCTCCTTGTGTACATCATAATCACAATGAGTGCATAATACCGCCTTGAGTCCACTCTATTAGTTTACTGTTTTGCTATTTTTTCTTTCTAGATCTTGCTACATGTTTAAGCATGTTTCTACTTGCAACGTCAAATGTTGTTAACATCTCTTCATCAGAAGAAAACGTGCAATTAATAACTTGCTCTGCTATGTTATAGTCCTTATTTTCCATCAAATCAATTAGTGCAAACGCAGCTGCTTCTTCACCAATAAGATCTTCAGTTTGGTTGATTGTTTTGTTAGTGTTTGTAATTAACGGTGTAGCAACAAAGCCGAAGCTAATACAATGTATACGACATTTGTTAGCCCACGGATAGTTGAAGCTGTTTCTAATGCAAAACTCTGACAACGCTCGCTTATCATTAACATAGTCACTGTCGTCATTAAGCAGTATACCTTTCAAGTATCCGCTAATTGATCCTGTGTTTATTATAATCTTATCGCGATCGGACCATTTTTCATACAGTGTTTCTAGAATCTTGTTTTGTATTCCAGGATAGTATGCATTGTTAAAAACAACATCGGGATCGTAGTCGAGGATAGTGTCAATGATTGATTCACCATTATCGTCTGCAATATTGAACCCGTTGCTTTTAGAAAACCCACGAACTTCATGCTTACTAGTAAGCGATAGTACAGTGTCTAATGATAGACCAATTCCGCTACTATTACCAGTGATCGCTATTTTCATTATGAACCTTTAGTCGAAAAACTTATCCAACATAGAGCCAACTTTGCTGTCGACAGCTCGTTCTATTTTCCGAACGTCGACAACAATGCTGACTTTACTAACGTTGGAGAACGCTTTTATCATTGTTTGCCATGTTTTGTTGGGTGACGTGGGAAGCGGTTCATTGAGCTCTTTATGATTCATAATAGCCTGTTGACCGTCTTTGAATTCCAACACTACTTTGTCGATTATATCAAGAGGTATCTCACTAGGAAAAATTTCCTTGAGTAACTCCTCAAAATCTCCATTGTTACTGTTCTTTGCTACCAAAAGTATTCTTACATCATTAGATGCCACGTCATCTCCTACAAATTTTGTGATATACTATTACTTATATCAGATATTATCAATGGTAGCTTTTTGGGGCCTACCTGGCCCTTTCTTGGGTCTTAGACCTGGATCCATTTCGTATGCTTCATTACGCTTACGTTCTGCATCCTCAACCAAAGACTTAGCATCTTGCTCAAGTAACGATGCTTGTGTAAGCAAGTTCTTAGCAATATCGCTAGGCTCTGATGATGTATTAGCCGTAGTACCCTCAATCTGTGCTGTAGTAACTCGGGTCTCAGGAGAATCAGTTTTCAGCGGAGGATTTGTTCCCTCTGCGATCTTTTTGATTTCCTTATTAATATCACCCAATGGTACAGATTGATTTGGAGCAGGAGTTAACTGCACCATACTGACCGGAACTTTTTGCAACTTGCCACGTGCATGTAATGCAGACAACATGTTTTCGCCGTCGGACAACATTCTGCGATGTAGTACTTCGCTGATGTCTTGCGCACTTTGTGCTTCATGACTATCAACTACGTTCATAACGTCATCGTGCAATTGACCTTCTAGTGTATTACTAGGTACAATCAATGCCGAGTCGTTGTCGTCTGGCAATTCTCTAAACACTATGACACAAGGCTTACCGCCATATGTGCCTACGTGTTTCATGATTTTAGTAGACATATTTACTCACCTTCGGATGCTTCTGCACCCTCTTCTGTTTCAGCAGACTCTGCTTCAGCCGCCGCTTGTTGTTGTGACTGTACATATGATAGGAATGCTACCAATTTGTTATAAAGTGCTCCAACAACTTCTAGTTCACCTGCTCGGTATGCACCACGCTGGCTTCCCAAGTCAATTACTTGTGCCAATTGATCCAATTCACGCAGGGTTAAATTCTCTGGTGCAACTTGCTCTGCTGCATCGTTGTTTACAATCTCAGTTTCACCTGAGGTAGTAGCTTCTTCGCTCATTTTTTAATTCTCCGTTAGTTAGTGTGTTTTTAACACAGTTTTATTTATATAGTGGTTATTTAAAGCTGATACTTTCTTGGTACTTTGCTTCGTTATCTAGCACTACAGCTGATACAAAACCGCCCTTGCCACCACCAGTATCGGTAAAAATGGCTGTGCCGCCTTGCACATTCTTGTTAACACTTACCTTTGTTATGTTCTTATCAAAGGTAGGTATTGTTTCAAATGGGCTTCGATCGTGCCCTACAACAACTGTCTTGTCTTCGGGTATTCCTAAAGTCCAATCATATAATCTGCTGGGATACTCTTGCCCTCGCAACATTATTTTTTTAGTTCTGTCTGGATTTATTTCTCCATATAAGAACCCACGCTGAGTTTTTTTAGTATCTTTCTCACCTTCCCAAAACTCAGGTAGTACTGCCCCGTGAGTCAAAACAGTGTTGCTTATTTCAACGTAAGGCACCATGTTAGCATACAAACTAAAGAATGCATCCTTGACTACTGGATCTTCTAATGCGCTGATAGTTGTATCCATAGCCGGCGGGTACAGTTTAACATCGTTGCCCTGGGCCCACCGGTAAATTTTGTTGTCATGGTTACCTTCAACAAATAAAGCCTTGCCTGTTTCTGCTAGGTACGAAGCAAACAATATAGTATTAGCTGGATCAGGGCCATAATCCACAATGTCACCAAGGAAGATTGGCGTTGCCCGTAGCTCAACACTCTTGTTATATGCCGCTAACAAGGACCTATAATCGTTATGTACGTCACTGATCGCTAAATAAGTCATAGTGTTTCTGCACTGTTTAATAGTATATTATACTGAAAACCACAAGTAAAGTCAAGAATTAATATGATTCTAGGGTGCCTTCTCGCACTAAATCACAGCTCACACAGTGAGGTCCGCCAGCTAATGTACGCATATGACGCATTCTAACGGGCACTGCGTTGACTCCGTGTTTCTCTATTTCACGTATCAAACCCACTTCTTCTTGGGGCACTATGACGCTGTCAGGGCTTATACTGAGCACATTCATGCCTATCCATTCACTTGCAGGAGCATAGTCTTCCAAGCAGGGCTGTCCCACGCACATTTCTTCAGTGTACCAGATTTTATCCCAGTCCTTAAAGATAGATGGGATCTTGTCCTTATCGACTCTACTAGCATTAAGTATTACCAGACCAGGACGCAAAGGCATAATAGTGCTATCAACGTGAGCCCAACTGTATAAGTCGTGCATTTCGTGAACCCTAAACTGTGGGCCGAGCGTGTTACGAAGCCATTGAGCTCCTTTAGCATTTCCTGTATTAGATATAAGATAAAGGATGTCATAGCCGCACCTAATTAAGTTTGCTGGATCGAGTATAGGCTCATTGTTGTTTACACTTGGGTCTCTGCCTGGTTGCAGTTTAAACAAATTATCTTGCAACATAGGTTTAGGCATAGGTAACCAACGAGCACCCTGCATCATCTTGTCCTGAAATAACTGATTGAACAAGAACGTTTCGTGATAGCGAGCCCTAAGACTCATAGCACCCTCGATAATTGCGTCACCTATTACTGTGACACTATCCCTGGGGCAGTATGCTTCATATTGATCAGACTGCCATAATCCATTGGAAACGTTACTAGCGAAGTCTACGGCAGTCATGTCGGGTCTGTGAACTTTAACACCTTCCCCTTCTAACACATCTATCATGCCTGCTAAGTCTTCTTCAGCTTCTTCGTATACGTGAGCAGGATATCTGCCCTTGGGTACGTTAGCATACTCTTCTGGAGTAAGATTTGCATAATTAGTAGCATGGTGGCTTAGATCACCGTGAGGTATATTTGCACCAGTTGCTGTACCAATTATAATTTCTTTTAACGGATCCCATTCATTGGGAGACCATATAGGTTTAGTTTGATTCATGTACAATATTTATAGAATGGATTGGTGGTTGGCTTACAGTATCTGAACCGTTTGAGTACTGATTTGCTAAGTGTGCATCCTCTAGGCTTTCGAAGTATAAAATATATCCTTCACCGTGCACAATGCAACACCACTGACAAATAGCAGATTGTTCTAAGTGTCGAACCACATCGGGATCATCTGTATAAAATTTGTTAGAAAGCATACTTGCTAATTTCTCTGTGCCTTTTAACAATACAATTTCATCTTCGGTTAGTCTGTTAAATCTTCTAAATGTCATCGTTTTACTAATACCTGTCTTTCGCTAAGTTGTTCAAGGGTTAGATTATTTGAGGATACAAATTCATTTACAGCCTGCATAACTTCAGGCCATGCATCATCGCAATCATCAAATACTATGATCCCATCCTTCTTTAAATACTTGAGTGCAAACTTTGCATCGTTAAGCACACTCAGGTATCTGTGAGTTCCGTCGATGTATACCATGTCGTACATAATCTGCAGATGTTTCATTACTGCAATGCCGTACTGGTTATAGTATCTTATCTTGGGGAACGATTTTAATCGATTGTCAGCATATTCATCTATGCCTTGCTTGGGGTCTATACCTGCTGTATGTATAAAACTCTCAGGATGCTTACATATATGGGTGTTCATCCACTCTGCACTAGATCCTATGCCTGTCCCTATCTCCATGATAATAACAGGCTGTGTAGTATCCAAATGTGCGCCTATGATCTTTTCCTTCCATACTTCCGCATGGGAGGAGTCGCCGAAGTACTCATATTGCTTCAGCAACTCCTCCAAAGACAACTGGGTGTCTTGTGAAAATATCAAATCATCTGGCTTAAATTCCACTTACGCAGCATCTCTCTCGTAAGGAACAGTTATACCGAAAGGTGCTTCTGGTACTTTGTTACCAAAGCCACCTCCGTGTACAATAAACAGCGTATCACAGTAGCTCTCATCTCCCCAACTGTTCCAAGGGTAACCGTCTGTGAACATGATAAACTTCTTGGGTTGAATACCTTGCTCTTTCATGTAATCGAAAAAGCAATCAAAGTCAGTGCCACCGCCTCCAGCTGTTTCGTAATCCATAAACTCTTCCATGTTGTGCTCAGTGAACACTTGCGGATTGTGTACTTCTGTGTCAAAGCAGAACAAGTGAATTTTAAAGTCACTGTATTGATCCATACAGCCCTTAACCTCACTGAGTATGTCTCTGCACATAGCATCAGTCATTGAACCTGACGTGTCAATACCAATAGCAACATCGATCGTTTGTTCACGATCCATTCCAGGTAACCAAATACCTTGGTCCATACCTTTTCTACTGGGACGGCTAAACGTGTAGTCACTTCTAATAATACTTTGAATTTGCTGTGGTAACAATTCTTTCCAGCTGAGTTGTGGATTAACAAGTGAATCGATCAGTCGCTTGATTCCTTTGGGAGTATTGGCAGCGCCAGAACTTTTTGCTGCTTGGATCGTTGCGTTCTTAAACTTCTCACGAATTTCACGCTTTTGATCAGCAGTGTATTTTTCTGGGCCTTGCCCTTCTTTACCTTCAGCATCTTTGTTACCATTGCTCGGAGCACCAGCGCCTTCGTCATCAGATGAGTCGTCCATGTCCAAGTGAACATCTAATGTAGACATGTCAATGACTCTGCCTTCCTCCTCCGCTTGTTTGAACAAGTCGTCATACACCTCGTCTGAAGTATAGTCTCTATATTTCCAGTCAAAGCAGATGTCAACTAACTTAATTTTCTCACCAACCTTACCTTCTACTAGATCCATGTTAACCACATAGTCATTGGCAACATTCCATAGGATAGGGTTGCGGTCACCACGTCGACCCATATGGTCATAAACACAGTGCTCTACTTCATGACCCCATAAGAACACCAGTTCCTGATTGCTCAGTGCGGCAACAAAGTTGCGGTTGTAATAAAAGTATCTGCCATCAGTAGCGGCTGTGGGGCACCAGTCGGTAGCGTCTCTAATGTCTAACTGACATGCTAGATTACCGTAGAACGGAGTGTGCAGAAGCATACTGATTCTTGCTGTTATTAGTTTGTCTTCAATCTCCGCGGTAGTCAGCGTTGTTTCTGGAATGGCTTCTAACGCCTTGTGGGCAGTATCATTGGGTGTCCCGGATATTTTGGGGGATTTAGCGTGTACTATATCGGCCATTTCTCTGTCCTATTTGCTAATTTATACATACTATTATACTGATTTTGAGTCAGAAGTCAAGTTTTTTATGAAAAAAACCCCGCCGAAGCGGGGTGAAAAATTGGATGCAGCTGTTGTAGGAGTAACATTGTAGGATACAGCAACCAATTTTATTACTACGCCGCCGGGAATAGGTATTTCCAGTAGCGATCTTTGAACTCCTTTTTACTTTGGAGTTTTCTCGGTTTTATATCAATATCGTGATCACTGAGCACTGTTTTTGCACTGTATATCACTAGCTCGGGCTGGAAGTTGTTGATGATAAAGTCGAAGAAGTAATCAACACCTTTATCAAATAACTTCTCATCAGTAGTCGATAACTCAGCAAGCTCGTAGCATAGTCCTACAGCGAACGAGTATTGTGCACTTCGCTCCTTGATTTCTAGCTTCTTGACCTTACCGTTGAGCACATCTTCTGGGTTGGGCAGTTTGGACGCAATCTTTCGATGCTCAACAAACTTCATAGCCATGCCCTCCCCTACAGCAGATGCGATCTCTGCCTTCTGCTCAAACTCGGGTGCAGAGTCAAAGCCATCAGTGTAAAGTATATCGCTAACACCGTTAACCCACGAACGAGGTGTAGCAAATGCCGTGCTGTTAGACTTAGGATCAAAGTCAAATAGATCTGCCTTAGCATAAGTCAAGTAACCAACTACATCAGGGTGAACACGGTTCTCAGATGCCCAAGAGCTCCAATCATCAAAGTTCACAGTCATGTATACGTGTCGAAACCTGTTAGCCAACGGTGCTGGCATTCTGTATGTAACACCACGATCCGTCTCACGGTTACCAGCCGCTACAATTCTTACATTGTTTGGCATCACATACTGACCAATGCGCCCGTTCAGTATCAACTGATACGCCGCAGCCTGTACACTTGGCGGAGCACTGTTAAGCTCGTCTAGGAACAACACAATTGTGTCGTATTGATCAGCCGTTTCTTGGCTAGGAAGATCAGCTGGGGGAGCCCATTCCATTTGGTTTGTTTCCGGGTTACGGAAAGGATAGCCACGAAGATCGGTTGGCTCCATAAGTGCCAATCGCATGTCTATCATTAGGTTATTACCGGGCATGTCATTAACAATGCTCTGCACTAGATCTGACTTACCAATACCAGGAGCACCCCATACAAAGATAGGACGCTTGCCTGTTAATGCCCGACCTACAATATTGCGGGTCTCTGTGGGGCGAATTTGTAAAGTTTCCATACGTTTCTCCTACGTGTTTTTGTAACCTACAAGTACTATTATACTTCTTTACAGCCTAAAGTCAACCTTTATTTAAGGTGTTGTATCCCTCAACAACCTTACCTAATGCTTCATTTAGAAACATTAGGTTCTTATTTTCTAAATCTGCATAGCATTGGGCAGTAATATAGATCAATCCAATTAAATTACCCATAGTCCCCTGATATGAATGCTCTAGCTCTTCTATCTGAGAAGCAATCTTATCAACGTCTATTTGAATGTCTTCAAAACGTACCCCATCTGACTCGCCAAACATTTTCATTGCAAGCTCAGGGTGTTTCTCCCACAGAAATTCTTTGAATTGACCTTGATCATCCTCACTGAGAGCAGCAAACAGATCATGCATTGCAGTGTCAACGAGATTTGATACTTTTAGAAAGTCTGTTTTTCTTTTCTTAGTCTTTGAAAAGATATCTATGACTTTCCCTTTGTCATTCTCATCGGTCATATTATTGTACTCGAAGGCTTACAGGAATATAATCGCCTACACTTGGTGCAAACGGTCGGTTAACAACAAACGTGGAACCTTCCATCTCAACGGTAATACGATAGCTGCTGATCTCTTGTGTTCGGTACGGCTCTCTGCGCTCAACATCTTCGAACTCACATTGTGATCGACGATTGTTTGCAACATTGTTACCAATCTTGTTACCAATCAGTCCACCGATAATCTTTGCAGCATCGTTTCCACGTCCACCGCCAATCTTATCGCCAATCGCAACACCAACCCCAGCGCCGATCAACCCTTCAGTGCTACCAAATCCGCCATCTACTACACGCTCTAATAGACCACTGGAACGATTTTCACGATAACAAACTTTGCGAGTTTCCACTACTGTGTGATATCGTGTAACGTCTCGCATTACAGGATCAACGTCAAGTACACGAAGCTCGACGCCTTGTGCTAATACCGTTGTTGATGCGCTAAGTGCTAGTGCTAGTACAGTCTTTTTCATAAATGCTCCAATGCATTAATTGTTAATATGTATATATTATACCGGTTTTTCCGGCTAGAGTCAACCTTTTTGTGATTTGTAAGTGCTTGATTACATTGAGAATTGTAAAAAAATGCTAGATTTTTGTGTTTTTTGGGGTATTTTTGGGCTGAACACCCATGGATTTTAGGTATTCTACCTTGTCTGATTGAGGTAATACGACTAATTCAACAGGCTGATCGTTATACCACCATTGTCCCTCGCTATCCTGTTTAGGATAAATCCAGTTGTTAGGATTATAATTAGTCCCAGAGGTTTTCATAGTATTTTCCAAATAACTTAAACCCGTTTGTGATACGCTCTTGGTATGCTCTAAGTCCTTCCCAATCAATTTCAAATGTATCGTTAGGTCCTTTAACCAGTTCGCCTAGGCCTTCACTTTCCGGTACTTCAATCCACTGCACATCGTGTTCGCCTGAGCGAAACTGTTCTTCCCAGTCGTTATGTTTGCTCTCAAAGGCAAAGATCATTTCATCCATTACCCAATCCCAACGCTCAAAGAACTTGCTATCAGTCTCACCATTTTTAGTGTATGCTGTTAGTTCTTTCTTAGTAGGACGCAACTCTGCAGGAACATCCTCTGGGTACACATAAGGAGCACCATGCTTGGTTAGTTTGAGTTGCTTGAGCATTGGCTCAATAATATACGAGAGGGTGTGATCCATGCTCCAAGTATCAAAGTCGTCTATGTGCACAGATACTTTAGGCTCATTACCGATACCAAACTTCTCGTATAGAAAGTTATGATACCAACGATGCTTGGGGTATGGTCCTATTTTAATTTTCATACTAACTCCATCCAATCTGTATCTTCAGGCATCAATTGAATTTGACCTCCGAACTCCTGCTTTTCTATCAACTGATTATAGATACCAGCAGTACTCATTCTAAGTCCGTAGGCTCCTTTAGGACATCTGTAGACTGACCCACTTTCACCATAGAAATGAACTTCATCCTCGTGATCAAACGTAAGAGTAATACCACTGTTCATTCTCCAACTATCACCGCTTAGATAACCACCGCTCCATCCTGCGAGAACTTTGTAGAAAGGGAATGCGCCTTTACCTGGCTTGATCTTTAATACTACCCAACTGTCAGGGCTATAATCCACTGTTCCACTCCCCAAATATGTTAGGTGCCTGTTCAGCCGCTTCTTCCATATAGTATTCGCCTGGGTAATGCTTTAAGCAACGATATGCTTCTTTGCGTATAGCACTTGGCACCCTAGGTGTCTTCTTAGGATCCATTAAGTCTACCAGGAACTGCCTAGTATAGTTAACAGCATTTCGTCTTTCATTTGGCATTGTCATTGCGATACTCCAACTCGCTGTGCATAGTAGTTAATTTGGTGGGCCCTGTTGGATTTGAACCAACGATGCTTGGGGTATGGTCCTATTTTAATTTTCATATAAACACCTTAGATAAATTCATACATACGGCTGTGCCTGTGATAGCACTACCGATCATAATTGCTTTGTCATTCCAGCAATGTCCTACATATGTCCACGCTATAGAACTTAACGCATATGCCACTTTGCCAGCAAGCATGAACTCTGCACTCTGTAAAAATACACCAACAACTGCAAAGATAGTTGCTATCCATTTGATGCGGCTGTCAATGGTGCCAGTTGGTGTGGACGGTGTTAGTTCGTCTACTAGGTCTTGAATATCATCTAGTTCCTGACGCAATCTATTTCGTTCTGTCCTGACACGCATTATGCTTTTGCTGCTTTCGCTCATGGCGCTGTCTTTAAACTGCTCGGATACCTCTGCTTGTATTTCTTCTGATTTATTTTTCACTTGTTAACCTTCTCGAACACATATACGCCTTCGTATTTTTCAACACCTTCTTGCTTTCCGTTGCCTGCTCCGGGTCGAGTGTTTAGCATCATCTTTAATGTTTCTGTGTGTTTAAAACCTATTTTTTCCGCTGTACTTATCCATCTGTCTACAACCTTGAACTCTTCTTTTGGCGTTTTATAATCTGCAATGTTTGTTGCAAACACACCTTCTGAGTTTAGTCCTGTGTGTATGTTTTGCATAGTAGGTGCAACGTATCCCTCAAACCATTCATCTATACTGTTGAACTGATTCATACACTGCGTGGGTTCGTCTGAATACTTCTCTAGGTTAAAGTATGGTGGGCTACTAAATGCACAATCAATGTTCTCAGGCACAAACTCTTCGCTTACACTTTGATGTATTTCTCCTGGACGTCCACCAGCTTGTTCTATAAAACTGTTTAATAATTTTAAGTTCTCAACAGTTTCCGTGTTAGGATCTACGCCTACGTATTCAAGTTGAAGATTGCTACTGGTTACGCCTAATAATCTTCCGCCGTAACCACAACTATAATCGTACACTCGCCCCCACAGCACAGGACAACAATACTCTACTATTGCCCTAGCATTTTGAGACTTAAAGTTCTGTATGTTTTCTCCTGTGACTAGCTCTAGTGATCTGCGAATAGCAGTGGGGTGCACAAGATTATTACCTTCTCTGAATTCAAAGCAAATTCGGATAGCTCTACGTAATTTAGTGTCGTTGTAGAATCTGTCCCTAAGGCTATTTGATCCTCTGCCCTTGGGTTCTGCAGTCATCATGTTTGTAAACAAGAAACGGTTTATCGATTGGCCTTTGTTATTACCTAAACCTATACGTCCTAAACTTACATTGTTATAACTGGAACGCTTAAAATCTTTTATTGCTTGTATTAAGCCGCTGTCTGTGAAGTAAACAATAGGCACAAGATTAATACTACGGTATAAATCAAACACTTCCTCAATTGTTTTTTCTGGGTCTTCATTGTAAACTTCCTTAGTGTATTTTGCTAGTTGCGGATATAGTGATTCGTACCCAGTGAACTCATCACCGGATATATGATCTGCTTCTATTTCCCAAAATTTATATATACGTTCAAGCATATTTAATACACTGTGCATAAATGGCAGGCGAGCAGGGATTCGAACCCCAACCAACGGTTTTGGAGACCGCCATGCTACCGTTAACACCACTCACCTAAAAACGACTTCACTTCACCATTCTTTGCATGTTCCCAATAAACATGCACAAAGATCCGCCTACCTACTCGTTCTCAGTATAACTAAACACTTCAAACTCATGTACATTATATATGACATTGTACGAATGTCAAGTTTTTATTTTAGTAAAAACACGCCAATCATACTTCGCAAGCGGAATTTCTGTATAGTCATATCTAGGTACAATGTTATCGCATACAAAATTCACAGCCGCAATAGTAGATTCTTCCTGTGACATTCTGGGATAAATGGTACTATAATCACATGGTAAGTCTCTTTGAGCATTCCAATTGGTATCATCGAAAATTATCATTCCGCCTGGGGCTGTGAGCTTGTCAACTAAAGTAAAGGCTAATGCGCTAGTTGGGAAGTCGTGTCCACCATCAATATAACATAAATCGTATATTGGTGTACTATTCTGCTCAACCAACTTACCCAACTCCCACAAGAAACATTTCTCCGCTCTTGTAATTGTTACTAGCTCTTGTAAATCAAGTTTAGATAGTACTTGATCTATATTAGGCTTTACTAGATTAGTTTTACGATCAAAGGTGTGGACTTTGCCAAAACCTTGTTCTTTAAGTATAGAGGCAAAGTATGCTGTGCCTTTACCGTGATAGAAACCTAGTTCACAGATACTCGAGTACTCGTTATCCATTATAACATCACGCAACCATGCAGCTTGCTCGTGCGACATATAACTTAAATTTTCGTACTCTTGTGTTACAGTATCTATTAGTGACACAGTATCTCCTCTAACTAATATGGTGGGCCCAGTAGGACTTGAACCTACGACCAATCGATTATGAGTCGAGTGCTCTGACCAACTGAGCTATGGGCCCAAAACTTCAATCTTTATCTTTTGTAATAATTATGCTGCTATCTTCGCGACTTACTGTAACAGAATCGCCTGGGGATAATCCAACAGCTTCACATGCCTCTTGGGGTATAGTGAGCTGTACATTGCTGTCGTCGCCCGGTATATCCTCAAACAAGCTGTCTGCACTGTATGTTTGATTAAACTGTACTCGACGAGCATTTTGTTGTCGCTGTGACACTGCCCTTTGCTGCCTACGGTTGACCATTGTTTCCTCTTTTACTAGATCACTGAAGTCTAGATCATCTTTAATATACCTGTATACACTAATACAGGACCACACAAATATAACAGTACACAACCCAACTAAAATATATATACTTTCCATACATATCTCCTTAATGGTCGGAGTACAAGGATTCGAACCTTGGACCTCTGCCTCCCAAAGGCAGCGCACTACCAGGCTGTGCTATACTCCGTTAACTGGCTCCGCAACTTGGGCTCGAACCAAGGACCCACAGATTAACAGTCTGTTGCTCTACCAACTGAGCTATTGCGGAATAAATTGTTGGCTCTCTTTTTTACCCTGGGAGAGCCAAACCAGAATGTGGTACCCGGAGACGGACTTGAACCGTCATGCCATTGCTGGCGAGGGATTTTAAGTCCCTTGTGTCTACCAATTCCACCACCCGGGCATTATTCTATATATTAAGACTTAACTGACCACTATCAATATCTTTACCGTGGAATTCAACTGCATCATTTAAAGATTCTGTCAATGCAGTAGTAATACCTATTTTTGCAAAAAAATTAATCGCTTCAGAATCCATGTCAAACGATATTGTTGCTCCACCACCATCAGACTCAATATAATCCAATACGTCTATTTTCATTGTGTTTCTTTCCTTTCTCTTATTTACTTCCTTTGAAAAGGCCCCGCTCTCAATATTGAATGAGTTGTACATAAACTGTACTGCACCTCACGACCCCGAATACTTTGGGACCGCCTTTTCACGCCCTCTAACTAATACCCTCTTTTAACTGGTTGGAGTTATCCAAACTCCTTAAACATTGTAATGGCACGGCCACCAGGAATCGAACCTGGAACCCTCAGCTTAGAAGGCTGATGCTCTATCCGATTGAGCTATGGCCGCATAAACTTGTTGCACTTCTTTAATCCTTATCAAACTCTAGAACTAACTTATTTTGTAAACGCCGTGCTTCTTTCTCCCACGGCTGATCCCAATATGCAATATGGTCTACATACCTGTTGCTTTTCCATCTGGACATGCAGGGGTCTAGTTCGCTATTAGCAAATTGCTTTACATGAACCATTTCATGTGCAAGAGTGCTCAGCCAATTACCAAATAGTGCTACATCGATAACAAAGTTTCGATTATCGACTGCTTCGCAGAGACCCATACTGTTTTCTTTATCAACAAAAAGATTGTTATGAATTTTAATATGCAGATTTGTATGCAGGCGACTAATACCTAATTGCTTTGCAAAACTTTTGACAGCTAACGTTGCATATGCTTGTAAGCCAATATCCAACTCAGCACCACGTGGACCAGTAACAGAAATATTCAAACGTATTCTCCTACGTAAACAATGTGGATATTATAGTTGAAATGACCAGTCATGTCAACCGAAATAATTGTAGTGGACAAAGGTACACTTAGGGAATTTACAAGGATACATCCTAACCCAATTTACGAAATACCAGCCGCTTTGCCCAACTACAATACGTATTATAATGATATTTGGGCTAAAGTCAACCTTTTTTTTGTGTTTGCTAAGTGCTTGTTTTTGTTACGGTTTTTGTACGGAAGTTAAGAGATCAAACGAGTTTGTGCCACGGATCTCCAGGTTCTAGCCCGCTTACGTACAAAAAAGTGTACCCTATGCGTTCTAGTTGTTGTTTGGTTTTTACTGAAGTTTGCCTGTTATCGAGTATATAATTACCTGATGCACAAACTAAGTGCATCTCACCAGTTTCGCATTTACATACCACTAATCTACTATCAAGCTCTTCCTTACGAATTTTAGTCCTACATGCAATAGCAAACCCATCGCAGTCATCCTTAATGTCTGACATATCATCGGGAAATTGCCAATGCTCATTCATACCATGCATTTCAGTGTCAGTTTTATATGTGAACGCTTTGCTAATATCAGTATGGATCTGGTCGACTATTTCTTTTATATCTTTCATTAGCAGTCTGCCTCCTCATTACGCTCCTTCCAATCCTCACATCCTTTTATTGTTACTTCTTCACCGAGGTTACCCCAAGTGTCTGCATCATTCTGATAATTGCCCGGAGCAACATATTGCTCGTTACCTTGCTCTACGACTTGATCTGTATCGCTACATGCTATTAGTAGTGACATACCTACCACGATTAGTATATTCTTCATATGAATTCTCCTTTTGCAACATGTATTTGTATTTATTACAGCCAAAAAAATAGGGCCCGTAGGCCCTATCTTCTATTTTTCTAACTTCTATTAATTAGAGAAGTTGTACTCAACTGTTACTGTTACAGCGCCTGAAGTAGGAGCACTGCTAGAATCGCTAGTGTCCTTAAAGGATGCTGTTACAGTTGCACCAGATGCAATTGCTTCTGCACCGAGGTCAACTACATAAGTGCCTGCACTTGTTGGATCAGTTAATGCATTGCTTACTAATGTGTTTGTACCATCAGATATAACAATTGCGTCAACGTCAGCACCAGCAAATGGAGTTGAAACTTTAACAATGACTCTTGAGCCAATGTAAGTTCTACCCGCTGTGCTTGGCATTGTACCTACTGTGAAGCTGCTTGCAGAACTGTCTGCTGTGAAAGCTGCTCTAAGTATAGTATCGTCAACTTGACTTACTTGTGCGTCAACGTATGCTTTAACAGATTGCTGTGTTGGAACATGAGTAGCACTGTCTGACGCTAGGTCGTCTTCATCTTTGAAGCCAGCCAATGTCAATGTACCATCGCTTAATGAACCAAACTGTACAGTACCAGAAGCAGTTACAGTTGCACCGTTTAGGTCACCAGTTACATCACCAGTTAAATCACCAGTTACGTTACCTGTTACGTTACCTGTTACGTTACCAACTACTGCACCAGTATGTGTACCAGCACTGTCACCAGTTAAATCACCAGTTACATCGCCTGTTACATTACCAGTTACGTTACCAGTTAAATCACCAGTTACGTTACCAGTTACGTTACCTGTTACATCACCAGTTAAATCACCAGTTACGTCACCTGTTACGTTACCTGTTACACTACCAGTAAAGCTATCTGCTTTAACGCCTTCAGAACCAAAGTCCCACTCACTACCAACTGTTGTATAAAGGATCTGCTTGACACCGCTAGCTGTATTAGCTTCAAAACCTGCGTCAGTTGCAGCACCATTTGCGTTAGTGCGGAAAATTGAATCGTTAGTCTGAACTGTTGTTGAGTTAACGATTGTCTGAGTACCTTGTACTGTTAAGTTACCAGTAATAGTAGCGTCACCGTCGATGCTGATCTGTGAAGATGTAATATCGTCGGATGTGAACGTACCAGTTACACTCAAGTTTGCAATGCTTGCACCGTCAACAATGCCGATTTCAACTTTGTTGTCAGTTACAGTTGTTTCCAACTGATTTGCAGTACCAGTAAACTCTAAAGTTTGACCGCCTGCTACAGCATCGTTTGTGCCGTTGTCGCCAGCAATATCGAAACCAGTTGCGATTGTTGCTGTTGAAGTCGAAGTAACACGACCTTGTGCGTCAATTGTTAAGATTGGCACAGCAGTTGTACTACCAACAGTACCAGCAGTTACGCCAGTAGCTGGCATGCTGATCTGTCCGCCTGTCTTGCTCAAAGTAGAATCTACAGTGATCAAGCCTTGTACTTCTGCGTCAGTTCTTTCTGTGAAGCTTATTACGCCAGTTGCACTATCGTAACTTAGATCACCACTTGCTGATACTAAACCACGTACTTCTGCGTCTGTGCGCTCTGTGAAGCTCATAACACCTGTAGCACTATCGTAACTTAAATCACCACCTGCGCTAACAGCACCACGTGCTCTTGCAGTTGTGTGGTATAAGTTAGTGCCTTCTGATAAATCAGTTGTGCTATGGTTGCTGATGTCGCTAACTGTACCTGTTACAGAACCTGTGAACACTGCATCAGTGCCATCAGTACCGTTGTCAAGTACTTTAGTACCGTTTGTTGCAAATACATCACCTGTCAAAGATGTTGCTTCTGCACCAGTAACTTCAACTGCTAGTGTAACATCGCCTGAACCGTCAATGCTTACATTACCAGCGGCATCGCCAGATAGTGTAATAGTTCTTGCAGTTGCCCATGCACTTGCTGTGTCAGCGTTACCTGTTACATCACCAGTTACATCACCTGTTACGTTACCTGTTACGTTACCAGTTAAATCACCAGTTACATCACCAGTTACATCACCAGTTACATCACCAGTTAAATCACCTGTATACGATTGACCAGCTGCAATTGAAACGCTGTTAAACGTTACGTCAGCAGTTGTGCCAACATCTTGACCAATTGCAATAGCGCCTGCACCACTTACAGATACACCAGTACCGCCACTAATGTGTGCTAGTACTTCTGCTTGACTTGGGCCAGTGTATGTTAATACGCCAGTGCCACTATCGTATGCTAATGAACCGTCGCCGCCTGCATCTGTTACACTGATTGCACTACGTGCTCTAGCATCAGTGAAGTATAAGTTGCTTGAACCTTCTGACAATGCATCCGTATCATGGTTTGCAATGCTAGAAACTTGACCAGTTACATCACCAGTGATGTCACCAGTAAAGCTGTCTGCTTTAACGCCTTCAGAACCGAAGTCCCATTCGCCGCCAACAGATGTATAAAGAATCTGCTTAACGCCGCTTGCAGTGTTAGCTTCGAAACCAGCGTCAGTGTCTGAACCGTTGCTGTTTGTTCTAAAGATAGCGTCTGCTGTTTCTACAGTTGTCGAATTAACTGTTGTTTGTGTACCTTGTACTGTTAAGTTACCAGTAATAGTTGCATCACCATCAATACTAATTTGACTAGATGTAATGTCATCACTTGTAAATGTGCCAGTTACGCTCAAGTTTGCAATGCTTGCACCATCAACGATACCAATTTCAACTTTGTTGTCAGAAATTGTTGTTTCGATTTGGTTAGCTGTGCCTTCGAATGTAATAGTCTCGCCACCAGCTACTGAGTCAGCTGAACCATTGTCGCCTGCTAAACCGAAGCCAGTTGCAATAGTTGCTGTTGTAGCTGCTGTGATACGACCTTTTGCGTCTACTGTTAAAACAGGAACCGCTGTTGAGCCACCAACTACGCCAGCTGTTACACCACTGTTTGCTAATGTTAGGTCTAGTGTTAAGTTACCTGAACCATCGAAAAACTCATCAGGTGCAGTTGCATCGCCGATGATGTTGAAGGTACGTTGTGTAGCAAGTTTGGTTGCTGTATCTGCATTACCAGTTACATCACCAGTTACATCACCAGTTACGTCACCAGTTAAGTTACCAGTGAAGCCTGATGAAGCTGCTAACGTTGTGAATGAGCCAGCTGCTGCTGTTGATCCACCAATTACGACATTGTCTAACGTGCCGCCTGTTAATGCAATAGCATTAGCATTTTGTGTTGCTACTGAGCCTAAGCCCAATGTTGTTCTACCTGCTGCAGCATCAGCTGAACCCAATAAGGATATGCCTGTTGCAGTTATATCAGTGGTACCAAATGTATCAGCGCCAGTTGTGTAAAGGATCTTGTCAGCCGCTACAGTAGACAAACCAGTACCACCATAGGTGACACCAATTGTTGAACCTTGCCAAGTACCAGCTTCTACAGTTGCAAACTGTACGTTCTCTAATGAAGAGCCGCTGTCCTTGAATTCAAATCTACCGTTAGCAGAATCGTATACTACGAAGCCGCCGCCTTTACCCATTTGTACGTCTGAGGCAATACCTTTGATTCCAAAGTTTTTAATATTAGCCATTTATATTACTCCTAGGATTGTTAATTAAATTCCTTTCTTATAAGAATACATGCAGAACAATTTAGTCTGCACTCTTTATTTATCAGTTTTTCTGGTTAGTGTGTGGTTAGACGTAAGTTACTGACACAGTAAATTCGCCCTGTAATGCGTTTCTATGTGTGATTCGTGCTTTGATTTGTAAATCTGTTGTTTGTGTTTCTGGGTATAGATAATTGGGAGATGCACTGTATGTTGCTGCTTCTTCCAAATCTGATTCTTCACCGGTCATAAATTGATCTATGTCATTTGTTACGCCGACTTCTACTATGGGAGGGTTGCCATTATAACTTCCCATGGGAGTTACAACTTCTACAACAATTTCTACTATTCGACAACCAGGTGAAATGTTGCCTAAGTTAATAGTTTCTATTCCGTTCAATCCTCCACCTGGTGTTGTGTACGTTGTTGTTAATGTTTGCGCATCTGTTGCAGCACTGTCTTGGTTACCTACTTCGACCCAGCCGCCGCCATCATATATAAACAAACCCCACTCACCGCCGCCTGCATCTGTTACATATGCCATGTCGCCGCCTTGTGAACTGAGATTGTCTCTTGCTGTTACTGAATTAACAACAACAATACCACCTGTTTTAACACCGTGCTCAATATAAAGTGCTAGTGGAAATTGTCCGTTGTGTACGCTATAAATCTCTAAGTCTGTGGTAGGAGTCCCAACTCTGTTTCTTAAATCTATCGGTCCTCCATCTGACCTAGTTAACTTCATTAATTCTAATGTTGATGACCCGGTACTTGTTGCTAATCCGGTTACACTACCCGAACCTGCAAATGGTGTTCCGTTTGTGTCGTTGTTAATATTGAATATGGTTACTGCATTACCTTCTGATTCTGTTAATTCTATTTCACCTGATCCTAATACAATAGCAGATAAATTTGTTATTCCAGCACTGTTAATTGAAGTTACGATGTCATTTGCATCAGCAATACCTGCGCCATAAGCAACAGAACCAGATGCATCACTGTTAAAATTAATTGTTGTATTTCCGCTACCACTGTCTATAGCAGCAGAGAACGGTATAAAACCGCCCGCTAGACCGTACAGATAGTCGCCAGTTGAACTTGTTACTTTTGCTACATCTAACACTACTGATGCAACAACATTTGTGTTTGCAGCAGTTATATCGCTTACGACAGTAGATATGTTGCCGCCTGTAAGTGTTACATTTGTATCATTAACTTCTAGTACACTATTAACATTAGCCAATGCACTTGAGTTTCCGCTTATTAATGTTGTTGGTATACTGTCTTTAATTTTTAGAAACAGTACTTTGTTTGTGGTATACGATGTAGTTAAGTCACCATCTGTATCAGCGTAAATATAATCACCAGCAACACCTGGTATCGCTGGATTAAAATCAATAATTCTATTCTGAGGCATAAGCATAAATTGATCCGGGCCTGGGCCAGTCACACTTACTACACCAATAGTTCGTGCCACTGTTGAAGCATTTGCTTTGTCAAACTCCCCAGTTTCTGTACACACAATAACATCTCCACGAGCAAATCCGTGGCTTGTTTTTTGTAATCTAAAGTTCTCTGCCGGGTTAAAATATTCAAATCTACTTGTGATATTAGGGAAGAAGTCTGTGCTTACGACACTTGCTGGCAAAGGATCAAGCAATGGCTTACCAGTTTCATTTACTGTAAACACAATTGCAGTTCCTGGAACGGAAAATAAAGGAGAACCTGTAGCACTTCTAAATGTATTATATCTTAACACATCTTCCACTACACAAGTTACTTCCGTTTCCGTTTTAGCAGTAACACTAATTATCTGCATGCACTTACCGTCTTGAGAACCTGCTATCCAATCACCTACTGCAATGTCTAAGCCGTTGTATTTACGTGGATCTCTAGTCTTGTGTGAGCCATGCGTATAAGTGGATACAGTAAAAGTAATACTGTATTGATAAAACTTTGGACTCGAGGAGCCAGACCACCATGGATCATTTTCTCCGTCGTCAAATGGCCAAGTTCTTTCACCTGTTGAGCTAGTTACTGTGCACTGTAAAACCTTTGCTGGTTTATAAATGTCAAGTACCGGGGAGGCACTTTTGTTTATAGTATTGCTCATGTATTATGATCCCATCGTAAAGTAAATCCAAGCATGCGACACTTGTCCAAATGTACTACTAGCGCCAGTTTCACCTCTAGTTAAGCTCATAGTGATCCCTGCAGAAGCAAGTGCACCGTGTGGGTTACTACCTGCGTCTAGCTTTAGTGTTGTACTAACGTCTACCAAACTTGGTTGTTTAATGTTGTATTCTGCAGTAGCCTGAGACAAACCGTATGACATCATGCCAATTGGTGGGAAGCTATAGTTTCCGCCAAAGTCTACCTCAATCTCACAACTGTTTGAAGAGGCATTATTTACTGATACATTGCCTAATCCTGAACTCATATCTGATATGCCGTTTGTTCCTTGTGAAGTATCAATGCCGCCACCTGCTGTATAATGCAATTTGAAATATTCAAAAGAGGTGCCGCCACCGCCACCACCGCCACCACCACCTGATATAGGTGCGTTAGCAATGCTTGTAATTCGACCTTGCTGGTCAACTGTAATTGAGGCTGCTTGTGTTGAGCTACCATATGATCCTGGTGTTACAGCAGTGTCTGCCAGTGCAATTTCGCCTGTGGTATTGTCATAATCAATACCCGTTGTGCCGCTTATATCTGTAAGACTTATGCCTGAACCTAAGTCATTGTTGAAAGAACTTAATGGTATTTCTGAAAACTGCTTACGCTTCTGTGATCCGTTGTCTAACAGTATTACTTCATCTGCAGTTCTGTCCACAGTTTCGGTCATGTCAGCAAGTTCAGATAGGTCAACATGTAACGAAACAGTTCCTGTAGTTCCACCGCCACTTAAACCTGTGCCAGCTAAAACACCTTCTATGTCGCCAGCACCACCGCCACCTGCGCCTGCAAGTAATGTAGTTAAGTCAACGTTACCAGTTTGTCCTGTAAGGCTAATTACATTACCACTAAGTGTTAAGTCTTGGGAGTCAGTGTTACCACCACCTGCTATTGGAGTTAAGTCAACACTGTTACCATTTGAAATAATAAGTGTATTACCTGATAAAGTTAGTGTTTGGCTGTCAGTTTCACTAGTTATATATCCGCTTAGGTCTGGTGGTGTAAATGTAAATACGCCTGTTCCTCCTGCATATGTTAGTGAACCGCTTCCGTTTGCACTTGCTGTGCTAACACTAATACTTGTAAGATCAGCGTCAGCACCATCAGCACCTGCTGCTCCGTCTGCACCGTCTGCACCCGCCGGTCCTTGTGGACCCGTTGCGCCAGTATCACCAGTATCTCCTTTAGTACCCTGAAGTCCTTGTGGACCCTGAGCACCGTCTGCACCTGCGTCACCATCATCGCCTTTGAGACCCTGTGGGCCTTGAGCGCCTGTTGCACCCTGAACACTACCAGTAACGTTTACAGTACTTGCATCGTTCATAGTTAGTGTTATAGCACCGTTTGATACCGCAGCACTTGTAATTGTTTGACCGTCAGCGCCGTCTGCGCCAGCTGGTCCAGTTAAGCCTATATCACCCTTAGGCCCTTGAATATTGCCTACGTCTGTTGTGGATGTATTAGAAAAATCTATTACTAAGTTACCAGCAACTAATGTCACGTCTGTGATACTAATGCCGTCATCGCCATCTGCACCAGCCTGTCCTGTTAAGCCGACATTACCCTGTGGTCCTGTTGGTCCAGTAGGCCCTGGTACTGTGCTGTCTGCGCCATCAGCGCCATCTGCTCCAGCTTGGCCTTGCGGTCCTTGAGAACCAGTATCGCCTGTATCTCCTTTAAGACCTTGTGGTCCCTGGGCGCCAGCGGCTCCATCAGCTCCATCAGCTCCGGGTGCTCCATCTGCTCCATCTGCTCCTGCTGGCCCCGGTACTGTGCTGTCTGCGCCATCTGCTCCAGCTGGTCCTGTTGGCCCAGCTGGTCCTGTTGCTCCCAACCCGCTTAAATCTATTGTAGTACCATCATATGTAAAGTCACTGCCTGACACACTTATAGCTGGTCTATTTTGTAAATCTGTATAGTTACCTGTGAAAGCAACTGTACTTAATTCTGTATTGCTGTTGTTTAGTGCATTAGCAACTTCTGCTAAACTGTCTAAGTTTACATTAGCACCGCCTAAAATCTTTGTTTCTAAAGCATCGACATACGATAACATGTTTACGTTTGCAGTGTCAACATATGCTTTCATATCACTATTTGCTTGCGTAATCTCGCCACTCAATGTTGTAGCACTACTACCTATGGATGTTTGTAAATTGTTTAGGCCACCATCTACATATGATTTAAGATCAGTGTTTGCTTGATCTACATACGCTTCTGTTGCATATCCTGTTAAGTCTACACTAACATTAGCTACTGCGTTATCAACGTAACTCTCTGTCGCATAGCCTGTTAAGTCCACTGCGCCGTTTGCTACAGCAGTGTTTACAAATGATTCTGTTGCATAGCCTGTTAAGTCTACTGCAAGAGTGCTTAAATCAACGCTGTTACCATTGCTAATACTCAGTGTATTATTTGCAAATGTCAATGTTTGTGTTACAGTTTGATCTGCTACCCAAGCATAGTCAGTGCCGTTCCAGCTTAATAGTTCTCCGGAGCTTGCACTTGATATATTTAAATGATCATCGATGTTACCTTGTACTTGTTGCTCAAAGTTTACAAATTCAAACTGTGCATTGCCTGCAACATATTTTAGAATGTCTCCGTCGTTTAATGCATCAGCACTATCAACTTGCTGTATATGTTGTATGTCGATATAACCGTTGATCCATTCGCTACCGCTCCATCTAAGTGCTTGGTTAGCAACAGGGTTTGAAACGTTAGTATCTGTTAGTGCTTCGAATGTTGTTGATCCTGCACTGTCCAACGAGCTTAAATCAACACTGTTGCCATCGCTTATTGTTAATGTATTTGTTGCTGTATTCCAACTCAATGATTGTGTTACTGAGGAAATATCTGCAGGCTCAAAAGTTATTACGCCTGTAACGTTGTTATAAGTTAATGACCCGTTACCATTCGCTGGATCAGTAGTAACACTAATGTCAGAAAGGGCAATCCCTGACGAAAATGCTAGCGGAGATCCGTTTGCGTAATAATAGTTGTCTGTGAAAATTGCATCTACTGTTGCGTTACCCGATGCAGCAACATCAATAACACCGACAATGTTATTGTTTGCTAGGTTAAGATTGTCTCCTGCGGGTAGTTCTTTTAGTAATCTACTCCCCGAGTCTACAATTAGTGGAATTCTATCTGTCATGTCATTGCCCTTTTATGATAAACTTATCGCAACAGTTCCTGTGCGTGATATTATATTTAACAGACCACCCGCTGTGAGTGGTATACTTTCGGTTCCAAGCCGTGTGCCTACAATCAATTCTGATACTTGTGGCCCAGCCGAACCCAATATGTTCGTTGTGTCAGTTAACTGGCTTATATCTGATGGTATTACATTAGTTGTGTCAGTTAAGTTACTGATGTCGCTTGGCAGTAAATTAGTCGAGTCTGTTAAGTCGCTAAGGTCACTTGCCAATAAATTAGTCGTGTCAGTCAATTGACTGATATCATCTGGTACAACGTTTGTTGTGTCAGATAGATCACTGAGGTCTGCTGGTATTAGCCCACCAGTGTCTGTTAAGTTACTAAGGTCCGAAGGTATTAACCCAGTAGTATCTGTTAAGTTACTGAGGTCACTTGGTATTAAACTAGTTGTGTCAGATAAGTCTGTTAGATCAGCTGGTATTAACCCAGTAGTATCTGTTAAGTTACTGAGGTCACTTGGTATTAAACTAGTTGTGTCAGATAAGTCTGTTAGATCAGCTGGTATTAGTCCAGTAGTATCTGTTAACTCACTTAAATCTGACGGTACATAAATTGTTCCTGCTTCGAACTGTGAATTACTAGCGTTCCATATTAGCGTTTGACCGTCTTGTATCCCAATGGAATCGACATCTAGTAAATCTGAAATTACATTTATTTCTCTATATGTTGACGATATTAGTATTGAATCTGCATTAGAATCAGCTACAACAGATATTCCAGGACCAGCAGCAAAATTCAATACATCATTTTGTCTGTCTGCAACTATGTAATTGTATACATTGCCTTCTGCAGATACTCGCCCAAAGCTGTGTACGTTGATATCTGTAGACAACGTTATTGTGTCAGTCATTGGATCAGCACTAACAACCAAGTTGTTATCTCCGGACACAATAGTAAGGTTAGTAGAATCAAAATCTACACTACCGTCACTGAAGTTTACAGTCTTAATAAATCCGCCAGTCGACGGTATCACAATGTTTGCAATCTCAGATCTGATCTGATCAGCATCCATAGAGTCAGCTCTCAGCATATAGTTCGATGCTGGCTGGCTACCCAGGTTTAATGTGTTGACTGATAGATCAGCAGTACCTCTAAAGTATGTTGAGAACACTTGATGGTATTGATGATTTGCATTACCTAAACTATAAAAATTATGTAGGGCAGGAGCATGGTTGGATGTTTCTGTTATAGACGTTACAACATGTGCATTAAACAGTAAGGAGTCTACTTTACCACTTATGTCTACGTTGTCTACCCAAGTTACAGAACCATTTCCATCTGTTTTTAAAATTTGTCCGTCAGTGCCATCTGTCTGCGGAAGGTTAAAGTTTCCGCCTATGCTTAAATTATGTAAATTTGCACTGAATGCTGTGATGGATCCATCTTCAATATTGACACTATTGCTTGGACCAGCAATTGTTAGTACACCTTCGTCCAATGTGATTCCAGCTGCATTTTTAATACCATTGCCGGTCTCGTCGTATACTGCAACGGCATTTGCTGTAACTGATGGTTGTACACTTAATGCATTGCTACCAACTGTTGCGTCGATTGTGATGACATTGTTTGCTAGAGTTAATGTTGTGTTTGCGCCAGCACTTAGTTTGTAAAAATCTAAATATGCGCCATCGTTGGCTTTGTAAATACCAACACCAGTGTCGCCAATATTTCTACCCACACCATGAACTGCGCCGCCTCCGTTAACTAGAGATGCTATTGTTTCATTAACAAACGCACCAACATTCGCATCGTAAACCAATATTTGGTTGTCTGCGATGGAATCAATGTTGAATTGTACCGTTTGGTTAGTTGTAATCGCCATATTATATCCTGCTCAGTATAGCAGTATTTATCACTTTATGTGATTTTTAGACTCTATGCAGAGAGTCGGATATAATTAATTGCGCCGTATTCTGTGAGATAAGTAGATCCGTCACCTAATTGGCTACGATCAATAACTACTCTTAGATATGTGAAGTTGCCTTCAATAGTATATGCTTCGACTCCAGTAAAACCCTCTGTGCCGATTACAGGGAATTGCTTATAACCACCTTGATCAGGTGTTCGTCCGCCCGGGACTTGTAAGTTGAACCAGTCAGCTTCTGCAGGGTCTAAAGACAAACTACCTTGTACAAACACTCTGCCTTTAAATGCATTATACGAAACAGCAAAAGTGTGTATACCGTCGCTGTATCCGTAGTAACCGTCACCCTCAACTTTGTCAGTTGTGATGTTCATGTCAGAGCCAGTTGAACTCTGTACTAAAATACTCTTGCGTTCTATAGTCATACAAGTATTTATCTAATTACAGATTATCTATCACAATAATTTCTACCTTAGATGAAATAACATCGCCATATTTTAGTTTACAAAAAAACTCAATATCCTCTAAGTCTTCCTTATTGAAATATACGTTGCAGTCATAGTATCTGCTGTCGCACACCCCCATAATAGATTTGCCTAACTTGTCATAGTATTCTGCATTGATTCTAGGATAGGTTTGTGCGTACCCATATGTACCAGTAGACAATCTACCACCAGTGCGATTTTCTTGTCTCTTTGGGTACTTCCATATTAACTTCATATCATACTGATTAAAGTATTTATTGCCCTTTATAATGTGTACATAACCGCCGTACTTATTTTGTTTTTGAACTTTTTTCAGCATATCTACGTGGTAATCACTGATAGGCCCTGATATATGATCTACGTTGTCATGGCCTATGTGATTTACAAAACTATCCAGTAATGCTTTACCGGTAAAGTAATAGTTTTTAGTCCAATTATTAACACTTTTTGTACCAAACTTTCTATCCCACGCATCCCCAGAGCTTGTACCTTTCCAACTAAGAACATCAGCAGTTACTTTCCAATCAGCTGTGATCTCATTGTCCCTGAGCTTTACTCTATAAGGATATCCGCCGTAATATACTTTGTCACTGCCATGTACAGTATTTTTATAATCACTTCTGTTGAGAATTTCCAAAACTGATCTCTCCTTCTTCGCTAGTTGATACAGTTATGCAAACATCTTTAAGGTCTTCGAAGAGTAGTTTCTTACTGAGAGGTATTTTAATTAGTCTCTCAAATAAACGCTTTAAAGGTCTCGCTCCCATTGTGGGTTCGTATCCGTTTTCAATAAAGTATTCCAATGTATTATCGTCAAATACAATCTCTATATTCTTATCTGATAGTTGTTGATTTGTTTCCTCTATCACTCGCTTGACAATTTTACCGATCACATCCTTATCTAACTTGTTGAATCGTATCACAGTATCAAGCCTGTTTCTAAATTCTGGAGTAAAGAATGACGTAATAGCTGTGACGTCTGTGTCAACTTTAGTGTTCTTGCCAAAACCAATTTTAAGTTTCTCTGCATCAGCAGCACCTAAGTTAGATGTCATAAGCAAAACTACATTTGTAAAGTCTGTTGTTTTGCCTGTTGCACCAGTCAGTCTACCATCGTCCATAACTTGCAACAATACCTGTAATACTTCAGGTGCGGCTTTCTCAACTTCGTCTAATAGTAACACACAGTTGGGATAATTCTCTACAGTAGTTAGTAGTTGACCTTGCCCCATCTTGCCTTCAGCATGTCCTACATATCCAGGAGGAGCACCAATCAGTTTGCTCACGCTGTGACGTTCCTGGTACTCACTCATATCAAATCTAACTAATTTGCAGTCTAGTTCTTCTGCAAGTTGCTTTGCAGTTTCTGTTTTACCTGTTCCAGTAGGCCCAACTAATAAGAAACTACCCACAGGCTTATTCTTTTCTCTCAAACCAGACTTACTAACTAGTACTGCTTCTACTATCTTGTCAATGGCTTCGTCTTGCCCGTATACTTTTGTCTTAATGCGTTTGTCTAGGCTTTTATACCCCACAGTGCTGTCCACATCAATGACATCCTTACCAATGTTGCTCATTTTGCTGACAACAGTTAGAACATCATCCATGTCTACTATAGTTACACCTTTTAGTTTTGCTCTAGCTGCAGCACTGTCCATCACATCAACTGCCTTATCTGGAAAATACTTGTTCTTGATATATCTGTCAGCTAAGTCCACACACCGCTCTGCTAAGTCATCTGACATCTCGACCTTGTGAAAATCTTCAAAGTTGGGCTTGAGGCCTTTGAGAATTAATATAGTATCTTCTACGTTTGTAGGCTCAACATCAACTCGTTGGAATCGACGCATCAATGCTCTATCTTTTTCAAAGTGTGTGCTGTACTCGTCACTGGTCGTAGCACCCATAGTAAGCAATTTACCTCTGCCCAGTATAGGTTTCATAAGGTTAGCAATATCTACGCTACTACCTCCGGCTGCGCCTGCGCCCATAATCATATGTATTTCGTCGATGAACAGAATTACATCTTTGTTCTTTTCCAAGTTGTCTAATACAATTTTAATCCTTTCTTCAAAGTCTCCTCTGTATCTTGTACCTGCTAACAACGAACCTATGTCTAAACTGAATACTGTTTTGGATTTTAATGCAGCAGGCACTTGCCCTTCTACAATCTTTAATGCCAAGCCTTCTGCAATAGCTGTTTTACCTACGCCTGGCTCGCCAATCAAAATTGGATTATTCTTTTTTCGTCTTGCAAGAATATGCACAACTTCATCAACTTCTTCTGAACGTCCTATAAGTGGATCTATTTCACTTTGTGCGGCTTTCTCATTTAAGTTAATAAGAAATTCTTCTGCTTCTTTGAGGCTGTCTTCAAGTATGTTAGACTTATTAACAACTTCTACAATTTTCTTTTTGTTAATACCGTTCAATTCACATAGATAAGATGCGTGTGTATCGCTTTCGCTTAGTATACTAATAAACAAATCTACTGAAGATATTTGTTCCCTAGCATTAAATATTACTTGGGCAAAGGCTCGCTGTAGTGCACGTTCTATGGACACAGTTTTTTTAGGCCTACCTTCGTAAGGGATCTCACCTACAAGCCCATTAAAATTATTTGCCTCTAAATAAGTTTCTAGATCATCTTTAGCTGTGAGCCAATCGCACTCTATTTCTTCTAAAACAGCAACCACATTCTCATCATCAAACAGGCTCACCACAAGGTGCTCTAATGTAACATACTCGTGTTGCTTTGCTTGTGCAGAGTCTACTGCGTTTGATATGATTAAGTCCACATTACTCATATTGCTAAATTTCCTTGTTTATAAATTGTTCTAATTTGTCTAATTGATCGTCCATCAAACTAGGCATAGATACGTCAAGAATAACATATAACGTGCCTTTTACTCCACTATTAGAGTTAGGCATTCCTAAGTTACTTAACCTTAACCTACCATCTTGCCCACTTCGTTTTGGCACTTTTACACGCACTGTTGTACCATTTATGTGTTCTATTTCAACAGTGCATCCTAGCAATGATTGAAAATAATCTATACCCACTTTGCAATATAGATCATCACCACGTCTATCCCACTCGGGTGGATTGATAACGTGTATCCTGACTACTAAATCCCCAGGAGGTAAGTTGCTGTGCTCCAACGGCCCTTTACCAGTTAAGTGGAATTGTGTGCCGTGTGAGGTACCAGCTGGTACACTAAATTTTATTTTACTGTACCCTAAATCAATTATTTTATCTATGCCGGTGTATGCTTCTCTCAAGTTTACGGACAAGTCGCATACTGCGTCTCTGTTTGCTCTTGCTCTCGTTCTATGCTGTGCATGTGCTTGTCTAAACATGTCATGGAAAAAACTGTCGAACCCTCCCCCAAAACTAGATCCTTGCACTGGATTATCGTATTCTGCTTTTGCCTTTTCATTGCCTAATACATCGTATGCTTCTTGTACTTTTTTAAAGCTCGCTTCGTCGCCGCCTCTATCTGGATGATGTTTGCTGGCTAAACGCCTGTATGCTTTTTTGATATCTGCTTGTGACGCCTGTTTATCGACGCCTAACGTGTTATAATAATCCATAGTTAATTATAGCAAAGTTTTATAGTGTAGTCAATGAATATTTGTTAGAGACGACTTTTAACTAGTTGGACAACATCACGTACAATGTAAATATTATCCAAGTCATCGTCAAAAATTTCTATATCGAACTCATCTTCGCATATCAGTGACATATCGACTACAGCTAAACTATCTAACTCTAGATCATTCACTAAATGGCTATTGAGGTTTATTTGTATTTTGGAGTTGGTTACTAATTCTTGTAGCAAGACAATTAGTTTTTCTTCAATGTGATCCTGCATTTAATCGTTTCCGAAAGGTAGTAATTTCTTAATGCTGAAGCCTGTTTCTTCTTGCGGCTGTTCTGCAGGTGGAGGAGTATACTGTTCCTCGTTGTTTGCTTCCTCTGCCTCACGCTGGTTGTCTTGTCTTTCTTCGTTCTCGTCTAACCAGCCTTCCTTACCTTTGGGCTTAGTTGCTTCTCTGTAGTAAAAAATAATTTCTTTTTGCTGGTTGATATAACGCTTAATATCTTGTAAGTTAGCAGCCATTCGCTCGTAGCCTACCGGAGTGATTGCTAGTACAACAAATCCTCCGTCTAGCATGTTCTCAACTTCAGCAATCTTTTGTTCTAAGTTACCGCATACTTCTATACCTTTGCCGGCATCGTCTAACAGTTGGGGCAACTCTATTCTGTTACCATCTGCATCACGTTGGACACGCCTTGCTGAAGTACCATCCTCTTTGGTATAGTCTTCGTATGCAAAGCGTTCCGTTGTTCGATAAGTTTTTGAACTGCCTACTACTTTTTTAATTCCTGTTGCTGGTTTGCAAGGAGTATTTGTGATCACTTTCCAATCTATATCATTTAACGAAATCTGTGGAGGTAATGGTGGCTGATATATTTCAACCTCAACAGTTTCTGTTATTACTTTAACTGGTGGTAGTGGTTGATATGGTTGCTGCATCGTGCTACATGCACCTAATGAAAATAATGATGCAATCAATAGTATATTTTTAATTTGTCTCATCTTGTGTACCTAATGTCTCTGTCTCTATACTGTCTTGTTCCACGCTGTCAAAAACTTCTGCTGTTGCATTATTAGCACGATCCTCAATCATCTGTGGACGTAACCTAGCTAATTTTGTAAAATTGTGATTAGCAAAAATTTGCATGGCTTCTTTTGCTTGCGCTTCCCATTGTGAGGACTGTGTTGCAAGTGTACCTATTTGTGCAATTTGCTTTTTATTAGACTCTTCTAAGCCTCTGATAGTTTGCTCGTTCAATTGTGCGGCAGTCTGGAGTGCAACATTCTGTTGATTTAGTACATCTATCTGTTGTTGCTGATTTGATATTCTAGTTTCTAATTGACCAACAACAAATTTATGTGCACCGTATCCGACGCCTGCCAATAGTATAATTAGTGGTAATGCTTTTATAAATCCTAACATGGTTTCGCTACTAACACTCTATCAGTTTCCGTATTATGGAAAACGATATGTTTGTTAATAGGCACAATACTTAAATTTCCTTTTATACTACTTAATTGACTTAGTAAGTGGGGGTCAAAATCTGTGTCTATTGCAAGATCGTTTAATCCGGATTCTTCGAGTGGAAGTTTCCCTTCTCCGATTGTTACAAATTCTAATGTTGTGTTATATCTGTAATCTTTTAAATTTAGTTTGTTTTCTTGGAAGGTAACTTCCAATGCGTTCGATCCTGTAAAAAATTCTAACACAGACTCTTCGAACTTGGATTGCTTGTCGTTATCAAAATCTTCTTTGGTCATGTACTCGTCAGGCGATTCTATAATATATGTGGATAGTAAATCTGATGATATGTCAATTTCTTCTTCTGACAATAATGGTTTCACTGTCCAATCAGCTTCGCCAATTAAGTTATACATATCCGAGACCATTTCTTTTATAGTGCTGAGTACGCCTTCTTTCCTATCCATCTCAACAAATACCATATAATAGTTTTCTTGATTTGGATTTGGAGTAACTTCCACATCCCTTATATCAAAATGACTCTTGCTTAAAAACTTTGCAAGGTCATCGCCTGCACTTTGTTCTGTTACATAAAATCCCACCACAGCAACATTTTCTTTTTCGCCTGTCTTAGGTTCAAACTCATCAAACGATATGTTTGGTACGAGTACATCTTTTAAATCTTTGTGGTTTAGATTTTCGTTAACTATAGACATATTATACTACACCCGGGTCTGTTGCGGCATCTAATGTGTCACCAGCAATAGCAGGTTGTTCAGCAACACCCATGTCTTGGGCACCAGCGACATCCTCCATGTTTACATACGCATCTTCAGCAGCTTCTATTTGTTCGGTACTGAATTCATCTACGAACCGTCTGGGCATTTTGATCTCAACTATCCAAACGTCATCTTTCGCAGGCTTCGCTACACGCCTAGCCTGATCCCCTCGCATTTTGATTTCTGTATCTTCTAAGCTATTAATTTTACTCGGTCTCAATAGCTGATCTTTGTACATCCTAACATCACATTGGTTGCTTTCCAAACGCTTAATAGCATCTGGATCTGGCATATCCTTGTAAGGATACATAATCGACACTTCAACAAAGTATCTGCTTAACTTAGGCCCTTCAACAATTTCACCGGTGCGCCAGTTTCTGTAAGCATAAATGTCGAAACTGTCTAGTACACCTTCAAATTCTAAAAGCATGTCCAATAAAGTATTAGTATCAGACACTTTTCGAATGTTATCATTAATTATTTTCAATGTTCGCATTGGATATTCCTTGTAATGCAAGTATTTATCAAAAGTAGAACAACAAATGACAGAATTTTAAACAACTGTGTTAATAGTACACACATACACACTAAATATTTTTTGAGTATGATAAGTCTACAAACATTACAGCGTCCTCAACTATACCCCAATATGTTATTCGGCTATAAATTTGTAGCCAGCCATACTCACGACAAGACAAAGACGGAGGTCGTATCATGTCTAGAAAGAAACGCAAAGAGCGCCAATCAAAAACAAGATTTATGGAGAACTCACATTTGACAGTAATTACGGGTGGAAATCAAGCAGAACAATACATACAAACATATAGTAAGGAGGTGAGAATATTACCAAGAAACATTAAACAAGATACTCTGCTAGAAACACTTGAGGACTCAACTAAACCTATAGTTTTTGCTACAGGCCCAGCTGGTACCGGTAAAACAATGATTAGCACATTATACGCTATACGAGAATTTAAAAAGGGTAACATTGATAAGATCATTATCACAAGACCCGCAGTTAGCGTAGATGAGCAACACGGTTTTTTACCTGGTACACTTCAAGAAAAAATGGCACCATGGACTAGGCCCATTTTTGATATTTTTGAGGAGTATTTCAACCCTAAAGAAATTGAAACATTGATCGAATATAATAAAATAGAGATAGCCCCTCTAGCATATATGCGAGGTCGAACATTTAAAAATGCTGTGATCTTAGCCGACGAGATGCAAAATGCAACTAAGGAACAAATGAAGATGTTGCTAACACGTATTGGTGATAATAGCCAGCTCGTTGTGAACGGAGATCTTAATCAGCATGATAGAGGCTACGAGACAAACGGTCTCAAAGATTTTTTACATCATTTAGAAAGCTGTAATAGCAAAATGATAGGAGCAGTCGAATTTACTACTAAGGAGGTAGAGAGACATCCGGCTGTATCAGAAGTTCTTAAGATTTATCAACAAGAGTAGTTATAACTTTTAAGAGTTGTTCACACAGTGGACCGAATTGATTATCTTCTATATCGTGGAGTTCTCTCATTCGGTCCACTGCACTCTGTACAGATCTCAGCGGATCTGCACTACCTTGCTCAATGTGCTTCCACACAAATCCACTAGGCTTAAACTCCGGTTCCTTGAGAATCTCTGCTACAAGATCAATCATATTCGCTGTATCGAATAGCAGCAAAATACGAGTTGTGCTCGTCTACATCTATCATGCCCTTAACGCTATCAAACAGCTCGTCTACGCAACGTTTAATATTATATGAGTTGTAGTCGCAGGTAATAATATATCCGCCTGGTTCTAGCATAGCATACATGCGCTCAAACGAAGCACGTATTTTAGGATAAAGGGCTTCGTCTGGCACTCCGGGAATCATGTTGGGTATGGAACAAAAAATTATATCATGCAACACATCGGGGGGTTCTGCATTACCCATTATGTTATATTCTGTAAAATTTTCGTCCAAGCCTTTATAGCGACCGTTTGTTGGTCTAAAGATATTTTGTGTATAATCGTCGTAAATTTTTACATCAAGGTCATTGTCTATTAGGAACTGGGCTAGTTCTTTATCGCCTCTGCCATACTCAAATAGCCCAACTGTTTTAACTGGCCATTTGTTAAAATATTCATTAAAGACAACGTTATGAGTAGAATCATAATTTTCGAGTTGGAAGTCCATGTGTGTCCTGTGTATTAGTAAATTTTTCTTACATCGTAGCCCACGGGATTGACAACTTTTATTTCGTGTGTGACCCCGAGCAAATCTACAAATATAATGTGTGTTGTACTTAGTTTTTTAAGTGCTTTAGCTCTATATGTTTTGGGGGACGTTGACTCTATACGTGAACCATCGTCCATGAACTTAACTGCGCTTGGGAAAAATATTGTTAGTTCCCACTCTTCTCTCCAAAGTGTTCGCCACCAATGTCTAATTCTAGCCCAGGCACTCAGCTTGACAACTTTAATGTCTTCTTCTTGTGTGATCTTTTCTAATTCAGCCATAGCAGTATTTATCTACATACTGTTCATTTGTAGTTCCACAAGAGTTGCACTAAGATTGATTTCAGGGTCAGCTACAGCAATACTTTTTGCTATGCCGTTTCTGATAATCACAATAGCTTGATCCTGCTGTTGCTCTGTGTTACCCCATAGTTGTAAGTTCCTGTACATAAACCTATACACGTCATCATATTCTTCCGGACGAGCTTGGCTTACAATCATTGTTCTTGCATCTTTATACTTGCCTGCTTTAAACAATTCTACAGCACTTAACATCCAATCACTCTGGCTTTTGTCACCGGCTTGTGGTTTTTGTAGTGCGTTATCAACAACATTCTGTTGTAACAAATTGATACTTTTACGCAAGTCTGGATAACTTGCTTGTACATAGGTGTCCAATGTTTCTAAATCTACTGCTACATTTTCCGCAATACAAATAGTTGCTAACCTAGCAGTAAATTCTTTAATGTCTAACTTCTCAATATGAAAGCCCTGGCATCTGCTGTGCAATGCAGGAATAATTCTGTTTGGATAGTTACAAGTGAGTATAAACCTACAACTAGTATGGTACATCTCCATTACACCGCGGAGTGCTGCCTGACCATTAGGCGTGATGTAATCAGCCTCATCTAGCAACACATACTTCATGTCTCCAAACGGCATTGTGCCACTAAAGTTTGTGATTTTATTTCTTATTGTGTCTACGTTATTTTCGTTACTAGCATTAATTTCCAGTATGTCCATACTGTCAACATCTAGCTCTTTCAGTAAAACTTTTGCAAGTGTTGTCTTGCCAGTTCCAGGCGCACCACTGAACAGTAAGTGCGGAAGTGCTCCTTCGTTAACCCAGCTACTGACTTGGGTTCGCTGACTGTCATCTCTAAACACATAGTCTGTGATATTATTAGGACGGTATTTCTCTACCCAAAGTTCTTTCATTACGGTGTCTCAAAGGTTAGTTGTATTTGTGTATTATTATAGCGTAAAAGACGCTGAGTGTCAAGACTTATTTGGTGCTCTTCCGCTTTCAACACCTACACCCATTAGTATAAGTGTCACAGCGGCTGTGAGCCAAGCAGAGTGTAAGTCTCCAAAGATAACTCCAGCGAGCACAACACATCCCGCTAAACCCAAAGTGGAAACTCCTACTCTATTATTTTGTTCTGGTAGTTTCATTCTTAGTCCAAGCCGCCTCTAAAGGACTCGAACTGACCTAGCACTGCACCTTCGGGAGGTTCATCTGCAATTAACATGCATGCAACTGGATCTACCTTCCACACTTTCTTAATATTGCCTTCAGTGTCAAAAGCATCATCTTGCATGTCCATGGCTTCAGTCCATCTTCCGTATTCTACATACACCCAATCATCCTGTTTACACCAGTCAATCTCAGGACCAACTGCATGTACCTTAAACCATCTTGGGTGAATGCCTTCGTCTTTGCCAATAGTCTTTTGTATAATGATACCGGACTGCGTTTGTTGCTCGCCGAAGTTTGCATCAACACAAAGTATGTTGTCACCTATTGCTCTTAACTTAGGCATTACTCGTCCTCGTTTGTGTAGAATGGAACCATTTGAATATCACCGTTAGGTAATTCCACTTCCTTATATCCAAGAGGTTCCATATCATCAGGAGCACCAAACTCGTCAGGCTCTACTGCTGGTGTGGGAGGAACTGCTTTTGCTTCCTCAGTTGCTCGAGCTTTTCCAGTTTTAACAACTGGCGCCATATCAGACTCAGTAGTTTGTTGCTCGTCTGGCATAGGTCCTTTTAGTGAACTTTTCTGTGCCGTGTCAGTTTTAGGATTAGCTTTATGATGCTCCCTAGCACGATCCTCGGCTTTTTGTATTACCTTACCACCTTTGCCGATAACATCGCCTCTCGCATTCACTTTCATATTGCCTACGGCCGGTTCGTCGCCCTGCTGTGCAATAAGTGTCTGGAAGTCAATAATCTTGCCTCTGTTTGATCTATGTTGTACCATTTAACCCTCTTTTAAAAATTCTGTTATGTCCAAGTTATATTTAATGCTGTTTATCTTATGCACACCAATTAAAAATAGAACATAACTGGCTACACTACTGCCTCTACCTACTCCCCAAACACAATTGTTAGATCTCATAGTGTCTATAATATATATCAACAACTGTAACATGGGATATAAGTTTCTGGCTTTGTATAGTGCTAATTCCTCGTCTACTCTGTTAAGGGCCTCCAGGTTATCAGACTGGTCCTCTGCTTGGGGAATTAGCTTTCTAATATAATCCTCAACATCTATATCTCTATAATGCTGTGGTATATTAAAAACTGCCGTTCTATCGTAATCTTCGTCTGCCAGCAAGGACATACAATTCATGTCAAGTTCTTCACAAAACTTGTTGTACTGTTGTAAGTCGCTAGATTCCACAAATTCTGTTTGTGCAATATCGGCATCTCTGTATAACAGTTCAATACCGTCAAATTCTGATGTCTGGTGTCTATTAAATTTATCTAACATGTGCTAATAATACATGATATTGCATTCATTGTCAAGAAGTTTATACTAAAGTAGGTTTCCACTTTTGTTTATCCCTGGCGATCTTTTCAAAGTCGATTTCTATGACCTCAGCTGGAGAGTTTGTACCAAGTATATCTCTTACTTGATCTTCAATTTGCTCAAAGTCACTAGTAATATTATCTTCTGCATCACAAATGTTTAAGCGAATTTTATCCACGTCTTCTTGTGAAAGTGCAAAATTGTCATATGTTGTAACATCATCTCGCATCCACCATGGGTTTTTCCATATACTAAGTTCGCCCATAAATTCTTCCTGACTTGGCAAGGATTCAGGATATTCGCCGTCTAAATCAGAATATTCAAACACAGTGTTTGTGTCGTTTTCTTTTAGTACTATGTCGGTTACTATGATGCCTTCTTTGCATAGGGTGTTAAGTTTTGCATACAAGCAGAGTCCCAGTATTGTAAAATTCAATGAGGGTGTAACAATTAACATATTTTCAGAAGCACTAAAATGCCTATTAATCATATCGGTACCATCTTTTTCATACCATATACTGTTGTCAATATAATTCTGTAAAAAATGCTCTATCTTATGTACTGTGACATTTTGATTAAACGTGAGTTCGTCTAACTCCATTTCCGAATCAATAGCACTTGACTTCCAACAAATGTTATAAGATGCTGATTGGATAAATTCTAGTTCATCCCCTTGTTCGTTTTGTGTTGCACAAGATACACAAAAGTCTGTGCTCTTTGCTAATTTAATCGTTTTTATCATCATTGCTATCCTTTTTGGCATAAAATGCTGCGAGGTCTTGCACAATTTTTTGACTTTCGTCTTGATAGTCTGGGTGCACTAGATCCGATGATATTGTGCCTATCTCTGTGACTGTTTCTAATTGTACTTTGTTGTCTTTGTATGTATCCATGTACATCCTTTCTTGATATTCCATGTCAACTGCTTGTTTCATAGAATATACTACATCGTATAAAGGACTGCTACCTGGTATAACAAATAGTTTTTTATCGTACTCTCTTTGCTTTTCCTGTAGTTCTTGTAATGTCATACTGGAAAAATCTAATAAAGGATGTAGACTCATAACGACAACCTGTAGTATATTGCATCGTCCGATTGTCTAAATCTAACTATGTTACCTTTGATTATAAAATCCCAAAACTCTTTCAACCCGTGGTCTTCTGCGGCATCTCTTAATTTTTGTTGGCCGTCATTAGAACGAGTATTAAATCTACCTTGGGGTATTTGATACATGCTTCCTGAAAGATAATGACTGTTTCCTGGTAACTGTATTTCGTTATCTTTCCAGTTTTCCCAGCACATTGTAAAATATTCTGACCGTCCAGCTACACTTTTCAAATCAATGTTGTGTTTGTGTGATATCATATCAATTAGATGATTAGGATATATGCTGTTCAGTGTTTTTAATTTCATATGATACTATCGATTCTTCGTTGACACCGTTATGATTAAATCTTTGACTAATGATTATGTCTAGATTCGGCAACGGATGTTTAATTTGTTTTTCAATAACATAACTTTTGGGTTTACCGTGTATGTTAAGTCCGTAGGCTTTTAATTTTTGCTTGCTAGGTAGTGGTACATCACTATTAACAGCATTGCTGTAAAACTGGTCTATATTCGATGAATGAGATGTTTCTGATAAATTAAATCCCATAGTCGCATAGTCTGCTAGTACAGCAAATATGTCGCTGGTTGTTATAATTAATTTCTTAAATCTAGTTTCAGAAGTATTGTTATTCCATAAAAGATTTAATCTGTTATTAACACAGGATATAGTAACAAAGCTCTCACTTTTCTTTATTACTTTAAAGTTCAGTTTATCTGCAAATTCATTCATAACATTTACACTGCTATTATTTACAGTAAGTCCTACAACATAGTCTAACGGTAATGTGCCTGGTACCTCTGACATACTACTATCAAAATACTCATCGTAATTTTTCCTAAACATATCTATAGGATAGGAATACACGTTGATTCCGTAGAACTTGCAAAAGTTTAGCCCTGTTGTAGTACACTTAACACTGCCGTCTAGGCAGTTATCACTGTTGAATCCTACACCGGATAAGCCAGTATCAGTGTCTGTCCTAGTATTCACTAGCATGATACACTTTCCCGCAACCCACATTGATGCAGTTTTAGATTTTGTTATTGACAACTTCTTAAACCCAAGCTGTCGAATAACAGTGTCGCACTCTTGGTAAGAGTGCGTATCAGGGTTCACGTTATATTCTATAAAGTTTAATTCAGCCATTACTTGCTGTATCACACTCTCCGCAGCATTCCGGTGTGCCGCAATTTGGATGTTCTTTTATCTCAGGAAGTAAATCCTCACCATAACGGCCACGAGTTCTGTTGCCATCGCCGTTAAGTTCGGTTAAATCCTGCTGTACATAAGTATAGTCTCTATGGCTCGCATCAACTAATTCTCTGTACTTTGTTTTGTACTCATTATTATCAACGGCGTCTCTGTACTTGGATTTGTACAGTGATAATTCCTTTTCCAAGAACTCTACTTTTTGTTGTAGTTCTTGTACAGTCGGCTTATCGTTAGGGTCAAATATTGCTGGTTCCATTACATCTCTCTTTTGTTTACCACAGTGTCAACTAGACCCATTGCCAATGCTTCTTGCGAAGTCAGGAAGTTGTCCCTGTCCATTGCAGATTCAAAGTCATTGTAGGACTTTCCAGCAGTGTTATGCTTGACATAAATTTCTGTAAGCTCACGCTTGATTCTAATAATCTCTTTAGCACGAATTTCAATGTCGCTTGCTTGCCCTTGGGCGCCGCCTAATGGTTGATGGATCATGTGCCTAGCGCCTGGTAACATGTAACGTTTACCTGTTGCGCCTGACTGAGCTAATAAACTCCCCATGCTTGCTGCCTGTCCCATTACGATAGTGCTTACTTCTGGATTAATGTATTGCATAGTATCATAGATTGCCATACCGGCAGTTACTACTCCGCCTGGACTATTAATATAAAAGCTAATATCCGCATTGGGGTCTTCTGCTTCTAAGAATAATAGCTGTGCACAAATGCTGTTTGACACCATGTCATTTACTTCTCCATTCAAAAATATAATTCTATCTTTGAGTAGTCTGCTGTAGATGTCATAACTACGCTCACCTGCGCTAGTCTTTTCTATTACATACGGTACGAAATTCATATTAACCTCTTGTGGTATTGTATTTATTTAAACTGCAAGCAGTTCTTTAATTTTCTTCAGTGCCATATCAAATCCTCTCATACGTCTCATTGAGATTCTTGCAGGCGTTACATACTGGAAGTCAGAAAGTTCCATGTCCTTAATACCAGCGTAGTTTGTCGATTTTAAATCGTCAATCATTGCTGTTAATATACCCTTAACAAACATACCCGAACTGTCATGATATATCTCTCCGTCAATGAGAGCTATCCAAACATCGGTGGCACATCCGACTACTTTATTTTCGTGTAGTCTAAGGTCTGCAGGAGGATCTTCATAATCGTAATCCATCATTACTTCATAAAAATCTTCGTGAGATAATTCTATTAAAAATTCTTTGTCCATAGTGTATTATACTTTAAAACTGTTTGATAGTCAATAGTATTTAATGACTTTTGAGGGGTAGCACAAACAAAAATGGTGCGCATTTAGCGCACCATTAGTGTAAAGCATTAAGATAAATTAATTGACTTCGACGCTGTAACCAGACGCTAAGATTAAGGATTCGATCTCTGCATCGTCTGATATTTCAGAAATGCTAGTACTGTCTCCGTTGTCTGCTTTATAAAATACGCCTTCTTTGACAAACCATGCTCTGTACTTAACGCCTTCATCTGCAATTTCGTCATCGAAATGTATAGCTTTGTAGCCATCAAAGTCTGATGGACCTGAACCATTTGGTTCTTCTGCACCAATACTATAGTCACTTGCAGTAACTTTTGCATTTAGCAGTGCGTCTACAGCAGCCTTGTCGCTTGCGTCATTTAGTACCCAGGCACCGCTGTCACCTTGAACAAAATACGCTTTGTACTCTGCGCTATCTTCTATTAAATCTATGTGTGCTCTAAGTGCTTTTTCGTCTGAATAAGATGCCATTTTCTATTAGTCCTCTTCTTTTTGTAAAAATGTCCAGATACCATATGCTAAACCTGCCCAAGCGGCCATTTTAACAATGCCTCCAAACAAAATAATTGCTAAAGATCCAGCAACAATAATGCCGCCGTCCCAACTAGTTCTTTCCTTTAGTCTGTCTTTAACCCATGTAATCATGATGGTCTCCTTAAACTTATTTATCATTTTTTTCAATTTTGGATGTGTACCTAATGTAATAAGGCATGCCGTGATCCATAACAAAGTCGAAGAATTGAAACTTTGATAATGCTTTTCCTAATCCTCTGAATTGATCTTTAACTCTCTGCCATGAGGTACATGGACGTATTTGTCCGTAATAATTAATATAGTTTAGTTCGCCAGTATGTCTAAACAACATAAATGTAGGTGGTACTTTTGGTACTATGTCGTTATTATTCACGTAACGCTTGTACGCACCAATACCACATACATCTAGATGTTTACAGTAACCTTTCGTACCTACTCTAGGTTGTCCGAAAGTTCTCAATTCTTTAATTGGTATGCCGTCTGCTACCAATTGTTCTGCAATAATAACTGCCATAGCACCGCCTAAACTGTGACCACAGACATAAACGTCTTGATCTTTTTTACGGCCTTGCCTAATTTCTTCGAGAATCTCAGAGTATATTTTGTTTGCATACGTATGAAATCCTCTGTGTACTCTACCGGACACAGGGTGCTTTATTGGATATAAATCTAAGTCTGCTAGGACATCTTTTGCTTCTGTAGGTTCAGTGCCTCGACATGCTACTACTATACTGTTATCTTTTGTATAGAATATCCACGCTTCTGAACTATCATCGTCGCCACTAATATACTTTGACTTTGTACGTTGTAGTCCTATCTGCTTTTCTACATTTTTTTGATCTGCTTCGTCTAGATATGCTCTTCCTGCGAGCATTGCAAGTAAAGCAGCTTTTTGGTGTTCTGTTGCTGTTTTTAATTGCGGCATGTGTAATCTCCGTTTATAAGTGTTATTTATTTTAATCATAAAAAAAGGCAGTTTACACTGCCTTTAGTAATCTCACAGATCTATATTTGGGATAAGCATAGGTACATAGTAGCAATAGTCCACATAGATAGAAATGCCCAACCAACAGATTCACAAAATGAACCATCAGCACAGACGTTGTCCGCTATATTTTTGATTACCGCCGAGATGTTACTACCCGCTTTTTTCAAGCTAGTCATGTTTTTCTCCTGAGTCTAATATAATATTAGCACCCGCTTTCACTACCCCTCTCGGGCATAGCTCAGTGTGTTAAGACCCTCTTACGAGGCATCAGTAAACACATTGTTGTGGAAGTGCGTTGTGCGAATTACTTCCAATTGTATTTATCAATGTGTAACTATACTACACAGTTTATTGGTTTTTTGTTACCTTATTAAACGGAAATGACGCTTTTGCCAAAGCCTTGGCGGCGCCTAAAGTAAAGACGGTTTAGGTATTCCTCACCTTTCACATTTTCACTAATGTCAAACGTGTAATTGTAAGTACCATCTTTAAAACTGTCTATGTGATTTATGAATTGAAAGAAGTTATGATTGTACTGCCTCTCATATGGATACGATGTGTCCATGCTTGTTACAAAATTATGCTGATAATCCATTAATTCTTCAAATAGGTCGCTGTCTAATTCGCACCATTCTGAACTGAATACTTTGTGCACAAAATCGAACACTATATCGCTGTTAGCGTGGAATTCTTTTTGTGCATCCCACATAAGTGTGTGCCCGCTAAAGCCATCGCTCTTGCCTGTTTCTAGGTAGTATGCTAATTTTTCTACTGTTGCTCTATTAACGTCACCAATGAATCCTTTATCATTAATCACAGCATCGTATACTCTGTCATATGTTTCTAAGTAGGTAACGTTCTTGTATGATCTTAGAAACCTTGCAAGTGCCTGGCTCCATCCAAAGTTGTGGAAGTTATTGATCACCCAGGCATAGTTCCAACTATCGATAAATTTTTGTCTAGGCATGTACTTTGTGCCAGTAACAAGTTCTACCTTCTCTGGTATATTATCCTCTTCCTCAAAGCCACTGATATAGTTTTCCACAACAACTGTTGTTATGCCATGAGTTTCTCGTTGGGTAGGAGTATTCATTTCTGCATTCTCTAGCAACTGTGCAAGCCAGCTTTCGATAGCATTGTGTTGTCCCGCTTCTATGACTTCGCATATACCTCTGCGCCAACTGTTAAACGTTTCCTTGGGTAATCCTAATATTAACTCTGTGTAACTAGGGATGTTTTCCTTGTTGCACTTGTCGAAGATCATTTTTAGATCACTAATTTCCATGTTACGTCTACGGATCTCAGTGAGTACGTCCATGTCCATGCTTTGTACACTTAATGTAAGTCCTCTATTGAACCCGCTACTAATAAACTTTTTAACAATTTCTAGGATTTCGTCACTACTGTTCTTATACCATGTTGCATCAACAACTTTTGGGAATCCGTATTTGTCTTGCAGTTTCACAAGCTCTTCGGTGACTTCTAAATCTCTGTCAGTGAATACACCAAAGTTAGCATCTGCTATTGTAACGTAATCAACTTTATGTTCTGCCATCCATACAAGCTCTTGCAGAACCTTTGGCATAGGAAATTTTCGTATCTTTGCATACGTTAAACTGCCCCAGTCGCAGAATGTGCATGCAAACGGGCATCCTCTGTTTGTTTCTAATGTGCCATTCCAAACAACATCTGGATTATCTTTGTAAATTTTATCAAATACACCCGTAGTGTAAGGACTAGGTATTTCTAAGTCGTCTAGTCTGCCTCCGAGATATATTTGTTTGAGTGGTTCTTTGTTATGGAAAGTTTCTAATATTTCAACAAATGTCTCTTCGCCTTCATTAAGGGAAATAACATCCACAAAAGGATTATTATCAAAAAACTTTTCTTCTTCTGGTCGGTTGGTAACTTGTGGACCTCCGAATACAATCGTTATACTAGGATTATATTCTTTTAGCCTACGAGCTATTTCTTTGTTGTATTCCCAGTTCCACATATAGCAACTGAAGAATGCTATATCAGAATCCTTAACTCGGCTAACTAACGTGTCTGGGTCTTCTCGCCTAAATATTAAATCGTGTAATTCAAAATTCTGATTTACTACATCAAACTGATTACCATAACTCCATAGGCATCCTACAGAATACGGTAACCAGTAGCCTGCTAACGATCCCAGGCCGATTTTAAAGTTAGGTTGTACTAACAATACTTTATGTTTCACAGTACTACCTTGTTGTCAGACTTACTTAGATGATGCGTCGAATACTTGTTGTACTAGAGCTTCTTTCTTTTTACGTCTGTCGATTTCAATACCAAAAGTTCTACCTAATTCTTCCAGCTGCGATTTGGTCATTCTACCTAGTGATGCTAGGGTAACGCCCTTTTCAACTGTAACTGCAGGCTCTGCTTTTTTTGTTACTTTAGCCTTTTTCACAGCAGGCTTCTTGGGTGCTGCTTTCTTCTTGGGTGCTGCTTTCTTCTTAGGTGTTGCTTTCTCATCAGCCTTTGTTTCAGCTTTTTTTGGCTCTGCTACAGGAACACCTACGAACACACTTTGTAACCATTTAAACATTATTAGCTCCTATCTAGTTTGTCTAGTTGTTCAAATCTATCTTTAAATACAGGGTGGGTTAAGTTCAACGGATTGTTTCTCTTATACGCTGTGTTGCGTATTCGATTATAAGCCAGCTGCGCTTTATTTTTAACGTCCACATCTTTAATCTTATTTATATATGTTCCTACTGCCTTTGGTGTTAATCTAGGCAGAGACATAAATTCAAATAGGAAAATATCAAATTCTATATATTGCATTCCTAGCTGATCAGCATCACTATTACTTATACCTAAGCCGTCTGTAGGTAGTGCACTAATTGTTGGTTCTGGAACACCCATTATACGTGCAGTCATCGGTACTTCCCAACTCTTACTTAAACTTTGGATTGGTGCAACATCACCAACGTCACCGTGTAGTGTCCAAAAGCCTGCGGCTAGTTCACTAAAGTTGTCTGTACTACCAACACAGCCACCTAGTTTGTGTGCTAAGTTATACAGAGTCATCATTCTTAATCTTGCCCTAATATTACCTTGACGTTGCAGTCCTCGATATGTAGTCTCTGTCTCTGCAAGGTAGTCTTTCAAAAAATCATACGGCTCGGAAAGGTCAAATTCGTATCTTTCTAACCGTAGCATATCAATTGCTTCGATACCGCGAACTGTCTCTTCCATTTTTTGATGTATAGGTAATGTAACTCCGTGTACATGCCAGCCTGCTTCTTTGAACAGCGCAGCAGTTGTTGCGCTATCCACGCCGCCACTCATACCAATAACTACATCGTCGAGCTTGTGATCTTTTCGATAATCACCTAGCTGTTTTACTAGCTTGAACGCTGTAGATTCTAACTTCTTTTTTGTTGGGTACACTCCTAATTTTATATGCCATTTTAATTTGTCAATAAACCAGTCGTTGATCGGACTACCGTCACCTGGAGTTATTTCCAGTATCTCATCCATTAATGTCATTCTTTACCTCCTCAGGCGTTCTCCAAATAATCATTTTACCTATTTGGTCTCTCTTTATGTTTTGTGTTTTCCAGTATTTCAAATCTTTCATTATCCCATCGGGACTCTTAAAAAATGTGCTATTCTTTTTGCGTCTACCCTTTATAAAAAATGTCATAGCATGTCCGCCTTCTGGTATCTGAACACGGTGAAATTCATCGTGTCTTCTAAAGGCACACCAACCAGGTCCTCGCCATTCCTTTTTATCGCCAGTGATCTCGTAATATCCACCAGACAATACTAATGTAAAATATCCCCATGGGTGGTTATGTTCGACGTCTAAGTCGCTAGATGTGAATAAGTTAAAACAAACACGGCTTTCGCTGTACAGTCCGGCTACACCCTTAACTAGTTTATTACCGAATGGATATACTCTGTGCAAGTAGTACGTGCTTGTGTAGATGTTCTGTAATGACTCAGCGCCTTTAATTTTGGCGAGCCACCAAAAAAACCTTTTCATATAGGATGCTCAATAATTTACGTTTTATTTACTTAAAGTTTAATTGTTCCGCAACTTTTCCCGGGTCAAAGCCGCCTTTGATAAACTCAGCGATATTGTTATAATTGTGTGCTGAAATACGTTTAATTAAATCAACATCATATTGTTTGCCATTCTTCATATCATTAATTATTTCGCAGATATTGTTGTTTGTTTCCTCAAAGTCTTTGCCTATGTAGTTACCAAATACATCCATGTACAAATCGAAACCCCATTCTTCTAACTGTTGATATAAGATATTTGTAGTAACTAATAAAAAGGGTTTGCCTAACAGTAGCATCCTGCTTGTCTTCTCTGTTAATTGAGATATTGGAAATGGTTTGCTGTTATTATGTGAAATTCCGAATTCGATAATTTTACTACTAGGCTCTGCAACACTTTCAACTATTACTTCCAACTTAGAATTAAAAAAGCAATGCTGATTATATGTATAGGCACCGGCGCCGCCACAATCGAAGCCTGGTGCAAGATCTCCCGGCAAATTTGGAATTGTATCTGGGAAGTTTGTGTAGTCAACTGGCTCAGTTAATATATTCTCTAAATGGTTTCGATGTTCTTCTAGCCTGTCCGAGTTCCAAGATTCGCAATAGGTTCCTATATATCCTTTATCTGCAAGGCCTTTAATTTTTAATTTATTATATAAATCAAGCCTAAACGTTTTAAAAGTTCCTAGTGAAAGAGTATAGTCGTGGCTGAGTGTGTTCCAGTTCTCATAATAATTTAGTAATGCTGCGTTGTGTTGATCCCAGTCATGCCTTTCCCTTACATCGGATTTTTTTAATAATCTCCTTTTAAATGTTGGTACCTCTGGGTGACATTGCTGAAGCCATTGTTTACTCCAAGAATGTGATGATAAGAATTTTACATCACTGTTTACAACATTCATATCCGGTGCTGAATTATCTATTATAAACGAAACGTTATTAAAGTTGGACAAGTACTCTTTATCTAACGTGTATCGCTGCTTATGTCCCCAATACTGATCCATATACTGATAACCGGTAGGCTTGGTTTCTAAGGATACAATAATGATATCTCTGCCGCCCATAATCTCTATGGCTTTTTCCTGATTAAGTGCATACCAAAAGAAGTCAGAGATAACAATTTTCTCATTATCCGACATTGTTAAATTTGGAAGTTGCTCAGGTGTTGCTGTTCTAACTCGAAGGTCCAGTAAGTCAGACCATGTTAAAAATATGTCCTTAGAGAGTGTTGCTTCAAAATCCCATTCTAGTTCTATTGTCCACGAAAGATCAAAAATATTTTTATCTCTTCGCCTGGGTGTTATTATTGTAGCATCAAACATTTAACGACTCCGAATAATCTATTAATCCCATTTCATCCAAATGTTTGTAATTATGTTCTAATACTTCTTGCATATCTTTATACATTTCTAGCCACTCAGCGTTTGATTTATTTTTAAGTTCTTGTGTTAATTTACAAATAGCGTCCATCCTAGCTGTAGGAGTAACTATAGTATCATAACTTTCGTCCCACCATGTATCAAAAGTTTTAAACCCTAGTTGTTTGAGCTGTGCAAGCGAGTTTGGGTGCCCGGCAAGTACAAACGGTTGGTGACATAGCATTGGTTTAAATATTTTTTCTGACAAGAAGCATGCTGTTTCACGTTCTTCGTTGAACGCTGTTTCAGGGATAAGACTGAACCATGTTCTCAGATATGTCTCTTTAAACATCGTCCAAACATGATTCTGATTAAAATCCGATTGATCTAACACACACGGTAATTTTTTAATAAAGCTATCGATATTATCACTAGTAAAAGCTGGGTGTGAGTCCCAATCGTATGGTATTGCATGTTCAGGTTTTATAGGCTCCTTGGATAGGCCTGGGTGGCCTCCTAGGTGTGCAGAGTGGCTGATATCACTTATTTTAGGATCCAATAAGTTGTAATAATTAAGCATAACACATAGTGCTATTCTATGTTGGCGTGTTACTCTGTTTAGACAACTAAAACTTTTCATTTCAGTTGTGTCTGATTTGTATTTTATTTGCTCTTCAAAAGAAATTGAATCTTCTTGATTGTGAAACTTTAGCAAACCGCAAAACGGTATAGATGACACAATGTTAAGTTTATGTTGCTTATCACTGTAATACTTGTCGTGTATTTGTTTTTCTAATAAGTTTGACGTTGTAATAATAATCTGGGAAGGTAGAATATTATAAGCCTCGCAATTATGATAAAACACATCATAAAAATTTTTAGGTTCATTGACGTATCTTGTATAAAGCAATGAGTCGTAGTCTGAAGGAATAACATCTACATCTAAAATTGTTTTATTTTGCATGAGGGGGAAACCTTCCCAACCTTGATCGATGTGTAAAATAGCTCTACGCTCTTGCAAGGCCTTCATTACTATTGGTCTACTCAGTTGTATTACATCAAATAAATTAACTCGTTGCCCGGTTCTGTAACCGCCAAACCAATTTGCTGGTGACCCGAGTGTGCCAATTTGGTATATAAATTTCTTTAATTTTTTGGCTTCGGTTAACGATGCATCTTTGCAGTCGCCTGTTTGTTTACAAAATGGTATAAGAGAGTTGCTACCAGGAGCAAAACGTCCTGCGAATCTAGAGTCCATTAAGTTGTAATTATTTTCAGCTAAGGGTCTGTCCCATACAAAATAATACTCATTAGTGTCTGCTGTCAATGTATACAATCTCTCTAATTTAAAAGATAAAAAAAGCGGGTTTCCCCGCTTTTATTTATTAGACTAAAATTAGTCTAAGTAAGTAACTTGGATGTCTTTTCTATGCGTAGGGAAAGTTAATTCCGACTGCAAGTGATGCTCTCGTCTAGCTTTTGATGCATCAGGTATACCAACACCCATCAATAGCATAGGCTTTTCATCAATACCGAGTATTTTCTGAATAGTATTTTTGTCGCAACAAGAACAGCATCCAGTGCTGTATCCTAATAACGAAGAAACTACATTCACGTAACCTGCAGCAATTCCTAATGCTTGATGCTTATCTTTTTCCATAAGCTCTGCATTAAGAGACTGATCGGTGTGAGCTTTTGCTTCTTCTGGCTTAAATGCGTCTGCAAACACAATTAGCAAATTTGCTAATGTCTGTGGATTAGTTGTTAGCCTGCCCTTTCCAGGTGCTTGGCCACCGCTTTTGCCGTCTGCAATATAAAAACCAGTCGTTGCTCTGTGAATCTTTTCAATCGTGTGTCTGTCAGTTATAAAGTAAGGCTTAAAGAATGTGACGTTCTGCTTGCTTGGTGCGCCTGTCACTGCATTTTCAATTACAGTTAAGTCTTCTTCCGGAATGGACTTGGACAGGTCCCAGTTACGCTGAACGTGCTGGCTCTTGTGTATCGCCTTGATTAGTAAATTATTAAACATGTTTAACTCCTATATACTGTATAGTATGTATTATTTATGCAAATCAACGAAATTTTAACATTATCCTAATTTTTGAGGCTAAATATAAATGGAGTGTGTATATGAATTACGATTTTGTAGAGATTGGAACATCAGATTTCCATACGTGCATACAGTCTAGCAAGGGTAACGAAGTTGGGTTATCAATTGAACCCGTAAAACTTTATCTCGATAGGTTACCAGATCTGCCAAATGTCACAAAAATAAATTGTGCAATCTCACTCGATGGTACAGAATATATAGATAGCATATATTGGATACATCCAGATGATATTGAAAAGAATGGTTTACCTGAATGGCTAAGGGGCTGTAACAGAGTCGGTAAGCCTCACATTGAGCATTTGACTGAACTGGTAAAGAAAACAAACGTAAAGTTGATTGCAACAGAAATTGATATGATCCCACTGTCAAAGATCTTTAATGACTATAACGTAGAAGGACTTAAATTACTAAAGCTAGACACAGAAGGTGCTGATGTCTACATACTGAAATCATTTTTACCTTATTTGTCAGATCGCCCCAGGGAACACAGACCGGACGAAATATTTTTTGAGGCAAATCAGCTCACTGCTAACAATTTAGTGTTAGAAACAATCGACCTATACAAAGATATAGGATATAAAATGGTGCAACGGACTCAACGAGATGTCCGACTATTAAAGGTTTAACGAAATTTTTACTTCTGTATTATTAACTGTTGATAAATAGAGATGTAATGAAACTGTAATATTTCACACATTGTTGTTCACACTTGTGATAAAGCAATAGAAGTATATACAGTTTACTTACTAATCATTAGGAGAATGACATGGCGAAGTCCTTAGGAACAGTAGCCGTTGCAACTCGCAGAATTGCAGTGAACTACTATAAAAAATTCGATGGCATAATGAAGAGTGGCTCTTTAGACAGAGTTATTTCTAGAACTATGTAGGATATATAGGGTTGGTTTACTGACCCTTTATCTTATTATTTTTTGATACTGCTTTTTTCAACACACTCAGATCAACATCTTTCTTTCCCGCATAGTGTAAAAATGCGTCAGTGTCTTTAGGAAAGCAATGTCCGCCAAATCCTTTTTCACCGTCTGGTCCAGGAACTCTCATATGTGTATTGCCCATTCTGGGATCGTTAGTTAGCATCTCTGTAAATGTTTCCCAGTCGGTTATTGCCCCACTAGCATCGTGTAATTCACGAAGTTCATTAAAGAAAATAACTTTAGTTGCAAGCCAACTGTTGATAGTATACTTAATTAAACTTGCTGTAACTAGATCCACCTTGAATGTTGGTACTACCTTGACACTGCTGTGTCGATTATATGCCTTTTCGATAGTGTCGCAATCTTTCCATTTGCCGCCAAGCACTTGCATATTTGGATTAATAAAATCTGCATGTGCGTTTGCTTCTGTTAAAAACTCTGGATTGTAAACAATTCTTATGCCAAAGTCTTTTTTCATTGTTGTTAAATGTTTAGGAGTGATAGTACTTTTTATAGCCGCAATACCCTTGTAATTCCTGTCATATAAATCACTAAGTACCTGTCTCACCGCACTAACGTCTACATCAGCATGTTCGATACTTTTGGGTGTCGGCACACAAATAAACGTTATGCTCGGGTTGAACTCTATTAACATATCAATAGTGTTATCGTTGTGAGCAGGATCAACAACGAACTGATCTACATTCTTATTAAAGCCATTAATAACACTACCACCAACAAAGCCAGCTCCGACAATACCTAATCTAAGTTTTTCTGTCTTCATACTTTCCCTTTAATACGGTTCATTAGGTATATATCTTCGTAAGGCTTCTCATCTACATATGTAGGTGCATTAACCAGTGCTTCATCTACACAGTTTTTGATTTCCCATAATTTTTCCTTCATACCGGAACTTGTCCATCCGTCATTACGTGGACTGTTCATTTCATGTTTCAATTCCCATATAGTATGTAATACTGTGTTTACATCAGGAAGAATCATTTTACCAAGCCTCAACTGCTTTTACATTAGAAGGCATTCCTTCTACGCTATCCATTAGGATAAATTCAAATTCAAAAGAAGATTCAGCTCTGCCACTAAAGGTTGCCCAACCCTCGTTCACAACAAGAGAAATATTGTCTAAACTCTTGGTGGCTTTTAGCGGCTCATCCATCTTTACTGTAGCACTAAAGTATTTCATTGTTATTCGCCTACTGTGTAGTTTTCCATAATAGTATTATGTGTTTTACCGTTTTTTAATTGAACAAATGTTGCACATTTGCTTAATTGTTTTAGAGATTTAGCACCCACATAAGTGCAAGCAGAGCGCACACCTCCCAATATATCTGTGATTGGAACATCGACTGAGCCTTTGTAAGGAATCCGTACAACTCTGCCTTCGCTTGTTCTGTGATTTTTAACACCGCCCGTCTCCTTTTGTGCTTCAGTTGTGCTACTTCCGTAGAACTGTACATATGCTTTTTCTTTTCCTCTGTGTGATTCATTTGTTACTTCGCCAAACATATCCTTTAGAGGTTTGCCATCACGATTAACTAACTCGCCGCCTCCTTCTTCGCATCCAGCTAACATACCGCCCAGCATCACAAAGTCTGCTCCTGCTCCGAATGCTTTTGCTACATCTCCAGGACTACTACAACCGCCATCAGCAATGATGTGTCCGCCAAGACCGTGAGCGGCATCGGCACACTCAATGACTGCTGAGAGTTGCGGATATCCAACACCAGTCTTAACCCTAGTAGTACAAACACTACCAGGCCCAATACCCACTTTAACAATGTCTGCTCCTCGAAGAATAAGTTCTTCTGTTATGTCTGCTGTTACTACGTTACCAGCAATAATAGTAACATCGGGATATTTTTCTCTGAATCGAGAAACGTATTTCAAGAATCTTTCACTATACCCGTTTGCTACATCAATGCATACATACTGAATACTCCTGGATAACTTCATAGTAGCATCTATGCGTTCAATATCAACGTCTGTAATGCCGGTGCTCACCGCAAAACTTTCCATTATTTTAGACTTGTTAGGATGAGCTCCAGACCATTCCCATATATCCACCGGTTGCTTATTTTTATCTAAGCAGGTAAACATACTGTTACCACATAATGCTTCAACCATTTGAGGAGTACCAACACCTTGCATGTTAGCAGCCATAATGGGAATGCCGTTATATTCCTTTCCGCTGTTTACAAATTTAAACGATCTGGTTAGATCAACTTCTTTTCTACTGCCTATGACACTGCGTTTCGGCCTAAGTAACACATCACAGTAATCCAATTTTACATCAGTTTCGATACGCATATATAAATTATCCCTATGTATGTTAATAAATGTAGTAGTTGATCAACACCATGTGCTATCCAGTATTGCTGATCCATAGCAGTTAAATGCTTGTTCTTCCAAAAATTACTTTTAACGTAATCCACGTGATAATGTACAACACTGTCCAAAGCGGCTAATGCAAGTGCTGCATACGGACTTATAAAAAATGCAAGGACTACAAATGTTAGTACTCCGTGCAACTTAGCATGTGCAAATCCTCCAAAGGCTCCATAAGTACCTTTGTCTTTGATCATCCAGCTATATTGTAAAAAATAATCTGCACATGTGTGTTTAATGACAAACAGTGTTATTAGTAAAAGTTCCACATTACCACCACTGCCAGTTCCACGGAACTTTTTTCTTAATAGGACCTAGCCATCTTTCTTCTAGCGTACCTATAAAATATGGCCTAGGTATCAACCACCCTAAAATAATTCCTAAAATAATTAAAAATAATGTACTCATGTTTTGCTCCCTTTATTTCTGTACTACAGGTCATCTGCTTCTTTTACGAAAACTCCGTCGACCATTCTTCCCTTCCTAAACCGAATGTCTTCATACGCTACGTGTAAACATTCAGTTAATGTTATGTTGTTTCTTTCAGCTATGTTGATTAATACTACTAGCATATCACCAATGTCGTCCTTGATGTCTTTTCCCTTACAAATGTTATCGCTTAATTCGCCAGCTTCTTGAATTAGCTTTGCAAATTGCGTTTTATCATCCGAACCAGTAATAAGATTTCTATCATAATGCCACTGCTTAACAAGTTCGGATAAAGTAATAAGATCAGAACTTTCTCTTTTGTACTCTGCTACATTCATTACATATTACTCCAAATAAGTGTTTCGTTTTGATCGTTAATCCTTTCAGATAGACTGCTATCCTTTGCGTTTGTTTTAAACGTATCAGTCAAGTAATACATCCACGCTTTGCCTTCAGTTGTATGCACAACTTTTCTATCGTAGAAGTTAGGGAATCCTTCAATCTGATCAAGCATGTGAAATGTTTCTTCATCAACCTCCCACACTTCCCCTTGAATAAATTTTGTGCCTGATACTACTCCTGGAAAAGACCCTAGGTCTATCATATCGTAGTCAGGGTATTCTGTATTTGCTTTACCTAATAGCACTGACTGATCAGACATTTTGTCCAACCCTCTAAGTGGGCCGCCAGTCTTCAGTGTGCCGTATACAAAAACTTTATTCAGTTGTGCGAAGTCGTTCATTGTTTACCCTGCTTTAGAACCTGCTCTTCAAGTTCTTTTATTCGTGTGTTAAGGCTAGTTATCAAGTAACTTGTTTCTTGATTAGTGACTATAGTGTCTAATGCAATTCTGTCTTTTTGCATAGTTTCCACTTCAATCTCCAAGTCCTTGATATTAGATTCTGCCCGCTTTAGCTCATCAATAAGCTCTGCTTTTGTCATTTGCGTTTTAGATTTTCTCTTAATCATGCTTGTATTATACAGTAATTGAACATATAGGTCAACCTTTTTTAGTACTCTAAGGTGTCAGTTTCTTTTATTTTGGTGTACTCATCAAAGTAGTTATCCACCATGTTATCGTAGTGGAAAGTGATTCGATGGAGTACTCGTTTGGCTATGATTTCAGGATTCCATTCAACTCGTTTATGCAAAGTTAAAACTTGGTCGCTGATCACTATATCGCCTGGATGCCACTTGTGACTGTAGCAATATTTTTCTTGGAAACAATGATCCATTAGTATCTGCTTTAAGTCAGGATCTGTTGGGAACACACAGTTATTATGGTAATGGAAGTACAGTCCTTTCTTACCATTAAACCCTGTGTGTACCAAAGGCATTGTGTATGTATGATCTACCAAACCCATACCTTTCATCATATTAAGTTGCGGTGTAGGTACACCCTTTGCCCAATTTTCTGGTGCGTACTCATAATGACCTATCACATTCTCACAACGTTGCTTAATATCATCAGGTAAGTCTGCATAAGCTCGGACAGTGTCCATAAATGCTGTATGGGTGTTATCACTATGCCACGCACCTTGTAGGGCAACACCTCTTGCACGGTCCATATCACCGTTCATATTGCTGTGCCAATCCAGTTCTCCGTTACCAAAGATACCTGTTGCTAGACCTTTCTTACTCTTCTCACCCGTGACACGTTGAATTAAATAATCGTCATCGTCACCTGTAAAGTCAAACGGCTCTGTAAATGTTCGACGACCTTTATTATCGCCGTTCTTGATCCAAAGCATTTGTTTGTGATTAGCAAAGCTCCCCATCTTTCTAACCAACTTAGCAAATGGCACTGAACGAAATTCTTGATTAGTAAATGTGATCAGCAGATTATCTAAATATATCTCATTTATATCCTGATAGTCCTGTTCGGATAATTGTGTGATGTCACAATCAATATTAACACCGACATTACTTAATTTAGTCACTAGCATTGCTCTACTATAACTCCACTTTTATTTAAAAATTCAATACCCAGTGTACAACGATATAGATTTTTGTAATATACCGTTGTAATACCACTTTGATATATTAGTTTTGCACAATCTATACACGGTGAGTGTGTAATAAAGATAGTCGCTCCTTCTCCACTTTCAGAAGAGCGAGCTAGTTTAGCAATTGCATTAGTTTCTGCGTGGAGGACTTCAGGCCTTGATTTCATTTCGTAGCCGCCATCCTCATACTGGTATTCATCTTCGCATCTATTATCCCATCCACTGGGCATACCATTATATCCAATGCTTATAATACGATTATCCTTTACAATGATTGCACCTACTTGGGCACGTTTGGCACTGCTGAGTTGTGCAAATCTTTCTGCACAATCCATGAATGCATGTTTAAATTTATCTTTCATATTTGCACACACTCACTGCAGCACTGCGGCCGCCGAATCCAAAACTTGTTTTCATAAAGCGATTGTATGTTTTACTCACTACGTCTTTATTTAAATTAAAATATTCATCGTCGGTGAACGGCACTTCTAATCCAGCATTTGCAGGCACAAAGTTATCGCACATTGCCTCAGCACCCAACACTATTTCCGCAATACCAGATGCTCCCATTAAGTGTCCTATTTGACCCTTGTTGCTGTATAGATAGCTGCCTTTAGGGAAATAGTCTCTAAGTACATTGTACTCAACTGGATCACCGAACGGTGTGCTAGTTGCATGTGCGTTTAAAACGTCATATGCAGACGTTTCAACTTCTGCCTGGGACAATGCCCTATCAATTGCAATTCTAGCGCCTGTCCCCTCTAAATCTGGCTGTGTAGGGTGTGCACCATCGTTAGCAATACCTAAACCATCAACAACCCAGCGAATACTAGCACCCCGAGCTTCTGCTTTTTCTAAGGGTTCTACGACAAGATAAACTGTGCCTTCTCCCATAACAAATCCGTCTCTAGATTTATCCCACGGCACACTTCTTCCAGTAGGAGATATTGCACCTAACTGTTGAAAATAGAGTGTGCTCATGCTACTTGTCATGAAGTCAGTTCCACCAACTATTGCACAATCATATCCTTCTGTTTGCATGTACTTCTTTGCTAGATCTAGTGCCTGTACAGCACTGATACATGTTCCACTTGTTGCCATACTCGGGCCATGCCACTTATAATGACTGCTTATATGGTTACTCACATATTCATGGCTGCTAGATAACAGTATTTGTGGGTGTATTTTTGATTTGCCTTGTACAAGTAAGTTGCTAAACTTAGCTAGGTTAGGTGCGCCGCCGCGAATGGTTCCTATGAACACAGGAGTATTGTCAGGGAAGTCAAGTCCGCTCATCTTAACTGCTTGGTCAACTGCAATCATACTTGTGATCACAGTAGGGTCTGTCCAGCGGATATCTTTTTTGCGCATTAAGCCTAGTGCTTCAGTGTCTATATCGTCGTAGTTACAGTGAAATGCTCTTTCTACTGTTAATGTCGCATCAGAAAAATGTCCTGAACGTCTATATTCTGTATTGGGTACACACAAATCTTTTAAATTTGTGATGTTTTCTTGAATATTGTTTCCTAAGGGAGAGACAATGCCTATGCCAGTAATTGCTAGTTTCATTAAGGATCGTGCCTATGTGTAAGTTGTGTAATTACTTAGTTTTTAAATTTTGGAATCGAGGTTTTTTTGATATAAAAAAAGTAGCGACATATGTCGCTACTTTTTAAATAGGATTATCTACAAAGTGTTTGTTTAAAGTTTCTTAAGAACACATAATTGCCAATAGCCTGAGCCGTCAGCTTCTGTGTTACAAAGATAGTCTACTTCGAAATTAGAGCCTGTAAGTTGTAATGCTTGTGCAACATCCCAATATGCTTCGTTAACAACAGGTATGCCAAAGAATGGTACAATTAACAACCCATTTGTTGGTAATCGCTTAAATGCTCTAACAAGTGCAAGTCTAACACCATTTGCTTCTGCAACTGGAAAGCCGTTGGACACTAGCCATGTACATACGATTTCTACCTCGGGAGAATAGCTTCCATCAGCTTCAATTGCTTCGCCTGAGGCGTTTACAATATGCGAGTTTGGAACAACTAGTGCATCTTCTGCTATCAAGTCATTTACACCAATTGGCTGTGGGGCTACTGTTAAATCAATTTCCCTAACAACTGAATTACCATTGTGGATATCTAGTTGTCTAAATAGCGAAGCATTTCCTGCTTCATCAAACTCAACTTCGGTTGAACCGGAAGTATCGTTTTTGTAAACATTTGCTGCACTGCCTACATTATCAAAAAAGTCACTAGTTGTTAAAAATGTATCTGTAAATTGGTCTGTGGTCGCAATTTTCCAATTGGCTGCGTTGGCACAGTTATCGTTAATGAACTTAGCAGTTTTTCCTGTAGCTGCGTTCTGCTCACTGATGTTAATAGTGATGGCAGTCTCAGTTACTTGATCAAGTATAGCTTTGATAGCTGCCCCTGTCGGCTCGTTTAATGTGCCGTCCATTAGATCATCCCAGACTAGAGAATCTGTATCGATGGCATTTATGTCTGCCTCTGACGGAATTGTAATACTTTGCATTGATAATCTCCTAAAAATTACTACTGTTATTTATCAGAAAACGCTATTCTACTGCGTAACTTCGATTTCTTTTACTGTCGGATATAACGTGGTCAATTCCAGTACATCATCCATTGTGTATGCTTTATTTATGTGTCCTAGACGCAAACGTCCTAATCTATATTCAGGTGCTTTGTAGTCTATATAATCGCCTAAACCTTGCGACTCGCACCACGTATGGTACTCTTCGATTTTTTCTTTGTCGCTTTTTTCTGTGGGAAAATTTGCAGGATCGTGCTGAAAGTTCGTTGCAACACCTGCTGTCATAACCAGTTGTTGCCTGTGTTCCCCACGCTTTATTAGGTCAGCATCGTCTGTCCAAAAACATGCACCGACATCTTTACCAATAGTATCGTAATCCATTTCTAAACATCCCCACTGAGAATGGGGCATCCTCAGCATATGGTCGTCATCAGTTAAGTTTAGGTCTGGCAACATCCATTCTGCATAACCGTATTGTTTTGCTACAGCAAAGACTTGATTAATTTCTACTGGTGCTGCTTCCATAAAGTGTACAAGTATATTAACACGCTCTAACAAATCTTGTGTTTCATTAATACCCGTACCCCATTTTTCAGAATACAACTGAAAAATTTCATGTAGCCTGTTCAATTTATTAACTTGTAAATGAGGTGCAACTGTTAAATCTAACAATAAATTATCAGGTATTTGGCAGTACTCATCAAGCTCGTTTATCTGAGATATAACATTATTCATTTCCGTAGCGTAACCCAGCGTTGTGTCTGCGCCTTGACTTCGTCTAATGTCTATCCGACTAGCTATATCTGATGTAGGCTTAGTTTGAGTTAAAAGTATACAAAGTTTTTCTATTACATCAGCTTGGTATAGCTCGTATGAGATATGCTCTGTTTTAGTTTTTAAATCGTTTTCAAATACCAAATTAATCGTTGACATCAATATCCTCTTTGGTGTCCTCTACAGCAACATCGTCTTGTTCCATTTCCATCTCTGCCGCTTTTGCTTCATCTTCGATACGCTGTAATGCTTCTCTACGAGGTTCGCGGATATCTTCTAAATAATTCATCACTGTTTTAGCATCACTAATAGTAAAAGGGTCTTCTGCAAGATTATCCATTTTGTTGGGCTCTGACCAAATGGCCTCTACACGACCTCTATCAACAACCATAGCATATCGATGGCTCCTGATGCCAAACCCAAGGTTATCTTTTTTAACAGACATTCCCATAGCTCTTGTAAAGTCTCCCGATCCGTCTGGCAATGCCTTAACGTTAGTTATTTCTTGTGCACTAAACCATGCGTTCATTACAAAACTATCATTAACACTTAAACAAAAAACCTCATCGATATCCTGCTCCATAATTCTACTGTAATTAATTTCAAAGCCAGGCAAGTGTGTACTTGAGCACGTTGGCGTAAAAGCGCCTGGTAGTGCAAACACCACTACTCTTTTATCATGAAAAATTTCAAATGATGTTCTGTTTATCCATTCGAAGTCAGCAGTTTTATCACTGCGTTCTCTCATAACAAATGTCATGTCTGGTACATATAATTCTACTGCCATAATTTTATCTCCTGTTACTGTGTGTTATAATTATCGTCGATTCTAGAAAAGCTCTTAAAAATCTCGTAGATATCACCTTTTATTGTTGCGTTAGGATCGTCTATCAAATCATCTATTGTGTGTACTAACCAAGCATTAAGATTTATATAATAGTTATTACCCCAGTTAGTTAGCATTGATGCCATTCGTTCTTGATTTTCAAGAATTTTTGGTTTTGCGGCGAGTCTACACTGATGTAATTGCTCGGGTGTCTTTTGCTGAAGTTTGTGTACTTCTCTAGCAATTGCTTCTGCACGGTGTTGGCTGCTAACAATATCATCGTAGGACTCGTCGATGCCGAACTCCTCAGCTAGAGTATGGAACCCCAAACGTTTAAACCGTTGCACAAATCCTTGCCAAGAGAAAATAATAGTTGCTAAACCTAAGTAAAGAGGTTTTAAACTTTTTTCTGTAATGAATAAGTTAGCTTTTTCTGCAGGCTCAGAGTATAGCGCATTAGATTCGCATGTTAACCAAACATAAGTAGTGTCTTGGAACGGTATGTACTGCGACTCTACACCACCAATGAAATCATGATCGTCTTCTAGAGATTTGCCTGCTCTCATTTTTTCTCTAAAATCTGCAGCTAGTTCGTCGGAAATTTTGCCGCCCTCTCTGTCAACCCAAGCCTGACAGCCTTCACGAATCATCTCGTTTTCTAAATATTGCCCAGTCATCCAAAAATTAGGATTGTGGTTGCTTGGCGCTGTCCCTACATTAAAGTATTGTAATGGTGGATAAAGACTAGTAACGGTTTGATATTGCCAGTAGTCGTTTTTATAAAGTTCCCAAGCAAGTAATGTTCTAGCTACATCTGGTCTTCTATTCAAAAAGGTTATTGTGCCTGGACGAATTGTATCCCAATCGTTAGTATCTATAAATTTAAGATATCCGGAACTGCCGGGATCACCCTCATGGAAGTTCATAAACGAATCTGTAGCCATATGGCCAATCATATCCCATGCTGGTATATAATGTATAGGCTCTTCACCTAACTCTTCTGTAATACTATTACAGTAATTTTGACCATTTAAATTATGTCCTGTGATGAAGAACTTATTCCTAGGCACTTCGTATATCTGTAATATATGACAAATTTGTATTATAATATCTCTAAGTTCTGGGGACTCGTCAAAAAAGTCGAGGACTAGAGCCGGCTGGCCCATTTCGTCCCAATGGTCATAAAATTCCAGAAGAAAATCGACTTGTACTTCTCGGAGTTTCCAATTTGTTGTGTATGCCCCTCTGTCGTCAAAATCACCGAATCCACTTGTTGGTAGAAAAAATCCCACTTTAGCTACATGATTTCTGAAGCCAGTCTGTCCAATTCTTTTACTGAAAGGCATGTTAGCAAAAAACCCGATTAGCGGATGTCCTTCAATATCCCCCATGTGTGGACCTTTAGTGTCTAAATGGTATGTGTCATAGCCACCGTATATATTACGATGAGACATTACTTGGATAAAATCCAATAGGGTAGTTTGAACACTGTCATCGTTAATTGTAAAAGAATTTATAACTGGTAGTGCCTTAATGGATATAAGTCGTTTTGCCATTGTTATAATATTCCCAATTGATATTTTGCTTCGTCTGTTATTTTATCTGGGTTCCAAGGAGGATCAAATGTTAAAATAACCTTGACGGTATTTATGTTTGACACAGCTCGTGTTGCAAACTCTACTTCCATAGGAAGTATCTCAGCAGCCGGACAATTAGGCGATGTTAATGTCATCGTTACACGGGCGTTTGTATCAGCATCTACAGTTACATCATAGATTAATCCTAGGTCATAAACATTTAAATTAATTTCAGGATCAAATACTTTTTTTAAATTTGCTACAATTAAATCTTCTAATTGACTTAAGAGTTGAGTTTCTTGAATATCTTCCATAGACCTTCTACTAGTTGTACGCAATCATTCTCATCATTATAAGGTGCTAGGCTTACTCTGAGCACACCTGATTCCGTTGGGTTATATCTGCAACTTGCAGGGTATGCACACAAGTGTCCGGATCGAACACACACATCTTCCATACCAAGTAATGTTGCCACATCACCTGCATCATGATCCTTCAAAACAAAACTATACACACTTCTGAACGTCTTAGGTCCTATCAGTTTCATATCATCGATAGCAAACAGTCCCTTTTCTTTCAGCATGTTGTAGAATTCTTTTTCACACTCTGCTATAGTTTTGTAAGTAGTGTCTTGTATCCATTGAGCAGCAGCACCTATACTGTGTACTCCTGCAATATTTGGTGTTCCAGCTTCAATACGGCTAGGGTCACTGTTCAAGTCGTATTTGTCGAAATTTAGCCACTGTACTGTGCCGCCGCCAACACTCAATTCGACATCGTGGAATCCTCCACGTTTAAAAATTACACCTATTCCAGTACTAGCAAACATCTTGTGTCCGCTGAATACTAACCAATCCATATTTGACGACTGCACATCAATAGGCTTGTGGCCGATTGTTTGACATGCATCTAGCATTACTTCACAGCCTTGCTCTTTTGCAATTTGTACCATGTCTCGCCATTTTAACTCAAGGCCCGTTAGGTTACTTTGTGTTGTTATTGATACAAACGTTCCTGGCTTAGCATATTCCAATGCTGTGTAAAAGTCTTCCAAACTGACGTCACCGTGATCGCTTGCTTGAACAACGATTAGATCTCCTTGATCTTGTCCTCTGCCGGCTTTAATCCATGGCATAATATTACTATGGTGTTCAAGCTCAGTAATTATTACTTTCCTGTCCCTATCGATACTTTCTGCTATTCGATTAAGACCATCTGTAGTACCAGATGTAAATGCAATCTCATAAGGTTTTGCATTAATTAGTTTTGCAACTTGTTCTCTAGCTTGCTCATATAAATTGGATGCTGTCATCGCTGAAGCATATTCGCCTCTGTGAATATTGCTTCTATAATTATAATGATAATCACTGACTGCTTTGATCGCAGTGTCCACAGTTTGTGATGTGGCTGCATTATCCAAGTAATGGATTTTTGCATAATTCAAACTGGGAAACTGGGATCTAATATTGGCAATTTGTTTTGCCTTTTCGTAAACTCTTAACATAAAAAACTTTCCACTAAAATTGTTTTGGCTTGATCAGGTGAAACTCCCTTTGTCTGCAAATAATATAAAGCAGAATCATCAACATTACTTATGGTACAACCATGTGCACATTCTATTTCTTTGGTCTTAATATCAAGCTGAGGCCGTGAACGCATTATGCTGCTACTATCTAACATAATATTTTTGTTAAACATGTTGCCGCTAAAACCCGTGCCATGTTGATCAACTAGGAATGTCCCTACAAAACTTGTTGTGCTGTGTTCATGTCCTACTGTTCTGATATCAACATCACACGAATTATTTGTAGACTTAGTTTCAAAAAATACTTCCGAATGATACTCGTTCCCTTTCCCAATATTATTTCTACCATTTATGTTAACTGTGACATCTTTTGTGGCATCCACATAAAAATTTTCCACACTGTAATGACTACCTGTATTTTTAACATCAATGTTTAATGTACTACCAGGGTAGCAAATGAACACACTGTCAAATATACCCCAAGTGCCGCCTTTTGATAGTGTTTCTCTTTGTAGATTAAGAGTAGCATTTTCTCGTAAAATATAGACCACATAGTTAAGTTGGCCGGCTTGCAAATCTACTAACTCATTTAAGTTGACTGCGCTGTTTGCCTTGATGTCAATAACATTTGTATTGCTTTCCAATATAGGATCGTCAACAGAATTACAGTACTCTATTACTACAGGCGAATCGTTTGATTTATTAATTGTAATAACATTAGGAAATACCGTTGATGCTATAGTTAGATCACCAAAACCTTTTGTATTTTCTAGATACGTTGTGTATTTGTCGTACTTGTAGTTTCTATTGATGTCGTCGAATAATCTGACTTTGGAAGTTTTCTCATGTAGGTCGTTAGTAGTGAAGGCATTACTGTCACAAAAAATAATTGTTTCTTTAGGGCCTGTAGCCAAACGATCAAATCTATTTAACTGCATATTATAATAATCAACAGTATTACCTACGTCTGATGTATCGAGTATGTCAGTCTTATATATTTTGTTGAGATTAAAATCGCCGAACACTTTGTGCTTTTTGTTGGGGAGACCAGCTCCGGCAAGTCCAGTCAACGCTGTTGTATAATAATCTGCTTTGGAGTCCCCATAGGAATTAAAATAAAGTTCCGCCCACTTATCATCCGTTAAGTAATTGTATAAGTCCTCAAGCTGATAAAACTTTTTTGTTGGGGCTTCTTGAAATGTTGTGTGGGCGCATAATCTCTTAAACACTTTTAAATCCTGATTGGAAAATTTTATCTGCTATTTCAATTCCGCCCGTTATCGTACCAGTGGGTTGTAGGACAACAACTGTGTCTGGGTTTATACCAGCAATTAGTTTTTCATAGTGTGTTACAACTATGAGAGTTCTATCAGATGATTTCCATTTATTCAGCGATTCAATCAAACTGTCGATGCCGTCTACGTCAAGTCCACTATCCGGTTCGTCAAGCATTGCAACACTAACATCAAGCATGTTCATTTGAATAAGTTCGTTCTTCTTTTTCTCACCGCCGCTTGCATCTGTGTTAATGCTCTTTCGGTCCCACAAATCTGGTAGTGCGAGTTCTGCGCTCAACTCTTTAAATTCTTTCAGCTTTGTAACAATATCAGCGCCGCTTAAATCAAGTGCTTGTTTTAGCATCTGGAAGTTACTCAAGCCAGGTATAGGAGTAGGCGTTTGAAATCCTAAAAATAATCCAGCCTGTGCACGTTCATGGACTTCTTTATCGGATATAATTTCGTTATTGAGTATAACTTCACCTGATACTTCTATATCAGGTCGGCCCATAATTGCGTGGAGTAGTGTGCTCTTTCCAACACCATTACTTCCCATAATTACATAAGTTTTGCCCACTTCAAAGGAAAGCGATATATCCTTTAAAACATTGTTAACATTTAACTTTTTAATTTCTAACATGTGTGTATTATACCTGATGTGTTGTGTTTTGTCAATAATTATTTAGACTTCTTTGCGTACAGATTTGCTATACTTGTACATACTTGTGCCGTGTTCTAGTTTAAATATATAACTTTTTTGCCAGCAGTCTAATTGTATAGGTGTCATTCGACCTTTACATTCTTTAATGTTTTCCTGCTTCCATTCGGCTGTTGTATCAGGATCCTTCCACTTTAGTTTTTCTAATACTGTTCTTCCACAACCCTGACATTGATTGGTATATTTGTCGTGCATGCACAAACTAATACAAGGACTGATCACCCCACAGCACCTTCCATTGTAACGCTCAATAATTGGTTTGCTTCAGCAGCAAACTCTAGTGGCAAGTGTTGGAATACATCCTTACAAAATCCGCTGACAACAAGGTTAAGTGCATCGTCTTCAGCAAACCCTCTACTCTGTAAGTAATACATTTGTTCTTCGCTGATCTTGCCGGCGCTTGCTTCATGCTCGACTTTTGCAGTACTGTTTGTAGAGCTGACATATGGTATTGTGAGTGCTCTACTGTTCTGCATCATCAAGCTGTCACATTTAGTGAAGTTACTAGCATTGTCAGCCTTACCGTTAATTTTTACCATGCCTCTGTAAGTACTAGTACTATCACCAAAACTTATACCTTTAGCGATAATTGTGCTTTTAGTATCTTTACCAACATGAATCATTTTACTGCCAGTGTCTGCTTGTTGTTTGCCTTTAGTAACAGCAACACTAAAAAACTCGCCCACACTGTTATCGCCTTTAAGAATACAACTTGGATACTTCCATGTTACTGCTGAGCCAGTCTCAACTTGAGTCCATGATACTTTACTGCTCTCACCTTCGCATAAGGCTCGTTTGGTAACAAAGTTATATACACCACCTACACCGTTCTCATCGCCTGGATACCAATTTTGTACTGTACTGTATTTGATCTCTGCTCTGTCTAGTGTTACAAGCTCCACAACTGCCGCATGCAGGGTGTTCTCATCGTATGCAGGCGCTGTACAACCTTCTAAGTAACTTACATAACTATCATCGTCTGCGATAATAAGTGTGCGTTCAAACTGCCCTGTATTACGAGCATTTATTCTAAAGTATGTGTTAAGTTCCATTGGGCATCTAACACCCTTTGGGATATAGCAAAATGTGCCGTCGGAAAACACTGCACTATTCAAGCATGAAAAATAGTTATCGCTGTATGAGACAACACTGCCTAAATATTTTTGTACAAGTTCGGGATGTTCCTTTACTGCTTCACTAATACTACAAAAAATAATTCCGTCTTTTTCTAGCTCTGCTTTAAAAGTAGTGGCAACACTGACAGAATCAAAAACAGCATCAATTGCCACAGTTGGGATAATCCTATCGTCATTCTCACTCTCAATTCCAAGCAGTGCATCACGTTCATGCAGTGGGACACCCAACTTGTCGAATGTGTCCAATATTTCCTGAGGTATTTCATCTTTGTTTCTTATTTTAGGCGCCGAATAGAAACTCATTGCCTGATAGTCTGGTCTGTCATAATTTAACTCTGACCAGTCCGGTTCTGATAACTGTTGCCATCTCTTGAAGGCTTTGAGTCTAAAGTTTAAGAGCCATTCTGGTTCATCCTTCATTTGGCTCAGTCTACGAACGATGTTTTCATCTAAACCCGGTTCAAAGTCTTCGCTTTCAATTTCAGTACGAAAGCCTTCCTTGTATTGTGTAGTTTCTATTGTGTCAGCTTTCATTCGATTCGTTCAAAGTTAACTTTAAGTGGGTGTCCGGCCATTCTGGCAAGTGTAGTGGCTTCGGTCGTTTTCTGTTCAGCTATCTCATGATTGTAGGTTCCAGCGACAGCCGAGTCCTCACTATGTATCCGCATAGTTACATCTTGTGCCGTTTCCAATGAGGTGTTGAACACATCGATAAGCATCTGTATTACAAACGCCATTGGTGTAAAATCATCATTGTACACAATCACATTGAACCTGGGCGGGTAAGATAACCTTGTTTCTGTGTGTGTTTTTACTTGTGCGTTAGCCATTTAATACTGTCCAGTTAGTAGGGGAGGTATTCCTCCCCTGGGTTTTATTTAAGATATTTTAATTTTTTGGGGTTTCATTGCATCAGGAATGTGCCTGACTAATGTTACTCTCAAAATGCCATCTTCTAATTTAGCACTATCAACTTCAACATACTCTGCAAGTTTGAATGTTCTCACAAAGTTGCGTTCTGCAATACCTTTGTGTAGGAACTCTCTGCCGTCTTGGTCTAACACCTGTGAGTTACCTGTTATTTTTAATGTACCATCTTCCAACTCGATGTCGATATCACTACGCTTAAATCCTGCTAGGGCAAGAGTAATCTCATAAACATCGTTATCGTCTTTGGAAATGTTGTACGGAGGGTATCCAGTCACATTTGCGAATGCAGGTTCGTTGAAGAATTCATTCATAACTCTATCGAAGCCAACGCTGGCTCTGAATAGAGGGTTTAGGGTTTCGGTTGTCAATCTGAATTGCTTTGTCATAATAATCTCCTTTATAAAGCAAGTTATTTTTGTAACAGTATCAAATACCCATATCTGGCGTATTGTTTGTTACACATCTATTTATCCATTATAATTAACTAGAAAATAAATTGTTGAAACTTTCTTCTAATGATCTAACCGGGAGCCTATCATAAAACTTTAATTTAAACAACATAACATCTTCCTCAGTCCAAGCTCGCCCATCAGGCTTTGCTACAACATTAAGGTACATAGTTGAATAGTCTGGTGAGTTCGAATCGTCCTCCCAACTGTTCCCCCACGACATCATAATTTTGTAATCCATCTTTGCGTCATTGAAGAATTTGACAAAAGGCTGTATCACATTGTGTACAGCCATTTCATTTATCCATTCGTAATCAGCATCATCAGAAACAGGTGCACTAACAAGCAGTATAGAATCTACTGTTTCATTGTGCACATTTTTCTGTAAGAAGTTATCAATTTCCTTTGGCACCGAGATAATCCTTTTCTTTACTAGTCTTGATTGCATGACATCTACAGCACAAAGTTTGAATGTTATCCTTGGTGTTTGATCCGCCTCGGCTTTTCAATTCAATATGATCTCCGTGCATCACACTACGCATACATCGAAGTTTGTGAAATTCATCTTCAATATCGTCAAACTGAGGATCTTTGCGTGGATCGTAGCCGCATGCCTCGCATACCCACCCTCGATAGAATGTATGAGGGCGTTCAGGTTTACCCATCCCGCCGTATTCAGTGCACTCAAGTTGATGATGTCTGCAAAGTATTTTGCTACCCGGTCCTTCGTAGTTGCTGAGAGGACTATCGCAGTCCTCTAGCATACAGGTTGAATTAACACGAGTTTCTTTGAGATACTGGGTCGTGCTTTTAACTTTATCGTTATCGGGATCTCTAAGCATTTCCAACTCCTATCCTTACCAAAGATCTGCTGAGTTAACAGCAAAGCCATTATTAGGTATATAAGAAGGAGTTTTAAGTTTAGTACTCTTCTTAAGTTGTGCAATAAGGAACGGAATGCCTGTGCGCATCTCTGTACTAAATCCTTTCAAACCAAATTCTTCATAGCTTTCAGGGTTAGCTTTAGCATACCAATTTGTGTAGGCCATTTTTACTTTGTTCCAGAACATGCCGCTTTCACCGAAGTTGGCTTCGAAATATTCTTTAGTAAATTCAGCAAACTCTCGAAGATACTTGCTATCAACATTAATACCCTGTTCATAGCACAAGTTAAAGTACTCGTATAATTGTCTAGCTTCCTTAGCTTGCACCGGGCGGCTTGTATTCAAGTAACTCCAGTATTCTGCAAACATTCTAGTAACTTCTGGACGTTTTGCTTTACTTAGATTTTTACTCATAATTGTATCAGCAAGCAATGTAAATGCACCAGGTTTATCGTCATCGCCGAATTTGTTGCCGGTAGCAAATAACTTTACTTTTGCAAAATGCTGTTGTTTAAGATCTGCATCAAGCCAATCTTGGTCAGTAGCACCGTCTGTGCGTACACCGTGTACCATTTGCTTGAAGATGTCAATAAAATCTAGCGGCGCTTTGGCCTCACCATTAAGTTTAATAAAGTTTCGTCTAATTTCTAATTTATGTTTAGTGGGGTAAACATTTACTGGAATAGTAAAGTTTTTAGGCAGAACACCAAAAACCATTGTGCACAAAATATATAGAACGATTGCAGTATGTTGGCCATCCCATGCAATATATTTTCCAGGCTGTTCTGGGTCCTCATATACCTGAATAGGCATTACCATGGTGTTTTTAAAACCAGATATGATTTCAGTTATATGCTTAAAGTTTACTTGTCGCTGCATTGTTGTGTCGATCAATATTTGATCTAGGGTTGCATTAACTCCTTTACACAATTCTATGTCAGTGATGGTTTTGAATTGAGGCTGGCGCCGTTTGAATTCATCTACAGTGCCGGTGAGCATATTTCTGAAAGCAGAATGCAACGACAGTGATTGTTCTAAACGGTCTTGTAGGGAAACAAAATTACTTTCAGTATTACTAAACTGTTCATTAATTTTGTCAGCATGGTCTAAAGTAGTCATATTATATCTCCTAGCCTATTTCTGAGGCGGATTGTTAAAGTTAAGTATTGTGAAAGTGACTAAACTTTGCACAACACGAGCATATAGTACTATCACTATATTCTGTTGTCAACCGTTTTTGGGATCTTGTGCTTGCTCCTTTCTCAGTTGCTCTTCTTCTTTGCTAGGAAGAGTCTGTTGCTGTTGGGGTTGACGCTTTCCAAAGATGCGGTCGTAATTATCCGAATACGCTTTTTGGTTAGAACCTTTTCTGAGGCGATCTCCCTTGCCGCCGTGCCACTTGTCTGTCATTGTGAATACCTCGCAACACGAACAAGCAATGCATCCATTGACGGGTCGTTGAAGTAAGCAGTCGGGCCAGGAAAGTCTCTAGTCAACAGCATGTCGCCTTTGTGATACAGAGCCATTGTCCATAGCCCTGAATAAGATTTTTCAGGCTTCTTACGCTTGTCCCGTTCAGCAACAACAGTGTAGCCGTTACTAAAATCGTATTGATGCCGGATAAGGTTTCCAACATCCTCAACAATCTTTTTGTCCAGCAGAGGATAATCTTCCGTCATCGTGCCATCCTAGAAATTTCTTCAGCATGCTTCTGATCAATAACTGGCACAGCATTACTCTTGTGCATGGTAGCAATACCTTTGACCAGTGTACCAGTATACTTCTGCGGCTCTACTTTACGACAACTTCCCGTGTCAATAGAACCCATTGGTACACTAGGATACTTTTCTCTGTGGTCGTCTCTGCGCCAAGCTGGTGGAGTAGAAGGTGCAGCCGTCACAAACTTCTTCTTGTCAATTTTGTTACGACCGAAGCAGTAATCAAGATAGTCGTCGAACGACTCGTAACGCATGTCATGCATACCATTGCGCTTCATTTCTTTGTTGTGCTTGTGCCAACTTTCACGAAGCTCTGCGGTACGTGCTTTGGTTAACTTGACCTCACGCTTTTTTGTACTGATGGTGCTGAGGCCTTGTGCAAGATGCATTGTCATAACTATGATCCTGTTGAGATTTCAACGTCGAGATCAGGGTTAGCAGAAATAAACTGATCTGCAAGAAAATGGAACTCATCGTAATGTGCCTTTGTGCTTTCATTAGACATGACACCGCGTGAACCAGCCATATCACTGTACACGTCAGCATCAACAAAATTCCAGTTGATTGTACCATCAACATTGATGTTCTCGCTGAGTGTTACAGCCTTGTTAAATGCACGGGCCATCTTGTTTGATACGTTCATAAGCATTACTCTCTTTGTTAACAATATATACTATTATACGGATTCTAGAGCCAAAGTCAACCTTTTTCTGCCAGAAATATTGGTATATAAGTGCTTGATTTATAGCATGTTTTAAGTACATATACCAGCTGAAATAAGTAATTATTAACAGACAAGAGGTATTTTTCATGGATTTAGCTGGTAATAACGATGGGAAAATAATCACCATCACTGATTTGCTACAAGACAAGGAAACTAAACAGAAAGAACTGGACTATTACGAAATGTGTTTAAAGGATTTGGTAATGAAGATGCAGTTGGTAAGGAATCAAATAGGCGTCACCGAAACTATCATTAATATGATAAAAACAGAAAACGATAAGTTATTTGAGGACTTCATAGCTGCTAAGGATAAAGCAAGAATTTTAGACCTATAAAAAGAAAGGGGACCGGAGTCCCCTTTCCATATCTTAGAAATGTCAATATCTAAAGATTATACCGCGGTGTTAGCAGCAGCCAATGCACGGTAGCCAGCAGCCACAATCTCGCGGCTAGGAGTACCTAGTCGATAGAAAGTCTTGGTGCGACCTTTAGTGTCAGTGTTCTGATTTGCATAGATTGCAAAACCCTTCATGCGAAGTGCTGACACAGTCGAACGTGCATTACCCACGCCAAAACGTGCTTCGATTTGCGCAGCAGTCAAGCCGCGGTTAGTGCTCTGCAGTGCTTCAAGAACTCGGTCTTGCTTAGATACAGTGTTGTTTACAATAGACATAATGTCTCCTTTTTACCTTAGGTTCTCATGTACCGCCCATCGGCACACAAGTTTGTACTATTATACTGATTTTAAAACTGAAGTCAACCTTTTTTTAATAAATATTTGCATGACAACAAATACTCTCGTAATTGGGGGCTCTGGCTATATAGGTAGCGCACTTTGCCCTCAATTGAACACTTACTACACAAACATGGATTTACACTGGTTCGGTGGACCTAGCCCCAACCTAAAAATGGACTTCGGGGATATAACTCAGGGATTTTTAAAAAACTATGACACCATTGTTCTACTTGCAGGACATAGCAGTGTTGCAATGTGCGATCACAGTTTGCTCGGGTCTTGGAAGAATAATGTTACTAATTTTATAAATTTGCTTGAATGCATGGGGGATGATCAAGTTCTCATATATGCAAGTAGCGGCAGTGTGTATGGCAGTAATAATGATACACTATGTTACGAGTCTATGGATTTACCGTTAGAAAGTAAAAATTATGATTTTACAAAAAAAGCGATTGAGAAGATCGCAATGAAATCTGATAGGAACACAGTAGGACTTAGATTCGGCACTCTAAATGGATGGTCACCTAATACTAGAACGGACTTAATGATTAACCAAATGGTCCTAACAGCTAAAACATCTAACGGTATAGCACTGACTTCTGTGGAAAACTATAGAAGCATTTTGGGTATTAACGATTGTGTTAATGCGATCAATGCTATTATAGAGAATCCGAAACAAGGCAATTACATATACAACCTTTCAAGTCTTAGCGGCAATGTTAGATCATTTGGCACTGCTGTAAAGAATTCATTAAACTGTAATCTGACCATTCACGATGAAGAAACAAGTAGATTCAGTTTTCAACTGGATAACTCCAGGTTTATAGAAGACTACAATTTTGTATACCTCGATACGTTACAATCGCTGATTGAAGATCTTGCATTAAACAGCTACAGTCATAATCATAGGAGAGATGCAATTGACTACTAAGAACACAATTTTTATATTAACATACTGTGAGGGTGACTTTTTTACAACGCAAGCATGGGCCAACGTAGATCACTCTGACTATAATTTTGTTGTGCTTGACAACGGTAATCAGCAAAACGTTAAAGATTTTTGTGAGCAGAACAACTGGGAATACTATGCCTCGGAATACAACATCGGTAGCAGTGGAGGATATAATTGGATAATCAGAGCAGCATCAATGTTAAAATTGAAACGTGCTGCACTTGTGCAAGCGGACGTAGAAATACAAGATATTGCAACAATCAACATGCTGTTTAATCCTCACATAGAAAGGTGCGATGATACTTCAGTTTTAATGTGGCCTCAAACAGATCCTACGGGTTGGCTAACTGAACTAATGGCAGAAACAGAACGAGACTTCACATACGGTGAAGGGACACCTGTAAACTTAGGGCAAATATTTTCCTTCAATCCGGATCACATGATATATAACCATTTGCTAAATGATGAAAATTTTGTAGTCACTCACTTTGACGATGTTGATCTTAAATATCGAATAATAAATTCAGATACAAGATTACTAAATATGGCTTGGTATCATAAAATGGAAGACAGGTGGATTGCCGATGAAGTTGGTCCTAATATAACAAACGGCTCTGTAGATGGTATGTACAAAATACATCACATTAGTGTTGAAACAAATGGCAACCACCAAGATTGGTACGAGTATAATATTGCATACTACGAGGGTAAACTTCTTAACACTCCAGAAGGTTACAAAAGACTCAATAAGTGGTCGCAAGCATCGTTACGATGGACTGAAATAGGATACCCACCGTTTCCAGTGGAATACGAACTTAATCGATGGTGGTCACAGAGGGAAAGTAAGTAATATATTTCACATCACTTTTGACAGCATCAACCCGCTGTCTAATCTCATTTAAAAAATTCCAAGCCAATGGCACAATTATAACTTTATCGTGCTTCGATAATTCGTCAATACTAACAACAGGTATTTGCATAGCTGGACTAAACAAACCTTGTTTTGCTGGACTGTCGTCTATGATAAAATCTAATTCTGTCTGTGCTGCATTTAAAAATGTCATACCTTTTGCAGCGGCGCCGTAACCAATAACTGTGTAACCATCCTGCTTGTATTTTTCAACAGTATGCTTAAACTCGTCACATAACGTTTTAACATTGTCAGCAAATTTTTCATAGAAAGAAAATGTGGTTCTGCCGTCAGCGTCTTCTTTTTCTTTCATTGCTATACTGTTCTGTACGTTGTACTCTTTAGATAATGTAAACAAATAACTATCCCCATGTATATCCATTATCTCAACTTTGTTCAGATACAATCCGCAACGCCCTGCTAGCCGTAACATACTACTAACACTAAAGAAGCTAATATGTTCGTGATAAACAGTATCAAATTCACCTCTTTGATACATTTGACTTTGACTGGTTTGTATATATATTTTACCAGTGTTCGTTATATTATCACTACAAGCTAATAAAAATTCATACGGGTTTGGAGTGTGGGCTAGAACGTTTTGTGCTACAATTACGTCATATTTCTTTAGATGTGTATCGCAGGGCCAAAACCCGTGCGTTATATTGTGTACTTTGCTCGACTCTTCTAATAAATTTTCTGCAGGATCAACACCGTATGTTTTCCAACCATAGTTGCTAAATGCATTAAGCTGGGAACCATCATTGCATGCTATATCCAAAACTGTTTTAGAACTAGTATTTTCGTTTGATACTTTTTTTGCAAAATCTAAAAAATAGTCTTTTAGAGTATTGCTTGTACCGGACTTATAAATGTAATTTGCAAACAGCACAGACGGATCTACACTGTGGGACAATTGCGTATGTCCGCAAATATCACAGTAGTTTACTGCTAACGGGTATTCATCTGTTTTAATTGGGGTGTCTGTAAAATTATTTGCTAAAGGCTGATCATGTAGATCTAAGAACTTTTCAATTTTATCATTACTGCATGCAACACATGCTAAAAGCTCAGTACAACTCATCCCTTGTACCGTTCAGCCAAGTACTGTTCGTGTTGCTTCCACTTGCCTTTGTCTATAAAACCCCATTCCCTTACTGAAGGACCTGGGATGAATAAAGTCCATACATCACTACCAGGCTCCAACTCAATCCGGTGAAGGCCGCGACTGCTCGAAAAGCGACAAGTAAAGGGTCTCCTCCACTTTCGCTCGCCAGTTTGTAAATGCTCCCAATACCCACCTTTAAGGATAATAGTGCAATAAGGCCAAGGGTGATCATGTAAATCATCTGGGTCTCCTTTATGAAAGTTATGTAAGAAAATGTTAAATGGGAACCATTTTCTATCTTTTAAAAATAAATAATATCGTGTTAAGTAAGGCTCGTTATTTATACGATCCATTACAATGCGTTTTCTTCCTAATTTTTCTAGCCATTTTAAAAACATGTTATTGACCTTTTAGTACTTCCCATGTGTGCTTCCAATCTCGGACATGGTATACTTGTTTACTATCTAGCAGAACTGCTAAGGGATAATCATTTCCGCCTTCGTCACATTTATCTCCATAAAAATTAATGTAACTTATTTCGTCTATATCGAAGTCATCTAGTACTTGACTTTTATCACATCCTATAGGGAATATATCTATGCCTGTATCCCCGCCGACTTTTGCTGATAAGTCTGGAAATGTAGCTTCAAATCGTTGTGCAATATTAGCTCTCTCGTTTTGAAATGTATCATATGCTACATACATTGCTCGTTGTTCAGTGTCAGCGTTACGTCCTACTACACTAAAGTTAACCATTCCTGTTCTAGCTTCTATATGATTGCCTGTCCTGTATTTGTAGTCCGAGGACGTTACTTCACGGGAGAGCCACGATGCTGCATTCTTCGGTAGTACCCAATCAGTTGAATATATACGTTTGTCGCCGGTCCATACTTCATTGCCGCTACAATTATATACTCTTGCACAAGCGTTATAAATTTCTTCGCCGACTTGCTCAACTGTCTTGGGTTTGTCAGAACCTGTTACAAGAAACACAGGATTATTTTGACAAAAATCTAAAAACCAATATCCAAACTCTTCGTCCATTGCACATCGCGATGGGGTCAAAGTGCCGTCAACATCAAACATGTGAATCATTATTGCTGTCCTTTAGAAACCCTATTACGTAAACTTGTACTACTAAAACTGTGATCTCTTTTATTAAAATATAAATCAATGTTTCTCATAGTACAAATATCTCTTCCAGTAAAGTCACTATCCTTATACTCTATACCTAGTATACGCACATTTATAGGTAAAGTCAATAGCATATCTTCTAAATCCTGTTCAGTGTTATATACAATGATCTCGTCTACAAATTTAACAGCACTCAATTGTATTTGTCTTTCTATAATACTTTGTATAGGCGGATTCTTACTGTCAGGTCGATCAATAGTGGGATCATTTTGTAAGCCTACAATAAGAAAATCACAGTGACGTTTTGCTTCTTCTAACATAGTGATATGCCCAGCATGCAGGAGATCAAACGTACTACAAGTAAAACCTATTGTGCCACAATCCTTGTAGTCTAGTTTCATTACTGAAAATCTCTTAGCATTTTTTCAATTTCCAATGCATGTTGTTCTTCTGTGCCGATTTGGCCTCTCGCATATTCTTCCAACATTATACTAGAGTCTGCTACTTCTGTCAACAACTTTTTGTACAATCCTACCGCATGCTCTTCATGTGCAAGGCTTTCCCGTAGAATAGCTTGGACACTATGGTCATGGCTTTCTTCTATTTGCGCAATACGCTGACTAGGATGTCCGTTAAATCCACTAATAAACTCTCCTGCTTGTAAAGCATGAGCCAAACTTTCATTTGCTTGCTCCTGCAAAAAGGTTACAATTGGCTGTCTATACGGGCCTGTGATCATTAGCGAGCTGTGTGCATATCGTACGACACCTGCCATTTCATATTCCACAATCTCATTGAGGATCTCGTTAACTGCCAGTCTGTTAAGTGTTTTCATTTCTAGTTACTCTCTCCGTTGTAATATTCGAGACGTTCAATGTCATCTTCGTTTGTTTCTTGGCCATATTGTATTTCTATAATATGGCAAGGTTGTTCATAGGGATTGTATGCTTGATGCCAGTCACCTTGTCTGACATGAAACAATTCATCTTTTTTAAGTGTATGTATGGAAAACTGGGTATGGTGACGGAATGCATGTTTGACATTGATCATGCCCTTACTCACAAACCACATTTCGGAACGTTTGAAATGGCGCTGGTAACTGATACCCTTGCCCGGCTCAATTATTAGTTCTTTTACACGCACAACATCATCATGGAATATGTCACTAAACTCGCCCCATACTCTGCGTACAGTTGGATATTGCCATTCCTTTAGTATCCAACTACTGCTATTGGCTTTGTTATCGCCACCGACAGCAAATTCAAACTCGTAACCGTCGACATCCATTTCTGGTATGTTGTCTTTGCCTCTGTCACCACCATTACAAAATACATATTCATGGTCGTGTCCATACTCGTCTCTAATCTGCACTAGACCCGCAGTGACGCTGTCGTCGCTGTCATTTACTGCAAATACTTTATCTACCATATCCATTCTTTCGATGATAGTAGAACGCTCAGTAAAGGGCATGAATGGTCTACCCTTCTTCCGGGTTAACCATTCGTCACTGTTGACTAGTACGACTAGTACATCGCCGTGCTCGGCTGCTGATTGTAAGTAATGGATATGCCCTGAATGTAAAGGATCGAATCCTCCACTAACGACAGATATTTTCACAGTTACCTCTGTTATTTTTTCTTTATGCGTTGACGAAGACGATCCTGTTGTTCTCTAACCGGCTTCATTTTCTTTTTGGTTTTAAGATGTTTTAATCCACTAGTAGCATACTGCACATGTTCACCAGATATTTCCTTCTCTGTGACTGATCTCTGCCACCGCTTTGCAGCTTGTGCCTTTGATCTGCGCTTAGTTTCGCTTGGCTTTTCGTAATACATATTTTTTGATATAGTCTTCTGAAAGTCATCACGCTCTAATCTCTTTTTTAGAATTCGTAGTGCTTTACCTACATCGCCGCCTCGGACTTCGACCCCAGGTTTAAAATAATCAAAAAAGTTTTCTTTTGGTCTTGTGTCGTTACCCTTATTATTCCAAGACTTGGAATAATTGTTATTCTTATGTTTGTTCAATTTGTCCTCTCAATAAAACAGTGTAATGTTTGTCTATTTCTTCTACTCCGTTACTATAAACGAGAGTAGGCGCCGGCATATCACTTATCTTTGGGTATTGATTAAAAATTACTTTTGTGACACCAGCGTCTTGTAATTCGGGTGCTCTATACATGATACTGTGTAAACTTGCTTCCACAATGCTGCGTATACCTCGAGCGCCTATACCCTTTGAATGAGCAATTTCTGATACTGTTTTATAATAGCTATCAGAAAACTCTAATTCTATATTATCCATTAAAAGCAAGTTCTTGGATTCTTTTATAACACTAACATCCGACGATGTCATTATTTCAATCATGTCATCCTCTGCTAATTCACTTAGAGAAACAATAGTAGACAACCTTCCAACAAATTCAGGTATCAACCCATATGTTATCAAGTCTTTATGTGAAATAGACTGCCTCCAACTAGCTTTGTCTGTATTACTTATATCTGCGCCGAAACCAATACTACGTTTATTGAACCTAGCATTAACTGTTTTTTCCAAACCAACAAAAGCGCCACTGCAGATAAAAAGTACATTGCTAGTATCGAATTCGACAAAGCCATCAGATTTTTTACTGCTAGGCATAGGCACTTTGATGACAGTGCCTTCTATAAGTCTCAACAACGCCTGTTGTACGCCCTCACCACTGATATCTTTTGTAGACGAGTTTGATTCGCTACTTCTAGATTTTTTATCTATCTCGTCTATAAATATTATACCTTGTTGTGCACGTTTTACATCCCAGTCGCAAATGTTAAGTAATCTCTCTACAACACTTTCAACATCCTCTCCAACATAACCCGCTTCTGTAAGAGTAGTTGCATCAGCAATTGCAAACGGCACAGACAGTACTGTTGCCAGTGTTTGCGCTAATAGTGTTTTGCCGCTACCTGTGGGGCCGATCATTAACACATTGCTCTTGCCTATTTTGGCATCACCAGCTTCCAAACTAGATATACGCTTGTAATGATTATACGAAGCTATACTTAGAATTTTCTTTGCTGTTGTTTGGCTAATTATTGTTCGGTCTAATCTATCACATATTTCAGTAGGCGATAACAGTGAACTTACTTCTTCGAGCAAATCTTCGTTGGTTGCATCGCTTAAGATGTTTGCACTGACACTTATACATTCATCGCAGATAAATGCTACAGGACCTGCTATTAATTTGTTAACTTGGTCTCGTCTTTTGCCGCAAAAACTACACGAATAGTTCTGTTCTTGTGTACTCATTTTTTGCTTGTATACCTCGGCTTTGTTGGCTTATCGTTATCTTCAGAAGGTAAAGGAACTGCCCAAAACCCTAACGCTCTATTTACTTCTTCTTCGCTAAGTTTTTGTAATTTGTCGAATATATCTTTTTCGCTGAAATCTTCTTTATTAAAATCGGAATTAACAAGAAGTCTTGCAGCTTCATGCAAATAAGCATCGGGTTCAACACCGTCTTTGAGTTGCGTTAATTCTTTTTCTAACATTCGTATGCGGTCAACATACATACGTTCAGTTCTAGAAGACATGGGGACAACTACAGTCCTTTTCTCTTCTTGGCTTTCTTGCGAGTGTTTTAGCTTTATCAACGCTGTTTCATACTTTTTAAGCAAACTTTCAAAAGCAAGTTGCACTTGATTATTGTTCATTGCCAAGGACGGTATGCTCTAGTTCCACAATGGACTGGGGAATTGTTAGGTCAACATCTATAGTCGGCTCTGTATTGTTTTCTTCTTCTAGCTCTGTAATTCTCTTTGCTTGAGCAGCCATGGAACTCTCAAGACTTTCTGATTTATCGATAGAGTCAGCTAAAAGTTTTAATGTATTTCCGTATTTTTCGTATAATACGTCTAACGCTGTTTGTATTTCTTCTTTACTCGCCATCTTGTGTTCCTTTTAATTTTTTAGATAATTCATTTTCCAAATCAATTATTGTTTGAGGTGTACCTATTTCTACATTTGTATCAGTTTCTATTATAACTTCTTTTGGTCTGTCAATCAATAATTTTTTAATTTTATCTAGTTCATTTCTCAATGCTGCACTTTCTGCTGCAGAACTTGCAGCCATAGTTATTGCTATGCTGTCTGATTCACTGTTGTCATGCGCACTGCTGTGTTCACCAGTTCCCCCCACTTGTTGTAAATGTATACTGTTGTCTGTTGTACTCCCTCCTTGGGAAGAATCTTGTAGGTTGTCTTTGTTGTCTGCCTGTCTATCAACGGCTCCCCCATTATCGGGCGAGCTGGTAATGCTGGCATCGCTATTATCGGCTGGATCTCTGTCATTGTCTGGTGCCTCACTTTCTAAATTAATTCCATATCTTATCAATGTCTGGTTCGCAGCTATTAATAGTATCACAGCTAACGGGTCAAAAACAAACACCAACATCAGTATGAATAGTCTGACTGACTGATCTAAATAGTCAGCTGAATCATTTCCGTACAGTAGTTGTGCAACGTACTTTATAGGTCCGACTTCCTTTTCTAAAACACGTACAACGCTTTCTGCTTCAAACTTCTCATCTTTAAGTATAGCTATACCGTCATACAATGTATCTATCTGATTGTTGTAGTCGTCGACCTGTTCTAATGTATCGTCTTGATCTTGAGCGTTTGATCCCCGCAAATTATTAATTTCAGCGTTTGCATTATCTATAGTAGTCTGTGCTTGTTGTCTATAACGATCAATGGCGCTTTGAAAAGTTTTAATATCAGTATTAGATTGAGATCGTAATAATTGACGTTGGTCGTTAAGACTACTTTTTTGATCTATAATTTCGAGTCTTTCTGCTTGTTGGGAATCTCGTAAATCATTTGCCTGTTGTACATAATCGATAGTTTCTGTTTCGGCACGTCTGAATGCGCCGCCTGCGTCTGTTTCGATAACCTCTACACCTTTGCTTCGTAAAGTATTTACTGCAGAATCCAATGTACTCAGTCTAGTATCAATTTTTTCTTCTCTAGCATCCACACCCTGCAAATCTAAAGTTAACTGGTCTCTTACGCTTGAAATCTGTTGCTGATTATAATCTATGTCACCTTGGACTTGTTGCCAAGCGCCATCACGAATACTTTCTTGCTGTGTAATACTGCTACTTATATCAAGACCGGTATTGCCTGATAGTCCGTTTATTCTATCAGTTAATATAGATATTTTATTTTCTTCTCTACTTATTTGACCATCTAGTCTCTCTACAGCAGCAATGGCATCACTACTAACTCCTGCTTGGTCTAAATGAGCCTTACTTAAATATCCAAAAATGCCCATGCTTGTTATCAGCATCAACACCAAAACTGCAACTGTGAGATAAGATTTAATAAACAGTCCCGCAGTATTCCAATATCGATACAGCCAACTTGCTGTGAGCAACTTGCCTACTTCTAATGTGCCCGCCATTATAGCAATCTCTAATGCACTTGCACTAAATATTGCCATTAGTCCTTCTATACTAAACCAGGCTGCAACGCCTGCAATAGCTAAGGATATAAATAATGTTAAGAATCCAAAAATCATAACTGTATTTATCTGATAAAATGCTGTTATATTATATTCTTGAAGTTTAAAACGGAGTAATAAACACACTTACATGCAATTTTATCACTATAAAGGAATGAAACTTTCAACAATAGTTATTGATCCCAGCTCTAACGAGGCACTAAATTTAATAGATGAGCAGAAAGCAGATGACAAGTATTGGTGCCGATGGCGCTTTCATAGTTTTTTCGAATCGCCGAATGATTGGCGAATTACTCAGTTACTATCAGAAAGTGCACTTAATCACATCATAAATTGCAGTCAGGATCTAGATGACCGAACAGGACATTTTATATATTTAGACGATTTTTTATCAAATGATTTTGACGACACATATTACTTCGAAATACCCATGAGTCTTTGGTATATATTGAAGGATCGCAAAAGGGTGTTTGCTAATAAAAATATAGTTCTATCACAACCTGCTGAATGTTTCTTTGTAGGGCTAAAATGTGACCAACTGTATTACCCTTCGTTGATAGAGCAAGACCCCACCGTTCTCACAGATCTTTCTGCATGCAAATCTGCATCAGTTGTGTGGGATAACATAGATCCTCGAAACAGCGAAAGATTCCCTGATATCAATTGGATACCTGGCAACATCTGGCTTGCTGAATATGCTCATAGACAGCACACCTTCACAGATAACATAATTACACATAGAAAACAACTCAGGGAAAATGTGTTAAAAGATAAAAAACATAACTTTGTTGCATTACTAGGTAAGACTAAAAAGCATCGTGTCGATTTTGCACAGAAGGTACTAGAACAGAATTTACATCTGGATAATGAAGTAGGAACAAACTTCAGAGAAGAGCATGACGACTATGCATCTTTTTGTCTAAAGTACGAGAAAGATAATAATTTCCAATATTGCAACGACCGAGACATGGCGCCAGAATGGTATCAAGATTGTAAGGTTTGGATATCACTTGAAACAGCATATAATGACTTAGAAATACCATCTGATGGATTGCAATTTTCTCAACTAACAGAAAAAACGTTTAAACCCATGGCATACGGTATGCCTTTCTTAGTCAATGGTGGATATGGTATTTTTGATTACATAGAGGAATTAGGTTTTAAAACCTTTAAAGATGTTTTTGGTGACTATACTGGGTCGACATACGAAGAAACAAATAACAACATAATAGAGATATTAAAAAATCTAGATTCGTATAATTGGGATTTGGTCGCTGATCATTGTGAACACAATTATGATGTGTTGATGCATTGGACAAAGATTAAAGTATTGGATTTATATCTAGATAAACTTATGAGGTAGCGGCCCATTCGTCAATGGGCATACCACTTTCTAATCTATAGTATTATATCATATACACTGCTATTGCTCGTCAGCGGGCAAACAGTTACGCCGTTACTTTTCGTAAATTGCTGAATTCGCTCCGTGCTCTGCACACTCTGCTCGTACACAGTAGCAACGGTTGTCACTCATTTCACGTACTAGTTTGTCTGCAAAGTTAAATGCGTGTTGCGCAAACTTCTCTGCACCTACTCCATCCATTACTACAATTTCTGCTAGATCAAGTTCTTGTAATTCCATAAACTTGTCTAAGAATGGATCGTCTTTGTCAATTGCTGTCTTGTGATCAAAGTGATCTTCTAACCACTTCTTCAAAGGCTTTAATCCGCCAAAGTCAACTGCCCAGTTTTTATTGTCTAATTCATCACATCCAAATGTAAATGTAAACGCTAAACTGTAGCCATGTAACAAATGACAATGTGAATGATCTGCATTAGGTTGCCTAAATACTGCTGACAGTCCAATGTTGTGTCCGTAATGTTTTGTACTTAAAAATCTTGCCATATTAGTCTCCTATTCCAGGTTATGTTAAAATACTACTAGTTTGTTCACTATACAATTTAGCAATTTCATCTTGTGTTTTTGCATAAGCTAGAATGTGAGACAAACTAATTGTAAACTTAGCCGAATTAGTTGTTACCATAAACGGTATTAAGCCCATATTTCCATCAGGACTTCTAGCAACAATCATAGGTTTACTGAGTTCAAGTGAAGTACCGGTGTCCTTAACAAGGGTGCCCAGCATTTCCTCTCCAGTCGAAAGGCGAACACTAACAACATCACCTTGCTTTGTAATATCTAATAACATTTTTATTCCTATAAGATTAAGTTATACAATAAGTATTGTACAACCTTACTTAGGCAATGTCAAGCATTAATAAAGATTTTTTGGATTATTTTAAGCCAGCTTGTTCAAGGGTAATTTTTACAACGCCTGCTTCAATTAATTTCTTTCGGTTTTTAAGATGCAGTTTTGCCGAGTCTTCTTTGTTACCACCCGTATATTTTACTGCATGACCTTCTTCTAGCAAAATTTTTGTAACAGGTCTCCATGCATCCTTTGCATGATCATACACCGTGAAGTCTCCGAGGATACGTCCAAACTTACCTTTCATATCTTCGCCGTCTTTGTTGACTTGCGTTTGCAATACAGCTGATTTGCTAAGGAGCTCTTTTAATCTGTTTTTAGCAGCCAGTCCAAATTTCTTCTCAACTTTATCTCTAGTTCTACTTTCGGGTGTGTCTATTCCCATTATCCGAACACGCTCATCTGTCAGCCATACACCGAATCCTAAGTCTATGTCTACATCTACTGTGTCGCCGTCTACTATCTTGACGACCTTACATTTATACTCGTACATCGAAAAATACTCCTTATCATTAAAGTAGTATTTATTTTAATGTATGTAAAAGGAGTGGTTTTGAATTGTTGCAACATATGTAAGTTCAGCGGCCCAGTACGGATTTACAAGATGGTGGTTAAAATAATGGGTGCTTCCGTTTGTGGGATCTGGCATTTCATTATATAGTACTTCCCAAGCAATTCCTTTAGCATTCTTCCAACTCCTAGACTCTGTGTCAATCAGATCGCTCTTACCATCACAGAACCAAGAGAACTGACACCTAAATCTAACCGGAACGAGTCTGCCATGGTGTTCGTACCACCATGTAGAATAAACTGCTTGGTATACAACATCACAAATCTTATCAGGAAATCGCCTACTCTTCATTCTGTTGTAAGTAACATGCGCAACTGCAATCTGCCCTGTCAATGATTCGCCCCGAGCTTCATGATAGATATTTGTTGCCAAACAAATAATTGCTTCTTGGTCTACAACTGGCTGTTGTGGTTGGGGCTCCGTAATTGCTGTCTCTTCTTGTGGCTTTGGTACAGCAACAACAACAATATCTTCTAACGTCTCGGGTTGTGTGAATATATCGTAAAAAATATTGTTCAAATCCACAGCAACAATTGTTAAAAATATTGATATAGAAAATATTATATTTCTAAATACACGATAGTTATCAGTCAAAGCAAATCCTCACATACTGTAATAACATAATTATAGCATCAACTGTGTGATGTGTCAAGTATTATTCTTTGAAGGGCGCCTTACTCACTTTATCCCATGCTTCTTGATTGGTGTATTTGATGTCTTCATACCCTGGCAAAGGTTCTTTGACCTTTCGAATAACTGGCCAATTTTCTTCTTGGCTCATTTTTTTATTGAAATCTAGCCAATGGTGATCTTCTGGGGCAAGTTTTCTATCACTAACAATTGCATTTACTGGGCATTCGGGTTCACAGATTGCACAATCGATGCAAATATCGGGATCAATAACAAGTGTATTCTCACCTTCAAAAAAGCAATCCACAGGGCAAACTTTAACGCAGGTGGTATGTTTACAGTCTACGCATTCACCCTTAACAACATATGTCATATTTTATTTTCCGATATTAATTTACATGTATTTACTATTTTTAGCTTATTTGTTACATTTTTCTAGGTTTATACTAAATAAAATTAAGCTGATTGGCAACACCGAGTTGACAATTTAAATTAGTTCGCACCACTCATTGAGATGTGCTATATACATAAAGGGACAAAGGTCTCACCCAATCAGTAGTCAATAGGTCCGGACCTATTATTTTTTTAGATACAACTTAATTCTGTAAATGCGACTGCATGTTTAGTGCCTGCGTATATAGTTGCTCACTCGCCAGATTCTTAGCCTTGGCCTCGCACTGAATATCAAAATCCTTCCAAAATGTAATAGCCCAGTCGTTAGCTTCATAGTTAGGATAGTAATCGCTGTGTGCTCGAAGTTTTTGCTTCTTAGCACCTGTGTCTAATAGTGCGGATATGTCATGAAGGGTGGTATGTCGTGTTCCTTCATCAATTCGTGTTGACTGGTTAAGCCATTCATCTCTGCTATAGCTGTAATGTAAAGTAGGCCTAACACCACGCCAACTGTCAATGACCATTTTAACACGGTCGTCATCTGCTTGTATATATTCTTCATCTCTAATCCAATGGTGGTGTATATCTAGTACTAGTGCCACATGATCTTTAAGCATAAGACTTGCATCTAAGCCGTGGCACATTTCGTCGTTTTCAATAGCAAGTGTATTTCTTGCTTCAGGTGAGAGCCTAGGCAACACATCAATAATACCCTGGTAACCCTTTCTACCTGATATATGAACATTAAGCTTCATGTCCATAAACTCTTTACCATAGCCCATCCATCGGGCCATATTAGCATGGTACTCAAATTCGTCAATACTACGTTCTACTACGTCATCGTTATCGCTAGCCAGAACGCAAAACTGGCCAGGATGGAAACTGATACGCACATCAAGATCACGAGCCAATTGGCCCACCTTGGCGAATCCTTTCTCCAATATTCGGATATTATTAGGATCGTCCCACAAGTAGCGCCAATTTGGCTCAGTAGCCATAGGTATTTGATTACTTCCAAGTCTAACCATACGTCTGTTATCAGGTAGTCCACCTACGTATTTAATCAAATTGTATGCACTTTGCATGTTATGCTGTACAAGATCGAGCATTCGTTGCTCTGCTACGGCTTTTTCTTGCCGATTGCACCAAGCCACAGTTGTAACTTTTTCTGTAAAATTCTGCTGTAACTCCTTGAGTACCTTAGGTTTTTGCGATTGGTCTGGGTCAAGATACTTGCAGCAGAAACCGATACGTTGTATAGACTGGTCGAACATAATTATACCTGTAATATGCAATTGAACAAGCCTTATTATAGCAAAGAACACATTCAATGTCAATAAATAGTTGTATGAAATATGACCTTATTATTGCTTGCGGTGACAGCTTCACCGAAGGGTGCCAAGATGCACTCAAAATACCTGTTGAACAAACATGGCCCGGGTTGCTTGCGGAAAGTTTAGGCATTCCTTTTGTAAACTTAGCTATAGGGGGGTCATGTAATTTAGAGATTGCACTGCAACCACTGAAATCCGCCACAGCGGCAGAGCTCGAAATTATACATAAAGCCAAATGCCCTTTAATATTATTTAACTTTACTGTAATGGAAAGGATGCCATACGCTAGTCTTAGAGCGGGCTTCACTGAGTCGTGCTTCTCTATTTTACCAGAACACACAGAGGGACTTCGGATATCATATATAGATAAGACCGTTAAAGAAATGCTAATCGACAATTTTGTAAACCTTGATACGGAATGCGCATGGGATGCATATTCTATAAACCAGTCTGATGGTGATCGACCGGACAGAAATATTGACTGGTTTGTTTTTTCAACAATGCAGGCAATTCGGACATGTATGAATTGGGAAAAACTAATCCCCAATTCAACTGTGGCATGGGGATTCATTCATATTAATACCAGCTTGGTTGGTAACGGATTAGATCAATATTTTAATATGTTCAGTGACCACCCACACGAGCAGAAACTTAACTACCCATACTTAGAGAGGTGTTACAACAAATGCTTAAATATGAAGGAAGTTCAATCTATACTATATGACGAACATCTTCAATTCAGACAAGAATGTATAATAGCGCCACATGACGTCCACACAAATCCACTGGGAATAGGCATCATCGCTAAGTGGTTTGAGGATTACATTAGTGAAAACCTTTGATAGTATCATTGCATGCGGTGACAGTTATACCGAAGGCCATCGAGATGTTCTCGGAATCGGTGTCGATCAAACTTGGCCTGGTAAGGTAGCAAAACATTTTGATGTACCGTATGAGAACTTAGCTGTAGGTGGAGCATGTAATTTAGAGATTGCACTGCAACCAATGTTAAGTCAACAAATGCAATATGCGAATCCTTTATACATATTCAATTTTACAATTGACGAACGATTGCTCATGCTGAACTCAGAGCCTGAAAAGGTTTTTCGAACATTATTTTCTCTACTAGAAGAGGACACACAGGACATACCTTTTTCTAATGAATATCGAAGAATCATAAATTATTTCTTGACCAAGCATAACAGTGATGGACTTGACGGTTTCCAAACTCATACATTAAGATCTATACAACTTGCGCACAACGTTATGACTGTCAATCCAAATGCATCAGTGTTGTGGGGATTCATACACAGCGATCGCACGGGGGACGAAGACACTATTTTTGATCGTGGTGGTTTTGATTTTAATAATTCCACCACCGTTAATTTGCCTAATATAGAAACTTGCTATAATAAATATGTGGGTCACAAGCCTTTACAACATTTTATCGATGACAATTCGATGATAATAAGCAATCAAGACCCCCATCCTAACTTTAAAGGAATAAAAGTACTTGCCGATCATATGACAAGTATTATACAGAATGCAATTTGATGCTATAATAGCCTGCGGGTGCGACTATACCGAAGGGTGGCGAGAAATATCAGGCTTTTCCATAGAAGAAACATGGCCCGCACTAGTAGCAAAACATTTTGATGTACCTTATGAAAACTTAGGGCACGGATTTGCTTCTAACTATCAAATTGCCACTCAGCCTTTTTACCACCAGAAAAATAGCTACAAACAACCTTTGTATATTTTCAACTTTACAATAGATCACCGATATCCCATTTTCGATCCGGAGCAATTAACAATCGATAGTATATCATCTATTCATGCTGATTGGATACATATGCACGAATGGGGTGTTGCTAATAAAATATCTATGCAGTACATGTTAGACAAAACTGTAGCAAACTATCCTGGTGATACAGAATGGCATAGATACCACGAACTTCACTCCAGTAAATCTTCATTAGAAGATAAAGTTAAAATGAAAAAGATGGAAACTGATGCTGTTTCCAAAAATGATTTTATAGATGGTTATCAGCACCTTACAAAAGAAGCAATACTTCTAGCACATCGAGTTACTGTTCAGAACCCTAACGCTAAAATATTGTGGGGCTTTATATACGGGGACTATGAAATAGGTATGCCTAGTAATGTGCATATTAGGAATAATAAAACCGTGCTGTTTCCAAAGATCGAAAACTGCTACAACACACTATTTCAGGATAAATACTTACATGAGTACATTGCGTCTAACGGTTTTGTACTCGGCACAGAAGACATACACCCAAACAAAAAAGGCATTAACTTATTAAAAAATATGTTTGTTGACGCCATAAATACCAAATTTAAATAAATAAGCAATATAATCGATTATACGGAGTAACTAAAATGGCAGACATTTTTAACTTTGCACAAAAAGGTTTAGCTAACCTAGTGCAATTCGGCAAAAGAGGTCTCAAACTTGTCAGTAATACTAGCGGAGAATACTTCTCGTTTACAGCAAACGATGGTACAACACTAGTAGAAGTACGTGGTGCTAACGCAACTGTTGCAGAAGCGTTCATCACAAAAGGACAATTTGATGCTTCCACCTCAGCTATCACACAGTACGTTAGTACAGAAGTAGCATTTGATAATGGTACTACAACATTATTTGAGATCCCTAGCAATTCTATGGTTTACAGTGTGTCTGTAGACGTAGGTAGCCCATGGGTAAGTGCTGATGCATCTACTGCAATTAGAGTAGGCGACGATAGTGACGATGACAGGTTATTTACTGATGACGAAGCTGACATGACTCAGACTTTCCAATTCCATAGTAATTACCAGCATATTTACGATTCACCTGCAAATATAACTTGTACAGTAGCAGGCGGTAGTGCATCGTCAGGTATTGCCACGGTAACATGCGTAGTTGTAACAGAGAACTTAACTGTTAAAGATTACGGTAGTGTCGCGGATGCAGCTGGTCTATAATTAAAAAATAGATTGACACTAAAGAAGCCTGCTTCACAGCAGGCTTTTTTTTGCTTTTAAAAAACATATGATAAATACAACTATATTAACAGCGTAAGGAACAAGTATGGACCGCAAAGCAATATTTGAACAACTAAAAATCGACGAAGGAGTTGTTTATGAAATTTATAAAGACCATCTGGGCTACCCAACTTTCGGAGTTGGCCACCTGGTCACAGAAAACGATCCAGAGCACGGAGCAGAAGTCGGAACATCCGTATCTGAGTCAAGAGTGGCAGAATGCTTTGAACGTGACCTTGACACCTCAATTAGTGAATGTGTTGCGTTATACGGAGAACAGTTTAATGAATGGCCAGGAGAAGTACAAGAAATCCTAGTTAACATGATGTTCAACATGGGCAGAACACGTTTAGGCAAGTTTAAAAACTTCCGCAAGGCACTAGAAGCTCAAGACTGGAAGAAAGCAGGAATTGAAGGCAGAGATAGCCGTTGGCACAAACAGGTAACTAACCGTGCTGAAAGACTAATGGTAAGATTAGAGGAAGTATAATGACTGTGTATACCTTCGGGTGTAGCTTTACTTACGGATGTGAAGGTAGCGACTACAATGCAACTAGTTGGGTTGAGAAACTTGCACAGAGATACCCAGATATAGAATTTGAAGATTTTGCTTATCCGGGTACATGTATAGAGTACAGTTTATATCATTATGAAAAAGTTGCTAAAAGATTGCAGCCAGAAGATATAACTGTATTCCAGTTTACAATTCCATTTAGATACACAACATGGACTAACAGTGCAGTATTTGATGACCCGCAGAACAGGCATAAAAAATCGTCGAACTATACAAAATTTGTACCAGATTTTAATATCAATTTAGAAAGATATATAGGTAATTTACGAAATTGGCAGTATCACGATAATCAGGAATTGCTAGATAAGGAATTTCATACAAAGTATTATACAAAATTTAACGAGGGTAAAGAGATGGCGGCATACAATGCTATCGCAAACTATCTTAGGAGTAAAACAACATTTACGTTTTTTCACACTGAGCCGCCAGCTGGCGTGGATGATAAAGACAGTGTTGTAATACAAAACATTTTAGGTAAACAGTTTAAAAAATATACGTGGGACTGGGGACGACATTTTGGTGACGAAGGCTGTAATTTTGTAGCCGACATTGTTGAAGAAAACATAGGATTAAAAAACAAATGAAATTAAATGATTTAGGCAAAAAGTATCTAGAGTTAGAGAATGGTACAGGAAATTTTAATATAAAAGTTGGCGGTGAAACTATCAATACTGTTGCTGGGAGTGACCGTGCAAATAAATTTGTTGAGTCCTTGAAAAGAAAAGGCATCACGGCAATAGCAGAAGCGGACGAGCCCACAACTGATAAAAGTGCTAGAGCTAGATTAGATCTTAATCTACGTGATCGAGGACACAGCGTTGAAAAGCCTAAAAAAGGCAAAGGATCGTATGCACGTTCAGACAAGCATAAGAAGCCAGTGTCTGAAGGGCCACTAGTGGTTAGTAGATCATCCGACTTAATGGGGATGCTTGATGTATTACTAAAAGATTTCAAAAGCAAAAGTCCAAGCGATGAAGAAATGATCGCTTTAGTAAAGTCGCTTGGTTATAACATGACCAAAGATGGTGAGCGCACTACGTTAGTTAAAGAAGAAGATTGCGATATCGACGAGGGTAACGGTAACATACGCAAAGGCTTAGCCGCAGTAGCGTTGATTGCTGGGTTGTGGAGTGTTAATGACCATGTAGCACAGAAGGCATATGATGCCAGTCCACAACTACAAAAATTAACAGCATATCTAGAAGTAGCAAAAGACCATAACGATCAGCGTATGATTGATCAGTTAGAGCAACGTATTGGAAACCACAAGACCAGAATCGATATTGGTAAGGGCGAAGTGATGGGTAACGATGGTCGCCCAGTGGACGTTAAATACGACAAGGAAGCTAATTAGTTATTGTTTCGATATAAGCTCTTTTGCAGCTTCATCACTCATAGGTTGTCTTCCCGGATTATTAGGAAAAACGCAACAAGGTTGTACATTGTAAAACTCTCCACGTTCTTCGCACCACAGACGTTGCCAGTAATTGCCGTCAACATCTAATTCAATGTGCAATCTTTTATCTGTGTCCATAAAAACGTCAACCATGTCCTTGCCTTCCTGAAAAGATGCTGTTCGTGCAAGTTTATCAAGATATTCCCCTTCAGGTGATAATCCAAACAAAGGAACAGCACCATCCCAATCTGGATGATCTGCTTGCCAGGACTCTTCGGTAATATCCCACTGGGGTGCATAAGTTCCTAATAAATCGGAAAAATTATCACTTAGCCAGAACTTTTCATTTTCCCAGTCATCAAACCCATCTAACTCGATCTCTTCGCCGTTATAGTTTTTTGTTAGACTTTCTCCGCCGTTGTCTGTAACATATTGCAAGTTTTCATTAATTGTACAAGTCAATCTGCCTATTGTTTGATCATGTATCCATGTAAGTTTCATTGAACATCTCCGCTGGTAATGTTATTATTTATTATTTTCAATAAATAGTACACACATATAAAGGAGAATCAAATGGACTTACTAGACCGACTACTATCGGATCAATTATGGATTTACACTGCTATACTAGGATCTTTAATAGGTGCAGCATTTTTAGCATGGTTCCGTAATACACATATGGGATTATACCTTATGGGTAAGTTCGATAGTTTTTTAGATTATCTTGCTATACGCTGGGGCTGGACATTACTACAAGATGACCCAAACGCATGGCGTAAACGTTATCCTAAAGTTACTAAGAAAATTGACGACCTAGAACAGCGAATCATTAATCTAGAAAAGAATAAAAAATTAGACTAAGATGATAAATATTATGTATGAAAATATATGAAATTACAGAAGCAGAAGGCGATAACTGTGAAAAATGTCGTGGCCGAGGCAAGTTAGACTTACATAGTGAAGATCCACATAAGTGTAATGCGTGTGATGGCACTGGCAAACAAAAGTGGAAACCAGAACCAGTTAATTTCAGTAAGTTTAAGAAGGTTGGCGAGCAGGTTGAAGAAACCATTGACAACGATGATGATTTTTTTGAAGCATACGGCTGGATAGACGGCGAATCACTCGAAGAAGCAGAATATCAAGGACGTAAAGTTAAACTAGGCAAGCCTATGCAAGGTGATGTTAAGAAGTTTAAAGTTTATGTTAAAGATCCTAAAACAGGTAATGTTAAAAAAGTTAACTTTGGACACGGCGGAAGCAGTGTTAAAGGTAAAGCAATGAAGATTAGAAAATCTAATCCTAAGGCTCGTAAGAGTTTCAGAGCAAGACATAACTGTGATAATCCAGGGCCTCGCACTAAGGCACGTTATTGGTCATGTAGGAAGTGGTAGTAGTGTAGAATGAATAAAACATACACAGACAAACATGTAACCCAATCTGTTTTTGAACGTATATTTGACCTTAAAGATGACAACGAAGAACTTACATGGCATACGCATGATTGTTCAAGATTTATCAAAGTACTAGAAGGCTCAGGCTGGAAAGTACAATTCGATAACGAACTCCCTAAAGATATTATTCCCGGAACAACAATACACATTAATAAAAATTCTTATCATAGACTACTCAGAGGTCATTCCGAATTAGTAGTCAGGATTGTAGAACTTTAAAGGACACACACATGAAGAAGGTACTAGTTACTGGTGGCACTAACGGCATCGGCGGAGCGTTATGTGCTCTACTAAAAGATGACTACGATGTTATACCAATGGATGTGCACACTGGGCACAGTTTTAGAAGCAAAGAAGTATTAGAAGAAGTATACAACACTGCATTAAACTGCGATGTATTTGTTAATAATTTATTCCATCATGATTCCCAACTATCTCTGTTTAAGAGAGTATATGATGCATGGAAAGAAGATCCCACTAAACATATTATAAACATAAACAGTAAACTAAGACTGAAAATTCCTCGCGGTCCGCACGACATTGTCGCTGTTAATGGATACACTGAATTAAAAAAAGTATTACACAACGAATGGCTGTCAGTATTACACGAACCTGGCAGGAAAGTAAAAATATCTAATGTTAGCCCAGGTTTTGTCGATACAAAATTTTCAAAACAAAATAAACTACCCGAAGGCATGAAGCTAGAAGCCAGTGAGGTTGCAGAATATATTAAATGGACGCTAGAACAGCCGGACTTTATTGAGTTAGGCGAAGTATCCTTTTGGCGTATTAAAAGATAAATACACATATTATATGAAAAAGATTGCTATAACAGGACATACACAGGGCATAGGCAAAGCAGTTGTAGATTTATGCAAACATGATTACGAAATTTTAGGATTTAGTAGAGCCACTGGGCATAATTTACTGAAGCCTGGTGTTGTAGAAAGAATATTTGAAGAAGCAAAAGACTGTGACATTTTTATTAACAATGCTTTTTCCACAGATGCACAAATGAAGCTATTTGATTTATTTTATAATCACTGGAAAGATGATGTGACAAAGTTTATCATTAATGTTAACAGTAAAAATAGATTTCGGGCAGGCGATGGTAGCTTCGGAGATAATGGTTACGCCGCTGTAAAAGCACTATTGCATAAACAGTGGATAGACGTATTACATGAATCTGGGAGACTATGTAAAATATCAAACATATCTCCGGGATTTGTTGATACATATTTAATAAGTCATTTTTCTGTACCTGAGTGGCTCAAACAGCCGCCAGAAGAATGTGCAGAAACAATTATGTGGCTTATTAACCAGCCAGATAATGTAGAAATAGGCGAAGTAAGTTATTGGAGACGTAAGGCACAATGAAAAAAGCTATAATATACCCAGGTCGGTTTCAACCAATGCTACCACATCACGCAGAAGTATATCGCAGACTGCAAAGTACTTTTCCTGATGCTGATGTATTTGTTGCTACATCGGACAAAGTTGATCCTCCGAAAAGCCCTTTTCCATTTTCTGAGAAGGTACAAATCATGCAAGAAATGCATGGCATACCTAAAGACAAAATTTTAATTGCTCCCCAACCGTACCTAGTAGACAGTTTCAAAGACAAGTTTGACTCTGAAAATACAATGGTTATTTTTGCGGTGGGTGAAAAAGACAATGACCGTTTTCCTATGAACAATGTTGATCCTGCTACAGGATTAGATATGACTGTGCGCGGAGTTACCAGGCCAAAATACTATCAGATGATAAATACATTAAAGACTGATCCTCCCATGTCAATGAATGAGCGAGGTTATATTTACAATGCTCCAAGCATTGAAGGATTGGACGGAGAAGTAGCTAGTGCAAGTGCTTTTAGAGAAGCATTCACAAGTGTTGATAACGAACAGCAGCAACGTGCTATATTTGAAAAATATATGGGTACGTTTAACGAAAATATATTTGCACTGTTTAAGAATAAACTAATAGGTGATAAAATGAAAGAATCAATTGAAAAACTAAAATTTTTAGCAGGAATGTTAGAAAGTGCTCCTGTAGATTTTGATGATGAACCAGAAGCACGTTTATCCGATGAAGAAGATGATGACTTGAAGCCAGGCTTTGCTCAAAAAGGCATGATCAATCAGTTAGGTAAAATTGCTGACAGCGAAGATGCTAGTCAAGATGCTGATTCAATGAAAGTTAAAAAGTTTTCTAAGCTAACTACTGTTACAACAGATGATGGCGATGAAATAGAACTATCAGGAAGCGAAGCTAAAGCTCTTATTAAAATGTTTAACATGTTATCTGCACAAAGAGCTGGTGACGAGCAATCACCTAGAGAAAGATTCATCCGTGCTATCCAAACTACAAAAGGTTTAGACAGCATGACCGCTTTTGCTAAAGCAAAAGGACTTGTAGAAGAAACTGCTGAAGATCAGTATACATTAGATTTCGATGACATCCGTTCAGACTATGGCACTGAAGACAAAAGCAAACGTCAGATAATGGACGCTGTAGTACAGGAATTGGCTGAGTTGGCTAAATGGGTACAGGAAGCAGATTATCGTTGGAGTGAAAGTATGTATGACGAGTTCAATGCCGCAATTGAACCTATACTGGACCACGAAGATCTTATAAAACAATTAATGGACCCACAGCATGAAGTAATTTATCCTGAAATGGAAGAAGAGGACGAAGGAACGATTAAGTCAATAATAGATAGATTGGCAAAGAGATTGGCAGATTTTAGAGTAGGCTCTGTAAAAGAAACTGCTGTAGACGAAGAAGAGATCGATGAAGTTGCAGGACCTGAAGATTGCTGGCCCGGTCATAAGAAAGTTGGTACACAACCAGGAACAGGCAAGAACAAAGGCAAGCGTGTTAACAAATGCGTTAAAGAAGAAGAAGATGATGACGAAAGTGCATTAGAAGAAACTACTAATATCGCGATGGCAGCTGCATTAGAAGAGTTAAGAAAATTAGCAGGCATTTAATATGAACGAAATGCGTAAATTAATGGAGACTGTTGCTCCGCTATTTCAAGAAGAGCAGCCAGTTGTAGAAGCAAATACAACAGAAGCTGTTGAGGAACTTCATAGCATTCTAGACCATCTTGAAGAGCTAGGCGAACAAGCAAGAAATATTGTAGCAATGCTTGATCGAGGAGAAGCCGAAAGATTAGATGCGTACGGCGCATTTGATTTTGGTAGTAGCTCAAACAGGCACGATACTACACTAGCAGGTTTTGTGGAAGACTTAGAAAGCGGACAGTATGATGAACGAGATTGATAGAATTAAATATTTGTCAGGGATAATCAACGAAGAAGATGTAACAAAAGTTGCTGTTGGACATGTTGACGACGAATCTGATATGATGCGCAAAGAGCTTTACAAAATTGGAAAGCAGTCCATAGAACTTTACAAAATGATGGGCGAATTGCCAGACGGAGATTTCCCTCACTGGTTTCAATCTAAACTCGTCAAAGCAGGCGAATATATTAGCTCTGCAAAACATTATCTAGAAGGTGAGCTATATGCACCTGAGCAAGAAGAAACTGCACTAGACAAGCAAGACGATGTCGACGACGATTTAAGTCCCTCAGGAGTTTAATACAAAGTCATAAAAAAAGGAGCATTGATTGCTCCTTTTTTATTATCTGATATAAAGTTTGTTAACCGGTTTTCTCAATAAAAACAGGATTATGTATACACCACATCGGTGGTAGTCTTCTTGATACTATTCTAGCAGTGTCTGGTAAATTAATACTCAAATATTCATCTAAGTACTGTGCGTTCCAAAACCAAGAATAATGTGTAGCTTCTACAACGGCATCTTCGCCTGAAGTGGCTACACGTTCTACGTTTGTTTGAAGATTATCATTATCAATCAGACAAATCACATCAGCATTTTCTGTATCTTCAACTAGTCCGGTAGGCAATACTCCGTACTCGTGTGTCCTACGGACAATAAAGTAATTTAATGCAACTTCACGTATAAATGTACCAAACACAATTGCACCGCCAACATTTAAATGTTCATAGCATTCGCTAATAATGTTTTTTAATATCTCAGGATCTAAATTACCTGTTTTCATATATGAAAAAATGATATCAAACTTTTCATCCGGAGAAGACCATGGCATAGGTTCATCTATGTTACCTTCTGGATTATTCATTTGATTATGATGATTCCACTCACGGAAGTCTGCGTTAGGAAACATTTCTCTGCCTTCCTCTATCGCTTCAGCATCAAATTCAAACACTGTGTAATTTTCTTCTTTGAATTCGCACTCCGGATCATTGAGTAATGTTCCTGCGTTTCCGTACAATTCTAAAATTTTTGTGTCCGCAAAAACTGGAGTGTTGTAAGATGAACTGCCTAATGTAGTATTAATATATCCAAATTTAGGAATATATGCTTCGATAGTCATTGATGTATCCTTTGTGTGTTAAAGATATTTATCTACCCTAAAAATTCGTCTTTATCCAAACTGGCAATCAGGTGTATACGTACTTCATTGCTGTAATTAGTTGCACAATGAATTTTTGATGTGTCTAACAGATACGAATTAGGTGTCTTAAAATTAGCCATTTGTAGCGTAATTTCTTCACCTGAGTGCTCAACAGATGTGAAGTCGTCTGGCCAACCTACTATGAAAGCTCTGTTGGAAGTTTTGATAGGAAAGTGTAACCTCCATGTAAGTATAGCAGATCCTCCTTGCAAGGAAGGCATATGGTCGTGTCCATCTACGTGTATGCTTAAAGTAGTCCTAGGCGGCAATATACTAATTCGCCATCTATACGCACCTTTTATCGACTGCACAAATTCTTCTAGATATGTTCCTTGTATTTGCTTCAAGGGATGTATGTATTGCCTTTCGTTAAGCATTTCGTTCTGTTCTCTAGTGAGCTGTGTAGACAAACTAACCGATGTATCTAGTCTTGTATTGTTAACAAACGTTTTGCCGGCGATACCATCTGCCCAGTCAGTAGAATCTTTCTCAGAAACTGTTATACTCTGATTTCGATATGCTAAAATTTCATTCTCTGTGCCGGCTGCCTCTGCGATAATAGAGTTATACGTAGTAAGGACATCCTTACGTAACTTCATAAAATCAAAGTCTACATCTACTTTTTCAAAAATCATAACGGTATATTAGTGGAGTCCGATAAATGCAACGAGTCAGGTCCAACCATTCCAGTAATAGTTAAACAATATCTAGGCCAATAGCCTACATTACCAGTAGCATGATAGATACCTTCTCTCCAGCAGTGTATATCCCCGATTTTATACTGGTGTAATACTGTATTACCAATTAATACATAGTGTCCCCAATTCCAATCGTTTAACTGAACAAGATACCTAATTATTTCTGTGTCGTCACTGACTTTTGCAAAATTACGTCTATAATTATTATAACTGTCCCTATGCCAGGGTATAGACTTACCTGGTGGTTGTTTTAAAAACATTATTTGCGGATTTACCAAACCCGACTTCTCTGCCATTTTATGAAACAAGTTTGGTAAATTATTGCGGCGTTGCATGCCTCCGGTATTGTGTTGAGTGAATCCAGCTGAAGTAATATCGTTGTGATACCCTTCCATTATGCTTTGTGCTTCTGGGTTATATGCTGTTCCCTTGAACTCTACTTCGCTATATGCATCAGTGCTTTCAAAACCATCGTCTGCTAATTTTACAGCATCGTTCAAATCTTCGTGAACAAATCTGCCAACATGTGTGACGTCATTGTATGCACATGAAGGATCATAATGCCAATCAAAATTTTCGTTATTCCAATCCCAATAACTTTTCATTGTTAATAAAATTCTCCTGTAAAAAATATTCGTCTATGCACATTGTTTGAGCAAAAATCTGTTCCGTGCCAAGTATCAGCACCAGGTGCCCACATCATCGCATATCCGTTTACATATTCTATTTCTTTTATTAAATTAAAACCAGAGTAGCCGCCGTCATCGTTATAGCCAGCCTCTTTTTTCGTATATAATTTTGTACCATATTCAGCATAATCGCGAGAATCATCTCCGGTGTACATCACAAGTTTTATTATCCCGACTTCCGTTGATAATCGATTGATTGTATTTTCTCGAATTAGTTCTACTGGATCATCCGTATGCGGATATAACACTGCCGATTCTAACTCTATACTAGTTTGATTAACAACTGTTGATTCATTAGGAGTACAATTCCACTTGGCTTCTGCCGCTGAATTATATTGTTTAGAAAAATACTCTTGTGATATAAGATTAAGTAAGTCCGTTGGATAGTCATACATCAGCTCGTCAGGTATATCGTCAAATGTACCTCTCGGAAATCCCACGTTAGCCTGCGCGGATCCGTTAATTACATTTGAAAACGGTTGTGATTTCATACCTATATTGAAAGTCCTTGTGCATAGTTCTTTTAGAGTATCACTAGTAAACACGATATGTTTAAACGGATGATCGTATACATAAAGCTCTAAACTACTATCAAATTCTGCTAGTTTTTCATTTTTTATTTTTTTCATAATTTGTTACTAACTCCTCTGCTTGCTCTCCCCAAAACTTACCAGCTTTAGGACCTCCATTTGCTTTTCCATCGCTCTCACCAGGTATTTTAATCCATAGGAATGCATCACATTTTTCTTCGCCTGTATCTGTAGTAGGAGGAGAGCCTAACGATCTTCCAGGAGGATTACACCATTCGTTTCCATGTGGGCCGTTGCCGTTGCGACTAGTGTCTATAACAAAATGATCGTTTGGTCTGAGCTCGCATATTTTTAATGCCCATTCCATGCTTTCTTTTGTTGTTCGATAATTACTTACATTTACCGAAAATCCTTTAACCTTATCGTTACATACACTATTTAACAATTTTGCAGAATCTTCGGCATTTAGCCAATTACTGTGTCCTATATCAACGTACACAAGCGCATTGCATCTGCTAGTAAAAATTTCAAGACCTTCTCTCATCATATCTAGACGCCATGATGCTTCGTCCTCGTCCATTTCAACTGTATGAGGAAGACTGTCAGGTTCAAATATTACTATCGGAGACTGGTCTTTTATGCCATCAGCGAAACTTTCTAAAAAGTAAAAATAACTATCTTTAGAATGTGCTCCGCCTTTACTATAGTGTCCCATATCTCTATTAGGCATATTGTAAACAACTAATATAGGCAAGCAAGGATGTGTTCTTTTTAGCAATCTAACAATACTATGATCTAAGTCACGCATTTCTTTGCCGTTTCGCTCACCATACCAGAACGAGACCGGATGGTTGAATATTTTACTTGCTAAAGGATATTTTAGTTTGTGATCTCTTACTCTATCGAAGTTGTTGACCCAGAGAGGATAGTCCATAATATACTATGGGAACATAGGTGCTAGTTCGTCATTGGCATGCATTTCTGTAATAATGTCACATCCGCCAACTAATTCACTGTTAATAAATAATTGCGGGAATGTAGGCCAATTGCTAACACTGGGTAATGTAGTTCTTACTTCGCTGTCTGCTAAAATATCAATGTATGCAAACGGCTTACCCACTTGAATTAAACATTCTATTACTCTGGCACTAAAGCCGCATTGTGGTTGTTGTGGACTCCCCTTCATGAATAAAATGACGTCATTGCCATCTATCATTTCTTGTATTTGTTCTGCTACTGAGCTCATTGAATTACCAGTTAATTAATAAAAAATACCGTAAGCTGCACACCATATTTCTAGTGCAACCATATAAAGCGAATCTGCGGCGAGTATACACAACACGAGTCCTGTAGCAATTAACAATTGCTGTTTCTTTAATAATGCTAACATACGGACTCCTTGCTGTAAAATTGGTGCCCCCACCATGAGTCGAACACGGGACCTACTGATTACAAGTCAGTTGCTCTACCAGCTGAGCTATAAGGGCTATATCATTATTTATTCGAAATGTGATTCGAATTCATCAAAATAAGGTTGTTTTTCTTCGAAAGAATCAAACCTAACGCTATTAACGTACTCAGTGAGATCTTCTACGCTTTCTAGTGTTACAAGCATTTCCCTAGGTGATTGTTTTGTAAGTCTACAAAGTTCTGTCATTACTAAGACTAAGTGATGATGACCAATATCAAGTCTTTCGCACAGTAAACGTACATCAGGTTGGTAGTCGGTTTGTGTGGTATCGTCTATCATTTTATTTTCTCCCGTTTTTTACTATAATTGTTTTTTGTACGTGTCCAGTCGTAGGAAAACGCATAACATTTTTATACCCAGCTTCCTCAAGTTGTTTAGATAGCCAACCTGGATGGTAGACCGAAACCATATGTTCTAGATGTTTATCTGAATACAATTCATCGACAATAAGATCACTGTCCACAAGGTACTTGTAATCAACAACACTGGTTTGAAGTTCTTCTATTGTAACACAGCGTCTATTTGGATAGTCTACCTTACGTTTCTCTAGGAACCACTCTGCTCCTTGTAAGTCTACAAATGTGACAGCTATCTGTCCGAACGGCTTACATACTCTTCTCATTTCAGCAAAATCAAAAAGTAATTGTTCATATGTAGTATGACTGTAAACACTATATGCTAATACAAAATCAAACGTGTTATCCTCGTACGGAAATAATAGTTCTTTCTCTCCTGCAGGATTATACATATGGTTAAATGCATTATGGTGTTTCCAATTAGCAGTCGGACATAATTTCTCACCATAATTTAACGCATCGTTGTTTACATCTAAGCAATAATAATTTTCAGGATCAACATCGTTAGATCCATCAACACAATCTAGGATGAAGTTGCCGCAGTTGCCGCCGATGTCTAATATTTTCTTATCTTTCCACTCGGGCTTACGTAAAATTACATCAAAGAATTTAAAACGTTGCACTCTGGGAAATATACTACTGTTAGTAGAATACCGATTAGTACCTGCTATATCTATTGCTGTGTCCATTACAGAGTAATTTTTGTATCATCGGGTAAGCGTTCTTTGCCTGATGTGTTAATACTATCAAACTGCCCTGCGCCTTTGGGATTGTAATTTCCAAGATCAGCAAAAGGATTAATTTCTCCGGCTACATATTTTTCAAATGTACTTGGAGATTCTACAACGCCAATACGTTTCAAGAACCAATCAATTTTACTAGCATGGTGCATACGAGCTTGCGTCATATTAGGATGATTGAAATCTTCTGGATCTTCTGGATTTCCTTCCTTATATACTCTGTCGGCAAATGTTTTATCATCGTTGCCGCCAGTCAAGTCTGCTCTATCATGCAAAATTTCAATATCGATTTTTTCATAGATGCCGTTCATTCTAGCAATAACACTCACCCATGTATCGTTTTGTGCGTTAATACTCCAAGCGTCACATAGAACAAACCAGTCTGCAGGAATAATTGGAAAAATTGCGAAAGGGTGGTCATGATTATCTTTAGGGGACAATAACTTAAACTGTCCGTCATTTTCCCTAACAGTGTCGTCCCATCCTTTAGTCTGCATTAGTGCATCATCATTCCAAAGGAACAACCATTCTCCTGTTGATGCATGGCATAACAAGTTCACGTAAACATTTAATTTACTATAGCCCAATGGCTTAAACATTTTTGCTTTACATCCGCATCCATATGGCTTAACAAAGTCACCAGCTTCCTTATTGATCCACTCAATAGTTTCTTGGTCGTCTTCATCTACACCCAACATAATTTCAACCGTTGATGGATCGGAAGCATTATCTAATAAACTCTTTAAACTTTTCTGTAATGCACCGGATGCACGACCTCGAGTGGGTAAAATTATACTAACTCTATTTTTCATTTTATTTTCCTGTGATCAATTTACGAATGTTTCCGCGGAATGTATAATGCCCAACATGATTGAGTGCTGTGCGTGGATCTAAGTATACTTCGCCACCCATATCTTGCCAGCGCCTACAGAAGGTATAATCCTCAGATAAATAACGTCTGCTTTCAGGGTCAATAATACAATCAAACAATGCGTACATATGCTTTTCAAACTTTTCATCAACATTAATGTCGTTTGCATATTTTAATTCAGTGTGCTTTTCGAACATCTGTGCTATAACTTCCTTCTTAATACACATAAATCCTGTACCAGCATCTTTAAGTTTAATAAGGTTGTCAGTTATTTGAATTTGTGGGATGGGATTTCCCTCGTCATCCTTAACAAAATCAAAGTTCACAACATAATTTGAACTGTGTCCTTCAATTGTTTCAGGAGTTTCTTCTACGTTCTTTCTAGAAGCTTCGATAATGCTGCCCCAATTAATTGCTTTTTTGGGATATGCACCAACTGTAATTGGCTTATCGTATGCTACCATCCGCAATAGATCATTGGGATCGAATTCAATATCTGCATCAATAAAGAACAAATGCGTTGCTTCTGGGTGCTCCATAAAAAAGCTAACTAGTGTGTTTCTGCCTCTAGTAATTAGGCTTTCGTTAGCCAGTGTACTAATTGTGTACTGAATATCGTACTTGTTACATAGTATAGCAAGTCTCATCATACTTCTAAAATATGGCTCACCAATTTGCCCACCGTAACAAGGTGTAGCAATAAAGATATGTTTGTTTCGTAGTAGTTGGATCGGAATTTCGATCTTGGCATCTAATAAATCATGCAGAACCTGATCTGCAGGTTTATCAGAAGTCGTGTTGTCAGACATAATTGTGTTCCTGTGTGAATGTATGTTCTAGTATGTTATACTACACTATTTACACAATCATGTCAATGATTATTTTGTTTTCTGGTTACCGGGCGCTATCGGAAGGTCTTTTGGAAATGAACGAATTAAGTTTTTCTGCTTCTGAAATAATATCTTCAGTTGACGGCATATTTTCAGGCTTACTGGATTTCGCTTGAAGAATTAATCTTGCTTCCTGAATAAGCTCTAATCTAATTTCATACGGGGTTTTACTCGACACTTAACTGCTCCTACAACAATATTAATATTCTATTTTAGTCCTACACCATTATTTATCTTATTTAAACAATTTTCCGGACATATACTTTCGATGCATTACGTTTATATCACACACATCTTCAACCGATGCCGTTAGAATAACTCTGTCAATATCCGACTCTTCGTTATAACCACGATGCATATGTAGAGTATTCTGAAACCCAGGAACAGTCTGGTTAGTCCATTCCGAAAGTATTTCTGCGTCAGGCAATTCGTCTCGGCTAACGTGCCGCATTCTGTCATACTCTACGGGATCAACATCCTTGAATCTAGGAAAGGTTGCCCATTGAGCTTTACTGTTAACAAAATCACCTGACATAGGGAAATTTAATCCGCATCGTCTATCATGGTATGTTGGACCTTCTGTATGCCATCGACCACTTAACCCCGCGGGTGTTCTTAGCATAACTACATGTGTAAATTTTACGTTTAAAGTGTCGTGCAACCATTCTTTTAATAATTTAGACAAATCTAAATTTGCCTCTTCGTACATGCCTACCGCAGATGGATCACGCTTATTAAATTTAGAACCTTCGTACGGAATAAAACTGTGATACCAGTTTGCTAGATTAGTTCGTGTTTTGCCTAATGCTACTTCTGGACTTTTTGATTCCAATGCTGTTGACTGTCGAACATCTTCTGGTATTAAAAACGGCTCTAGATCAAAAGGAGGCATCGGCAACTCCGGAACTTCAAAATAATAAGGCATATGTTCTTTAGACATTAATTAATTCTCCAGCCGTATACGCTTCGTAGACGTCTTGTATTGGGTTATTTAGTGCGGCACTTACAACTATTCTATTCTCATCTGTAAAATTAAATACACGATGCCAATGCATTGTATTATATACAGTAGCTTGGTTTTGTGTCATTCTATGTTCACTTAATATTTCCATATTCTCATTTTCCCACCAAGCGCCTTTAGTATCATTTAGTAGAATATCATCTTCGTTTATTTTACTCCATTGCACATACGAATTCACAAAGTCTCCTGAAATCATAAAGTTTAGTGCACACTGCCTTCCAAATAGATTAGGACCCTCGCTATGCCATGGACTCGAACCGTTTGCATTTGTGTTCAACAGTGTAATTGACCCGATCTTAATGTTAAGTTTTTCATCCAAATACTGCTTGATCGCTGCATGCCAATCTGTTGGGACAGCTCTATACTGGAATGTGTTGCCTCCCATGCCTTTACCAGATGGGCTAAGGAAGTCCATCGGGTGTTGTTTGTATGGCATACTGCTGAATTCTGCAGGAAGCTGTAGTTGTGGTATATCAAAATAGTAAGGAATCATAGTAAATATTTATCTATGGGTAGATAACTAGCGAGTTTTACTGATAGATATGTCGCTTAAATTATTACAAAATTCAAACGGGCACACAGTTTCACTTATTGGCAAGTCCCAGTTTTCGATCTGTGTAATATTACCAAAGCTCTTTGCACCGCACCAACTACTAATAACCTCACCATTCATATCTATGTTAATGCTATCATAGCCTAATTCACATTTCATGCCTTTAAACTTGTTTAAGCCTTCATTAATAATCTGGTGGCTCTGTACGTAATGAGTAGATCCGTCGTCATACAAAAATTCTGTACTCCAAAATCTAGGGTGGTCTTGACTGTCGTCATGATCCTGTTGATCTTGTTGTACCGGTTCCGGAGGTCTAGGTAGTAATCCCGGTCGCTGTAAAATAGCCATTTCATCATCAGTGTAGGCGTAATAAGGATCTTGGTTATTATCGTTGTCGCCTAAGTATTTGTTGTACAGTGTTTTTACAGTAATATTAACATCATAAATACTTTGCTGTTCGTTGTCTATAAATAACTCACGCAATCTATCTGCAACTGTGCCTAACTCTTGTACTTGTCCACCTACTCCGGCAATATTTAAATCTATAGTACAATGACCTATTAGTGTTTTAACGACAGCAAATAAATGATCTTCGTCCATAGTGAGCGGGTGATATGTTATCACAACACCCGATAAATATTCTCTAGCTTCTTCCCACCAGTCTACAGTTCTGCTACCATTAGTGTATATTGTACAACTTGAATTATAAGAATGTATTTTTTCAATAATCTTTTCAAATCCAGGTATAGTTGTAACTTCGCCACCAATTAATTCCCAGTGCATGAAGCGACTTTGATTACGTTTGTAATGCGTTGATATTTTGTCTACAATGTCTAAATATTGTTGTGTAGACATCCAAGATCTAGAACCATTGTGCAATTCAGTTGGACAATAATCACAACTAAAATTACACACATTACCCATACTCCATTGTATCTTAACTGCACGATCTGGGTCAGTAGTATGAGGTCCTTTGACAGATATTAGATTGGCCATGCATATATTTATCTTAATATACTACTTGACAAAAGGATACACAAGGTCATTCCAAAATTCTCTGTGTGCAAATGCATGTGGGTGAGATCCTATACTTACTTCATTAGCCATTTCATCGAAATCGTACGGAGTTTTATCGGGATATTTTTTTGTGTAATAATCTATAATATTTTCATTTGTTATCAAATACGGCTTCACATATCTGTCGTATTTTGCTTGGCAATAATTTAACCAATCAGTTGGTAAGTTATCCCACCCATGAAAATACCCCAACTTAATGTTGTTTAATTTACAGTATTGTGATAGTATTTGTAATTGATCTAATGCTCGGATATAGTATTCGTTAATGTCTGCACAGTAGTCTGCGTAGTACGCACTATAGATTCTTAGCTTATCCTTACTTTCCTCTCTTTCTACCATCTGTACATTAATATCTCCAGATTGCTTAATGTATGTAATCTCGCCCAGACGGTATATGTCATATTCCGATCTTTCTCTAATTGTTATGTCTAAGTCACGTTGATTTAAGGTTAACACTTCTCTTCTAGCAAAACCGGTTATCTGATATACAACTGTATCAACATCTGAATGGTTTTCCAAGTAATTAATTACCGCTCTGGCGGATAAACTATTACTTGCTGAACCTTCCCCAGCAAAACATATCCTATATTGATCAACATTTAACATTTTACATTTTTGTATGAACGCTAGAGAATCGTATTCCGGGTCATCAACTCCGTGATACTGGGTGTGCCACTTACGTTGCATTCGTAAAGGGTCTTGTGTAGTCCTTGGGTTGGGGCACTGTGCTGGATCGCCTAAGCCGCATGCATTCAGACCAAAATGATCAAGGCTTCCGTCAGAATCGTATATTGGTTCATATGCTAAAGGTCGTGCGCAATAAGCCCAGCTATCACCGCTATGAGTAAAACTGCATCCACCAAATACTAAGTGTCTCATTTTATCGAATCTATCAAGTCTGCTATTACCTGTTGAGTTGCCATAGGATCAAACGTCATAACTGCATCAACTTTTTTCCAGTCAGTATCTTTCCAAACCTTGCCTTGTTGTACCCAATTATACACTTCTGTCATTTCTGTAGGAATTGGGAAGTCGGCATGATGATTAATTATAACATCTTTAGCAAGATCATTCTCATACCCTTGTTTGCAAAATCCGTGCGTTACATTGAAAAACTCTACGCACTGGCTGTTTGTCTCGTTGGCAAATATTTTAGATTTCTCACTGCTAGTCCAGTTATCATCTGAGCCGTGATATAATTTAACATTATAGTTTTTAGCATTATAAAACGCAGATTCAAACGGCCATAAATTTCCATAACAGAGAGCAAAAAAAGCATCGTCGGATAAATTATCCATATGATGACCTAGTATTTGTGCAAGTGTGTCGGCTCCCCAACTGAAACCAACAAAGGAAATTCTATTAATATTAATTACTTGAAAGAGACTGTCTATATTACTCTTTATATAGTCAACCGCTTTCATAGTTTCAAATGCCCGTACTTTAGGACTGATATAACTACTCTGACTATCCCAACTCAAAGAACTAATATTTCTGCCTGTAAAACTGTCTACACACAGGCATGCAATGCCCGCATCAGTTAAACTGTCCACAAACAGTTCTGTGTCACTGCCTAATCCACCACTGCCGTGGCTGATCACACATAAAGGCGTGTCGCCTGTAAATTTGTTAGGTATAATAACTTCACAGCCAATATCTATTTCAGTGTTGTCCCAAAATATGTTTCGTTGGCTTTTAACGCTGAACAGAATTCGCTTTATGTATTTTTTCATCTGATATCTCTTTAAACTTACTGTGATGTATTTTCCATGATACTTGGGGTACTTTATAGAATTCGAATATACCTTCTGGCTCTGCTATACCTTTTCTCATCCACCAGTTTCGTTTTATGTAATCTGTTATTTGTGTTGTACTTTTTACATAACTTCCTGAGTACGATTTGTTTGCTAGAGTTGTGCCAAACGTTGCAACAAAGTCTTTCTGTTTAGATGCCCAGTCACAATTAAAATAAAGTAGCCCGTCGAATTCTGGCATAATGGTCCTGTCGAACCTTGCTCTGTAATTCATTGGTATATCTGCGTTAGGTATTCGAGCGAGGCGAGTCCAAACACGATAATATCCTTGTTTGTATTCGGGCATGTGTTCTACACCGCCTACTGCATAAATTTTGTTTGTATGCATATGTACCATACAATGGTACTTAACTTTGTCTACCTTCATAGCATCAAGTGATTCGTTACTAACGTATCCTAGTGATTTAGCGACAGAACAAAACTCTTCTAATTCTTTTTGCCACGCAGGAGTATATTCTATACACCCAATTTGTCCATCGAAAAATGTTCTTAATGTTTCTGTATCGGCCATATCATCCATCTTCCTACATCGAGTTCGTACCAACGAGTGCTAAAAGATAGCCTTCTTGGAACTGCATGATGATTATTATGTAAACTTTCTCCCCAAGTAAGGAAAACAAACCAAGGATTATTTGTGCTGTTGTTTTTAGTTTCTGTGGTGTAGTACGTAAGTTTACTGATAGGTGTATGCCCAAATACGTTAACAAATCCACTAATGAACACAGACAATATACTAGCATTAAGACTAGAAAGGATTAACATTCCATCATATTGCCACCAACTTAACAAAGCAATAACAAGCAAATTTGTTATTACTAATAACGCATAATTCTTATGGCACCAAAGGGAATATTGATCTAGTGTTCGTCGAATTTTATATATTTCTTTTGTTGCGAAAGCATGATTGTCTTTTTGAAATATCCACCCAATAAACGCATACCATTTACCTTTAGTAGGCGTGTGCACATCCTTATCACTATCTGTATGTGCATGGTGACTTCTATTGTGTAATAATGTCCAAGTAACCGGTGATCCTTGGGCTCCTTGACAACCTAAGTACAATAATGCTTTTCTTATAAACTCGTATGTGGTAAAACTTTTATGACTATGCAATCTATGAAATCCTACGCTTATTCCATAACCGCTGTATAATACTGTGAAAACAAAAGTAGATACAAAAAGATGGGATGTGCCATAAACTACTGACCATATTAAGCTGGCGAGACAAGCTGGCAAGAAGATCATATAGAATAGCATTACTGCAAAACTCCTTTAATCACCCAGCCACTAATATCTATTTCAGACCAATGCTGACTGTTACTAACTGCTTTCCATTGTCTATGGTGATTATTATGTAACATTTCACCCCAAGTTAAGATAGACCCAACTCTGTTGTTCACACTGTTATCTTTAGTTTCGTGGTTCCTATAACCGAACCACGGCATATGGCTAAGTGCTGTTACCAAACTTGTGTTTAGCAGTGTAAACCATACGCCAATTGCAAATCCATAGAATGCTAACTCTACACTAAACAACGATATCAACACAAGAGTGCCTAGATTAATCGCAATGTGATAGTCATTTAATATTGTATAATACTTATTATTTACAAAATTACGCTTAATATATTTCACTAGTGTGCGGCGATCAATAGCACTATCAAATTCGTATTGGTGTTTATGCCATATTAGAAAACTGTGCCAAAAGCCTTTTATAGGGGAATGGGGGTCCTCTGGTTTATCACTATGTTTATGGTGGCCTACTTCGTGAATCATAACCCAAGGAAAAATACTACCATATCCGTTAAAAATAGATAATGTAGTAACAATATATTCTTTCCATTTGGGCATATCGAATGAGGCATGGCTCCAATATCTGTGCAACCCTATAGCCATGCCTACACAACCAAATAAGAAATAAAACGCTACTGTTGACCACAGCCAACTGTAGGATTGCGTGTATAGCAATGTTACTAAGGATGCAATTCCAATAAGATGTACTGGAACAGTGTAACACCAAAAATTGGTGTTTGCTTTATCGTTAAAAAAGTTTGTTAATAAATTCAAAATCGGCTCCGTGGTGTTCTTCCAACATTTGTTTCAATGCTGTATCAACTTTTACAGTGTATTGTAAACTGGCGAATTTCATTGTTAAGTAGCCGAATTGGGCAATACGTTGTCTAAGTTCTTTATCGTATTTATCATGTCCGAAAAAAGTTTTTAAAAGTTCTATGCCGATTAGTTTTTCTGTCGTAGGTTCTATGTCAAAACCAGCTTGACGTATAGTTCGTATTTCCGATTGGTAATATCTGTGCGGGGCATTATCTACAAAAGACTGAGTAGGAGACTTTAGCACCGCTCCATAACTTTCTGTAAATAGCCAACTGGTATACATATTGACATCATGCTCTTGAAAATTTGTATATTCTTTACCGAAGAAAGAGGCTGCATGTTCCTGTGTTTCGTGTGGCACAAAAGGCATGAAGCCATTATTTTTAGATCGTGTCCACTCACTGTTACTTACATGCATCATGAAGCCTGGATATACTATACAGCAGTCTGGCAACATATCAAAAAACTTCCCCATGATTGTCATCTGGGGCTGTGTTGTAGGAAAATGTTCTGCATAGTATTCTATTTCATTTTCAAAAAGGTGAGGTACATCAATATGAAATAGTTCATATGGTATATTTCTTTTTTTGCAGTATTGTATTGTGCAGTCATTTTCTCGTTTGGAAAGATCATTACTTAATACAGGTATAGCCGCAACAAAATCTATTCCAGCCATTATAAATCCTTGCATGGCTATCTGTGCGTACATGTGCTGAACACTATAATCTTGTATCACATATAATGGTTTCGTAAACTTTTTCCTAATTTTTCTTGCAGTGTTTACTGCTTCCTGCATAGGAGTACCAGGTTTGGCATCAGGTGCATTCATCATCATGTCTACATTCTGACCACCACTAAATTCAGTAAAAGATATACCCCTCACAATGACTTCCTATACAAATGCAAATCATTTAAATTGTATGTTCTTACCCATGGGTCACCGGGCTCTAAGAGTTTTATAGGCTTGCTCATAGGCATCCAATACTCTCTGATACTAAACGGTGGAGAATCATACTCACGATTATAATATTTTTCTTTGCATTCTTCGTATGAAGGTTTACTGTCTATATCACATGATATCATGTGCATTTCAAAATATTGCTCCCCATTAATATCAAATTGAAACCTGTGAAACATGGCTTGTCTATATTTAAACGTGCCGAATAGCCACCCTGTATTAATATCAAAATTAATGCCTCTAGGTAAATCTATCGAACAATCTATGACATCAGGATTTATAAACTCCGATAACAGACAATTACCGTATAAGTATGACACAGCATCTCCCTTCTTTACAGGCAGTAATTGTTCCCCAGCTACATATCGCAAATTGGAAACAGGAAAAAACTCGTATAGTTTCCTGTTTTTTGTATCATCAGTGACTACTCTCTTTGCCCAACTTGCACTACGAATAAAAGAATCGCTGTAAAAATCTAGTCTGTGGTCAATATTAATATTCTCGTTTTGTGCAAGTTTATCTGCTATGTATACCGAAGCAATATTAGAATCGGGTTGATTGTCTACTATGTAGTCATAACAATCGATCCAATTAGTATTACCGGATTTATCCGAACTACCCACTTTTAAGGTGTTATCTGCACCAGCTGGGCTTAAATCTAATACAGGTAACTTGTCTTGGCCGCCGGCGCAAACAACTGTGTGCCCGTATTCAATTAATTCCTGAACTCTATTGTCGATGAGATAGTTTCTAGGAGTTTGCCATGGGAAGCATATCACTGTAGGTGGTATGCATAGTGCATCGTCAATGGCCTCTAAAACATCGTGTAATGAACGTTTGGCTGTGATGCATACGCAACTAGTATGTTGAGGTTTGTAGCTGGAAACGATGTTTAAATCGTCGGAATTAATACTTACTATGTTGTTATTTGTGGTAATATCCAACATTAAATCGTAATCGCTCAAATTATGATCTAACACATAAGTATTATTTCTTAACTCTTTTACAATTTTGTAATTATTATCGTTGAATGTTGTTGCTAACTGTATTACTATCATACAGCATATTTATACTTGGCTGATATTACTTATCCAGCAAACGTGGTGCTTGCGCCGTCTGCATTATGTCCACATGTAGCTGGGTCTCCTGCACGAACAACAGGCTTGCCTGTGGCAAATACACTTCCACTTGCTCCAACAATAACCGCAGATGCGTGGGGAGGATTGCCATGAGGGGCTACTTTATCCTGAATAAGTGACACTTTCTGTCCTTCACAGAATACTGTTGCTGACCCGGGGCCTGTGATTGTTGCTCCTGCTGTGTTAGCTGTTACTCTTGTTAATGCTGGCATAATGTATCCTTTTGTTTTATTTATCTATAAAGATAACCCACTAAATGTATTCTCGTCTACATCCTGTTTTGTGCCGCCAATTACATAACTTGAGATTTCTGTTTCTTGTGGTGCGACTTGTACTTCTCCACCGCTAATCCACTTTTGTGTCCAGGGTAGCGGATTTGTTGGAACACTATACACTTTTTCCAAATTCAAAGATGACATTCGTTTACCTGCTATATGCTCAACATACTGCTTTAGCAATTCGCCGTTTAATCCAATAATACTACCATCTTTAAACAAATAATCTGCCCATGCTTTTTCTTGTTCCACTGCATCGACGAACATCTGAGTACATTCTTCTTCTGTTTCTTTTGCAATATTCTCGAAGTCCGGATCATCTGTTTTTAATAATTTTAACATATGCTGGGTACTTGCTAAATGGATATTTTCATCTCTTGCAATTAACTTGATAATTTTAGCATTGCCTTCCATCTTCTTCAATTCTGCAAATGCCCAAGAGCATGCAAATGATACATAAAACCGGACACCTTCTAAAATATTAACAGCCATTATAGCAAGATACAAAGCCTTCTTGTGATCGTACGATCCATACCGTTTAGGATTATTATTAAATTTAATAAGTTCGTCGTAGTACTTTGTAATACTATCTGCACAGTCAATAATCTCTTTTGTATGGTGCATCTCATCAAATACTTTACTTGGGTTGCTATAGATATTACGTATAATATGAGTATAACTTCTACTGTGAATCGTTTCGCTAAATGCCCAAGTTTCAATCCAAGTTTCTAATTCTGGAATACTCACAATCGGTAAGAATGCTAAGTTTGGTGATCTACCCTGAACGCTGTCCAAAAGTATTTGTCTCTTCAAATTGCTTGTAAAAATGTGTTGCTCAAAATCTGTTAAATCCTTAAAGTCTTTGCTATCTTTAATAATGTCAACTTCCTCTGGTCTCCAAAAGAAGCCCAGTTGTTTATCAGTTAACTTATCAAATTGTCGATATTTAAGTGTATCGAATCGTTGCATGCCCATGCCGCCGTTCGGGTCTAGAAACATCCTTGCCTCTGTGTGCGCCGTCTTGTTTTTCATGTCTAACACTGTCATATTTTGCAACTCTCACAATCTTCATCATCAGTCTCACCCTGTGCAAGATCTGGTTTATCATCTTTATTAATATCAATTTCGCCTTGGCCATCAAATGTATTGTTGTAATACAACTGCTTGCCGCCATACTTGTAAAACATCACAAGATGCTGTAGCAACATACTCATAGGAACTTTTTCATCTTCAAAATGTTCTGGGTTATAACTAGTATTCACACTAATACCCTGATCTATAAACTTTTGCAACACTGCCATGATCTTTAGATATCCTTCTGGACTCTTCTGATCCCATAGCAGATCATATTTATTCTTGAGCCTAGGATAGCCCGGTACTACTTGTTTTAGTACGCCGTGCTTACTCTGTTTAACGCTAACGAAACTACGGGGAGGCTCGATACCGTTCGTGCTATTACTTATCTGCGCAGATGTTTCTGCAGGCATTAATGCCATCAACGTACTATTACGGATACCAGTTTGCTTCAACTGTTCACGCAAAGAATCCCAATCCTTTTTGTAAACAGGCTTTACTAATTCGTCAACATCCGATTTGTAAGTGTCGATTGGTAATATGCCTGCATTATATTTTGTTTCATTTGCAGACAAACATTCCCCTTTCTCTTGTGCTAAATCTGCACTGGATTTAATTAGGTAATAACTCCATGCTTCCGTCCACTCATGTATTAACTCCAAGTTTGGATCTTGATACGTAGAGTCGTTTTTAGCTAGCCAATATGCAAAATTAATTATGCCTACGCCTAACGGCCTTCTTTTCATTGTTGCATGATATGCAGCCAGAACAGGATAGCTTTGATAATCTAACAGTGCATCCAATCCTCGTACAGCCAAATCACATGGTTTAGCAAAGTCTTCCGGCTTTTTAATCGCACCCCAATTGATTGCAGTAAGTGTGCATAATGCTATCTCGCCATCCTCGTCCATAATATGTTCTAGAGGTTTAGTAGGTAAATCAATTTCGCAACACAAGTTGCTTTGTCTAATAGGGGCAACGTCTGCTATAAATGAACCGTGATCGTTTGCGTGATCTACGTTCATTAAGTATACTCGTCCAGTATCTTTGCGTTCTTGCACAAATTGACTAAAAAGATCTACTGCTTTGATCGTCTTCTTACGCAGTCGTGTATTACGTTCTGCTGTTTCATACAGTTCTTTAAACTTGTCTTGGTCTGCATAAAATGCATGATATAAACCTGGGACGTCTTGTGGGGAGAACAATGTAATGTCGCCGCCAGTTAATAGTCTTTCATACATTAACTTGTTGAATTGTACACCATAGTCCATATGGCGCACTCTATTATCTTCGGTACCTTTGTTGTTCTTTAACACCAACATGTCTTCTATTTCTAAATGCCAAATAGGATAGTATAGCGTTGCTGCTCCGCCCCTTACACCACCTTGACTGCAACTCTTTACAGCAGCCTGAAACAACTTATAGAAAGGTATAACACCTGTATGTGTTGCGTCACCACTCCTTATAGGACTACCAATAGCACGAATATTTCCGGCGCCGATGCCGATGCCTGCTTTTTGACTGACATACTTGACAACTGCACTACTAGTAGCATTAATGCTATCCAGACTATCGTCTGTTTCAATTAATACACAACTGCTGAACTGTCTCTGTGGTGTCCTAACTCCAGCCATAACAGGAGTAGGCAAACTAATTTTGAAATTACTAATAGCATCATAATAATCTTTTACGTATCGCATTCTTGTTTCAGTAGGATACTTATGAAAAAGTGTTGCTGAGATCATTATGTATGCAACTTGTGGTGTTTCAAATATTTCACCGGTTGCCCTGTTTTGTACCAAGTACTTCCCACGGAATTGTTCCATAGCCGCATATGTTAAGTTGCTGTCTCGGCTGTGGTCTATGAACGACTGTAGTTGATCTATCTCTTCTTTGGTATAATACTCTAAAAACTTTTCATCGTAAAAGCCTTTTTCGATATTTTCTTCAACAATATCACATAAGCAGGGAGGAGTAAAAGATCCGTAAACTTGCTTTCTTAGATGGTAATTAATTAATCTTCCAGCTACGTACTGGTAATGTGGGGTTTCTTCGCTAATTAAGTCTGCTGCGCTTTTGATTAATGTCTCTTGAATAGTCTCAGACTTAATTTTGTCATAGAATTGGAGTCGACTGTTGATTTCTACTTGACTAATACTTACTCCGGGTAAACTATCACATGCATAAGAAACAACACGGTGAAGTTTGTCTATATCTATATCCTCAACTGTACCGTCTCTTTTTAACACTTGCATACATTGTTTCCTGTTTGTTTGTTTGTAAATTTACCTGTAGAGTATAACGGGTTTTGCTCTCGAAGTCAACTTAAATATTTAGCAATTTTATATGTCCTAACCGCCGAAGTTCGATGCACATATCACCCACTTTAGATATGTGAACTTTTTTTCCTGGGCTTAAATTATACATATGGTCATCATACACAAATACGGCGCCGTCGTATCCTGTGATATGATTACTTATCACTTTCCACTCCACCAGTTCAGTATCTATATAACCTAGGCTTTCTAACGTGTGATATAGTAGTACAGAAATTCCAGTAGTGCAAAAGAAACCGTTTTCTACGATGTCGAACGGATTATACCAACTTTCAGGTGTATAGTAGTCTAAATACCTTGCTAGTACTTTTATGTTGGCGAATGATTCAAGAACGGCTTGTTCGCTGGTTGAATCATTGCGGACGGCTCGCCATTGTTGTAGCCTTATTTCTAAGTCTGTGTGTTTTTCAAACATTACATAATGTCTAGTTATTGTGATTTCCACTTACGGACAACATATTTCATAATTACGTTGCTAGTAGTGGGAGATAAACTGTTGTTTGCAGTTATCGAAACAATATCTGAATTTATGGCAGCACTAAACGTTAGATTGCCGGTGAAATAATCATCTGTAGCTTCGGAACTAATATCTTGTAAAATTACTGCGCCTGATGGTTCACCGTTAGCATCTTGTAATGCACTTGGATTTCCGTGGTATACTATTGTGCCAGCTCTATTATAATAACGTCTTATAGACGAATTGCTTGAGTCAGCCGCTTCTCCCACAACACTATAATCGATAAACATTGTGTCATACGAGTTTGTATCTGTGCCTAGGTCAGTTAATTGCACATTTGTGTTTGAACCAATAGATAATTGTAGAGGCTGTGAATAAACTGTTTCTGCTTGTCCGGATTCTAGTGCTGATGTTGTCAACAGTTCAATATTTGTTTTAAGATTAATTAGTCCTCTTTTATCAGGATCATTACTTCTAAAATATAACTTGTTAACTATTGTGGCAAAGTTGCCTGCTTCATCATTTGAATCGAACTTAATTTCAGCAGTAGTAGGATCTAAATCTACAAACCAAGAATTAAATCCGTTTATAACAGTATTATCGCTAGTGTATAAATCATTACAGAAAATGTCGGAAATAACATTAACCTTTTCGTCCTGGGTGAATCGATACAGCCAGTTTTCTAATTTAGATTTAACAGTATCGTCAGATCTAGTATATCGTCTAGGTGTGATGCCAATTTCTTGCCAAGAAGAAAATCCGTCAGTAGGATCATCGAAAAGTAAGTACTGACGTCTGTCGTCGCTTTGTAAATAAATCTCATCGTTAACATCCGGTTTCAAACTTGCCTTTAGCCAAATGTTCTTACCGTTAATAGTAGATAACACTCCGTTAAGTGTACTTGATGCAATATTTAAATGGTATGCTTCACTTACAGTGAGCCGATCATCTGCAGATATGTTGCTAAGAACAGGATACCAATTGCCCGTAATCTCACTAGTGACATCAGAAGATGTAGGAATATAAAATGCATTTGTGCTTTCGTTGAACGGTTGTGGAGTAATTTGTGAGCCTGCTGTGTGGCTTCCAATAGCCTGATCTGAAACTATAGCAATATTTGCTACGGGCAACGAATGACTGTTTGAAACCAATTGCACAACCTCTCCGTTAGAAGTTCCATAGTTAACAAACGAAATTGTGGAATTTGTTTCTGCTGTAGAAAATATTTGTTGGCCTAGCCCGCTTAGTGTGGTGCCGTCAGCTGGAAGACAAATAATATTACCGCCTACTAGCCTATCTACAGTAAATACTTCGTTGTGAAGTGTTTGATTATTTGCATCAGCATCAATAACAAACAGTTTATCACCTTCTTCAATACCTGATAAATTTGCTCCAACAAATGTAACTAAGTTTGCTGTTTCTGAAACGTTTGCATTACTGACAGCTCTAACAGTCGTAAATGCATTTCCAGGAATACTAGTAGTAAACGATGTACCTGAAGAGTTTGCTAACACCGGTAATAGTCTACGGTGCAAGTAATTTCTTTCTGCAAATCCGCCTGCTCCGCCAGCGACTATGCCGCCGTTCTCGCCTTCTAAGTAAACATACCCGTTACTGCCAGTATCAGAACTTTCTGATTGTGTTAGTATTAAGTTTTGACTGATTGTTGAAAAAGATACAAAGTTTATATCCGTGTTACTAGGATCAGTAAAATCTTGTGTGGCTACTGCCGTAACATTACCTACACCAGAATATACACCATCTGCATCAAACAGCGCAGGATCAATAGGATCTTTTGACAATATAATATTACCAGTTGTCAAACTAGATGTATCAAGTACACCTGTTCCTTCTGCAACAATATCGATATGCTTGGCTTCTAGCCCAATGTAACCGGTGCCAGTTTCTGCATTTATTAATACTAAGTCGTTATCAATCTCTCTGTATTTTGGTATACTCGCATTGGCATAAAATCCTGTAAGCTGGGCGCCTGAAGCAATTACAGCATTACTTAAAATATTATGTACGTGGGTATTACTATAATACGTAACTGCTACATCTGATGAGTTCACCGGTGATGCTTTTAAATTTAGAACATGGTCATCTGTTCCAGTGGAACCTGAAATAAAGTTATAGTCAAATGCTGCATTAACGACCACACTAGAACTTGTTTTGTCACCTTCTTGTTTGATACCGTCAACTACGACAGTGATATCTTCTGCGTTAAAAGGTCTACCTGTTTGTGCACTAGTAATAAAACTATTACTCGAGACAACATCATCGAATACAGCTCTAGAAACGGCATTACCTGTGCCGTCTATAACGCCTGCATTAGCAGTAATATCTGTGTTTGCATACCAGGATTTAGTTTTGCTGACACCGTCAAAAGAATTAGATCCCCTTGGCCATCTGATATGCGGTACAGTGAATTTGATTATTTGTGTATTTGCTATGCTAAGAGCTCTAGCAGATGCACCGAGTGTATTTTCTAAATATACAGTTTTGTTATTTACACTAGCTCGTGTATTTTCTGTGTCTGCGCCTATATATACTTGCTGACTATCTACTGCAAAACCAATTTCTCCAGGACGTAACGGCTGAGGAAGGTCCTGTTTTAGGCCTCGCCGTTGCTGGATTCTACTGATTATAACTTTTAAATTTCCGTCGTCTTGCGCCACTGTGTAAACTCCAAAGATGATATTGTTCTATATGTATTTATCACTTTGCACAGTATTGTGTTTAGAGTTTACATAGAGATTTGCCAGATCTGGCTCCTTCTGTGTCTGTGAAATGTTCCACAAACTGCCTAGGTATCTTATCTAACCCCTCATATATAGTTTCCAGTTGTACTATTTGATCTCCGTACTCATTGTAAAACTCGTACATTTTATCAACACTATCTAAGACTTTTAGCGCACCATTAATAACAATGTCTTTATAAATCAGTGCTTGAATATTTGGACCTGGTTGCGGAAGCGTTGCATTGTAGTGCTTCATACAACCACAATAGCACATAATACTATCCATAGACATGTGTCCTATTGCAGACACAAAGTAGTCATTTCCGACATTTTCAAGGTACTTATCTATCGATATGTGATTAATAACGTTAGAAACTTCTTCCCGCATTTTATCTAAACTAGAATTCCTTTCTACAACAATTGGTGTTACACCTACTGTTCTAAGCCACTCTGCTTTTTCCTCTGTGGAAGTAATACCGTATACTGTTGCCCCTAACAACTTTGCAATCTGTACAGCAATGTGGCCTACGCCGCCTGTAGCGCCGCTGACTAGTACAGTGTCGCCTGGTTGTACAGCTAATTGAGTCGCTATTGCATGGAATGCTGTTCTGCCTACTAGCCCTTCTCTGACCATTGCCCGTGTGTACATGTCGTCAGTAGTTTCGCCGTCCCTGAGCTCAATTCCGTAAACTGCTCCTGGGACTGACAAATTTTCTTCGGTGATGCAACTTACTGTTTTCCATCCCGACATATGTACTACATAGTCTCCTACAGCGTAATCCGGGTTGTTGGATGCTATTACCTGGCCTGAAGCAAACACGCCTTTAACAGGTTTTTTAGGTTCTATATTTGGAAAATTAGCAGGTGTGTATCTTTTCGACAGCATCCTAGGGCGCATATAAGGATCGGTACTAATATATGCATTCCTTACAAGAAATTCATTTTCTTGCAGATCATCTAGGTCAATCGATAAATTTTCTACTTTTAAAACATCGTCGGTGATCATACCGGAAGGGTAATAATCCATTACTACTTCGTACTCTTCTAACATTTTCTGTAATACTCCTCAATTCTGTTAGCCCATAACTGACAATACATGTCAAACCTTGCTCCTTCAATTACAAATTCTTTAAATTTGAAGTCCCTACTCACCATGAGAATGACACCTTTTTTAATGTTTGTTCCGTACATTTCATTGTGTGCAAGAGCATAAGCACAACACTGTATAAAATAGTCTTCGATCCATTCTTCTTTTTTAATCTTTTTAGATGTTTTGAAATCTATGATTGCTTCATCACCGTTATGGAGTCCAACACAATCAGTTGTTCCTGCGTACAATTGAGGAGCTATCAATCCAATCTCTGTGCCCCAAACTTCGTCGACGTTTTTAAATCCTTCGTTAATAACTAGATCAGTCATTTGTTTTGCCATCACACTGACGTGGTTATTACCAAAAGAAACATCCTCTCCTAAGATATGTTTCTCTAATGCATTATGCACTTTAGTGCCGAGTCCAGCAGATTCTTTACTAACTCTATTAGCTTCGACATCACCTACACGTTTGCGCCAGGCAATAAGAGCAGTTTTATCTGATGTCTTATCCAGTATAGTAGTTACACTTGGTACTGGTATGTTATCGTCACCGATATATCGTCTACCTTCTGCTGTAGTAACTCTTTCTAACTTTTTATACTGTATCTTTTCGTTTAACATTAAATAATCCTGCAAAATTTTTGTGTGTGTTTTCGCCGTAATGGACGCCATCTGCGCCTTTGTCTACTATTAAGTCTTTGTGCTCTTTTAAAAATCCGATACTGCTGTAATTAAGAATTTGCAGTTCGATGCTATTGTTTTTACAAAAGTCCGATAAATGGCTAATTGACCTACTATTATAATACATTTTTGTTGCTGTGTCAATGTTTTTATAATCGTTAAAATGTTCGCTATATGGCATAAGTGCGTGTGACTTGCCGTCCTTGAAAATTACCAGTCGTTCACCGTGTGGGGCAAAAAACATTAATCTGCTGTATTGTTTTTCTTTATATATTGCAAAGGCAATATCTATCATATCAAAAACAGTTGCGCCTGGTACTCCGGCATTATAGGTGTTTTCAAAATATGTTGGCCATGGATTACTAACGCCTATTCCGAATGTATGACTACAACCAACTGCTAAATTAAAGCCGTCCGAAAACTCACTTAATTCTCGTTCTCTGTGCCAGTGTGTATTTAGAACGTACTCTATTTTTCCACTTGTGTCTGTAAAGAACTCGGTGTGGGGAGTATGTCGTTCGTATACAGTTGCACGAGCAACAATGTTTTCCATTGTGTCGCTTATGTTCATAATTTTATTTAGTAAGGATTATTGTGGTAATTGGTCTTTTACGGAACTGAGTGCTTGGTCCCCGGCTAAGCCAGGAACATCAACTTCAGGCTCTTCAGGCTCTTCGCCGTCGAGCATATCGTTATCAATTTTACCTTTGGGAGTAATGGAATCTGCTGTAATACCGCTAACAACATCCAATTTGTTCATAGCTGCAATAAGTTCTTCTACACTTAATAAAAACCCATCATCTGCTAAATCGTTTTTGAATTCTTGCGTAGGTATATCACTGACATCTTCTCCAGCATACTTTGCAAGCCTGTCGCGGATTGCAACTTCTAGTTCGTCAAAAAATGACTCTAGTAAAAATACTTCCGCGATTCGCATTTTAAATCTCTTCTACAGCGTCTACGTCAACTGGTGCTCTACCCATTGGCTCTTCTTCTGGACCTGCAGCTGCAGGAACATTGTCAACTGGTGCATCTAACTCAGGTTCAGCTAATCCAGCTTGCTGATCCATTCCAGCGCCTGCCATACTGCCTACGCCTGTTAGTGAACCTACCGTAGCATCAATTCCTTCCTTGCCCATTTTGTTAGCATCAAGTAATGCACCAAGTGATGCTTCCATACTAGACTTCATTTGTGCTGCTTGCTCTGCACCAAATTCAGCTGACATTTGATCTGCGATTGCAGGAATATCTTCGTTCATCATTCTGCCAATACGCTCGATGTGATCTTGTACGTCATCGGCTAACGCTCGTAGTGCCATTACAACTTCTGCTTGCTCAACTTCAACTTCTTCACTCAACATACTGCCTATAATGTCGTCGAACATGTTTTCGCTTTCTTCAACAGATTCTGTTTTGCTCATAGCATCTTTAACAGCATCTACCGACATGTCAAGTTCTTGTGCAATTTCTTCAACGCTCTTACCATCATTCTTTAGCTTATGCATATATTGAATGCTGTCCAGCAAGTTTCTTTCTGCAATCTTTTTGCCAAACATCTGGATGCCGTTAACTAATGCTTCTTCGTCTAATCCATTTAAGAAACCAACTACAGCATCTCTGCTCTTGCCAGTTACTTCTGCAAATGTATTAACTTTTTCTTCTATAGCGTTATAGCTTTCCATGCTGTTTAACTCTACACCACATTCTTTAGCAAGTTCGCTCAACAGATATTCTGTTAAATCAGTTTCGGGACTGACAAACTCTGCTAATGCTTCATCCATTACACTATCTTCAGACATGCTGCAAGATTCCATATAATCCTTAGTAGCTTTAAGCACTAGTGGCATAATAACTTGATCGTCGTATGCATATCTAGAATCTTTTCTAAATCTATTCATACATTCGGAACATGCTTCTTCATCAGTGTAGCCTCCGTCCATAAGCTCTTGAACAGTTTGCTTGACTTCATTGCACATGCTTTCGTATGCTGGGCTTTCTGCATACATGCCCTCACCTAGCATTACATCAATAACGTCTTTGACTCCCAAGTACTTTGCATACTCTGGATCCAATTGGAAACGCTTATTAGTGTTTTTAATGCTAATTATTTTATTTTGTGCCTGCTCTCGCACTTTTTCTAGCTTGGCTTTTGGATGAAAGCCTTTTACAGAGATACCAAAATTTTCTTTTAGGTATTTGTTTAAATCGCTGACACGTTGTGCGGCAGGTTTGTTGAATGTAGTTAATTTCATATCTAGTCCCGAAGTAGATTATATTACAACTATTTATCAAAAAGATTAATTTTTTATCAAGAAAAAATGTGCTTTAATTTTTTAACAAGATGTCCCAGACGATGCGTAGAGAGATCGAGCCTAGTTTCTACAATAAAATAGCGCATTTCATCAGATGTTGTAGACATAGTATTTTTATAGAAAAATATATCGTTATAATGCTTTTCTAATTCTGATCTATGTTTATGCAAATGTTTTTGTATGTGTGCAATTTTATTAATTACACGGTTTTTATCTGTTCTGTTTAAGCTGTTTGCACAAGTTTGTGCAAGCTCATGGATAATTATGTTCTTAATAATAGGCTTTTGAGTTTTAGCATCAACAATATCATACATGTCATACATGTTCTTTGCTGAAAAGAACATAGCCTTTCGAGCAACGTTATTCGATATTAACTCAAGTTGCTTAGATAACTTTTTCTTATCAATATTACGAGAATACTTTGTATTTGACTTTGCCATTATCATTTACCCTTATTAATACACCACTCATATATAAGTGATTTGCTTGATTATTGTCGCTCGGTGAAAGGTCACACAAATATATACCGCCTTCGTTCCGTATCTTGTCATATATCTGGAACCCTTTGCTGGACATTACAGTTTGTCCGTGTTTACCTGGTACTACTTTCATATCTACACCACTACTTAATAGATGATTGTACTTTTGGTCCAGGCTTTTTCTTAGGGCCGATCTTTTTAGGCTTCTTAGGTCGTTGCACTACTCTCTGTACATCGTTAGCAATGGACGGAATTGACGTTGCTACAGCGCCAGCTGTTATTGTTTCACCAATTATATCATGTATTTTCATATGTACTATTTATCTATTGTAGCAACTAAACACGTCTGTGAACCCGGGGTATATTTCTAACCATGATGAAACATCCTTAATTAGCATAGAATCAATGTGCTCTCGTTTACTAATAAAATTGTTGAAATTATGCTCAGTGATTTCAATGTTTTTACTCTGTATATCTTGCCATAATACAGGAGAATCTTTTTTCATCTGTAAAGTTTCTAACTCTGCTAATATCATGTTAATTTTGTCCATCACATTGTTTTGCTTGTCAAACATATTTGGATCATTATATAAATGGTCAAACGTTTTATACCCGTTTTTTCTTAAAAATTCAAATGTTCTACATGAACCTAAAATCATAAACGGTTGTTTCATTATGATAGGTTTATAAATTTTTTCTGTAACGTACACAGTATAGTCTACGAAGGTTTCTGTTATTATGTCGATCTCGCAGGATTTAAGTTGTTTTATAAAATCTTTATCTTGTGAGATCGACTTCATATGCACTTCTTCTTGTGATCGCCGATCAAGCACTAACGGATAATGATCTTCTAATGCTTCCAAATAAGATATGCCTTGCAACAACTCCGTTTGTGTTATACGATTTTCTAAATGTTGTTTGCCTAAGTATAGCACAGATTCTGCAAACAGTTTATTAAAAGGGACTGTAGGTGAACTAATCATACCATCTACATGCAGACCTCGCTGAATTAATCCTCCTAAAAGAAGTGCTCTGTGCGGTCTAGGAGCATTATTAAGGCAACTAAACAACAGAGTTTTCTCTACACCATATGGATCAGCATCTTGTACTTTCTGAAACAAGTCTGCCATTGTGTCTTCTTTGTAGTTGTTAAGAAAAAACACTCTAAAATCATTTTTATATACACTGTTGTTATGTATATCAACAATGTTTTCAGCAGAATTACAATAAAATGTTTTACTTGGGTCTAATCCAAAGGTTGTTGTTACCTGTGATATAAAATTAAATATAGAATTATCACAGTGGCCTTCTGCACTATTGTCAAACAATACGATTGGATTATTGCAATCTAGTATGTATTCGGGTATTATCTGTTTTGCTGCATCAAGTAATCTATTTTCCTCCCACAGTTTATAAATATTATCCGAGCCGATACCATCTAGACTAATAATAAACAATACCGGCCTTTTGGACAACTTAGATATTTTATTATAGTGTATCCAGTTATCCGACATAAACTCGCACATACCTAACGCACAGTCTTTGCTAGTTGCTGGGACATTTTGGAGATCTATAATTTCAGATTTTCCACAGGAGGAAAGGAATGCTCGGAATGGGTTATCGATATCAGCAATAAACATGTTTGTTATTTACCGGTATAGTAAGTAGTTCTATTTAATCTTTGGATTTCGGTAATTTTTTAAAGAATCGACTGCTGTATCAAGCATTTGTAGATAGAAAGGGTGCATTATATTTTCGCCACCAGTTGTGTTCATGGTCTGCAATTTAGACTTCAATCGGCGCCATTGGCCTTTTCTGCCGTCCGGGAAGGTTTGATGAACATGTGCAAGTATATCTTGTAATATGATTCCTTTGTATGTATCTTTTGATTGATCTAACTTAGGAAAAAAATCTCTTACAAGCTGTCTATCACTTTCGTTTGTTTTCTTTTTCCTTTTAGGAAACACACTTGGGTTAGGTCTACGCAACATTTTACTAGCTGTTGCCGTGGAAGTAGCGATGGCGCCGCTGGTAGTAGTTTCTGTAATAATATCCGAAATCTTCATACTAGTATTTATCTGCAAACTGGTGATTAGCAGCTGCATGCCTGGCTTCGTCATCTCTAACTGCTTTCACCATATCAAAAAGTTTAGCATCTTTATCAAGTCCATAATAATCGATAGCTAGTTGAGGTGCATCTACATTCCTAACTTGTCTATTTTCTATCATAGTTAAATATGTCGTATAGCTAAGTACTGCTTCTTCTTCAAAAAATGCAATCATTTTGTGTGCTGTTCGAGGGAAAAGTACAAACATTACAAAATAAAAATTCCAAAATATAAATTGTGCTAATAAAATTAGAAATCTTTCAAATATATTAGGTTTTGCAATTTCTATGAAGAACATTAGATGCATGCGTTCATTCTCTGCTTCTGCAAGCAGTTCGCGAATCATTGGGCCGTATCCGGTTTGCAGCTGGCGTAAACTTTTTAAATGTATCCACATGCCTGCAACCATCCCCGGTACGCCAGCAATAGTTTCCAATACTACTGCCCTATGTCCATAGCGTTTTGCAAAAAAGAGATCAGCAAAAAAACGGAAAAATTTTGTCATAAACATAGCCGTCATGTCCGACAGCTTGTGCTGAAATGTCATGGGTTGAAGCCTCTAGTTGTTTATTCTGATATTCACGACGTCCCAATCAATGATACGCCATATATTACTAAGGTATTTAGCTTTGTCGTGCTGATAGTCTAATGCCCACGCATGCTCCCACCAATCAATGAGCATTGCTATGTCATTTTTAATTTGGTGGTTAACTATTGTTTTGATATCACCGGATAAACTCATGTACACCCATCCGCTGCCTTGAATCTTCATTGCTACTTCTTCAAACTGCTCTTTGAAAGTCGCAAAGTCGCCGTATTTGCTATCTATAAGCTCTTTACTTGCCCCTGCAGGGTTATTACTACTACTTGGTGTTTTTAGCTGTGGGAAGAATACGTTGTGTAAGAATGCACCTGCTTCCATGAACTGTGCATCTCCTTTGCCTTCATTATATTTTGTAACGTATGCTTTAGCAAGTTTGCCGTAGTGAAAATTGATTGTGTCTTCACTCATTACAGGATCCAAGTCACTCTTGCTGTAAGGTAACTTTTCTTGCACTAACACTTTTTTATCTTCTGTTAAAAAATCGTGTAGTTTCATTTTTTCTTACCGCCTTTCATATTAGCACACCAGTGATACATTTTACCCTTTTCACCACTGTATTTTTTAGCTTTTGCCCGTAAACTACTTACCGAACCTTTGCAACTTGCGCCTGCTTTTTTGACTCTACCTGGTCTGCTCTTGCCTTTCTTCTTACCGTCAGCAAAGTTTTCTGTAATTTCAACTATTTTCATGCGTCTGGCTTGAATTCAAACGCAAACTTTCCGCCAATGCGTGAACTGTAATAATTCTTGGCGCCGTCTAAGCGAATTTTACCCCGGAAATTAGGTGGATACAACGCTTCCCATCCTGTTACTCTAGCATTGTCGCCTTGTTTACCCATCTTGCAGTATAACTGAACAATACTGGACTGGTTAAGGAATGCAATAGCACCTGCACTAAATTGAGGTTCTTCGTTAATCATTGCTGCTACTTTTTTAGCCAGTAACGCAATTAACGCATATCCTACATTGAATCCAGGTATGTCCTGTTTAGGTGTTCCATAGTTAAATAGTTCTTTCGCCGATTTGCTTAATCCATCGTAATCAGTTTTTCCTGCTTTAACGTACTCCATGATTTCTAGTTCTAACTTTTTAGGTAATACACCCAACAGTTCTGCTAATCTAAATGGTCCGTCGATTGCAGTAGATTCTTGTACAATCTTAATTATTTTAACTGTGTATGCATGTGCTTTGACTAATTCTGGTGGTGCTTTATCGATAGCATCTGCAATGTTCTTAGCACTTGCTTTTGCACCCTTGCCGCCTTTACTACTGATGCCAACTTCGGTTCCGTCTGGGCCAATGAAAACACTATCAACCAGTGCATAGTTCATTGCTTGCGGCCAGAATACTCCAAACGTAGACCACTCGGCTCCGCCCATTAAATCTTGTCTAGCATCTTCAGCTTGTCCGCCCACCATGCCGCTCATCAATGCAACTGGTCCCATGATTTCACCAAAGTAATCTCTTAGTGCCGGTAAGTTCTGTATTTGGCCTTCAAATTCAGGATGTTGCTGTGCTTGGATACTGTGCAAAGCATCTAATAGCTGTTGCTGTATTGCGTGTCCCTGGCTGTTATTCGAGACAGTGTTTATTATGTCATCTACGCTTGTATGCTGATTTTCGTTTTTGATTAAGTGCTGTGGGTCGATACCAAGGTCTAATTTTAATGCGCCAGCTTTTTGTAATTTCCAACCAGTTGGAACTTGATTATTAGCCCATGCTCCCATCATATCTACACGCTTCTGCTTAAAATATCGACCCCAGTACACTGGCTTATCATTATTACTAGGATCTGTAAGTGTTGCAATACCGAAAGCTAGACTACCGCTGTTTGGAGTGTTAGTCCACTCAATTTGTGCATTGAGCTGTTGTTCTATATCTGATGCAAAACTTTCACGCTCTGGTGCATCATCGAACTGTGCACGATCCTGTGGGTAAACTTCTACACTGCTGAACTCAAGCGTACTGTCCCCTTTCTTAAATTGGTCGCCCACCACTCGTCCCATTAAACCTTTTGCTTCCGCAAGTATGCTCTTAACGTGAGAGGAACTCCACTCGTTTAATTTTATTTGACTTTGAACTTCTTCAGGTAGTGCTTGAGAGAAATATTTAACTATACCTCTAGCACATGCATCGTCGCCAGCTTGCGCTCTAAGATCATGAAATGCATCTAGCATTTCAGGTATAGGCATTACTTGGTATGCAAGCATTTGCTTCTTTAAATCACATACTGGAAAATGGTCTGCCATTAACCCATTAATAATTTCTGCTCTATTAAAATCGTGCACACTCTCAAAATTCAATGCTCGCATCTCACGCTCGAATTCCAAATCGTCTAATTTTTTACGAGTGGCTGCTTTTTTAGCATCAAATTTTGCTGGACCATACTTATCCTGGTCTTTATAAGTTTTCCTATTAGCCGATCTCTTAACTGTTTTCTTTTTACCAGGTAAACCTTTTGTCCATGCTGTGTCTGGTCTACGATTAGGCAATGAAACTTTTTCTACCCGTTGAATACCCAGTTCTTTACTTGTGGGATTGGCAGGATCTTTGTATTTTCCATCAGCTGATGCTACTTTCCTTTTGGCACCTAGTCTTGTTTGAGCAACAACTTTTTTATTTGTGCCATCCCTATATACGACATTATACAGATATTCACCAGTGCGCAATTCTACTTTTTCATCTTCAGGTGAGGCTTTAGAAGTATCTCTGCGAGCTTGTTTTGCAATTGCTTCATCAATTTTATTTTTATCAATTTTTTCTAAAATGGCTAGTTGTTCCAATATTGGCAACTTATCAAATTTGTCAAACGGTGTCATTTTACTTTCCTGTACATCAAATTTTATATTAAATCTCTGGCTTAGTAATTTACGATGGTCAGTTTTTAAAAAGCTGTGCGGAACGCCGATTGGTTCGCTCTGATATGTAGTACCAGCTGGAGCAAAGCCATACTTCTTGACAAACGCATCAACAACAGGTTTATATTCCATCTTTTTGGCTTCAAATTCTGCAATATCCTGTTGTCTTTGTCTAATAGAGCCTTTGAGTCTTTCTACTTTTTCTGGTTCAGCAACTTTAAGACCTTGCTTTATACCGTCGATCAGTCCTTGTTCATGTTCGATATAACGAGTAGCCTCGTCCACTTCAAAGCGAGCACGTTTAACTTTGTCTAACTCGTCATCGCTAATCACTTTAAAATCTTGTTGACTGATTGTTGCATTACTATCGGGCTTGTTATCGCCGAATAGGTCACCGAACAGTGCACGATGCTTATCTGTGGGTATTGCTATAACGTGTCCTTTAGGTGCAGTAATAGTGTATGATGCTTCCGGTGCGTTAGCATCCTGCTTTTTCAACAAGCTGTTTACAGCCGAAGCCATCTTTTCTAGTTTGTTGTGATGATCTCCCGGGAAGTTTTTCACAAACTCTGACTGTTGTAGTTCAGTCCACAATGCTTTAGGCGTTAAGCTGAAGTCTTTTAACGCTTGTCTAAATGCTGCAATAGCCGCCGATTTAGGTTCAGCCCTATTAGCACCGCTTGCAACGTCACTGGCTAACATAGCAAAAGCTCGCACAAAGTATTTCTGTGCTTTAATCATTGTTCTACGCCAGTCTTCGTCATCGCCTTCGGCTTCGAACGGCATCTCTTGTTGTGGATTAGCGTTCTTTGCACTTTGTGCATCTGCTAATTCCATGTATGCATTGCTCAATGATTCAATAGCATCTGTATAATGTTTTTCACTTGCAATACTTTGGAAAGCAGCTAACACTTTATCGTTAATGCTTTCTGGGTCAACCATTGTTTGAGCTCTTTTAACAACATCGCCGCTTACTTCGTCTTTGCCTGCAATCATTTTAAACAGTGCTTTGATGTAGTCCTTGCGATATGCTTCTTCATCATGCCCGGCTTGCATCACTGCGGCATAACGGATAACTGCTTTCATCACTTTGTCGCTCATAGTGTGATAATCGTCGCCACCTGCAACACGGAATTCAATAAGTTTATTTTGCTCTACGTTTTTAGCATCTTTAAAGTTGATACTGCTGAACTTGCCATTACTGATGCCGCCTAACAGTATGTCTTCGAGACCAGCAAGGCTCTTTTCATCCTTGATATCGTTTTGTAGATTTTTGATATACTTTCGTACTGTTTCTTGTTGACTCTGTGTATAAGTGTTATGCTCTCTGCCAAACTGCTTTAACACATACTTGTCGCCTAACAGCACAGCCATTTTTAGCTTGTTAGTTTTAGCGTAGTCCGAATCCATCCAACTCATTGTGACATGCAAACCAGTTGAACTGTTTGTTTCCACATTGTTGTTGTTCATGTACTCAAACAAACTCTTCATCTCTTTGAGCATTTCTGCTGGGTTGTCATATACAGGTGAAATAATCTCTGCTTTTGCACCTTCGCCTTCGATTGAGGTGTCATCTTCCACACGCCAATGGTCATTGTCTACGCCTTGGCCACTGTGATATACGCCCGGACGTACATCGTTGCTCTTACTGTTGTTGCTGGCCCAATCCTCTAGCATACTAGCTACAGCATCAACACCGCCGCCTTCGCCGCCTTCGTTGTACAAGTAAATGTCCATTTCGCCTAATAGGCTCCACCAACTGCCGCCGTGTTCTCTGCGAACCCAATCGTCCATGTCGTATTGATCCATTGCACGTTGCCAGGATTCGTCCCATGCTTCGCCATTGTCGCGGATCTGTTCCTCTAGCCACTCAATAAATTCGTCTTCTTTGTACATTTCAACATATTCACGAGGCCATGCTTCATCGTCCCAATTGCTGTACTCTTCCAGCTCGTCCTGCATGTCGTCGATTTCTAATCGCTCCAGTTTGTCTGCCTTGTACTCTTCCACTTCGTCCATGTCAACATGATCGTTTACAAACTCATCTATGTACGCTTCATCTTCTTTGCGTTCGTTGACTAGCTCTAGGACAACGTCACTCTCTATTTCGTATACAACTTCTTCTTGTAGCCATTCGCGGTATGCTTCTTCCACACTCTCCACTGCACGTGATCCTTCTTGATCGTAAATCAAATCACCGACACGGTTCCAATACAGGTCGTCTAGCCAACTGGTGTCGTCCTCGTCACTGCCTTCGCCTAGGTTAGGCCACACAGTTTCCGCTTCAAAGCCGCACTGTATGTTCGCATTCAGTGCACCTTGTGCAAGCTCTTTGCTGTTGAAGTTGATTTCAAAAATAGGCTCACCTTGTTCGGTCATTTTAATTTTACGGGTGAGCTTTTTGATCTTTTTTTGCAAACGATCCCGCTTAAAATGAAAATTACTTGTGCTACTTTTAGATAATTTGTCTAACTTGCCTTCAGTAAACTCTGGATTAGCCACAAACACTTCTTCGTCGGGGTCGTCTATAACTGAATATTCTTTTGTTTTAGGGTTCTGCACTACTACTGCTTCAGGCTTTGTGCCTTTTCCGATAGGAGATTTTACTACACCTGCTGATTTTCCATCTTTATCAAAGTATTCCATATCTGTTTTTAGTTCGCCTGCTTTAGCATTAATAAATTTTGGAGTCTCTTGATCATTTGCTTTAGGAACTTCTAGACCAGGCGTGGTAGTAGGGCTTCCTAAATCAGGTTTGGCTGCTGTTTTACTTGTAGTAGGTGATTTTGTAGATGCATTTGCTTTTGCACTTGATCCCATGGATTGTTGGGAAGTAGGTGTACTTGCCCCTGGCTTCATACCATACTCCATAAGTAAATGATCTATAGTCCTAATATCTGTGAATTTCATCTTATCGCCTATTTAAAGATTGTACTCTTCTGCTCTGAGGATTCAATCGTTTTGTTCGTCTAGCCTTTCTAGCCATTCTACCACCCATCTTTGCTTTTGTACGCTTGAGTGTTAGACGCTTTTTCATATTAATAGGCTTAGAGCATTGGCTAGGATTACTAACTACTCGGCCTTTTCGTCTACCAGATGTGCAACGAACTGCACGTTTTACAGTTTTCCCGGATCGACGCCATACCATACGGGTCTCCAGTAAACTATCTTCCTGTAACAGTTCGTCTAAACGCAATTTATATACCGCCAAACATATTAAGTAATAAACCAACTAATATTGCTACCATAGTAGTAAACGTAGTGCCTACTATAGCCACAAGCCAGTTCTCAATTTTATTTAGGCGCACTTTTGTATCTTGCTTGAACTCTCTAACTTCTGTTGTGATACTTTCAATACGCAACATATCTGCAATAATGTGTGCTTCTAAATTATTACTCTCAGAATACTGAGTTTGTTGCTTTCGTTGTTGGTCGTAATCGTTCATTTATAATAAGTCCTGTTTTGTAAATTCCATATTAATAGAATTCTTAGTGTCGATGACACCCGAGTTTAAAACAATATCGTGCAACTCATCTATCAAGGTTTGTACAGTGTGTGCACCAGGCATTTCTGTAGCAAATTTAAAGATGAATCCCGAACCAGTTATAGAAGAAGCACCATAGTTCTCTAGTAAATTTTGTCCTGTGCCGTTTAAATAAACTGGGTTGTTCATAACCGTAGGCATAGCCCGTAATCCAATCACTTGAACAACACTTTCAAAATCTTTTTGACTACTATCAGTGTAACTACCGGTAACACGAATATTCAAATTAGTATACAATGTGAAAAATTCAATATTGCCTGTTAGCACTTCCAGCGAGCCCATTGCTCCGCGTCTAATCATGTTTATCTCCTGTACGTGTATTTATCACGATACCGATTATACAGCCAAAAAAAATCCCCAACTAAGTTGAGGATCTTTAATTTATAAATTTTTAAATTTATACGTTGTCGAAAGTTGCTACTACAGTTACACCTGTTACTGCTGGTGTTGGGCCGCCTTGTACAACAAGGTGACTGCCGTCTGTTGTGCCTTCAACTGCTGCGATTGTGCCGCCTTCAACCATAATTTCTGCGCATGCAGCTTCTACGGATACTGTTGCTGTTGCTACAGATACGATAAAAGTCTTAGGGCCTAAACCGTTGGACTGACGTACTGCTGCATTTGGATTAGCTTGTGCCATTTTATATCTCCTAAACTATTTTCATGCTTAATTAAATAAGCTCTGGTTACTGTTATTTATGCAAAAGAAAAGATTTAGTGTTGTTATAGATTTTTACTTTCTAGGCTTACGAATATTGCTTTTCATAAGTTTATCTGCAACATTAACAAAATCTTTGCTAATATCTGCGCCTAATTCAGCTGAATCAACGTTGAATACATCCCTAGCAACTTGTTTAATCTTGTCTTTTGCTGCTTTGTACTTGGCGCCGGGTGTTGTTTTCTTATCCTGATAATACTGATTACCCCATTTCTTTCCTGATTTATCGCTAACTCTGTCAACTGTAGTGCTCGTAGTTGGCTCTGGTCTGGTCATAGGAGTTCGTTTTATTTTTTGGGCAGGTTCTTCCTTTGTATCAGGGGATTGCTTTTGTTTTCTGCGTTCGATGTCCTGAGCCATGCCAATAGCGTCTAATGCACTTATACCTTTATTAGACACTATACGTTTAGCTCTGGATATAACATTATTACTTAACGAAGATCCGTGCTGTGCTTGTATTTGAGCTATCTGGTCAACGGTTAAATTTTCGTCTTCTAGAATTATATCGCTGATTTTCATTACTGCTTTTTCCTTCCGCTAGCCCAGTATCCGGCAATTGCCCCTATACCTGCGCCAGTAGTGCTAGATATTTTGTTTTTAGACACTTTAGGTACAACTTTACTGCCTACGTATGCTCCAGCTGCTGTTGCTGCAGCTCTTTTTAACTTACTTGGCTCATTGCTAACGGGCGTATCTTTGTAGGCTCGTTCTCTTTTCATAGAAATCAAATGATTGAATATTTCTGTAGTTTGTGCTTTTACTGAACGCAAAGACTGTAGAATTTTTGCAACCACATATTGCTTCTGGCTGTATTTTAAATTATCCCAGTCTACAACTAAGCGTCTTAGTTGTTTGTATAATGCGTTCTTGATACTTAACTGAGATTCAAGTCTAATTAGAAATGCAGACATTTCACTTTTTGTAATATCTGTGGTTGCTACTGTACGCATCATTCTGTAATGTCTGCGATTATCAAAACTTAAACTAGCAAGCGACTTTTCAACACTGCCTTTAAACCTTAAACTTTTGTAGTCTGGGTTCTTAATTGCAAACCCCAACATATATAAATCTGTTGCTGCTGTTCTATAAGCAGCATAAGGTCCGTATTGTGATGTTTTTTGTGCATAGGCTTTTGCATAATCTCGTTGATCGCCATCTTGCGAGAACATTAATACTGCTAGTGTTTCTAGAAAAAATACGTCTGCAATATTTTGCGCAGACATACGGCGAAATCCATCTGTGTTTCTATACAGTCTGCTTTCGCATAAATCCTCAGAATTAACCAGTAAGAGATCCATTATGCTCCAGGCTTCCCGGAGCCGAAATTCAATCTGCTAAATTCTAATCTATCAACTAACTTTAACGCATTGCCAATCCTGTCAACTGCTACGAAACCTTCCTCGCCAGTAACTTCAAATCCGTCACCTGTTTCTACAAAAGTTCCTATTTGCCTGATTTGTTCTAACTTTTTAACTATACGAATTTTTGCTTCGATCAACTTTAAATATAAATCGTATACTGCAACAATTCCAGGAATGTGCTCTTTGATAAACTTAACACCGCCTACCATTTTTTCAGTTTTAGCATCTTTAGTTTTTTGCATAGAAACTTTGTCTATTTCTTTCTTCATAAAGTTAACATATTTTTCAACAAAGCCTTGCGCAAATTTAGTAGGCTCATCGAAGTGGCCTTGACGCACTTGATTATTTGCATGAGCTTTTAGCTGTTGCAAAAAGTCTTTACCGATCAAGTCGTTGCCCTTCTCTAGCCAAGAAAATGTTTCAGAATCAACACTCTTTAGATATGATGCTGCATCTTGTATTGCTTGCATTGTAGCAGAGCTTTCCTGTGCAGTCATTGTAACAGTGCCGCTAAGATCTTTAATTATCGCATCTCTGTGCCAAACACCATTGGTCTGTCCTAACACACTGCTGTCGAAGCCAAATTTTGCAGTTGTATCAGCTAGTGTTGGGCCGCCTACGTATTCTGTATGCCAAACTATACCAAAGCCTGCTGAAAGAATTTGTTTTCCTAAATCACTATCAGCTGGAACAGCATATGTGATAGTGTTGGGCTTGAATACAATATGTTCTGTATTGTCTATAACAACTTTACGTAAATCTTCTTGTCCTGCGAATAGCATGTCGCCTTGCGCTACAGTGTCCCAATTTAATCCTTGCAAATATTTTAATGCTAATTTTAATTTAGTACGCAATCCGCTCGAATCTTTACCCTTGGGATCTGCATGATTAACATCAATATCTTTGTTTGTAAAATTTATTTTAGGTGTTTGCGCAAAAACGCCCTTAGTTCCTACAAAAAACTTACCTGTTGCAGGATCTTTACCTGCTATAATAGCAGGAGCACCATCCCATTTTGTTGTCATACTGATCGGTGCTTTTGAATTACCTTCCAGCATATCGTGTAAACTGTACAAATATTCTACTGCTTCTTTAGCGCCGGCATACCCTTTATTAAATATGTTGTCTTCTAGGTGCTCAAGGTGCGTGTTTTTACCATCCTTGCTTTCTGTAATTACAGATTCAGATAATATGTTAACAACTTTAGGCTTTGATATTTCTATAAACTTCATTATATTCCCGCAAGTAACTTCATTTCATAAATCTTAATTTCTTTTACTGGTATAAGCATTACATGACTAGTCACGCTCTCTGATACAAGAATTTCAAACCCTACATCTTCCCACGTAAACCCTGCGGCCTCTAATACTTTGCACATATGCTGATATGCTTCTTGTCGCATACTTCTTGCAAGTTTAGTGAAATGCGTATATGCCTGGGGGTCACTTTTGGCTAAGCCGCCTTTCTTCATTACTGGAGCAGCTGCTTGTATAAATTTATCTGCATCGTATCCTTTGGTTTTTAAATTACTTAATTTACCAACAAGTGCTTTTGCAGCTGCTAAATCACCTTGCAATGTCTTGGATTGTAGCATTTTAATTTCTGATGCAGTGGGACCTGGAACTGGCTTAGGGCCTTTAGGCTGTGCTGGTGCATCCGCAGCTGGTTGGTCAGTTGCTGGTTGGTCAGTTGCTGGTGCATCTGCGGCAGGTTGTTCTCCACCTTTACCTAACGCAGACATAGCTCGGCCGATACCAGCTCCCACTGTTGCGCCAGCTTTCTTTATAGTGCCAGCATCTGGATCTGATCTTGTTGCTGTAGCAAGTGGTCCGCCGATAGCATCTGCGCCTGCTTTTTTAATTTTGTCAATACCTTGTCTAATTTTTCCGCCTAGACTATCATCCGGTGCTTGTATAACACCTGTTTTAGGATCAGGTGTTCCAGCGGCTTTATCCAACGATTTAGACATTCTACTGTTAGGATTTTCAGCACTCGCATTTGGATCAACAACACCCTTTTGATCTGACGGCATCCAACCTTGATCATTTCGTACAAAATGCTTACCTTGAGGCGTCTTAACAATAGCGCCAGGTATCTTACTTGGGTCTTTAGACGCTGGAGCGGCTTGTGCAGGTGCTGCTTGTGGAGCGGCTTGTGCTGGTGCTGCTTGTGCAGGTGCTGCTTGTGCAGGTGCTGCTTGTGCAGGTGCTGCTTGTGCAGGTGCTGCTTGTGCAGGTGCTGCTTGTGCAGGTGCTGCTTGCCCTGCCTTCTTAGCGGCTATTGCTGCCTTCTTTGCCTGTATGGCTGCTGATCCGCCGGCTAGTGCATCCTGTGGTTGGGCTGTACTGTTTCCTTTTACTTGGGATCTTAAGGCCGGGTCTGTTAAAATATTGCCTTTCTTGCCGGCGGCTGTTTGTTTTACAGGAGCAACTTTAGGTTGCTTAGGCTGTGCCGGTGCTGCTTTTTTCTTTTTATTAAAAATAGCATCGTAATTGCTACTAAAGTTTTTCTGTGCTTTTGCAGACTGATCTCCACGTAATGCGCCTGGTTTTCCGGGGACGGGTGCTTCTTCTATTTGTTCAAGTCTCATCTTTATTACTCTCCAACGTAACTTTTTTTAGTCCTCGAGAAAATTTAGCAGAATCACCTGATTTTAAACTATTCATCAGTCGCTTTTCCAAATCTGCGGCTGTATCATCTTCATACAAATCGGATAACATTGATCTTATATTGTTCACTGTACTCACTAGATGCTGAACTCTATTTTCTAAAATGTGGTTTTTATCTCTATCCACACTAATAGAGTTAAGCTCTTCAAGTATACTACGTGATCGTTTATCAGTCATTCTCAAAAGTCCTAATCTTTCTTATATTTATCAAAATATTTAAAATTTATTTAAGTAAGAATGCTAGAAATCATTCTTCTTCATAAACTCACGCATGTTAAGTGCTGTACTCACTGTATCCTGCGCTTCAGGTTCTTGCGCAGAAATACTACTATTTCGTTTTAATTGATCTACTAGGCTACTTGTGGTAACAGTCATTGCATCGTCGTCGTCGTCATCTAAATCTTCAATACGTAATGTGTCAGGATTAAATTTTAAATCCACTTTACTACCGACACCACTACTGCTACGTGTTTTCATAAACTGTATTTGATATCTACCACGTTCTCTCATAGCATTACTTGTAAATATACCTACAACATTATCTGCTGTTTGTATTTTACTAATGCCGCCTGCAATATGACTATGATCGAACTCAATCTCTTCTACAGCACTCCTGCCTAACTGCGATGCTGTTACTAATAATATATCTCGTTCAGAAGCCAAATTGCGTAATTCTTCGGATACATACTTGTCTTTCACGTATAGATTTTCAGGTGATATCTTAGCACTGATAGGCATCATCAAATCTAAGTAATCCACTAACACTGCATCCACTTTTATATCACTGTTAATCTCGTATTCTCGAATAAATGCTCTAATATCATTTGTATTAATTCCACTAGGCATTTGTTTTACTCTAAACTTTCCTGCGCCTTTGCCTTTCATTCGGACTTTTAAGTCTACATCATCCATATTTTTCATAATTTCTCTGGCGCCGTAACCACTAACCATACTGTCCAGTCTCATACTAATAAGTGGCTCACTAAGTTCTAAACTTATGTATACAACATTAAGTCCAGCTAAACTCCAATTAACACCAAAGTTCTGTAAAAACAAACTTTTGCCTGCGCCCGATCCTCCTGCGAATATTGTTATTTCGCCTCTGTTCAGGCCACCGTATAATTTTCGATCAATGCCTTGCCAACCTGTGCTAACTGCACCTGATTGACTTTTGATATACTGCAATCTTTCCTTAGGATTTTCAAAATACTCTAAACCTAAATCTTTGACTAGTCCAACTTGTACAGCCTCTTTAATTTTAGTTTCTACTGTACCGTAATCTTGGTTCTCTAAGAGATCTGTACTTTCAAGAATTGCTTTTTCTAGTGCTTTATGTCTACAAAACTGTTCGAAGTTATCTAGGAACCATTCTATATGATTTTCATTGATTCCTTCAATACGTTCTAGTTCCACTCCGGTCTTTGCAGTTATTTGATCAATGGTAGGAATACTATTGTATTCGTTAGCATGATCTTGTAAAAATCCAACAGTTTCCCTAAAGCGTCTATTAAACATCTCCGGTTGCACTATATTACTTACACGTATAAACAACTCAGGATCTGTTACTAAAAACTTTAAATATAACTCTTGTATTTCTTCTGTGTATTCCTGCATTTTAAACTACTGCCTCTTAGAAAGTATTCTAGTCAATTCTTCTTTAATGTATGATGCTATCAGTTGATTGCCTTCTTGGTTTGGATGACCGTCTTCAAACCTGTGGTCTACAGATGCCGATGTTAGAGGTTGCGCCCAATTATCTAAATCGACTAACCCCATTAGTATTCTCATATAATCCACACTGATCCCAGCAACGTCATTCATCATTTGTAATACATTTGACCCTATTGACATTGACGTAAACAGATAGGGGACTCCTGCATCTTTTAAATAATTTTGCAAAAATAGCACTTTTTGTAAATACTCGATCTGCAAATTATTCTTATTCCACGTATATTTTAACATATCGCTTACTGCTAGTAAAGACTTTTGATGCATCTTATTATCTTCTATCTTGTTTTGTAAATAAGCGTTGTCTACATGGCTGTCATACAAAAAATTATTGTTTAAAAAACGGGCACCCTCCCTAGTTTCAAACACGCATTCGCCTGTACAATAATTTATATAGTCTGCCACCAAATCACTATAAAATTCGTGGCGGAATATACTAGAAAATTGTATTACAGCTATCGTATCGTCAGTACCGTTTTTTTCTAACCATTCCACTGTCTGTCTAATTATTTTATCGTTGCTGTTTCCAGGTAGAGAAATATTATGCAATTCATAATCACTGGAATCGCTAATAAGGTTGGGCCACAAAAACCCCTCATCCTTAGAAGGACAATGCAAATCTTCTGCTGTTTCGCCGTCTACAATATGCACTAAATCTGCTCCGGCACTAAAACTGCATCCACTAACTAATAATCTCATAACATCTTTGCCTGTACTTGTGCCTTAATCTTGTTATCTACTGCATACTTAATTATGCTGGATAAGGTTAACAACCTACCATATTTTTGTACAGCGTCGGCAGCGTCTTTGATGTCTTTTTCCCATGGAGGAAAACTTACTTCCCATCCTAATTCCAGTGCTTGCTCTATTAATTGCTTACCTGGTTGATCTCTGTCAGGACACAGTATAACACGCTTACCCAGTTTATCTATTAAATGTGCTTGCTCTGCTGTAACACTGTTACCTAATACACTTATACTGTCTATTAATACTGCATCTAGCACACCTTCTGTGACTACTACAATTTCACGCTGGGTATCAACGAACTTGTCAATATTAAACACATACCCAGGTGGCATATTACTAAGATATTTAGGAGTCTTCTTGTCTAAAGGATTCACATGCCTGGACGTCCAACCAATCAAATTACCGTTATACATGAACGGCACTACTAATCGCTTGCTGTACTGTAATTTTAATTCAGTATTGTAGCCAAAATACAGTAGCGTTTTACCGAGCAAACCTCTTTCTCTAGCATACTGCTTAACATCATGGTCATCGGGTAGTAAATCAATTGTAGTTGCATTCTCGGGTAATTCTATAGTTTCAAACTTAGAAGCACTATACACATATTCGCCTGTGTCCTCTACATCCAATTCCTCACCGTACTTCATCAAATTCATAATTGTATCATGTATTTGTTTGTCCGGGACAGCTAATGCTGATAGTAATTTTTTGTACTTTATACCTAATCTAGGACTCGGTGACCATCCTGTAGTGTAATCACAATTGAAGCAATGGTAACTAATCTTAGGTCCTGTTTGTCTGATGCCACCTCGTTTGCGCTTATCATCGCATATAGGACAATTAAGCGTAATCCAGCCGCTTGGAGTTTTACCGGATTTAATAGGTAAATTATCCAATAACAGTCGATGTACTTGTTCTACTAAGTCATGGTGTTGCATAAAACAATTATAACACCTTAAGGGAGAAAGTCAACTAATTTCTAAGAAGTATTTTATCAACGGAGCCTGATGTTTTCACAAACTCTACACGTATCCAGTTAGTATTAATTGTAAAATTAAAAGGATCGACTCCTGAAAAAGCAGTTGTGTAAGGAATAACACTCTGGCCGAAATCACCTTGCGGATTAATGTTATACCAATCGCTTTCCTGTGTAGGTGTAGACTCTAACGCACTGCCCTGAATTTGTATTTTACCAACAAACTCGTTAAGATAGAACCCAATCGTGTGTCGACTATGTCTGTAATTCTTAGCCTGGTTTCCATACATAGCACTAGTGACAAATTTGTCTTCGGCATCACCTAATGTAACATTACCTGTTTGTATAAAAGATACACTTGATTGGCTAGGTAACGGATGATATTCTAACGGACTTTTTATTTCAAACTGTGTAATTACACCTTCATTTTGATTAGCATAAAGTGCATACTGTGATTGTCCCGAATCTGCGCTTTTTGATATAGCCATTTTGTAAAAGCCCGGTCTTAGATCAGTTAGATCACCTGTGCTTAAATCTAAACGTACTTCCCCCACAGAATCAGCTACGTGCGTTAATTGTTTGAACATAACTCGAGTATTTGTATTCGGATCTATGACTGTGATATACAATGTTTCAGATGAAACGTCTTGTAATACCCTATCTCTATTCCTAATAAAGAAATTCACTGTGTTAGTAAATCCTTTTTGCACGACTATTGATGTTTGATTCATTGGTTTGTTATCCACCTTGATTGTATCGCTAGAAAGAACCAAGTCAATTGACTGATTTTCCAACAAATATAAAATTTTGGCATTATTATTTGACATATCATGTTCTCTGTACCATTCTTTGTATAGTATTTATCTCCTGCATATAAATATTACTGATGACAAGTAATGATGATTTACAAAAAAAATTCCCTTTCTTAACGTGCATTATCTTCAATAACGCAGAATATGTTGGTATAGTTCAGAACAAAGACAATCATATAATAAGTTTTTATGATATAGAGAAGTGTGCAAACAATAAAGAAAAACGACTCATGTTAGACCATGGCGACCTATGGTGGTGGGAGAGCAACCGGCTCTTACCGATAGATGTATTTTTATACACTGAGATGAAGTCATTCAAACATACCTTAAGATCATTTATGGTGAAAGAAGTTGAAGTTGTCTTTGGCCCTGTAACCAGTATGCAGAATATTTTAAAGAAAAGAATCAAGCGCCGCACTGTGCAGCTAGTTAAAAAAGTAGACTAAGTTAACCCCTCGCAAATCAAGTTTAATTGCACAATAATTGCTGTTGCAAACGCAATTGCATGCGCCTTCTTAAAATAATACTCACCACTTACGGGTTTATCCCACACTGTTTTGACAATTTCTTCAAACGACTCGCCTATTAAATGCTTTTTAGCAGGACGTATAATAGCCAATATCATCGCCAATTGTTCTACATTTACAGGTTTATAGTCTTTAACTATGTGGGCATAGTTGTTAATGTGATATAACTGACTGACAACCTCTGCATGCAGTAGTAGGTCCCACATAGGCTCAGTATTTAATAGCTTATCTAAATGTGTTTCATCACGAACGGTTTGATAGATAGTGTTATTTAAAAAATCTACTTTGAAATATCCAGCTTTTTCAGCTTCTTTATGATCTATGGTACTGTAGCCCTTTAAAGGAAAAGTTGGTATAGGCTGGAAATAAACGCCAGTCTTATGCTTCTCAAATTCTGAGTCACGCTTTATAGCAGCAGGTATATGGTTGATCAAGTTCAAGAACTTGTCTCTATCAGCCATATCGATATCTACATCAAAATTAATCTGCATTTTTCATCTTATTAAGCATTTGAACATTTTCAAACAGTGAGCGTAATTCATTGTCTTCGGGTAAGTTATTAATTGTTTCAATTAGTGCATCAAGTAACTTAATTTTTTGCTCGTCGATTTTTGCACTTCCTACGTATAAAGAGTTATCTAGTTCTATAGTGTCACTAGAAGTGGGACCGGTTAGGATAATATCATCTAGATTCAATGTATTCAAATCAAAGGATGTAATAGTATCAGTATACATTGAATCGTGTGTAGAAATACTTAAAGGTGAGTCTACTGTAACAACGTTAAAATCTAACGGGTAATATGGGTCATTGGGGTCATGCATATAAATTACTCCATTTTATTAATTTCTTTTGCTTCGCTATTTTACGTTCTTCTATATGGTCGTCGGTGACATAGCCGTGCTGTTTTAGTAATTCTATCATTAGTATAACATCACCGATCTCATCCTGCAAGTTATTTAAGTATTTTGTTTTTCCGTTACTGCGGATAACTTTACTACAGGCTTGTATTAATTCGCCGCATTCTTCCATAGTGTTAACTAATAATTCAACTTGTCTTTCCATATTATAACTCCTCATATAAAAGGGCGTCCATGCCCTAGTAATCAATTAAGATTCGCCATCCCAAGGATCGCCGTTATTACATAAGTCTTGCCATGCTGTTTCCTCAAAGGAAGCTACACCAGTAGGTTCATACCAATCACATTGATTGTATTGACCATCGCCTGTGACATCACAATCACGGTACCAAATTTGATCATCGAACGTGTAACCATTTTCATGCAACTCATGCGCTTCACACCATTCCTGTGTTCCCTTCGGATTTGGATTTGGTGTGTATGGTGGTGCATCGACCTTTGTAGAAGGCCACAACTTTTTAAATTGTACGGTCTTCTGGTAAGGATGATAACTGTACAAGTTATCTTGTTGGGTGATAAAGACCTTCTCATCCTCACCAACAGTGTACACTTCACCATTACCATATTCGATAACGGTTTGTGCACTAGCACTCAAACTAACGAGTGTCAAACATAGTAGTAAATACTTCATATATTGTCTCCTGTGTGTTAATTACCACGACATGCATTCACGTGAACGCATGTATCGTAACCCCTACACAGTACTGCAAATTAAATTTCCTTATTTTTAAACTCTTCTGCAAGTGGGAATATCTTTGCAATAACATCTGCTACAACATGGGCAATATCCATATGCTCTTGTTGTGTACCATTGGCCCCACGTAACTCAATGTAATGAATCCAACTACGCAACGTACCGTTAACGTACAGCCTGCTTAACGTGTTTCCTTCCGGTAGTACTGCTCTTGCCTGCTCTTTAGCAATACCGTTGCTTACAGCCCACGTATAAGCGTCTGTGGCGGCTTTTATCACTTCCCGTTGGCGTTTATGCCATTCGATTTCTAAGCCGTCATTGTCTGATTTAATGCTGTTCTGTCTATTCTTAGGATCTTGTAATCGTGCTTCACGAGTCATAAAGTCTAAGTCCTGTGTTGGGTCAGCATAACGTTGACTAAACTCCTGGAAACTAAAACTTCTATGACGTAGCAATTGTCTTGCTATGTCTCTGGTTGTTTCTACTTCCAAACAAACGCTCACCATTTCAAGTGGGGACCAGTGCTTGTGTTTCATCAAATACTTTACAAGTTTTTCATTTGTTAGTTTATTGTTTTGATTATCTGGATTACTTACTCTTGCACAGTATGCAACTAAATCTAATGCTGAATCACTGTGATCCGGCGCTTGACTATGACTGATTAATTTTACTTTCATATATTTGCATCCTTGCATGCTTGTTTAATTGTTTCGACTTCCGCCTTGTTGGTTTTAAAGACTTTCATCCAAAAAGGAGGATCGATCAGTTCTTTAATCATTTCAACTTGCTCCGAAGACAGTCTTGTTAAAAGTTGATCTCCTGTGTTACACAGGTATAATACCCAAGGGCTAATTTTTGCAGCTCGGATATCATATACAGCTCTAGGCGAGGAAACTGTAGCAAAATAATCTTGCCAACTGTAGTCGCTTTCCTTGCTCCATTCTGCAAGATATATAATTGTGCGTTCTAGTGCTTTTAGTCCGGGTTCTTTTTTTAAGAACTCCCTCAAATATGTTTCATATTGTTTGTCGCTGGGCCAATCTTTTAATTTAATGCCGTTCTTTATAAGCCACTCTGTGTAAAGTTCTGGACTCATCCATTCATTTAATTTGCAAGCTCTTCCGAATTTGACAAACGCCTCATAGTACTGACTTTGTATAAAGTCTTCCATACTTTTAGGCTTAGTTGCAGATGTATTCATCTCATAAAACATTTGAAAGGCCCTATGGCCCAAGCGTACATGGCTCAAATCTTTATCGGACCAGCGTCTTTTTTTAACACACATATGTGCACTTAGAGTACGCTCGGTAGTAAAGGACTTTTTACACCACTTGCATTCCATTACTTGAACACTTCCTTTATTTCTTTATTAGACATACCTGCAGACATAGCAAGGTCTTTTAGTTCTTCGTCTGTATTAATCGACAGTAACAAATCGACTTCGTCCTGTTTGAGGTGCGGTAGCAGATCTGCTATAAATTGAGAACGCTTGTTCTTTTTACGCTTGCTATTGGGAGGCTTAATATAAGGATGATTCTGCACTTTACCGATTCCGGCGGCTGTAAATAATAGCCACTGTAATTCGGGATGTTTGCTAACATCACTAAACTTGTGATTTACAAGCTCGTTAACCATCCACAAATAGTCAGGTGCACATGCACCTTGTACACTACTTGCATACCTCATCATCATCCATGCGCTGAATGCTTTTTTCTTTTCATCAGTTAACTTATTATACCATCCTCTGTCTTTTTTGTCAATTGCTTTCATGACTTCTGATAAAGGTATTTGGGGTGCTTTAGCCATTAATAATGCCTATGTAATGTGATTCGCCGTTGCTTACAGACTCTACCCAATCAACATCACTGTTCTCATTAGCAGAGTCGCTAACATACTTATAACAACGGAACTCGACACCTGCTGATTTACAGGCTTTTGCAATTGCGTATGCTTCCATTTCTACTACATCTGCTGGAAGTTCTAAGTTAGAATCCATTACAAAATCATCTCCGGTGCTACAAGTATACCCTTCACCCAAACTGATCAGATTAGGCTCTGGGGCAACTACAGCATCTAGTGTTTCAGGACATCGATCCCTGTCACGCTCTACAAAGTTTTTTATTTCATATAATCCAGTACCCAAAGTAATACCTCCGCAAGTACCAAAATTCCAAACACGTTTCGGCTTATACCGCTCAATTAGTGTTGCCGCGGTGATAGCGGCATTAACTTTGCCTACTCCAGTAAAAAATACACTGGGCCATGTTGCCATCTCTGGCGCTTCTGCTTCTAATGCAATTAAAATTATATCATTCATCATCGTACTCCAGTAGCGAAACACACTTGTATCCGCTATCTACAATTTTAGTAGAGCCGCCTAATACAGGAAGATCAATAACAGACAAAATCATTATATCCTGCTTAGGTATGCGCCACTCTTCGTGTATTAAACTTGCACATGCTATAGCTGTGCCGCCGGTGGCAATTAAGTCATCAACAACAAGTACTTTGCCGTGTATAGGAGACATTTCCTGTATGTGTAACTCTGCAGAACCGTATTCCAACTCGTACGATTTGTTAACGGTATTATTTGGCAGCTTGCCCGGCTTTCGTGCCATTACAAAAGGAATAGTCAGTTTATTTGCTAACGGTGCACCGAATACAAACCCTCTGCTTTCAATACCCACAACACAGTTAGCAGAAAACTGTCTTGCAACTTCTTCTAACGCATGTAATGTTAAAGAAAATCCAGTTGGGTGTTCTAACAGACTAGTTATATCTTTAAATTGTATACCGGGTATCGGGAAATCTGGTACTGTTCGAATATATTGATCGAGATAATTATGGTTATAGGTCATCAAAATATCCATTCTCTTCTAAATATTCTTCAGAGTACAGATCATATTTGTCGTGCCATTTTTTATTCATATAGCCGACAGATGCGTAGTAGCCTTTACCAGTTGTGTCTGCGTAATCGAACTCAGCTTCTAATTCCTCTTTGTTATACCATACACGTTCTACGATGTCTGCAATAGTTGTTTCAACAGAACTAAAACACACCTTATCTGCATCAAAATCTTCACCTTCGGTTTCTACAAACCAGCAACCGAAGTTCCCCTTCTCTCCACTATGAAACGCTAAGACAGGAATTAAATCATCGTCATCTGTGTCTGGAATTTCAACATTGTGGTATGCTTCTCTGCTGAAAAGATGATTAGCTTCGAAATTTTGATCATTGTCGTAATCATAATCATCGGATCCGTCTGCAGGAACTTCATACGCTACCCACTGACCGTCTGAGTATGCGCCGTTGACGTGTTCAACATCGTCAGTATCGAACCAAGCATTAAAATCCTCATCTATCTCTGGAGCGGCAGTATCTCTGCCATCTTCTGTATCCCATTCGTAGCTATTGATATGGTCGATTAAATCGCCCTCGTCAGCCTCTTGGTCTAACCAATAATCCACAAAGTCCGAATTAATTTGACCTATGGTTAACTCGCCGCCATATCTTCCTGCTTCGATACGAAAGCGTCTTTTACGACCTCTCAACTTTTCAGTCATTTTATCAATGTCTTCATCTAATGTGCTCATTTGTCTGTCCTCTGTCTCAAGTTTTAAAAGTTAATCTAATAAATTAGCAATGTCTAATGTGTTAGGTATCTTGTTAAGTTCTTTAACGAACAATGCACAAGGTGGGTTAGGTCCATCACTTAAAGGAACTACTAGCATATGTCCGTTTTTTAATTTAGGAAAAAACCATTTCACATCTTGATAGATATTAGTTATCGAAATATCCTTGCACTCTAATCTACGATTGGATAACGGATTGATTGTAGCAGTTAAAAATCCTCTGTTGTTCAAACTAGTAAGAGGAATAACTTCTAGAGCTGTTAAATCCTCGTCAGTAATTGCTATACTCCAATCCATAGGCATCTGTATATCATGGTCTCCGATACGCAAGCAAACAGCTGGTGCATAGAAACTTTCTAAAAATATCAATGGTAGGAAGTAGTAGTCCATCCATTCCTTGTCGGACGTATCAAACACACTAAATCGTATGTCGTCTATCTGATCTGGTACTGTGTCTAGTTCGTAGACTGTGTTTTCAACAGTTAATATCTTCATTAATACTCCAGTTTTGTTATTTTAAACGGAAAGCCCTGTTCTCTATAAAACACTTTACGTTTTGTTAAATGCCTTTTACTATACTTTAAATTGCTAGTAATGTCAACCACACGCAAGTATTCTTTGTCTTCAGCTTTACGTATGCCCCTACCTATGCTTTGTATTACCCTTACAAAACTTTTGCCTGGCTCTAAAAGAACTAGATTAAAGATTCTGGGTATGTTAATACCTACTGCCGCTACGCCATATGTAGCAACAATTACCTTATTATCCGCTTCACTAATTTCTGCATACTCGTCTTGCCGGTCAGTTGTTTTCATCCTGCCGCTAATAAATGCCCAGTCTGGATTCCTTTCCGCTAACATTTCTCCCGTTGCAATTCGATCAATCAGCACAAGTGTATTACCAGCGTCAGCTAACTTTGATATAATTCCGGTGAGCACATCTATTCGTGTAGGATCTGTGACCAACCACTTCAGCTCCTGTGCATAGTTACCAAAGCCCATAACACCATCTTGTAGCTGGAATATATCAATATCTAACTCTGCTAATACACCTTTGTCCTGGAGTTCCTTACTACTCAAGTTACCAACTACAGGACCTATAGAGCACACACATCCTATTGCTTCATGCTCATCTTTAGGTATAGTGCCTGTTAGTCCCCACCTAATAGGAACATTAGCAAATGCGCCGCCTAATAAATTGCGCAATACATCAGCTTTTGCTTTGTGCACCTCATCGACCATAATACATACTACGCCGGTGAGAAATTGATCTATTGGAAAGTCTGCTTCAAATTTCTTACTTTTCTTATCCATGATACTGAGACTTTGCCACGTACAAATAGTATGCGTTTTGTCGTATTCCTTTCTGTCCCCGAAAAGTACGCCTACATCGAGCCCCAAGTTCTTGTAATCTTTTTCTGTTTGAACTACAAGATCCTTGTTGGGCACAATAACTACACTGCGCCCGTAAGGCTCGCACAAGTTACTTAATGCGGCTGTAATCAATGTCTTGCCTGCGCCAGTAGCAATTTCCTGTATAGATTGCGGGTTTGCTAAAAATTCATTAATGACATCTACTTGGTAATCTCTGAGTATGACTGGGGTTCCTTCAGCAGGATGTCCCTTAGGCCATAATGTATCCTTAAACCTATCAAGTTCAATCTTATCAAAGTTAAAGGACCATTGCTGGCGCTGATCATCTAGCTCTATTTCATAGCCTTCCTTTTGCACAATAGGCAGAAGTCTATCAAGTAAATTTAAATATGTTCTGCCGCCGACATCACAGAACCTGACACACCCATCCCATCTACCTAACTTATAAGCTGGCATGTGGTATGCATACGGCAACATGTACTTAACAGCATCAGATAGCTTTCGTCTAGTCTTAGGTTCCACACCTACAAACTTAACGTTTACTTCATCTCTGATTTCAAGTGTGCATTTAGCCATTAATAAGATTCTCTTCTATAGGAACAGCGTACATTATACTACCAATCATATGCCAATGTCAAGGAAAATTGTCTACCAATATTACTATAAAACGGAACTACCTCAATCTCATCATTTAACAAGTTTTCTATTTGCAAGGTCAGTATAATATCATTAAAATCTTTTGTAGCAAATACATTAATTTTGTGTAGATCTTCTAGCACAGTACCGTCATATGGCCCGGGCTTTCTATCCAAATTAAACGCATACGTTGCTGTGAAGGTAGTATTCCATAAATCTTTAGTCGCTTCTATTGTGCCTGCGTACTTAGGTGTACGAGGTTGCGTTGTATCTGTGTATCTTGCTGTCACAGACACTGGGCCAAATGCCTGACTGTATGTTACACCTTTTGAGTTGTACTTGCCAGCGTTATAATAAATATTATCAGAATAGTTATAATCAATGGTTTCATGAAATCTATATTTGAAAAAACCGATCGGCCCATAACCAAATTCAACGCCACGACCTTCTTCAGGTTCTAATTCTGGATTTGATTGTACCCACGAGTCTCCATGTAGTTCGTAAAGATTAGGACGTCTAAAACTTGTGCCTATACTGGCATATAATTTGCCTTGCTCGAAACCAAATCTGTGCGAGTTTTGTCCATCGTTGCCTCTGCGAATACCAATGCTGTATTTTGTATGCACTAAATCTATCTTAGTGCTGAAGAAACCCGCAATATTTTGTTGGCTGTGTTCGTTATATTCCTCGTTACTGTAATCTACACCGTAGTCAAAAGTAAAATTAGCAAACAGCCAACCATAGTCATCGAGCGAATTTGGTCCGTATGTAGTAGATCGAGTATCCATTAATTTTACATAGTCTCTACTACTAGTATTACTAAATGTAGAGTCTTGTTCAGTGAAGAATTCTGCCTTGTTCTCGCTACGGCCCAATACAAAATGATCATTAGAAGCAGTTAAAACATACCGATCTCCTATTTGACGACAATCGTTTGATTGAGAAAAACTAGCAGTATAGCAATTATCGTAGTCGTATTCATAATCTGTATACTTGCCTGTCACAGTAAATCTGTCAAAATCGTAGTTAAACTTTCCAGACACGTTACTGTATCGATCTTTTTCTGTATTATCATTCCTAACACTAGGATGTTCCGAATTGAATTTTAAAAGCTGTACACTGTCCGATGCAACCGATGCATACGAATGGTCTGTCCCGTGCCTAATTATTACACCAGAATCTATTGTGTCTTCGATTAATACTGTGCCAGCAATGCTTCCTGAACCATATAGTACTCCATTAGGACCAGATATGTATCTAACTGTCTGCCCCGATGCTATATCATGTCCAAAGTCATACAGCCCTGTTCCGGGCTCGTTAGCGGGTATGCCGTTAACAAATACTGTTGTGTGCACCGATTGTGCGCCTGTTTGGTTGAACCCAATAACGCCGCCGTAGCCGCCTGGATTATAAGTAAACGCAGGCAGAACAGCACTTGCTAATCGTGACGTATGAACTGGGTCTACTGCTGTGGTTGTTATTCGTTGTCCGACTACAACGGTTTCTTCTATATCAATGTCTTGTGCATTCACAGAAGATACGGAAGTAACTAGTGCGATACAAGTCAAAAAGTTAATTTTATTACTCATTATTATCCTTATGTTAATTAACCCAGTAATTATACATGTAATCAAGAATAAGTCAAGTAAAAAGTGAAGCCCGGAGGGGTTCCGGGCTTCGTGGTGCTCTTGGGGGGATGACTAACGGTTGAGCACCGGGGGAATCGTTAGTATGTATACTTATATTAGATACCACCCTTCATGCACGTAGTCTGGGCAAGTCTGACCCAATTGTCGTTGTCCATTTGCTTGAGGTCTGCAATCTTCAACACCATACGCAAACTAATCTCACGAAGTTTTTGTGCATTATCGACCATGAAGTTAATTACTTCACTCTTACCTTCTTCACCGAAGTTGTAATCGTCTAGCATGCCGTCTCGCACAATTTGCTTGATGCGGATGAATTTATCCTTGACACTGTTCATAGTCAAATCCAAGTAGTGACAACGACTCATCAACGCACTAAGGTGATCTTGAATCTTCTTAGAACGGACATTTTCAAAGTTCACGTTAGTAATGAATACTACGCCGCCTGCAAAGTCAAACCGATCTGGGATTCCTTCCCTACGCAATGCTGAACTCTCAGACTTCCAACTAATTGTACGCTTCTTGCCTGAGTCAAGTACTGCCTTCAGCATGTTCAAACAAACTTCATCAAACAGGATACTATCACAGTCATCAAAAACAAGAACATTGCCTTTGTCACTGTTCATGTACAGTGTCTGGTATAGACCAATTGGGGTCATAGAACCTTTTACAATTTCAGTGCGGGCTGGCTTGCCAGCAACTTGAGTTAACATGTCATAATCTTCTAATACAGTTTCAACACCAAATGACTTACCAACACCTGGAGGACCACTTACTATCATACCACGCACTGTGCCTTCTGCTACAGCATGAGTCATACGATCAAGGATATCGAAACGCTCTTTGATCCGCTCAATAGCATCATCTTCGGACTCCTCTTCGGTTGTGTCCTCTACTGATGCAACTTTTGGTTGCTCTGCAAACACACCTGGTGTTACATACTCTACATCGTCCGATGGGTTAGTAATAAGTACACGAATTTTTGCAAACTGATCGCCTAATGCATCAGTACCATCTACAGTGATAAATGCACCTTTCTTACCAATATTAAGAGGCTTAATAACTGGGAAAACTAAGTTCTCAATAACCTTAGAACGGTAAGTGCCTTGCTTGATCTTTACAAACTGTTTCATAAAATGTCATCCGTTTATTTAATTTACAAGTACTATTATACGGATTTTGAAGGGAAAGTCAACCTTTTTGCCAGTTTTTCTGGCAACTTTTTTAAGGAAGGTAAGTTATTGATTTATAAGGCTTTTTAATATTCGATAACTTATGTATGTGCATACGAAGTTATATAAACCTAAGTAAATCAAGTAGTTAACGCTGAAATAGACACCTGAAAAAACTGCCAAACACCCAAGTATTCCATTGCCATGCATCATGAATTTATGATATTTTTTCCCCAATGCCAAGTACTCTGTAAGATTTTTGCACTGCAATAGCCTGGTTATATGCGTCTGCCAGGGCCGAATGATGGTCTATTTGGTTTCCGGCAACGTCTTTTCTAGGATCACCAGGGACTAATTCAAACAAGGTCCTGCTATCTGCTTCTTCCCAATAAAACCAGTTTTTATGTATACCGTACTGCTCATAAAGATGTTCTAGAATACCATAGTCAAATCTGGGGCCTTGTGCCCACTTCTTATCACAACCAACAAACCACTTGTTTAGTTCGTTGCAAAAATGCTCCACTGATACTCGACCGTCAACCTTAAACGCATCTTCTTGGATATCCTTATCTTGCTTAGACCACCACTCAACTGTGTTGGGATCAACAATACGGCCTTTCTCCGATTGTTCGTCAATATCTAATCGCATCATTAGCGGAGAATGTGGTACTGCATCGGATGTGGGGTCAAACTTTACTCCGCCAACACTTAGCACAACTGCATCGCTTTTTGTAGCTAGAGTCTCAATATCTATCATTGCATGAGTTGGCATTACTTAAAATTTCCGTAAAGTTGATCGAATATCTTCTTCGCTTCATCAGCACTAAGTGCTTCTTCTTTATACAACGAGCGTTCTTCTGTGTTTAACCACAGCCACTCATTAAAATTTATACTGTATGACTTTGTTTTATCGTATTCAAACATCCGGTTACTCCTACATAACGTTAACATTAATCAATATATTAGCACCACTCCATCAGGAAGTCAAGAACTTTTTGAAATATTTTTCACATAAAGCGTCTTCGTTGCGGTATGCTTCAATCTCCCAGGGCTGGTCTTCGTAGCGCCTTTTCATCAAACCGTGGTCGATTTCGTGCAATATCAACTGTTTAGCATGTATGAGTTCATGCATAAGGTTGCGAAGTACTTCATTTCTTGTAAAGTAGCCCCCATGGCTCTTCCTGCCCAAGCCTATCACAATATGTTCATTATCACCATAACAAAAGCCGCCCAACTGATCTTCTAGCTCAGTTATTAAATCAATTGTTATATCTACATCGTGTGTTATGTCCTTGCACTGATCATACAAATACTGTTCGCACTCTTGTACTACTAGGCTCTTTTTAGCAAATCGTCCTGCCCAAAAAATATGTATCATACACGTATCTCAACAAGTTGTTTAAATTCATTGCTCTGCAAATGCAAAGAGTTTTTCTGGCGGCGGTTTGCTGTATAATGGTATATGTCCAATATATCATTGTTTAAGCGATCTATCTCTTTGGCGCAAGAATCTACACGTTTTACCAAATTAGTTTCTTCGTCATAAGAATGGTCTATTAGGTCTTTAAAGGTATCAAATCCAAACTGCTCTAATTTTTTGATAGATCCAGGAGCATTTATTGATAAGAACAACTGTCCTGCATATATAGGCTTCCAAGTTTTTTCTGTAAAGAACATACGTTTGCACGAACTCTCTGTTATAATATTCAGTGCTGTTTGATTATATGCTGGGCTACTTACTGTATGATCGTTAACATAAGGATCAGTATCTGAAAGATCATCGATTGTGATCGGACAAATATGCTTGAGCATGCTTAAAAAATATTCATACTCGTCCGAGTAATCCAGTATGTCTTGTTGCCAGTAGTCTTGTTGTAAATGAGTCTTAGCATGCTGTTGCTTATCCCAAAGAAAACTGTGCAACACAGACTCTTGTAAATTGTGCGAGTAAATCTTATTCAGCATGATAAGCCTGTGTATCTTAGGAACAGAATTCAAACAAGAGAATTTGTGTTCGATTGATTTTTCTTCTATTGGATATTCGGCTTGGCTGTACGGTAAATGAAAGTAAGATGTATAGTTATCCTCAGTAGCATCGTCACTAAGAACCACTACTTTCTTATTTTTGTGTGTATCTACAAATGACCGAACTTGCTGTTGACTGAGTGCGTCCATTGGGTTGTGACTCACGTCCAATACAATAGTGTTAAACCAAGCGAGCTCAGGTAATTCGTAATTTAGTAAATTATCGTTAACTATGACATAATTGTCATGTATACCCAATTTACTAGATAGCCATGGTATAAGGTATCTTCTACTGACTGTGCCAGTGTTGTAAACCTCAGACAAATCAATAATTTGTTTCATCTTAACTAATAACTATATCTTCCATACCAGCAGTTCGTAACCGAGTGATATGCCCTATTTGCCATTGCTTAGTATCCAGGCCTTTCATTATTCCTAAATACTTATTCCTAATTAATGCATACTGATTACACAGGTGTGTTAAGTTTATTACGCTATCGTCGCTGTCAACAAACTTTTCGGCGTCTCTGCTACTTAACTGCCTATTGTATGTTTCCAGATACTTTCGAAAAACCTTACTGCGTTCTTTACGCAATTCTATATTCAGGTGCTCCAGTATTGCTTCAATTTCCTGTAACTGGTTAAAACGATGCTCAGTAATGCCAGGCAGAGCAGCACTAGATTTCTCTAGGCTGCCCTTAATGTGGCATTCGTATTTGGATTCCTCAAGTTCGTTCTCATAGAAGTCAATTGAGTCAACTAGGGTACTGAGATCGTCTACTACGCTTCGATACCATCCCATTTACTTTACTCCCAGTCAAACCCTTCATCATCGTTTTCTTCCTCTACATCAAAATGAGATTTTGCTGCAGCTTTCAGAACAGAATCAAAGGAACTAAATTCTTCCTCAATGCCCACGAAGTCAAGTTCTTCGTCAAGTACACGGATAAGTTGCTCCGAGGCCTCGATTCTATCCTTCTTTGGAATAAAAGTTTTGATAGTGTCCCAAACACTAATAAGTACTTGTATGTCAGGATTCATCGATCAGTTCTCCAGTGTCATTATTTTCAAATGCGCTATCATCTACATCACCTACATCAATATCATCTTTCTGTGGGTTCTGTCCCCATTCATCAATAATCAATTGGAGTTTTTCGCCTGTCCACTGCTTCCTAAACTCTTTGATAACTTCGCCTGTGATAGGGCTAGTGTACTCGAGTTTATTACCAGTTTTTTGCACAATGCCCTTTGCTTCAAACATCTCTAACAACCCACTATACGGGTTCATGCCTGATTCATAAGGAATCTTAATTTGTACACCCTCAAACGGTTTGCTGTAACGACTCTTCATTACTTTACATGCGGCACGAATACCTTGTACAGTTGAAGTTTTATTGCCGTCCTCGTCTTCCTTGAGTTTCAGTTTACGCATAGCAACAACAATACTACTTGCATAGATAAAGCCTTGACCGCCGCTGATTTTATCATCTGGGTCAAACATATCTTGCGATGCGTATGTGTGGTTAGTTGCAACAATACCTACTGGGAATGGTGCAATTTGGTTAACCATGTTACGCACTAGGGCAGTCAGAGCCTTTGGCTTTCTACCCATATCGCCTTTCATGTCGCCTTTTTCAAATTGTGCTACATCAGTTGGTGTAAGTAACATACCTAGACTATCAATAACAAATAACAATTTAGGCATATCTTCATAATCTAAATCGCCATAGTTACTTTTATAGTCTTTCATAAAATCACTCAAGGTCTTAGCAACATCGTCAATCATGCTAACACCAATTTTGAGTAATTTATCAGGTGTAGTATCTACTCCTAACGCTTGTAGCCAATCCTCATCAAGTGCGTTTTCGCTATCAAATAATACCACTTGGCATCCTTGATCTTGCGCTGCTTTAGTGATATTGCCGGAGCAGATAAAACTTTTACCTGATCCGGATTCACCTGCAAAAACACTAACCTTACCCAGTGGAATTCCTTTATTAAAGTCACTACTGATTAAGTAATTAAGTGTTTTGTTTCCTGTGCTGATCCAGTCTTTAGGATCATGGAAGCCAGCACTAATGCCTGCAATAGACTTAGTGACTGACGTCCTGAACTTAGTCAAGTCGAATGGTTTTTGCATAATTTAACTCCTTAACTACGAGAGCGAATCATATTTAAAATATCATCCGCGCTAGGCTTTTCGCCAGTTTGCTCTGCAGATGCTACTTCAGCTGTAGGCGTTGGCTCAACAACCGGTGTAGTATCTGCTACTGTTTCTACTACTGGAGCAGGTGCTACTGGAGCAGGTGCTGCTACTGGAGCAGGAGCAGGAGCTGCCGCTTGTGCTGGCGCTGCTTGTGCTGGAGCACTAGATGCCTGTACAGCAGTGCTTGGAACTTCTACGCCATACGGCTTGTAAAAGTTGCCCCACTGTTCTGGATCATACAAATCACCGTTTACACTTGCTTCAAACATCTGTGCAATTGCTTGGAGATGTGCTTGATCTGGTCGCTTAGGTAAAAACTCCTTCAGTGTATGCAAGCCGTTTGCATCAATTGCCGCAAGTTCAACTGCGTCTAATGCACGTTCTTTCCTAGAGTACTTTGATGTACTATAGTCAGCATACTGTCCTTTAGTAGTTTTAGTAACACGGAAGTCTGTACCGTTAACATAGTCAACTGGCAAGTTTTCCATATCAGGATCCATTAATGCAGCCTTGATAATGTTAAAAATTTGAGGTGAAATAACAAATCTGCGAACAGGGTTGTCAGGTGCTGTTTCGTTTAAAGGATTATCTGTAACGAAACCTTGGAAAATATAGGAACGCTTCTTCCAATACTTGCGGCCCATGTCTTCTAAACTTGGGTCTTTAAACCAAGGACGAACCTCAGTTAGTACTGGACAAGTGTCTCCGTACATTTCTGCACAAGGTACTTGTACAGTTACTGGCTTCATGTCGCCACCTTTTACTCCTGGGAAGGTCAAACGAATCATTTGTCGTTCTACCCAAAAGAAGTCATTGGTAGTGTCAGCATCAGGCAAGAAACGTAGTGTTGCACTTGTTCCTTCGTCGATGTTCCAGTGTGGATAAATTGCGTTGTCACTTTGCTGTGACGGTGAGTTGGAACCTTTTGATTCCATAGATTGTAGCTTTGCTCGAATTTCTGCTAAAGATGCCATAATGTTTTCTCCTAATATGTGCCATGTGTGTCGCTGCGTCTGGGTTTATGCAGTAACTTGGGTTATAATATATTCTTTTAGCCATGTTGTCAACCTTTTTTTGTCTTACGACAATAACCGCTGTCTTTGTTATGATACTATTTATTCTATGTTAAAAAATTATCAGTTTTTTTTGGATTATCAATCACTTGTAACAAAAGTGTTCAAAAATGCTTCGTATTCCTTTGTTCTGCCTTCTGCTAAATCTTCTGCTATTGGTGAAGATGCAGGGTTTTGTGCTGAGAGTAACGATGCTTTTACAGCCCTATACTCCATTGCATCTAGTGTGCCTCCATTAGATAGTTTGCTACCAATACTACCTAAGTACCTTGACAACTGCTGATCTTTTAAAACTGAACTCATCTGGCCTACTTGATAGCCTAATCTAGATCGCGGGTTTTCAAACTCTACACCGCTTTCTGCAATCATATCTTTTAGGTCGCCAAACGACTCATTAGATATAGCAGACATAATATAACTTTCAAATGCATTTCTTCTATTAACCAAATGCTTAATAGTGTCTACTGCATTAGCAACCTTGTCGTCAAAGTGAGTTTGAGTAAAATGCTGTTCTAAGTCAACTTCTTGTATGAGCTCAACGCTACTGTGATCTGTAACACTTTCAACTGCTGACGCATATGTTTTAACACCGCTTAATTTTTTAAATGTTTTTCTAATTTCTTCAATATTTTCAAAAGCAAGAGTAACATATTCTTGATTGCTTTCTGTTACTAAATTATTGGTCTGGACATAACGTACAAACTCTCGTAATGTTTTTAGATCGCCGCACATAGCAACAATGCTTTCACCGATATTATCGTGCATTGCTCCGCCATTATGAATATGTCGTGCCATTGCCCTTGCGCCAGCTAAATTTTTACTTGGGAAGGCAAATCGCTCTTCTCCTCGTTGTATAAAAATTTTACTAATATTCCTACTTCTTGCTCCGCGCACTTCTTCATTTACTGGCTTTGCATGTCGAACAATTATCTTAACATTATCCAGTGGCTGGTAGCTTGTTTTTACGCTTCCGGTCATTGTGCCGAAACCTTCCATTACGCCTGATTCTTCCATTTTACTCTCTTTTTTAATATTTGTGGATTCACTACTTGGTTTAAGTGTTTTTCCAAATACTCTAAAATCTGTTGTCATTAAGTATGTTTTTGCAAGATTTGTTAGTTGCTCTCGAAGTTTATCTGTTTGCTCTGTGTTTTCTGACACACTGAGTCTTATCTCATTATCTTCGACATTTAGTGTTACAAGCAAATTGGGGTCTTCTACAAAAAATCTAAGTGCTTCTGCTGGATCGCCGGTTACTTCACCTGCACTATCGAAAATATCGACAGAGAATCCAAAACCTTTTAAAAGCCCGTATACTTTATCTGCGACTGTTTTTACACTAATAGCCATAAACTAAAAATCTCCTAATAGTATTTATCATTTCAGACTATTAATATAGTCGTTATCACAGGACACCGATTGGCATTGGCCCTTCATCGGATCCGTCATCGTATTCATTATAATTGTATGTTGTTCCGTCACCGATATTGCTGTGGATGACATCGTACACTTGGTCTTCAAATGTTCCGATAAATGATATCATTCGACATGCTATTAACATGCTCATGACTAAGTCATCTTTTGCACCTGATTGTGCTGCAAATGATGTGCCATTTGACACAAAGTTTTTTAGCTCAGACAATAAAGGCTTGCTTGCTATCGTTAATTTATCTGACTCTATTAATCTTTTTAAAAGTATACACCCTTCCATTTTAGTTTTACTACTAGTATGGAATCCTTTTCTTCCACGATGTCCTTGTACTTTAACAGGATCATGCAACATTTGGCCTGGAAAACTTTCTTCGCCTGTTTCCCTAATTACTAAAAGGGCCGCTTCGCCGATGGTGTTATTTTCTACAGTCCAATACAAATCTGCAGGATCGTACTGTTGTATCTCTTGTAGTATGCGTCTGAACAAAATTAATTGTTTTTCTACAGGAGTTTTATTATGGCACCATTCTGCAACCTGCGTCATACTGGGTAGTTCAACTACTTGTATAGCTGCATTATCTCTACCTGTGCCCGACGAAGGATCTAATGTAACGGCATATATGTTACCGGGAGTTGGGCGTTTGTACCACCGAATATTTTCAGCTGAGTACAAAGGGTCTGCTCCTTCTAATGCATTAATCTTTAACGGGTCGATGAGTGTTTCGTTATATATAACAAACTCACACTCGTGTTCTCTCCTAAAACGTTCTTCGCCTAAACTGGCTCTTTCCTGTCTAGCCCAATTATCATCCCGTTCCGGGTGCTGGTCCCAAGTTGCAAGATAACCTCTAAAGCCGTTAACGCCAACTGGAGTTTCGAATCCAGACTCGTCAAACGTACTATTCGCACCGTACCATATATTAGCAAAAGTATCTTCGTCACTGTTAGGCGTACTAGTAACAATACACTTACCGCCCGTAGCAAGTGTAGGACTCAGAGACGTCCAAAATTCCGCAGCAATTCTAGGTGGAACAAACGCAAACTCGTCCAAGTACACAAGTGTCAAAGACATACCACGACCAGTTGTTTCTGTTGTGGTACTTGCAACTATTCTACTACTGTTATCAAAAGTAATGCTGCCTTTGTTGTATTCTGTCACTCCAGCTCTAATGTGGTCTGGGCAACTCTCGTATGCATATCTAATACGTTGCATAATTTCGCTGGCGCCAGTTGCTTTGTGTGCTGCAACAAGTATTGTACTGTCAGGCTTAAACATAGCATACCACAGCAAGTATCCTGCGGCTACAGTGGTTTTACCCATCTGTCTGCCCAGCATATTAATACTGTAACGATATTCATTATAGTTTTTAATAAGATCGAGCTGATATTCGTAAGGGTCAAAATCTATGCCGCCCCTAGTTGGGTGTTGTATTTTAACAAAATTTTCCATAAAATACAACGGGCCGCTATCGTCATCTGCGCATTTCTTAAATTCTATGAGCATATCCCCATCGTAATCAATTTTGAGATAGGGCGGTTTGACAAGTTCTGTGTTTGCTGTTCCTTTTGGCATATTGCTATTTATGTACTGACTGCTTCCAAACTCGTGAAAACTAAGCTCTCCTCGAAAAGATCATACATATGCTTTTGAATATCGACTTCATGCTCTACAAACAGTTGGTGCATAGAATTTTGCGAAGAGGTTTTGTCAAAATAATCATAGACAATTTTTTTGTAATAATTATCAGCACTAATTACTTTTTCCCATACATCGTCTGGCAATTTTATATCAAACACACTGGTAATAAAATTAGCATGCTCTAAAATAGAGGGGTGGAAGTCTGAATAGTCTGGGTGGAACTCAGTGATCACTGAATCTCGTTTGTTGTCTATATTATTAGACCAAAGAACTTGGTAAAAGCTATCTGTTAAAAAAGGAGTTATGTGCGGTTTATAAAAGTCTACTATAGAGGCAAATCTAGAGGATTTAGTTATTTCTGTTTCCCATTGGTCGAGAGATTCAAACATGTCGACCATTTGTAAAAATTTAAAATTAGTTTTATACTGCAATAACTGCGAAGATGCATACACAACTGTATAATCTCTTAATGCAGAATTACAATCGTTAACGTAATTTTCTACATAGTTGTCATTATATAAACTCTGAGTGTATACGTTGCCGGGCGTGATCCATTTGTCTGTTTTGTCAAAGAAACGATCTTCGCGACGAATATTTGTCCACTGCACAATTACAAGGTCACGTTTAGTAAATTTATAGTGTATATCAGCTTGTTGTAATTTTGTAAAAATAAACTGATTGCCGGCGCCGCCTGTGGCGTAATTATAATATTCTATGTTGGGGTTAGCTGTAGCGAGTATATCGGCCCAAGTAGGATAACACCATTGAGTGAAACTACAGCCGAATACAAACAGCCGATCAATTTCGGAAAACATTAGCGGCTGTTTCGTAAATAGTCTCTAAGACGGTCTCTCAAGACACCTGTGATTACTGATTTATCTGTAGTTGTAGGCATAGAACTATGTGCGTCTGGGTCCATTTCTGTAGGTGGTTCACACGGCATTTCTTCTTGCTCTGGTTCTACTTCTTGCGCTGGTTCTTCTTGCTTAGGTAATGTAATGCCTGCTAGTTTAAGTACATCATGCAGTTCTTGCATACTTTCTGCTCTTGCACTCACTGTAACACTAGCTGATCCTTTGCTCTTCGTTTTGGTATAATTAACACTTTCTGTTTCTTTCGGTTCTGTTTCGGATTGTTGATCTGTTGGCATTACCATCGGTAATCCTTCTTCTACTGGGTCACAATCACATTCACCTGGAGGACATGTGCAGTCTGCAGATCCGCATTGTGGGCATTTTTCGCCCTCATTGAACTCTTGTTCAAAAATATCTAATAAATCACGCATGCTTGCCATCTTAGTGCCTCAGTCCTTGATCATGTAAACTGACCATTTTATCGTCTGGGCCGCCTGCTCCGCCATGTGCAAGTCCAGTAATTGAATCGTGCATTGCGCTCAAATCGTCACCCATTAATTGATCTTTTGTAGGGTATGATTTGAAGTAATCCTCGCCCTTTTCATCTCTAATTCTTTTTAGCTCTGCAACAAATTTGTCGCTGTAGCCTTCGCCGAATGTACTCAAGTCGTCATCAACGGAATCCTGTTCATCGACATAATGTGCCATATCGTCCTTAAGGAGTTCTGCTTCATCCGCATTAACAACACGGTCCTTGTCTCTGCTAACTCGATCTTCTGCCATTTCAGACTCAATACGCCTAGGATCATTTACACCATAACATAATACACGATCATGTGGTACGTCTAAATTAACAGATAACCATACTTCTAATATACGCTGGTTTACAGGATATTTTAGGATAACATCTGTACTACATACTTCGCTTGTGAATGTGGAGCCTTTCAGTCTTTGAAATTCCATAGGATTTTCTTGAATAGGTAATCTTTTCCATGGGGTGGTACTTACCAAATTATATTTTTGTAAGCACGACTCTAGCTTGGACATGTCGTCTGCTGTGCAGTCCTTAGCAAGTTTGATCCGATAACCGTATTCTTTACTAAAGGATTCGTTTATAATATCTTTTAGTTCTCTCATAAGTGTAAAACTCCTCGTTACACTTATTTATCATAAATAGTAAAAGTATGTACATTAAGATTAGACCAGACCAATTCAACCGTATGAGATCGTGGACTGTTCCACTAGAAAATCAGTGTTGCCCTAATATCAAATTGTTAAACAAATTTGATCAGACTGGTTACGACTTATGTGAGCTAGAGCAACAATATGCCGCAATAAACACAGACATTGTTACTAAAATGAGATACAAAAACTCTATACGCAAAGATTGGTTAGAGTTTGACATTTTAGATCGAGGTGCGCACATAAACCATGCAGACTTATACGAGAGAAAAGGATTCGGTGGATACGCATTAGAACAAATAAATCATTGGGCTCCGTGCTGTCCTATTTTGTACAAACTTTCCAAATTAAAAGGAAAATGGGGGATAGATCTCAGCATAGATTATGTTGATAATCAGGGTAATGTATTTGAATTGTTTCACTACGAATGGGACGACTTTGAGTTATCGTCTGTACAAGATAAAAAAGAACAGATTGAAGAGATTTTGCTCAACACCGATTGGGATGATGTTGCATTAAAAAAATTAGCTAGAAAAGACGAATGGAAGAACTTAAATTTCTTTGAGCAAAGTGCTTGGACTACAAAATTTTTGGGTTTGCCGGAAGAGAGATATAAACTTAATCCTTGGAATTTATAATTTTTAGCAATTCGTTCCTGTCTAACGAACCACCAGACCCTGCATCACTAGATTTACCAACATTATTCCTGTCTAACCGCTCTTTCTTAATCATAAGATCAATTTGTCGCAACTTTGCAGTAATTTTACTATCCCTTGCTTGCAGTGCGGTAGTCAACATCTTACTTGCGCTATCAAAAATGCTTCCAGCTTCTCTGTCACCTACATTCATACCTAGATTCATTAGCTGCTGATAACTGTCGACTGCTTGTTGAGCAATATCATCCATCTCATCACTGTGGTCTTCTAACCCTTTTACACTAGACAGAGCTTTATCTATTTTTTCAGCGTTAGTAAGTGCACGTTGCACTTCTTCGACACTGATAATTTCTGTAGATTCGACTTCGTCGGGCATATCAAACAATTCGTCATCTGATTCTATAGATGTTTGAGACATTGGCGGTAAATTAAATTCTTCTTCGAGTTTCTTAGTCATAACAGTATTTATGATAAGTATTATCATGATAGGGATAATTGCAGGCTACAGGACGGGGTCTACTACACTCATTCACGAGTTAAGTATAACACAGAATCTAACTTACGAACGTGAACATACTGGTGAGCTAGACTTTTATACAAACCTATTCAGTTACCCAACGTCTATAAATCAGATATATAAAATAATGCCAACTGATAATAATCTTAGTGGGGAGACTAGAGAGTTATTTTATAAACACTGGCTAGACAATAGTTCTAACTTATTTTACACTGTAAGACATGATCTCACTGCTCAGATAAAAAGTTGGGCATTAGCTAGTATAACACATCGCTTTCACCCGTTTGAATTATCTGAGGTTCCTGAGATTCATATTAGACATCTTGATACTGATTCAATTCATGTTAGTAGGTATAACAATGCAAACAATACTGAATTTGAGACTATTCAAGAATGTCAATCTCATATAGACAACACATTTACTGAATCATTATTACTTTCTTTTGGGGGTCAAATTATAAGCACCATTAAGAATCAATACGAAATATATCGAAAGTATAAAGGCACAGTTTGTTGGTTAGAAACTAGAGAAAAAACTAATATTAAGAATAATAAGAAATATTCAATGGTTTTTTCGTTGCCAGCAGAGTTCGAGTCGTGGCATTGTGGTTCTGTTGGTGAACAACATTTTAAACAGTAAATTTACCTGCTGTATTACTTTCTGCGTTTGCGTTTTGGAGTGGTTCGTTTCTTAGGATTATTTCTAAAGATTTGGTCTTCCGTAATTACCTTAAAGTGTATGCCTTTATTTTTAGCCCACTCCATTGCAGCGGTCCACTTAACTGCATTAACTTGAGTAGCCATTTTGTCACCGGGGCCTTTAGCATTTTCGATTACTGTTTGGCTTTTGGGCTTAATTTCAATTAGCTCTACTCGAGTTTTGCCATTTTTATCTTCGTATTGTACCATAAAGTCGGGTACGTAATTAGTTATTTTACCTGTAAACGGATGTCTATAAGGTATTTTAACATTCTCGCTTGCCCATTTCTTTATGTTAGGATGTTGATCGCAAAAACGCATAAAGGTTGTTTCCCAGCTACTCCGTGCAAAGGGAGGTTTTGTGCCGGCGTACTTTTCTGGGTTTTGTATTGTATAAATACCTTGCGAATATTTAGAAGCCATTCGTATTATGGCCTTATGATTTTAGCAACTCTGCTTTTAGAATTATCTTTTAACAATGATAAGCCTACTAAATTGCCTTTAGGCCGAACAGTGTTCAACGCAGAATATGTGTCTGCTGCTAATCTGATAGCATCGTCATTTAAGTCAAAATAACTCATAGGATGTACTCCTTGCATCTTTGCGATCTTTATTAATGCTATAGCTAGAGCGTTTGTAGTCAACTCACCGAAACCAATATTAGTTAGCCGGGCTTTAACAGCATCTACACGAGTTGCTTCGATGCCTTCCTGGTCTGGATCAAGCATAGATGTTAATATGTCTACACTAGCTTCAGGAATAGGAAACGCTACAGTACTGTTTTGTAAAAACTTTACCAGCTTTCCTCGTCGAACAGTGTAACTTACTTCATTTCCAAATGTTTCGTATAAACTTTGCATAAATTATTAACCCGGATTAAAATTATTCCAAAAATCTTGATTTTGCTCGGCTCTCAACGAGGATGTTTCTTTACCTGTTTCACTTGGAGCGAGGAAACCAGCAGAATAATTGATTAAGTGTTTATTTTCAGCGGTCGTCTTGCCTGCAACTGATCCTCCTGGAATATCTTCACCTAGATCTTCGTCGGTGCCAGCTGATGTACGCAGTCTTTCCCAAATTCCCTGACTAAAATTACCCCATCGCTTCATATCATCTTCGGGTATAAAGCTGTTAATGTTTGGATCAATGCTGAAACTTTCGTAACTGATTTCCATCTGTATTGTTATAGGCTGAGAAGAAGAATAATCTAAACTGTCTACTTTAAAACTTGTAACTATAGGATTAAACATTGTATACCGCACATAGCGTTGAGCATGATAAACTAGTAAGTCTATATGAGTTAAGAAATTACGTTCTGCGCCTGGTCTAATATTTAACCCGTTATTATTTTCGTTCCAAATTTGAGTGAAGCCACTCATTGTATCAGCTGTTGCACTACCTGTAGTTAATTTCTCAGGAACAACATCATATGGACGTATCTTAGGTATCGATGTTCCGTCAGACTGAGTTTCAAACTTATTCATAGGATTCAAAAACATGTGTTGATACATTCTCATTAGTGTGATAACCCATGCACTGTCTATTGTGTCATAAACTGTGATACTAATAGGCTTATATTCGATACCGCTTACTGTAATACGTTTTTTATTATACTGATTATGGGTATCTGTTTGCATTTCGAACGACGGGAACTCTGCTGTTTTAACTAAACTGCTTAATCCATTTAGAAAATCTTTCGTTGCAGAACCACTCGGTATTGCATCATTAAAATAAAAATTAACAAGGCCTTGAAACTGCTGTCTTACTAAATTTTGATCAGGATTTAAATGTTTAGCGTTGTTTGCTGTACTTAAATAAGCACCTTGATCGCCGCCAATACCATCTTCTATCTCAACCGATGTTCCGTTGAACGTTTCAAGTTGCGATTCGTATATTTGTTTTAATAATTTGCGCATACTATTATTTATCCTTTATAAAAACGAATAACCGCCTGGCGGCGGTTATAAGTTATATAGGTGTTCCTAAAAAATACTATAAAATAAAGTATTTTATACGCCGTCTGCGCTTGGACCTTCGAATGCGTTATCACCAGTACCGGACATATCTAATCCGCCACCTGAGCCAATTGCGCCTGCGCCTGCCTTGTGAATAGCATTGTCGTAACGTATGCTCAATGTAATTTGAACTGGTTCGTTAGTTGCGTAATCACTGTCACTGTAATCAACGTTAGTCAAGAAGCAACCTTCTAATTCCCAAAATTCTAATTCATTTGCAGTTGAACCGTCTAGGATTTCAATTCGCATATCAAACTTGTAGTCTTCGCCCGCTAATGGAGCTGTTTGCTCTAAGTGGTTTAACTGACGCTGCTGTTGTGCACCAACAATTCTAGAAACGCTGTTGGTAACATCGTCACGTAGAACAATTTGAATCGCTTCCCAGGCATGCTTGCCTTGTACATATACACGTGAGTTGTAGCTGTGAATTTCTACTTCTTCATAACTAACTTTAGGTCGTGATACGTTTACAACATTTTGTGTAAATCTTCGCTGCCCTGCTTCGTCATCGCCGCCGAATCCGCTTAACATTGTTACACGGAATCTAAACTTTAGTTTAGGCATTAAAATGCCAGCTTCGCCTGCTACTACAGGAACACCAAATTTATCTTTAGTAGCCATTTATGTTATCTCCTAATTACTTTTTAAGTCTATAAGACTGTCGTTACTTTTATTTATCAAAACTGGCAGAAATTTGTTAAAAGGCACTTTAATTTGCCAATAAAAAAGGGCGTTTCCGCCCTTTTCTATAGTTCTTATATAATTAAGAACCTGATGAACCCAATGTGTTCTGGACTCTGATTGGAATGTAGATAAACTCAACTGCCTTGACTGGCTGAATAGCAATGTCAATGTACAATTCGTTTCTATCGATTCTTGCTGGAGTGTTGTTTGTCGTATCACATACTGTGACAAAGTCAAACAAACCACGTTGAATAACAAGATTAGATAACAACCCGTCTACTACGTTCTTAGCTTTTGCTCTAGTCAATGCATCGTTTGGCTCAAACAAGAAAGGCTTAACAACATCGTCTAGTCTTTCTCTGAGGTATACAATTAAACGTGCAACGTTAACTCTGTCCAACGCACTTGCTGTTGGGTTAAGAGTCTTTTGACCAAATACTGCAAGGCCTCTTCCTGGGAACTGTGCGATTGGGTTTACTTTATTCAAGTAAAGCGTGTCACGTTGCCCTTCGTTGAGTGTAACTGGAACATATTCGCCGCTATCTGCGTCAACATATCCTACACTTGTTGCATTTTGTACGATACCACGCTGGAAGCCAGCTGGTGCAAACCAAGGGAATGCAACCTGATCGTTGAATGCAAATGTGCGTAATGCAACATGACTAGGTGGTACTACAACATTTGTACCGTCTAAGTTAGTTGTCATTGCACTTGGGTAGTAAACAGCCGCATATGGAGAACTTGATAGTAAGCCGTCTTCGCCGTTTTCACTAGCATTGTTAGCATTAGTTGCCCACGCTTGAACAGTAGTTGCAGAAGCATCTAGTCTCATTGGCGTATCTGCAATAACAAATGCAGTATTACGTCTGTCGCCACTTAATGCAATCATCTCGTCAAGCAATTCTGGATAACCAGGTGCTGTGATCAAGTTAAACGCATTAATTTCACTTCTGATTGCATCGTTTTGAGTTATGATTGCTTGCATCTTAGTTTTAACTAAGTTGTGTACAGCCTTTCTCATGCCATGCATCTTACCATCTACTTGGTTGCCGCTTGCGTCAACCCAAACGTTACCAACAGCTACACCGTTAGCAACATAATCAACTTGCCATTCTTTAACGTTGCCGCCGCTTGCTCGCTTGTTCCAGCCTAAAATACCTACTGGATACTTCTCTTTAGCAGGAGCATCTGCAGACAAGCTGCCGCCTTTAACTGCACGGAAGTCTTGGTATATAATACCGTCTGCTGTTACCTGGTCAGTACCGTCTACACCTACCCATGCGCTTGCGCTTGCAGAGTATCTGTAAATTTTAGGGAAGTTGTCCAAGTCGTCGCTGTCAAGCCATAACTCTCCACCAGCAAGTGGTGTAGTACCGTCACTTTGCTTACTAGGCTTAGTTGCAGTAACATTTAAATCAGCTGAAACACTCTGCCAACCATTTGTTACATGGTTTTCCAACAAGTCAACATTAGCAAGAGCAACACTTGCATCATACCAGTACGTACCGGATGCTAATGTGCCAGCTGGCTTTGTTTTGCTTGCTTTGTAAGTTAAATCTGCCCAGTTAGTGAACAACACATCATCTGATGCGCCGCCGCTGCCTAAGCCAATACTACTTGGTCCAAATGCAGGGTCTGTGCTTAAAAGTTTAATATCATAACCTGAACTTGATGTCATAACAATGTTATCACTGTCGCCTTCAGATGCAACAACTTCTGTTACGCCTGCGCCTGATAGTGCACTGTTAATGTCAAAGATACTGTCGTCTACTGTAGATGCTGCAATTGTGCCGCTTACAGAAGCAGTAAAGTTAACTGGTGTTGTAACGCCTTTGTATACAATAGACAACGTCTTAGCTGTAACATCTACTGTACCGTGTGCGCTACCAGTAGCAACTAAACTTGTGCTACCGTCATGCTTTCTAAATTCAATTGTTGCAGTGTCTTCACCGTGTATAGCGATTACATCGCCGGAAACAACATTTGTAATACCCATGTCGTCATATGCTGCATCACCGCTTGCGTATACTGGGCTTGCTATGTTAGCGTATGCCTTAGTACTGCTGCTGAATGCTTTAACACGTAAATCCATGCCACTGTTTGGTGTAGTTGTTTGAATAAACACATCACCGTCTACTAGTGAGCTTGCGCCATCGCTTTGAAGAGTTGGTACTCTCAAGTGAGTTGCAAACTGGAAGTCGCCGCTTGTTGCAGCTGTCCAACTTGTAGAGCCAATTTCGTACCAGTCATCACTGAACTTTTCGAAGTACTTAATTTGCTCTGATGCATCGCCAGCGGATGTTTGTGCAACGATTGCGTAGTCGCCGTTTAAACCAAAGGACTGCTTTGGTTCGCCTGTTACTCGAATATCGTTCTTTTCACAAACTTTTGCTGTTTTCTTAACCCATGCGCCAGACGCATACTCTCTAACACCATATCTAGAATCGTCAATGTCTACCCAATGTGCGCCATCTGCTGTTGCGCCGCTTGGTGATGTAGCTGATGCTTCTAGTTCACCTAAATCGATGTCTGCTCTTAAAATCCACGCTCTGTTAGACAAACCCAAGAAACTATGAGCTGCTAATAGACCGTATTCGTTAAGGTCGTAACCGTTAAGTTGAGTGCTTCCGCTTGAATAAAATAATGGATTACCATAATTTTGTAATAACTCGCGTTGGCTTGTTATTAATTTTACTTGTCCTGTTTCAGCACTAGTAGTAAATGCAGCAGTTCCTACGCCGTCAGGACTTGCTTTGTCCTGAGCCGTTGCAATAATGATTAAAGGAACTGTACCTGCACCAGCAGAGGCGTAAAACGACTCGTCTGTTACACTAATACTTACGCCAGGTGATACTAATTCTGCCATGTTATATCTCCTATCTAAATACTTTGTACCCTTGTTAACAATAGTATAGTATGTAGATATTTATCTAAAGTAGCGCAAAACCGTATTATTTAGAAAGGGGGTACAAGGTTTTTAGAAGTTTTTGATAAATAAACGATTTTTTAAATTGCCCGGAGCGATTTTTGAAATATCTCTGACTGTATCTTAGAAACTACATCAGAAAGATGCTCAATTGTAGTATTATTTTCAATTTCATAATCAAAATCGAATCCTATCCAATTCCATTCACTTGAGTGTACGTTACTAAACCTTGTATTCATGATATGTTTTGAAGGAACGTGGCCGTCGACATTAGCTTTATATGCATATTCGTACCATTCAGGTAACTCATTACGCTTGACATTAATCACTATGCCTCCTAAATCCTTGATAAGAGACAATTCATTTACAAATCTTGCATCACTAACTACAACACATTTCGATGTGTTCAATGCTTTTCTCATTCGATATTCCAAACTGCTTAACCAAATGTTCTCATTGAAATGTGTGCGCATGATGTCTGTGCCTATCAACTGCAAAGCAAGCCTGGGTGTAAAACTATCAATGCCTAGCTTCTTAGTCCAATATAAATCAGGTGTTTCTCGGAAGTCTCTGCTGTCAATAGTATCGCCTTCAAGCATTGCTCTATCCCAACCAAAAATGCTTGCACACATATCTTTCAAAGGTGCCGCAAAACTGTCCTGGGCGCAACCATGGGACTTTACAAACAGTTTTGCTACTGTGTCTTTACCCGAGCCAATTAATCCTGTAATTCCAATTATCATTGTGTATAGTCTCTGTATTAGGTGTATATTATTATTAGATGTATATTATATAGTATTGCTATAGTATGTCAAGTTTATTTTAACAACTTACCTTCATTATGTAGTTGCTGTATATGATCGAACGAATATTTCTCCCAGTTACCATGTATTCTCATTGCTACCCTGGGCTGAGGTATAGGCGTCATATCTACTCTATGGAATTTCGATAGATTAATAATGTATGGTTTTTCAAAGCCTTCTTTTTTCGCCACTGTTGTAATATAATCGTGTTGATTTAGATCACTATGGCGCCAAAAACCCGATCGTCTATGCCTATACTGATATGCGGGTTTATCGTTAACCATGTGTACATAGTAAGGATCTGTGTCATATGTTTTGTGTGTACGATAATACGCTTCGCCATTATCCCCTCCGATTTTATCCCATTGTAACACAGTATCAGACGGCTCTCCGAAAAAGGTTCCGGCGTTTTCTGTAGGGCCAAGCATTTTAAAATTTAATGAATAATTTATTCTACCGTAATGTGCGTTTACTCTGTCAGAATTTGTACGCATGTCGTCAGTAAAGCCTTCCTTATGAAACCAATTATCGTCACTGAAACATAGTAGCGTAGCAGGAAATGCATATCTTCCTGTCATACCTATAGGAACACTTCTAGGTAAAAATGGTATAGCAAACGTATCGAGCATGTACTCTTGTAATCGCCGCTGTATAACTTTACTGTGTATCCAAGCCGCATTACCTATTTCACGCTCTGCAAAAATCCAGTATAAATTAGCTGTACGTACAGCGCCGGTAGTGCGTTCTACTTGAGATATTACATCATAGTCCTGATCCGTGAAAAGATCATCTACAGTGAAAGGTAGTTCTATGTCTAATTCTTGAAAGTAACCTGGGTGCGATTGTATCATGATATCGCCGTACTTTTTATTAGTCGATTGTTGCTATGCATTTTTTGTATCTGCTTTACTGTTATATTATCAGCTACACATACAGATAACAAAATTCTAGATTTATCAGAATTTACATTGTACGACCTATGCAGACATGCAGTGTTGTAAAAAAACGGAGTATACAATGAATTGTGCAATTGTCCTATTACGTCAACATCGGTGTCTGGCACTATACCCGAAAAATGTTTTTCTATTTCGTCTGGTGGTACATCAATGTGCTTGTGTTCCCCCCATTGTGCTGATGTCACACCTTCTTGCCCTTGTATCATAAAATTCAATGCACATTGTCGGCCCTTAAGGAGTGGGCCTTCACTATGCCACGGGCCTATGCTATCAGGCTTTGTTCTAATATAAAATACGCCTGAAAACTTTAAATTAAATGTGTTGCGGCACCATGCAGTAAGTTCTTTCGCTGTATCGGGATGAACCGTACTTGTTTCCCACGATGACTCGCGAGATGTTGTAATAAAATTTGTTCCTTGGGAGCTATCGAATCCAACACCAGACATCAAATCTATTGCCTGCTGTTGTTGCTTTGTTACGTGGGGTTCTGTTTTGTTTCTTAAGGATACAGGCATTGCTAATTCCGGTGATTGCAAGAAGAGGTTTTCTGCCGAGTATCCCATAAGTACCTCTTATCCTATAACAAATCCTAATGGAGAATTGCCTTCTTCCATGTTGTGTATTTCTGCAATCAGCGTTTCCATTTCAGACATTGCTTCTGTTTTTAATGCATCGCCGTTTAAAGTTACTGCGCCGCCGGGGCCAGGTAGGCCACTAGTAAACTTACTTCTAGCTTCTCCTAGCATAAACTTAGCTTGGGCTAAAGCAAAATTGGACAACCAAGGACTTGCATACACATCCGTTAATAATACTGATTCCGGAATGAAGTTATATGTGCCTACAGCAACATCCTCGCCGTGTCTAACATTACGTAATATTGTTAGCTCTTTGGTATTTCGATTATAAGTGAAATTATATTCGCTACCGAATATTCTACCTAATGTTTCTTTATACTGTGCAAAAGCATCAAATGTTGCTAGTCCACCTAACTGTCCGGCTTGTAGCATATACATGTTATTAAATGCCACATCAAACGGATCAAAGTTTGTGCCGCCGCCGCTGTTAGTACCTACACCACGTCGGTACAGTCGTTTAACGTCTATCACTTCGCTAGGTAACGTGTACTTAGTTACATCAGGTTGCGTCTGGATCCAGACAATGCTTTCTTCTACAGACCCCGAACTAAGTTGTCTATACTTAGCCATTGCTTTGTTAATAGCAATGTCATAATGGTCTCTGTCTAATTCAACGTCAACCATGCCGTCTCCTAATCGGAGTTTCAATTCTCTAATTAAGTCGTCCCGCGATCCGTAACCGCTACTATCTATTCTAGTGTTCATAACACTATTTATCTTATTCTGCTGTACTTGAAGGGATTAAAAGGCTTTCAAAATTATAGTAGTATCGTTTAACCTGCCATTTAATTTAGTGTCTGTTGTTTTGATGTCGTCAAACGCTTTTTGAAACTTTGTCCTGGCGTTGCCTTTAAAGGCTTTAATTTGATCTTGTGGTTTCCTTAACGTTTTTTGTATACTCTTAGTCTCATCAAAATCCTTAATTGTAGTGCCTTTTACAGTAAGTCCTGTTGCGAGGCCAGCTACACGATATACTCCTAGCTTTCGATTTTTAGTATTGTAAACCCAAACTTCGGCGGCATCTACAACGTCTGTAGGATTAATACTTGCTATGCCTAGCTCGCTGTCGTTAATTTGGAACTTTAACTTTGATACTAACTTATCTCTACTAACTGCTTTAGGCTTCCTAGTCTTACGTTGTGCTTTTCCGGTGCTTATCATTGTGTCACAAGCAGTATTAATCTTTTCATAGAACGACAAATACTGTTTACGAAGTTTCGCACCCATGTACGAAAACGCTTCTTTAATCTCTTCATCTTGCCATTGTACTATTTCTAATGCTTCTTTGTGCTGACCTTCATACATGTCTTTTATAATTTTTGCATGTGCTGGTTTAATCACTCCACCATCATATGATCTCATATCTTTATACGGGTCGAATTTATCGACATCGTATTCGGCCCATAGAAGCTCGTCTATAAGACTTTCCCAAACACCACATAGCTCTGCTACTTGTTCACGCATTCGCTGTTGTATGCTTATTTTGGGCTTTGTAGGGGCCTTCTCTTCTTTCTCTTTCTCTTCAACAAGGTGTTCTGCTTTGGCTTTTAATTCTGGGATTGCTGATAATATGTACTGCCTAGCAGCATCTCTCATATAACCGCTTTTTTTCCAAATATAACAATGTTTAGATAGAGAGCCGAACCAGCCGTCAGGAACTTTTTTAAGTTGCTTAACAGTTTCCTTGTCTAAGCCACTGTCAGCAACCAACCACTCTCTCAGTGCTTCTGCTTGTTTTTTGTCGCTAACTTCGTAGTGGACAAAATACTCGAACCCTCGTAGAATAGTTTCTATCTTGTCTTCCGGAGCAGTCTGGATCTCTTTCCACTTTGGCTCGGGCATCAAGTATATTTCTTTGCTTTTACGTTTTGGCATTTCTCATTCCGTTTATAAAGACATTAATTATAAGGTAGTTATTATAAGTTCAGAAAAAAGTAATGTCAACTGGTATTTTTACAGTCGTTTTGCTGTTAAACCAATCTTTGCCGACGATATGCGCTTGCTATCCTTATAAACTGCACACTCGTAAAATAAATGGCTTCCTTTTTCTTTAACTAATTCCGCAGTGTATTTGAGTTTGTCTCCAGGAAAACAAGGTTCCCTAAATTTAACTTTATCCACACTTGTCACGAATGTTATTATTTTAGTTAAATCGATGTCGCCACTAGGAAGATTTTTGGCTAAGTTTAAAGCATGCAGTCCAGCAGTTTGATTCATTCCTTCAATAAGATGCACTCCGGGCCATACCGGAATGTGGGGGAAGTGTCCTTTTAGTACAGGATGATCATGCGGAATAGTGTATACTGCTGTCACCATACCGGTAGAGAGAATATTATGTGTGTCTATAAATTTTATCGGGTCTTGATGAGGTAGATCCATTATTTTTGCCTGTCAGTCAACAAATGCACGTTCTAACACAAAGTCGTTCGGTTCGCCTAAGTTACCTTCGATCCATCCAATGTCTTCGAAATAATCTCTACACTGATAATTCATTTCGGGGCCGCCGCATACCATAACTCTGTCAGTATCTTTGTTAAACCCACCGTTAGTAAATGAATCTACATGTTCCCATAGCCTACCTTTTCGTATATAGTCTTCTTGGGTGCAAGTGTCGTAATATTTAAGTGGAAATGTGTCTGCTAGTTCTGCCATTAAGTCAGTATATGTGTGTTCGGTGTGCGTTCGAGTTGTATGAACTACAGTGACCGTTTTAAACTTTTCATATGTTTCAGGGTCTCTGATTATACTTAGGAACGGTGCAAGACCGGTTCCAGTTGACAACAGGTATAGATTATCTGCTTTGGTTAAATTATCAATCGTCAGTGTGCCCGTACACTTAGGCATGACTAATACATCGTCTCCGACTTTTAAATGCTGTAAACGACTTGTAAGAGGTCCGTCTGGTACCTTAATACTGAGGAACTCCAATTCATCTTCATAGTTTGCACTTGCAATACTGTATGCCCTAAGCACTGGGCGACTGCCTTCTTCTTCTGCCGGCAACCCAATCATGGCAAACTCGCCGTTTCGGAATCTAAAACTTTTATTTCTAGTAGTTTTAAAACTAAATGTTTTATCAGTCCAGTGGTGGACCCATGTAACTTTTTCATTAAGCATTTTTAAATAATGTCCCAGTGTTATATAAATTTTCTATATCTGACCATTGATATTCAGTGGATGCCATATAGCGTAGACTTACTCTAGTTGCATCCGTCGTTGTAACTTTATGATAGGACGATAAATTAATAATGTACGGACAGTCATACGCATATTTTGTACCAACAATTTCAAGGTCGTCTTTCCACAAGTCCTCATCCAGAACTTGATCTAGTGACCTAGATACTCGTATACTTTGCTCTGTTTCAGAGTCTGTATCATTTTCCATCATTTGCATCATTAATTTTTCTTCTAAATCCTGTAACCGTTTTGATGTTTTAGCAAATTCTACTTTAGTATTTTCTGCATCTTTTATATACAACGGATAATTTACAGAATAGTTATACCGAGTTCTTGGACAAAAAGAATGGTAAGACTTTTCAAACTCTTTAGTAGACCATGCTTGAGGGAAGCCTTCTCTATGCCATGGAGTGTTACCCGAAAATGTAATCAGCGTAACAGGCATCATTGTCCTGCCATGAGCTATAGGATAAATATCGCCCATTATATCTGAATTATAGGTTTTGTCGAAATGTTCCTTCATCGCATACATTATGTCTTTATCTAAAATAAAGCCTAAAACAGACACATCGCGATATTTCTGTTGTGTTTCTTTAGCACCAATCCCCCAACCAACTTTGCCGGTCATTGTACCGCCTGGTGGGGCTGTTCTGGTTTCTAATATTTCGTAGTCTTGATCCGTAAACAAATCTGCATGTGTAAATGGTAGCGAAATATTGGGTAAATCTATAAATGCATCTTTATGCAACATATGTAATTACATCCCGTGATTGTTATCCTCATATGAGGATGGTGGAGCTGGAGGGGATCGAACCCACGACCTTCTGGATGCAAACCAGACGCTCTCCCTACTGAGCTACAGCCCCATACCTTATTATTTATTCGGATCTCCCCACGGGGTGGACTCTTCGATGGCATCTTGAGCACACTGTATATAGTCTTTGTCTTCCTCTGTCAACACAGACCAAAACTTGCTGACAGTAAGTGTGTGTTCATAAACTTCTAGTGGGTTTTCTAGATGGTAATCGCTTTCCATCCAGGCTTGCAATTGATCCATTCTATCATTAATCTTTTCTTTAAGATTCAAAACAGTTCCTTAAAGTTGGAGCGGGTAACGAGGCTCGAACTCGTGACCTCAACCTTGGCAAGGTTGCGCTCTACCAACTGAGCTACACCCGCATGTCACTATTTATTTCGCTTAACCCACAGATGCCCGTTCTTCTCGGCGTCATGGAATACTGTAGCTGTGACAAAGAATGCCCCGACAACTAACAGGTGTCCTCCCACACTGTAGATTCCGTAGTAAATCGTATAGCCTGCCCATGCAGTAAATACTGCTGACCACATTACAGACAAATAAAACATCAGAATAAATTGTGTATACGGACTAGGAATATGACGTAATGGGTTGTACTTTAGATTAAAAAAGTAATTATAAAGATCGTAAATTGCAAATCCAAGTTTCTTAAACATTGATGTTACTCCTATTATGTTTGGCCGAGAGGGAGGGATTCGAACCCTCGGTACGTTTTCACGTACGGTTCCTTAGCAGGGAACTGGTTTCAGCCACTCACCCACCTCTCGTATGTAAGATTACATTATACTAGTTATCAATGTTTGTGTCAAGAACTATTTAAAGTGATAAATATAACATTATGCCAAGACTTAGCCTATGGAATCAACACAAGACAAACGATCACAACTTTATAGATAATTTAGTTGGTGAGAGTATTAATGCCGGTGGAACGGGTGTATTCGTACACAAGTACATAGGCACTTACAAGGACGACACTAGTAGTAGTATTGGGTCCGGTGATACGTATATACAAGATGTACTATTCTTAGAAAATCGAGATAGAAAGTACGATCAAAATATATACGAGTTACGTGGTGCTTATAATATTGCTGATCCCGAGTTTGACCTTACACAATTCGGTTTATTTGTTGCAGACCAAGGGCTAAGTATGACTTTTCATATGAATACCATAGCAGAAGTATTAGGTCGAAGGTTAATGCCAGGAGATGTGCTTGAGTTACCTCATCTACGTGATGATTTATTGTTGGATGGTGGGGAAGCAGTAAACAGATTTTTTGTAGTAGGCGATGCTGGAAGACCAGCTGAAGGATATGATGCTAGATGGTGGCCTCATTTGTGGAAGGTTAAATTAGCAAACATTACAGATAGCCCAGAGTATCGAGATATATTAGGAACAGGCGCAGAGGCTGATGATTTAAGAAACATTCTCAGTACTTATAGCACAGAAATTGCTATATCAGACAAAGTCTTAGAATTAGCAGCAGAAGAAGTGCCGTATGACGGCGGCTATTATGAAGGTGGTCACCTTTATGTAGATCCTGACAGCCGCGACAAACCTGGTGTATATTTCCCGGGTGATGGCGAGCCGCCAAACGGTGTAAGTATTGTAGGTAGCGGTGAAACTTTTCCGGTTGCTGCTAATAACGAAGACTATTTTTTAAGAACAGACTTTTCACCTCATCGACTTTTTCAAAAGTCTGGTAATACATGGAAACGTATTAGCGACGACAACAAGAAAGTCTGGAATGCTGCAAACCGAGTACTCACATCGTTCATTAACAATGATACTATCACAATAAATACAGACGGCACACAGAAGCCTGAGAAAACAAATTTAAGTAAGGCTGTTAAGCCAAAGGCGGACTAGCACATGGATTATTGGTACGACGAACAACTAAGAAGATATCTTTTGCAGTTTATGCGAATCTTCGGAGGCTTTCAGGTTAAGGAAGGCAAGCGAGACGGTGTCGAGTACTATAATAAAGTGCCTGTTAGATATGCCGATATGAATCGAATGGTTGCTCACATACTAAAGAAGGGCAGCGAGAACATGGTAAACAGTACACCGTTTATATCTTGTAGTATTTCGTCATTACTTATCGCCCGGGATCGAGCGGCTGATCCGTTACTAGTTGACAAAGTGCAAATTGCAGAAAGACAGTATGACGATGATGCTGGGGAATATGTGGGGCAAGACGGCGAAACTAAATTTCCAGGAAATCTTTATACTACAGATAGATACATGCCTGTTCCGTATAATTTAACCATGAACATCGACATATGGAGTGGCAACACTGATCAAAAATTACAATTACTCGAGCAAATATTAATACTGTTTAACCCAAGCCTAGTACTTCAATCAAGTACTAACCCGTTAGACTGGACTAGTTTGTTCGAAGTCGAGTTAACAGACATTCAGTGGAGTAATAGAAGTATGCCAGCTGGTGTCGATGAGACAATCGACATTGCGACTTTAACATTCACTCTACCTATTTGGCTTAATCCGCCTGCGAAAGTTAAACGACAAAAAATTATTAACACAATCGTTACGAATATAACAGACACTAGCAGTATCAACGACTTGGGCTATGATGAGGACATTTATGACTTTTTCAGAACCTTAGACAAGCAATTTCAATTACATACTATTAGCCCTAACAACTATCGTCTAGAGGTTGTAGGCTCAGAAGCAACATTATATAAAGATAACGGAACAATATTAGCAAATTGGAATGATTTATTAGAAGTTTTAAGCCCGCAAGGAAGTTCGGGAACAGCAGATACGCAAAATGTTGACCTGGACGACATACCATTAACGCCTGGCAGCACCATTCAATTGAATTTATCTAATAATGTATACGACACAGATCAACAAATAACAGGATCTGTGGTCCGAAACACTATTGACTCAACAAAATTAATATTTACACTTGACCAAGACACATTACCTGCTAATACACTGACTAATTTAACAAGAATTGTCGACCCAGTTGCTAGTTTTCCAGGTGACGGTAACTTAGCTGCTGTAGCAACTGGACAAAGATACTTGTTAACTAACGAAATACAAGGAAATGTCTGGGGTATTACTGCATATACCAATGACATTATCGAATATAACGGTGCTGCATGGGATGTAGTATTTGACTCTCGTATGCAATTAGATAATACGCACTATATAGAAAACACATACACAAACAAACAATACAAATGGGAAGATGCACAGTGGACGAGCTCGCACGAGGGAATTTACAACCCGGGATACTGGATCCTAAATGTATAAAAGCCTGCGGTGCAGTGTTTCTGTCGCTCGACACCGGGCGTTGCCTATTACAACTACGCAATAGTAAAAAGAAACATAGACATACCTGGGGATTTTTTGGAGGTATCATCGATTCGGGTGAATCTCCATACGAGTGTCTCCAGCGTGAGTTAACTGAAGAGATGGGTTTTGTCCCAGAATTGCATAAACTAAATCCACTCGATACATATCAAAGCAAAGACAAGAGATTTATGTACTATAGTTTTGCATACATAGTAGATAAAGAGTTTATGCCAACATTAAACAACGAGAGTGCTGGGTATGCTTGGGTAAACATAGGTGTATGGCCCAAACCGTTACACGAAGGATGTAAAGCAACACTAGAAAGGAATTCTGGGACTACTAAACTACACACTATACTGTCTATTAATAACCAATAAATAGTAGCATGAAAGAAATAATTGATTTCACTGCTGCTCGTATAGAGGCAGAGTTAAACAAATTTCAAAAAAACAAGCGTATACCAACTGTATTTATAGATGGTACTTACACCATTGCTGATGTAGAAAGCGTATTTGATAAATTATCAAAAAAACATCAGCGCATTGCAATAAAGTTCATAGACCATTTCAAAGAAAATATTGCAGAGAGTTCTGAGCAACTATCGGAGAACTTTTTTAAAGATTACCAATCGTTTATACAAGATCAGCGGACTAGAGATGATGGTTGGGCATTTCCAGCAGTTATGTCTAGGTTTAGAGACAATATTAATCCGGTTAGGGCAGTAATATACGATGCTAGAGAAATAGTGAGATCGTATTCTAGTGAAAATCCGCGACACATTTGGATGCATGCTATACTTACAGAAAATGAATTTCATAACAGGCTGTTAGATGCGATTATAACTGACCGAAAGCGAGTAGATAAGATTTTAAATGCATACTTACCGTTGTATAATGGAGCAGATTTGCCCGAGCCATTACAAATGATACATCTTCGAAGATTACGAACAGATTTATTAGAATATGCAAACACTATTATAGAATTAAAAAACTGGGAACCGGAAGAATAATTTATTTTGTGGTTGCTATAAATATTCCGTCCCAGTCTGCAGGCAACTCTTGTGTTTTCATATACTCGCAACGCTCAATCCACATGTCGTAGTAACCTGCCATTTTGCCGTTAAACTCCTTTTTAAGATCATTGCAGTATACTATAGCGGTATCAAACATTTGATCTTTGTATGCTTCATGCATTTTTTCATGGACTTGTTGTGGCATTGCCCAGTCTGTATTAGTCATCATCCAATCCATTTTACACAATACAGTGTATATAGAAATGCCAACTGTTTTTCCTTTAACTGCTAAGTCATCTACCTTTAAATAAAAGAAGTCATCCTTAGTTTTTTCGTATGTGCTGCCGCCTACTAGTAATAAGCACCCGTATTCTTTGCACTTAGACTCAATTCGTGCGGCAGTTGATACAGCATCTCCAAGTACATCATAACTATGTCTGCTTGTAGAGCCCATCTCACCGAGATAACCAACGCCAGTGTTAATGCCAGCCCCCATACCAATTGGAGGTCTTCCCTCTGCTGTGATCTTATCATTAAATTTCTCCACTGCTGTTAACATGTCCAAACCGGTTTGCACTGCTGAGTGTTCATGCTTTGCATCATCGTTTGGTGCATTGTGTATATGCATACTTGCATCACCTATGTACTTGATAATCATACCGTCTGCATCAAGTACAGGTTGCGTGATAGCATCCATATATCCATTCATTAGTTTTGTGAGTCCTTGTACATCATCTCCAAAACTTTCACCTAATGGTGTGAAGCCACGCAAGTCTGAAAAGCATATTGATATCTCTCGCTTCATGCCTTCTTTGATCAACGCAGGATTTTCTTTTAACATACGCACCACTGTAGGCGAACAATATCCAGCAAATTGTTTTTCAATCTCTTGTCTTAATTTAAACTGTATCCAGAAGTTGTTAAAACTTGCCTGTGTAAAGATTAAGAATGCACTTATTGCAGGAAAAGTAGCATCAAATAAAACTAAGTTTGCTGTATAAGAATGTATAGTATAATAAGCAATAGACCCTATAATGCTTACTGTAGTAAACAATCCTGCCCATACGGGCAACTTATATATTGCTAGAGCAACTAATATCATGCTCAACAACGCACACAGAAGCTCTGTAAGCAACGATAACTCGGACCTGGTAATATTACTACCGTCTATAAAGTTTTGTAGCATAGACGCTTGTATGTGCTGTGGTAATGTGTTGCCTACCGGAGTGGGCACCGGATTGGCAACACCTTCTGCACTCACACCCACTATGACAAACTTTCCACCTAAGTCAGGCAGTTCACTTGCATCTACATATTCGTATTCTTCAAATGTATTGTTGAACCGTATATATGCAGTCCCGTTTGGCTGTGTCACTATTGGGTCAAAAGGCGGCACAGCAAATTCCTGTATTCCTATCTCACTAGTTTTTAGTATGTAACTCGGCTTACCTGTATAAGTCCTTAACATCTCAATAGCAAAACTAGGGTATATCTTTCCCTCTACTCCAATTGCTAATGGGTAGGTCCTTGTTTGGTTATCTGGCTGTGGCGCAGAAGCAATCACTCCAATACCAGCAGAAGTATTTTCTAGTATCTCAATATTTTTTACAATATTCGGCCAAGTCAGCAGGTAGTTAGTAGCAGACACTGGTCCTATAGTTGCTGTACCGATATGAGGAGCTGAAGTTCTAACGCCTTTAGCAGATGGTGCTTGGCTTAGAACTACGCCGTTGTCAGTCATCCAACTTGCTAAAACTTCATCTCCGCCGAATCTATCTGCTTCTGGGAACATGAAATTTAAACCAATTATACCTGCATTATGATTTCGCAAGTCCGATATTAGTTGTGCAAAATTCTGTCTTGGCCAGGGCCATTGTCCCCACTGTTGTAGGCTTTTTTCGCCAATGTTTATTACTACAACTTCGTTGCTTTGTTTAACTTCATCTAATTGTTGATAGTAATCGAATGTCTGTGAACGCAGACTTTGAACTGGGACGGGATCAGCAACTCGTAGAGTTGTCAATAGTAATACAGATATTGCTACGGCCCACCCGCTTAGTAACCATTTCATAATAATATTTATCGTATCTTACGGCAGGTATTACTGGCTTCGAACCACACATCAAAGTTATTAGCAACTACGGCTGTCATCATGTAATTTATTCCTGCTAAGTCTGCGTCAGTTACAATGTCGGTCTTATTAGTATGCCATAGTGTAGGAGCAAGTAACACTAATTTCAGTCCTAGTATGTCGGTTGCAGTTGGCGATTTGCCAAGTATAGGATTGACTTCTTCTACACAGCTATATTGTAATGCTCTGTCACTTGTGTACACATCTAATACTTGTAACGCATAGAATAATGACCATGTAAGTTTAGATGCTGGTTCTTTTAATGATGGTAAGTTTAGTTCAACCTGTGGAGGATATTCATATGTAGGTTGATTAACTTGATCTAATACTGCTTGACTGTAACAACAAGTATCGCCTGCATTAATGAAGTGTATTTGACTCTTAGTTAAACTAATAGCATAACTAGACGAGGAAAGTAAACTTATAACAACAACAATACACCATTTCATAATTTTATTTATCAAAAGAAAAAGCACACCTAGGTGTGCTTTTATTAGTTAGTAAGCCGAACTTGCCGGCAGTGTCCATACATAATTTTTATCTATGGCTAAAGTACATTGTAACTTCAAATCCAAGTCTTATATTTTCATAAGTTGGTTTAGTCCACATAGTAGTCTCCTTATAAGTTTTTCCAAGTAAATGCGCCAAAGAACATTTCATCCTCCGACATTTGTCCCCACGGAACATCTCTGCTAGGATCCGGGTTCATTTTATTCTCAGCCGAGTTGTCAAATGCGCCTTCTACAAACAATCGTGTACCCACGGGTAAGAATTTAGGCTCTCTCCATGTGTATGACAGTTGCCAAGCATATTCGTAACGTGGCACATCAATAAGTTCTTCTACAGTGCCGTCTGGGTAGTACGCTGTTGCTTTCATACTCTTGCCACGAAAGTGCATGTGTGGTAAAAATGTGTGCAGCATTACATCTTGCTTTAGTACTACTTCTGCTGTCTGTACAAAGTTAGGATCGTAAGCAGGTATAGTTGTCCAGTTGTTTGGGAAGATACAAGCACAGTCTCCTGCCATTCTTTCTTGTGGTACTACACCTTCATCGTGGAAGTACAATCCAATCCTTGCTTCGTCAGTTCTTGCTACGCCGTCTGGAGTGTAGTGTAACTGCAAGTTTACAGTACTACCTGCTCGTAACAAGCCGCCAGTATTCTCGTCATAAAAGTCTGGATCACCGCCAGGAACATAAGCACTAACAGAAGCATAGTTCATTTCTTCTTGCCCGCCTCCTTGTGTGCCAAGAATGTTAGCATTACGCTCGCCTGGTACACTCACAGAGTTTAGCATGTGATGCATTACTGTAGGCTCTGAAGGCAAAAACTCTGAACCACGAAGCCACTTGTCTTCTGTTAATCCCAAGTCAACACCTACATAGCGATAAGGAATCGCACTAGGACCAGCAGGTATTTCTTGTGCTGGTACATATACAATCATATCAGGTTCGCCGTGTACCCACTCAGATGTTGAGTATACCGTTTCTGTTAGTGGGTCTCTGTCACCTTCAACAGGTGCACCTGCATTGATCCATTCAACAATAGTCTCCATTTCTAGATGACTAAGTGTACGGTGGTTGATAATATCCTTTGCATACTTGCGATCAATCTGTCCAGGCGGCATTTCCAATGTTGTAACTGCTTCTTTAATGGCAGGTGCAAACGCTTGAAGCATCCTATAATCAGTCATTGCCCAAGGAGCAATGCCCCCTTCTCTGTGACAGCTTTGACATTGCTCTACAAAGATTGGTGCTACGTTTTCTGCATAGTCTATAGCAACATCATCGTGTGCATACGCAATAGATGATACCAGACTACCTACTAGCAACATTAATTTTTTCATCTCGTTCCTCTTTTAGTTTAGTATATCCTTCATCGTCCAGATGTGTAATAGCAAGCCAAGCATGAGTCATTTCGTCTCCTGTTCTTGAACCGCCCATTACCCACATATCAGGATCTGGATTGTTTGGGTTATTTTCTGTGTTGTCATACCATTGCTTTAGAACAATAACTGCTCCAGCTGGTAGGAGTGGTGCAACATCTGGAGCATATAAATGACTGTGATGCCATGTTGCGCTCCAATTACTCACTTGGCTAATCTGTTCTGTGCGTCCTGTCTCAGGATAGAATATTTCCAAACTTGCTGCGTTCATACGCAAGTGTCCATGTGGTTGAAAACTATCTAGTCTAACTGGATGATCAAAACTGTGGAAGCCTTGTGTCATGTAATAACCATGTGGTGGGATAGTAATATCGTCCTGGTCTCCTAGGCGATACAAACTTAAATCTTGTTTGTATTTCAGTTGTTCGCTTTCCTCTTCGGTGTATAACCAAAGACCAATCTCTACCACGTTGTCTTTGATAACTGATCCTGGTGCCATTGCGCCAAGTCCACCTGGGAACATGTGAATGTCCCACGACACTTCTGCGTTTGCTGGGATCGTGCGACATACTCCCTCTGGCACGATCTCTCCCCACTTTCCCATAGCGTACTCAGTGAGCATGCCTTCACGCCCTTCTGCGGTGATGATGGAAGAGTTAGCATGATGTACTACTGACTTAGCATTACCACGTGGCTTTACTTGTACTGCTTTAATGCACCTCTCCTCAGTTAGTCCTGTTGGGACTAAATGCTTATGCCATAAGTCATTACCGTTTGCTGGAATGTCAATAGCAACTGAAGGTATGATTGCATCTGGTGCACCGAAGTCACCCTCAAAATTCCATGCTTCCAAGTCTTTCATTGGTGGTGCTTGTACAACAGTATCAGGATCGCCGTACTGTGAGCCTGCATTAACCCATGCAACAACAGTGTCGATGTCGTCTTGTGATAAACGCCAATCGCCTTGTAGGTCTTGAATGCCAATACCGTGATCGTATGCATAAGGAGGCATTTCTCTGTTTGCTACACGCATCTGTATTAGTGGAGCCCAAGGTCTTACTTGCTCGTATGTTTCAAAGCTCATTGGTCCAATGCCGCCTGCTCTGTGACATACTACACAATTGTTGTTGATAATTTTTGCGACTTCTGCTGTGTACGTTTGCGCAGTCGCAAAAACGGGTAGCATCATTAAAAATGCCAACAGTATTCTGTTCATAAAAAGTTCCTCTGTGGTTACAAAATATTTATATGTATTATACAGAGAAGTTAAGAAAAATGTAACCAATGTTACAATTTGTTGCATCTAGGCAGTATAGTAAGGACCTACACGTTTACATTGAAAGCTAATCGAATATCCAGGCTTCGCATATTCCATATTTTCCAACCAATAATCAAATGCATGTTGCCGAAAAGAGTCGTTATATTTAGGATCATAATAAAACTGTGTGCAATGGTGATTTTTAACAAATGTCCTAACAGTTTTTGACTCTAATACGTCTCCAGAAGACGTACTTAGTACCAGTATTAACGCTGATTCTATATAACCCATATCAAGAAAACTTCTTTTGGAGCCACTTAAATGTGGCATATATACTGAGTCCGTAAAATGCTAACACACTCATTGGTAATGCTATGTATGCTAATTCCCACGGTGTTAAGAACAGCACTTGCCAAGTGAAGTTTGCTACTGCTTCTGCATCACCTAGTCTTTCTGCTATTTCTAATTCACCCTCAAATTCAACACCTGCATCTTCCATCATAGTGATGAGTTCTACGTATTGATCTTGTGTAAGACATACTTCGTATTCTTCTGCACAGTTGTTGTCGCCGCCGTAGTCCATTAGTTGCTACCGTTTACTGTTATTGAACATCCTGACGAGGTATAACACACACCTGTGATACTGTAAGTGCCTGCTGATGACGTCATGTTTTGTATTAGGTTAAGATTATAAGCACCCGAACCGTATGTTAAATCTATGGTTGCTGTTGCCGCATTTCCACCACGTTGGTTAACATCAACACTATGCCCATCGCCATCTAACACAATGTCTGCCCATTTAACACCGCCGTTGCCTCGTTGATATAAATCAACAGTATTATTGTTACCGCCAATTTCTATAAAGCCATCGTGTCCTGCTTTTCCCATTTGTGTATGTGCTACACTATTACTATCGCCAGTAATGATATTTACTAAATGATGTCCTGCTCCACCACTTGATCTGTTTGTATCAGTTTGGTAACTTGCTAATGTATTGTTATCCCCAGTCACAGTCCAGTATGCTTCGTGATCTCCTACTTCATCTGCATCAGTAGTGCCGTCTGAATGTTTGCCTTGCCATATTTTGAGATTGTTGCTGTCTGAATTTGAGTTTATATAGGCATATATATAATTGTCATCCTGTCCGTTACCTTGATAAGCATCTATATTATTGTAAGTGCCGCTAAATGATTCAAGATAAGCATAATGACCGTCACCTGCTTGATAAAGTTGAATAGCATTAGACACGTTACTATTGGTATTGCCTGCTTCTAACCAAGCATAGTTATTATCACCTATTATGTCTGCTTGTAATGAAACTGAATTACCGTGAGCATCCATAAACAAATCATTGGAGTCACCGGTTATGTGACCACTTACATTTTGATTACTACCACTTGACCAAAGACCTATATCGTTAAGGTCGCCGGAAGTGTCGATATCAAGATTCAAATTGGAACTATTTAGAGTAGCCTTTCCAGCTAGTTGTAAATTTTTTACTGTGTTGCCGTAACCTTGTTGTAGAATATTTAAATTAAGACTGTCGCCAGCTTGATCAATGAGAATAATATTGCTGTTAGCACTTTGCGCATTTACTTGTTGTGTTAACAACATCATAGACAATATAATATACTGCATGTTGATTAATATTTTATTCATGTTATCCTTGTGTCTGTCTTATAAAAATATTTATGTCTGAACAATTATTTACACAAATAATACTTTTCTTGGGCTCTACTTCTGTTTCTATTTTTGTGTTGGACCCAGCTGGTACTCTAATACTTATCTTTCCTTGACCGTCTACTAAACGAATAAACAATATACCGTTATCTTCTATAATTGTATTATACATTGTAACTGGATCGAATCCTGGATTTAGCGTACCAGTAATTTTGTCTTGAACTCTTACTGCTAACTTATCATCTGATACTGGGTCTAAATCTAAGCCGGGCTCCAACACATCAAGTAAGTTCTGCAAGTAGTCAATACCTAAATAGTCAATGTCTAATTCTGTAAAGGACAGATCTTCCATATTTTCATTCAGCAAATCATTTTCTAAAAAATCCTGATCCAATCCATCAAACGCTAATAAATCCTGGTCCATAGACAATTGTTCTCGTTGATCATCGACAGCTTGTTCTACTTCTTGTGGTGGTTGTACAATAAACATATTATCGATCATAGATAAATTAAGATTACGTATTACTACAGGCGTAGTCGGAATGGTTTCAAATGTGCTAACCATAACAGCTTGATACGCCTCGTCAAGTACTTGTGTGCCGCCTTGATTCGATACACTAATGCTCCCGCTAGGAGCGCATCCTTCTTCTAAGTCAATTCCATCCGTACAATTTTCATCTGGTAATAATATTACCAAACTGCGGCCTAATTCATCTACACTCATAGTAAAATCAGTGCCTCTAATCCCTATACTTGCTGTCGGTGTCTGTATTGCTATGTTTTCCCGGGGCACTAGACCTAACTTTCCAGTTGCAAATCTTGCTGTCCCTTGCGCAAAATTAAGAGCCATTTTACTCTTATTAGGATCAGGGTCGTACACATACTCATTTATTTCTACAACAGTATGCTCGGTCATAGACACTTCAGTGTTATCAACGAACTGTATTTTGAGCCTACCGTTTTCCGTTTCAACTGTGTCCATAGAAACTATAGGTGCGTTCAAATCGGCAGTAAGTTCCTCACCACCTTGTCTCAGTATTTCGCCCGGAGTTCCACTTTGTTCAAACACATCGCCTATTTGTGCTATTGCAATGCTTTGAACTAATAATGTACTAATCAGTAATAGTAATCTGGACTGTCGCATTATTACTGTCAATGTCTAGATCTATGTGTCCGTAACAACTTGATACGCCAGTTGGGCATGTACCAGAACTCATAAGTATATCAAAATCACCTGCGTCTCCGTCATGGATTACTTTTAAATACTGATTTGCACCATCAGTTAAACTTGTTAAAAAATTGTTTGTGTCGCCTGTCAGGTCAATGTCCCAAGTTGCATCGTCGACTTCTATGTCGACATCAAATACGTTTGAATCGCCTATTACTGTCCAGTCCATATCTAAACGTTCTGCGCTAACTACACTAGCTAAGTCAAAGTCCATCGTGTTGCTGTCACCTGTAATATCAACCAAGATATTAGCGTCATCTGCACTAGCTGCATCTCCGATCAAATTGTTCCATATATTACTGCTACCAGTAAAAGTCCAATTCAACGTAGAATTATCACTAGTAATATCACCAAAGAACTTGTTGCTGTTACCTACCTGGTCTAAATCCATAGTAATACCAGTACCAGTTATAACCAAGTCTGTGCTATCATTTTCGTCACCGGAGATTTTATTTCCGTAACCGTCTTGTATGATTGTCAACGTCAATGTATTACCCACTTGCTCGATTAGTATTTCATTGTCTGTTGTTCCTGCTGCAGCAATTGCAAAATTAGCTACACCTAACAAACAAACAGCAAGCACTGTTGCTATTTTGTTAATTTGTTTTTTCATAATAATGTCCTTGTTATTTTTTCTCTGCGATCTCGTCTATAGTAGTATCCACTGGTTGCTCGTTATCATATTCGATTTTCCAGAATCCTCGTTCATCGCCTTGTTCTATAAGGGCTAACACCGCGGCTTCTATAGCACTACGTACTGCCCAAGTCGTACTTTCGTTTTGTGTCATGCCTGTTTCTAGCTCGATCAGTTTTGTATCCATATCTACGAATCGGAATACATCTCCTGCTAGTCCAACAGACAAAATAGTTTTGTATGTCTGTACATTCAATATAACTTCGCCAGTTAGTGTACTAACTGCTCGCAGAGACACTGTTACAGAATCTCGTCTATACTGATTAGTTGTTCCTATGCCTAAGTATCTGGCGCCGTTTCCGCCTGTTTCTATGTTTGTGTCGTAGCCAACTACGCCGCCTTCGAATAACATGCCGGCGAATAACATTGGTTGTAATGCTTGCTGTTCTTCTCCTGTGGCTTTTTCGTAATCCTGTCGTGTGCTCCGTATAATTTGACGCTCTCTTATCAAATTATCTAAACTCATGCCACGTTCAACTACACGGAACCAGGTGCCGTTTCCGGTGTCGCCTGCTCCAGCTGCCTTAAGAGCATCAATTAACAACTCTTTGGCACCTTGTGTAACTGCTGTACTAAAACTCTGTCCGCTGTCAGACGCTTTCCGTTGACCAGTTAAATCTGCGAAAGTATAAATTGCGACCACCGGTTGAGTTTCGGCCGGAGGCAATTCCCTTAATTTTTTATATGTAGGTAATTCTACTTGCTGAGGGGGTTCTATACATTCTTGTTTAGGATTTTTTTCCCAACACCATTCCGCAGACAACTTTCCAGGGAAAGACGTGCTGGCACATCCTGACAAAAATACAAGTATAAAACTTGCTACTATTAAACGTGTCATCCGCCTAAATTCCCTACACCAACTGGTATGTCAATAGTAGTTGTCGACCCGTCCTCGGCAACAATAGTCATACGTATGATAGCGATGCCATCTTCTCCTAGCATCCTTTCATAAGTTACTGTATTTCCTTCAATAGTAAACACGCCATAGTCGGCGCCTTCCTCGTTGCCGAACATCTGATCTACTAACTGTCGTGATATTTGACTGTAAATTCTGCTTTCTAAGTTTCTTAAAAACTTATTTAATGTCGAGTTTTCTTCTTCACGTTCTGCGTCTCTTAATGCAGATTCAATATCGTCTTTGATTTGCTCTCGCCTAGAACGTTCCTGATTTTCAATCGTCAGGTAGTGTGCGCCGGTGCCTATCCCATTAAAACTCGGTGATTTGAATCTGTGTGTTAATTGATCTGCAAGAGCCAACGGACTCATCACAAGCAACCCGATTATTAGTCCTACAATAAATGCCTTAAACAAATCCTTACCAGTCCATATGTGCGGGCCGGTAGCTGCTTTAAGCATTTCCCAATCTCTGTTAGTCATTTGTATCCCCAATTATAGTAGAAGTAAACCTATTCCAAATCCTATATTGAGCCCAATTGAACAGACTAAAATAAAATCTTTAGAAAAAGAATACGGTGTTAACTCCACTATCTCATTATTGTGTGTCATTAGTTGTTTTCTCCGTTCTTCTAGATTTCTCTAGAAATTCCTCTTTGAGCTTATCCCTAGCCCTATACTCTAAAACAACATTTACTTTTTGTTGTAAGCGTATCATATCTTGATCTAGCATACGAGTTTTGTCTATGACCTTAATTAATGCCATGTGCATTTCTTCTAATGCTGGGTCGATATGTTCTCCAATAAAATTCCAGATAAAATATATAAAATATCCTAACCCTACCATCATTACTATGGGAAATCCATAGTCACTTATTAATTGTGCAATGCCTGCTTGTTCCATTTAAATCTCAATGTGTTCGATCTTAGTAAGATCAATTTTTCTAAGTGTTACTTCTTTTGTGACTGGATCCACAAAAGACATAAATCCTTCTCCAGGTTTAATACCTAATTTATCTGCTTCCAACTCCTCAAAAGTAATTGAACCTGCTTCATCCAGCATGATCGAGTACTCTAAAAATCTACATGCTTTCGCCATTAGTCTCTCCTCACATCTATTTTGCCATCTTCCACAAAATTTTCTGCTCGCGATATACGTTCGATATCAGGCTTTAACTCTAGTGCACTACTAACTAATAAATCAATTTTCATCATTTCATTACTCATAGTCGTGGCGCGGTTTTCTAAGCCTTTGCAAAATATAGTGAGCGTTTTAACTTGTTCGACAATACCTTCCATAATTTGTCGAATCACAAGGAATATGAAGAAGCCCATTACTAATGAGCCGGCTATGGGAGCGCCAACTTGGGCGATTAAATCAAATATTTCTGTCACAATAGTACATCTCACCTGTTTGTGTTTTTTGTTTATAGGTGTAAGTGTATGTGTATTATGTTTTCAGTGTGTTATCCTACGTTTATATTTATCTTAAAACAACGAAACACTACTTTTTCCGTCGGTGCTGAAACCAAAAAAAGAGGGCCGAAGCCCTCTTTTGGTGTGCAAGTAACTGCACGGTTCCTAAGGTAGTAGGAATTCTTACATTAAGTTAACAAGAACTTCAATAACACCTTCGCCGTCTTCGTTAGAACCAATTGCTTTACCAATTATTCTACCTGGACCTGCTTCGTTATCAGCCATTGCATGGCCTTTGTGTCCTGAAGCTACCATCAAATCGCCCTTCTGTACAGGACCTAGTACCTTACATGGTACTCGTCCAGTTAATGCAACATATTGGCCTTCGCCTGCTGCATTCATCATATAAGCTGGATCTGTTGATATAACACCTGCTACTCTGTGGTCTGAAGCGTGTGCACATGCTGTAACTTCAGCATCGCCACCAAAGCAAACTACTGTGCCTGCTTCTAGTTCTTCATCAGTTGCATATTTCTCTGCCAAGTCAGCGTATGTTGCTGATGTTGCTTGACCTTGGAATGTTGTTGCGTATACGTTTGCATACTTCAACGAAGAACTTCCCAAGTTAAGTGAGTTATTTGCATTTGGAGTGATTGAGCCACTGTGGGTATCGTTAGCATCGCTTCTTAAGAAAGAGCTACTATTAATACCGTCTAATGTGTCAGCATCTACATTCAGTGCGTCTACATAGCCATTCGTTACACGAGCGTCAATTGCAGCATTAACTCTTGCAGTAGTGTAGTACAAATTAGAACCTTCGCCGAGGTTACTAGTACTCTTACTAGCAAATCCTGCTGTAACTCTGGCATCTGCTCTTGCATTTGTGTAATACAAGTTTGTTGAACCTTCGCCTAAATTGTCACTGTTAAAGTCTGACATGTCAACTGCGATGCTGTCTGCCGCTACATTAATACCTGTGCCAGCACCAATGTTAAGAGTAAACGCAGCTGCGCCACTGCTAGTGCTGCCACCGCCAGTTAAACCAGCGCCTGCTGTAACACTAACACTCTCAATATCACCTGCGTCATTAGTGAAACTAATTACACCAGTTGTGCTGTTGTATGATATATCACCACTTGCACTAATTAAGCCTCTAACATATGAGTCATCAACTGCTACTGCATCTGCAGCAACACTAATACCGTTGCCTGCGCCTACGTTAACTGTAACTGCGCCAGATGCGCCGCCACCTGTTAAACCAGCACCTGCTGTAACACTTTCAATGTCACCTGCGTCATTAGTGAAACTAAACACGCCGTCAGCATATGATAAGTCACCACTTGCACTAAATAGTCCTTTAATATAAGTAGCATCAACTGCTAATGAAACTGCGCCGCTTGTGCCGCCACCAGTCAAACCAGTACTAGCCGTAACACTCTCAATATCACCTGCGTCATTAGTGAAACTAATTACACCAGTTGTGCTGTTGTATGATATATCACCACTTGCACTAATTAAGCCACGTACTTCTGCATCTGTACGCTCTGTGAAACTTAGAGCGCCTGTTGAGCTGTTATATGCTAAATCGCCAGTTGCGCTAATTGCTGATCTTGCTCTTGCAGTTGTGTGGTACAAGTTTGTACCTTCAGCAAGGTCATCTGTTGATGACGCTGCAAGTACAGCTTCTGCTCTTGCATCTGCTCTTGCAACAGTAAAGTATTGGTTAGTTGAACCTTCGCTTAAATCATCTGTATCAGCCGCTGCAATTCTAGCATCTGCTCTTGCATTTGTGTAATACAAGTTTGTTGAACCTTCAGCTAAATCATCTGCATCAAAGTCACTCATGTCAACTGCTACTGCGTCAGCTGAAACAGTAATACCTGTGCCGCCTACAACGTTTAATGTAACATCGCCTGTAATGCCGCCGCCAGTTAAGCCAGCGCCTGCTACAACACTTTCAATGTCACCTGCGTCATTAGTGAAACTAATTACACCAGTTGTGCTGTTGTATGACAAGTCGCCGCCTGCACTAATTAAGCCACGTACTTCTGCATCTGTGCGCTCTGTGAAACTCATAACACCTGATGAGGCGTTGAAAGATAAATCACCGTCTGCGCTAATTGCTGCTCTTGCTCTTGCATCTGTAAAGTATAAGCTACTTGAACCTTCGCTTAGACCATCAGTATCTTCTGCAAGACTAATGTAATTTACGCCGTTGTTAGTAAACTGCCACTGGTCTGATGTTTCGCTATACTTAAAGAAAACATCTGCAGAATCGCCTCTGTCTACCTGGATACCACTATCTTGTGTTGGTGAGCCAGTAGTACCGTAGTTCAAAGTAATGATGTTATCTTCTAAGAACAATGTTTCAGTGTTAACTGTAACTGTTGTGCCGCTAACTGTTAAGTTACCTGAGATTGTTACATCATCGTTAAACGTCTTTTCGCCGCCAATTGCTTCATTGCCAGATGTTCTAACAACTGTGCCGTCAACACTGACTGTGCCGCCTGCATAGTTAACACCATCGCCGCCAGTCACGTGACCGTCAATTGCGGATTCTGCTCTTGCAACAGTAAAGTATTCATTAGTCGAACCTTCTGCAAGATTATCTGTATCAAACGGTGCTAATGTAGAAGTAATTACGCCTGATGAGAACCCAATACCTGTGCCGCCACTAACATAATCTTCAATAGATGCGTTAGCTCGTGCATTAGTATAATATAAGCTAGATGGGCCTTCTGCAAGGTTATCTGTTGTGTTGTTACCTATTGCAATGTTTGCATCAGCTTGTGCTCTAGTATCAGTGTAATACAAGTTGCTTGAACCTTCTTCAAAATCATCTGATACTAAACTATCAACATATGATTTATTTGCTGCGTCACCGTCGTCAACAGGAGTATCGAGGTTATTGATGTGATTGCTGTTCATGTTGACATTTGAACCTAACTTCAAACCGCCTGCACTACTTAAAATCTTTCCTGCGCTTACTGCTATGTCTGACTTCAATTGGATTGATCCGCCTGACGTCAATTCTAAATCACCTGAACCAGTAGTTAAAATACTAATGTTCTGGTTATTGTCTGCGCTAAATTGGATTGTTCCTGAATTATCTTCAAGTACTTTTTGTCCGTTTACGTATAAAGATCCAGGACCTACATATACGTCTTTCCATACCTTGGTCGGTGAACCTAGGCTGAAAACATTGTCTGCTGAAGGTATAAGGTTACCTTGCATATTTTCATAATCTAAAGCTAGTGTTGCTGAACCGCTGACGCTTCCGCCAGAAAGACCGGAGCCTGCAACAACATCAGTGATATCACCTGTTGCAGCTGCTACTACTTCGCTATATTTTGCAAGTCTATGTCCGCCTTGCGTGGATCCGTCGTGAACGACGACTGTATCTAAATCTGTATCGACGGTGATCTCACCTACCAAACCCGTAAAATTTGCGTGTTGGTTGGTGGTACCTCGTCTCCATTGGATTGCTGTGGCCATTTTTATATTCCTATTATGTCTACGTTATATAATGTAGTCTATGCACACGTCTGTTACATAGTCATCTAGGTTACCCTAAATACATTTTGCGGGCTCGTAAAGAGCTGCAATACGAGTATTTATCGTATTGCTTACCAATATGCTAGGTTATACTACTATTTCGACAATGCCTGGACCGTCAGTGTCTTTGCTCTGAAGAGATTTTCCAACTATACATGCCGCGCCTACAAAATGAGGCTGTGTACTTGATTGCGCATAGCCAGGTGTACTACTTGTTACTAGCACATCACCTTTTTTGACTTTGCCTATCACCTTACATGGTACTCGTCCACGTAGTGCAACATATATACCATCTGCATCTGCATTCATCATATATGCTGGATTTGTTGATATAACACCTGCTACTTTAGCGGATTCAGGACCTTGTGTTACTGTTATTTCTTTTTCGCCGCCAAATATAACTACTGTACCAGGCTCGTAGTCTGCATCAGCTTCATATTTCTCCGCTAAGTCAGCGTATCTCGCACTTGATGCAACTCCGTCAAACGAGTTTGCTGTGATTACATTTGCAGAGAAGTTTCCTGAGGCATCTCTAACTACTGCCCTACTAGCAGTGTTAGTAGTATCAAATGTGTCCGAGTCAGTTAGATCTACTGATATACTGCCTCCTGAAAACGAGATGCCGTCGCCGCCTGAAATAGCACTTCTGACATCTGTTGCACTAGGGCCTGTATAGCTAATGACACCAGTGCCGCTACTATAGCTCATTGATCCTAGGCCGCCGGCGTCACTTACGCTAATTGAAGATCTTGCATCTGCTGTCTTGAATGTTGTAACACTAAATATACCAGAAGCACTGTTATATGTTAAGTCACCTGCTGCGCTGAATAAATTTCGTACATCACTAGAGTTTACACCGTTAAACGTGAAGCCTCCAGACGTTGCATCGTATGTAAGAGAACCATGATCTCCGGTGCTTGTTGCACTAATCAGTCCGCGGACATCTGAGTTAGACAATTCGATGCTGTTACCGAGTACATCAATACCGTAGCCTCCAGCAATGTCCAATTTCACAGTTCCAGTTGTGCCGCCGCCAACTAAGCCGTTGCCAGCTGTGACACCAGTAATATCACCTGGGCCTCTAGTATAACTAATAACACCTGTCGAACTGTTATAGTTTAAGTCGCCGCTTGCACTAATTAGTCCTCTAACTTCTGCATCTGTTCTTTCAGTGAAGCTCATTACGCCAGTAGTACTGTTATATGCTAAGTCACCACTTGCACTAATTGCTGCTCTTGCTCTAGCATCGGTATAATATAAATTTGTGCCTTCACTTAAATCATCTGTATCTTTACTGCTTAAATCTAGCGATCCACCAACTACGCCAAGTACCGCATTATCAACGTATGCTTTTGTTGATTCTGCTGATGGTATGTTAGTTGCGGTTGCTCCAGTAAATGTATCTGAATCTAGTATTACATTTGAAATTCTAGAATCTGCTCTAGCATCTGCTCTAGCATCGGTATAATATAAATTTGTGCCTTCTGTTAAATCTGTAGTAGTAGCAGCTGCAATTCTAGCATCTGCTCTTGCATCAGTATAGTACTGGTTACTCGAACCTTCAGCTAAATCATCACTGTCAAATGCACCCATGTTAACTGCAATATCATCTGTGTTTACATGGATGCCTGTGCCGGCGCCTATACTTACTGTTACATCGCCAGTGCTTCCGCCGCCAGTTAAACCATCTCCAGCATTAACTCCTGTGATATCGCCTGATAAATCTGCATCAATAGTTAATGTATTTGCTCCGTCGTTGTATGTGATCGACACATTGTCGCCAGCGACTAACAAACTGTTTACCCTATCATCAACAGCTTCAGACATGTCTGTAACCTGGCTTGCTACTATTGCAATAGGTTGAGTGTTTGCGTTTGTTATTTGTCCTTGTCCATTAACTGTAAATCTAGGTATAGTTGCTGCATTCGTTCCGTAACTAGCCGCTGCAACACCTGTTAAGCTAATTCTTACTTGGTCTGAAACAACTTCTAATCCTGTGCCTGTATTTACAGCTAAAGAAACTGCGCCGCTTGTGCCACCACCTGTTAAACCAGCGCCTGCTGTAACTTCAGTAATGTCGCCTGGGCCTCTGCTATAACTAATAACGCCTGTTGCACTATCGTAACTTAAATCGCCGCTTGCACTGATCGCATTACGTGCTCTAGCATCTGTATAATACAAGCTAGTGCCTTCTGAAATATCACTAGTTGATGTAGGCACAGTAATAACACCAGTAGTACTGTTAAATGCCAATGCGCCTGATATGACACTTATATTAGACAGTGCTGTATCTTTGACGTGATCTGAATCAACAGTGTATGTTAGTATATTTGCGGAATCTTTAGTGATTTCCATACCGGTGCCAGCTGATACTTGTGTCAAGTAATATGTGCTACCTACTACTGTTGCAGATGAATGATCTCCTGCTCCGTTACCTAAATCAATTGTAGCGTTTGAACTTTTTTGTACTAGATCAGTTATGCCGTCTGCTTCGATTGCTTTAAACACATTATTTACTGAATCAAAGAAAATAGTACCGTTAACTATTAAATCACCAGGAAGATGTCTATCGCCTAAAGTAATTGCACCGTCTACTGTCATTCTTTCCAAAGGTCGTGGACCTGTAGTATATGTCGAACCTGTGCTTCGATCAAGTACTGTAGTATAGTTGGCGATGTTTTCTATGTCGCCAACCCAGAACGTACTTGATCCCAGGTCTAAAACATGCGATCTAGGTACACCAAGTTCTACATTACTATATGCAACTACAGAATTCATTGTGCCGTTTGTGTCAGCACCCGTATAAATTTCCCTAGTATCTACTGCTCCTTCGGAAATAAATATGTTTGATCCGAATATTGTCAACGTTGATTCTGAATTTGGACCTGCTACTTGACCAATAGCATCTTTATAGAATACTGTAGGTACGTTTGTAAGAAAATTCTGTCCTGTAATATTATTATTTTTTGCATGAATGATATTGCCCAACGAAGTTAGTGTAGCTACGCCGCTTCTTTCCGGTGGTGTATTAGGATCAATGGACTTGCCAGGTATCATCAATAAGGAACCTGACATAGTGAGGTTACCTGCTCTCAACTGATCTGCTGCTGTTGGGTTAGATTGTCCTATATTTTGTACGCCCTGGTGCAATACAGCATATGGTCCGATATATTTTTCTGTATTAATAAATAGATTTTGGACATCGTCTAGATTATCGAAACTTACTGAATTATTTGCAGTGGCAGGATTAGCTAAATTAGTAGTATCCGTTGCAGCAACAATTAAACCATTTGCTAACTTTGTGCTTAATAGGAATGAATACGATGCTCCAATCTTAAACGACTTAGCTACCTTTTCAGTGTCGGTATACGTTTTTAATTCTGCATTTGCATTATCAACATAAGTTTGCATGTCGACATTTGATGCATCTATATAAGCCTTGTTTGCTGCATCTGTGCTTTGTACAGGAGGTTGCAAATTATTAATATAATTTGTGCCTAAATCTAAGTTGCCCGACATGGAAATATTGCCAGTACTAGAAATTCTATCATTTCCTACTGTAACAACATTAGATTCTGCCGCTGCAATTGATGCAACAAGTGAGTTGGATAACGTAGAATTATTGTTCAGAGAGTCAGATATTTCTCTTAATGTATCTAATGCTTGTGGGGCGCCGCCGATCAGATCGCCTATCGCAGTTGTGACGTATTCTGTTGTTGCGACTTTTGCGCTGTTGTCTACATTTGCTTGGGTTGTAGCTGTTACAATTGTGCTTGTTAGATCGAGGTTGCCAACAAATGCATAATCATTTGTCAATGTAGCAGGAGTATCAGTTCTTACTAATCGAGGATCAATTACTGTAGCTGAACTTAAATCTACATTCGCTGTAAAAATATTGTCTGCACTGAACGTTTGATCAGTATCAAGTAATGCAACGTTTGCAGGTGTTTGGAATGTAGACCCGCTTAAATTAACATTGCCAGTAAATGTATAATCACCTGCTAATGTAGCGTCTCTATCATTTGCAATTACATTAGATGTTATGTCTAAAACACCATTAGCTTCTGTAACATATACACCGTCAGTGATATAACTGCTTATGTTTGCGTTAAAATCTGTGATTTGATTGCTAGTTATTGCTATTGCATTTGTAGTTGCTGATGTCAGTTGTCCTTGATCATTAACTACAAATTCTGTAACTTCGCTTACATTAGAATTATAAGTTCCTGCAGAAATAGTAGTATTGCTTATACTTACAACACCTGTTGCAGAATCATAATCTATTCCTGTAGAATTACTAATATTTGATCTAACTGCTGTTACAAAATCATTAACTTGTCCTGATATAATATCTATAGAAACATTTGCGGCTTGTGTTATACGACCTTTTTCGTCAACACTAAACTGTGCTAATTGATCTGCTACTCCGTAACTTCTTGCTGTAACGCCTGAGTCGCTTAAATCCAAACTTATGTCGGATCCTTCAGCTGATGTATTACTGTTTGTTACAAGTACGTTAGCAGTATCCGACATTGTGGATACATAATCGCCAGTGGTATCATCACTAAGAGCAACGTTATCAGGCGTGACTGTTGTATTTAAATCTACAGAGAGATTCTGTGATCCGTCTATTCCGACAAATGTTGCGCTACCCGCAACATCACCGATTAAATTAAGTGTTAAGTTTCTAGGTGTATTCCAGATATCTGCTGTTGATGCTGTTCCAAAATAGTTTGCTTCAGTTAATGTATTGCCGCCGCCAAAACGTACTATAGTAGAATTACTTAAAGTTAAATCACCTACAATACTAGCATTATTGTTTACAGTTAGTTCACCGGAGAACGTGCCTGTGCCGATAACATCTACATCACCTGTGATGTCTACTACTCCAACAACTGCTGTGTTAGTTAATGAAGTGTTTCCGATAACGTCTAATGTGCCGCCAACGTCTAATGTGCCGCCGATGTCTGTAGCACCGGTAATATCTGCAGTTCCGCCTACTGTGATGTTGTTGGAAACATTTACGATCTGTGCGTTAAAATTAATATTTGCTGTAGT